TGCTTGAAAAGGGAAACTATGATCCAGTCGAAAAGCTGATCAAAGATGCAGTGCAAATTTCATTGACAAAAGACATGGGTACAGATTACTTTGCTGATCCCAAGGCACGACTGAACGCAATCAGAAACAACAACGGTCAAATTTCAACAGGTTGGCCCTGTCTTGATAATAAGCTGTATGGTGGTTTCAATCGCGGAGAACTTCAAATCTTCGCAGGAGGATCAGGTAGTGGTAAGTCATTATTCATGCAGAACTTGGCAGCCAACTGGATGCAAATGGGTCTGAATGGTGTGTATGTCACACTAGAACTTTCAGAGCAATTGACTGCATGGCGTATTGACTCAATGGTCACTGATGTTGCAACACGTGATGTGTTCAAGAACATTGACGATGTTGAACTCAAGGTCAAGATGAGTGCTAAGAAGTCTGGTAAGTTTTACATCAAGTATATGCCAGCACAAAGCACAGTCAATGACATACGCTCGTACATCAAGACACTACAAATGGAAAAGGGTATCAAGGTTGACTTCTTGTGCATTGACTATCTTGACTTGTTAATGCCAGTATCGACCAAGGTATCACCCTCAGACTTGTTTATCAAAGACAAGTACGTGTCAGAAGAACTTCGCAATTTAGCAAAAGAACTGAATGTACTGTTTGTCACAGCATCACAGTTGAATCGTAGTGCGGTTGAAGAAGTTGAGTTTGATCACTCACATATCTCTGGTGGTATTTCAAAGATCAATACAGCCGACAACGTGTTTGGTATCTTTACCAGTCGCTCAATGCGTGAGCGTGGTCAGTATCAGATTCAATTGATGAAGACTCGTAGTTCGTCAGGTGTGGGTCAGAAGATTGATTTATCGTTCAACGTTGAGACCCTGCGTATCTTTGACGATGGAGACAGTACAGGATACACAGCTACAAGTCAAAGTGCATCTACTCTGCTGAGTAGAATCAAGACCAGTAGTTCGGTGACCAATGTAGTAGACGACGAAGACGAATTTATCCCACAAAAGAAAGTTGTGGCAAACGTACAATCAACTGCACTAAACGCAATGCTGAGCCAGATCAAGAGCCAGAAATAAATTTGTACCCATTATAAGATAAATACTCTATTATGAAAAAGAACACTCGCAGTTTGCTCGAAGAACTTGAATCGATCTCTAAAAACAGAGACACGCAACACATTATTGAGAATCGTGCAAACAACGTCATTGCCAGTGCTATACATCTTCTAGAAGTAATTGCTAGAAATTATACACCTGAGCAAGCAGCTATACTTGAGCGCAAGCTATTGATCGCAATCAAGAATCGTGACGGCGAGAAGTTTGCTAAGAGTTTGAAAAGATCAAAGGGTCAAGAATGAGAGCTAGAGAGATAAAAAAGAAAAAAGTTGACGAGGGCGTACTTGACTCACTACAAAACGTGTACAAGACTTCTACGATGGGTCAACAACGTCAGGCCAATGCGACCACAAAAGCTGCTGAAACTAAGTTCTCTCTTAATCTTGCCACGCTTATTGCTAGAGCAATTCAATCTGGGTCTGTGACTACCCCAGTTACACCTCCTCCGCCTCCTTTGCCTGAATCACGTCACTATCAAATATTTGACACATTAGTCGAAGCGTTGATCGATGAGGTTGCTCCTCCGCCGCCTCCCACGATTGTTATAAAACGTGGATCAATTACAAAGTTAGTAAAATCATATGTGGATCAACTAGTCAGACAATATAATTGGAAAAATAATCCAGGATTAAAAACACATAGCAATCAACTTGCCGGTCAAATTGAGACCGCAGTTTCAACCAATTTAAATAATATACTCGCGGCAAAAGGAGCAGCAATGATTCCGGCGATTCAGAAGGTCGCCGCCACGCCAATAGATCAATTGTTCAGCACAATGTATCAATGGGAACAAACAGGACAAAACGGTGGAGGAAGACAAAGTTCTTCGGATCGACCGCCTGATGCTCCACGTCCATCTGGAGAAAAAATCTCTGCGACCAATGTAACTCCGGCTGATCTAGAAGCTATTGATAAGATTGCTGATTTCTTGAAAAGAGCGGCCGCTTCCCCAACAATATTTGATGACGAAAGACCAGATTTTGAAAGATACAAAGACGCAATCAAGAAACTAGCTGCGGGACTATAATGACGCCAATGATCAAAGACTTTGCAAAGTGTGGCTGCGGACGCAGTGAAAGCGGCTTCTGCGATGGCAGTCATGCGCTTACAGTTGAAGCATACACCAAGCGTTTAATGTCTAAGCTTCCAGAATTCACAATCTTTCCAGAAACAGACTCGGACAAGCCAGTCCCATACGCTCCAACATAATCATACAGTGAAATTCTAGTACGATAGCTATTCGCTCTAAATAAGAGCATGAATATCAAATGCTATACATTGTATGATATTACCAAAAGCAATATCACATTCAGAAAGAAGTTTGTTGAAATCGTCAGTACTGACGAGCGCAAGTCACGCAGTCAGCAATCCAATTTTGAAACGATACTACAGATTATCAATATGCGTAGTCAGCCAGAAAACATCAGCGAAGTCGAGCACATTGAAATCGACACTAGCGACATGGAACAGTACAAGTTTGGCTATCTGTACGAAAAGGAAACCATAAAAGACAACAAGATTTCAGTTTGGAAGTTCATGTTTTCTATTGATCATCCAGATGTATTTCATAATGGTATTGAGGAATTGGGCTACTTGCTTACTGACTGTGAACAAGTCCCCATGATAACGGGATTAGACGAGACATTCAAGCTGTCAAATCAAATGAATGTTACCGCTGAGATGAAGAATATTTACTTTGAGATTGTAAAATGAAAAAATCAAAAAAGGTACTTAATGATCTTGGAACAGTAATCGAGCATACTCTTGAGAGATTGCTAGACTCAGTTATCATCATGATTGGCAAACAGTATGTGATCTTTAATAAATATAGTATCACACGTACAGACAAATGCATCTTAGTCTTTCGCAGATCAGATCATCTTAACATTGAATTTGAACGAATGAAACACGCAATGATTTGGATCATGCTAGATCATACCTGCAGATACAGTGAGCGTGATAGAATGAAATTTCTAGACAGCGCACTGTCTAGTGTTGATATTGATAAGAAGATTCACGAAAAACTAAAGGCTAAAAACAGAAATGATACTGAGTTGTTTCTGTTATACAAGACAAAGATAGATGTTGACAAACGTAAAGAAAAACGAATAATTGCTGAAATTGATAAATACTTTAAAATGGCAAACACTATCAGTCATATACAAGGAAATAAAAAATGAAATTAACAGAAATGGCCCAACCAAAGAAAAAACAAACACAACGTGCGCTGCGTGAACACTTTGAGATCAACATTGATCTTAACAGCATGAACGCATCTAAAACTCGTGCTATGCTGACTAAGGTTCGTGGTCTGCTAAAAGAATCTGCTCGTACAGCGTACGGCACAAACGCTTCTCCAGCACATCTTAAGCTTGTAATGATGGAGCAAATGCTGACGCAGCACTATGGCGATATCAAAGTTCAAACACGAATCGTGACTGAGAACGAAGAAGTTGAAAAGTCACAAGTTATTCTTGCTGCTCAAGACTTGATCGATCAACTGCAAAAGATGGTTGAGCAAATCTCGAAAATGAACGCAGAAGAATTGCCTGCTGTTGTTAGCGGTATCTCTAATGAGATCGGTACATCAGAAAGTGAGTCATACAATCAAAGCGTATCAGAAGCATTGACAACTCTATTGTCTGCTGTAACTGCTGCAAAAGGTAGCTTGACTTCATCAATGGGCGCAATCACCGGTGAAGGTGGGGGTGATATGGGTGGTGATGATCTTGGCTTCGGCGGCGGCGAAGAAGAAGATTTTTCGGGTGAAGAACCATTACCAGGCGGCGGTGAAGAAGAGTTTTCGGGTGAAGAAGAAGCAGACATTATGCCTGAACTACCAGAGCCAGAAGAAGAACTTGGCGGTGCTGGAAGAGAGCTTCGCTAAAGTGAGATTGTTTGAATTCGACACGTCATCAATAGACGACAATAGTATGCGTATCAAACTGACTGGTATCATCAGTCAGATACACGCAAAGTCAAAGGATCAGGGTTTCAAAAAGCCCTACTCTTTGACTGCGCTATTGAACATTCTTAGTGATGCTGGTATCCCACTTGACGAAGAACAGTTTCGTGAAATGGTCAAAGAAGACCCACTCAAGAACTTGATTTCAAACATCAAGGGCAACAAAGTCATATTCAAGGGCGATAGTGATTCGGAAGATTCAGAAATGGAAGAGCCTGACGCAGATACAAACGTTCTTGACAAAATGGCCAAACGAGCGTCTAAGAAACGAGACTAATCAATCCATTTCTATTGACAATGATACATTATTGTTGTATAATAGCTACATGATCTCACTATACATTCCAAAATTTGACTATAAGCCATTGCTACGTGAAAACGTCAATGGCAAACGTCAGTACAATACTCCCGATCAACAACGAGTCCCGTCAGTCACTACGATTCTGTCTGCTACTGAGCCACAAGAAAAGCGTGACTCACTCAACAAGTGGCGCAAGCGAGTTGGTACTGAAAAAGCGCAAGCTATCACAACTGAAGCAGCTAATCGTGGCACACGTATGCACACCTATCTTGAAACATACGTCAAAGAGGGCACAATCAATGATCGCCCAACAAACCCCTATAGCTGGGCTAGTCATGCAATGGCAAAGATTGTTGTAGAACAGGGTCTACAAAATGTAAACGAGTTTTGGGGAGTAGAAGTTCCAGTATATTTCCCGTCTATCTATGCAGGTACTACCGACTGTTGTGGTATTCATAATGGAAGCGAATCGATTCTTGACTTTAAGCAGTCTAACAAGCCTAAGAAAGAAGAATGGATCGATGACTACAAGATTCAACTTGCTGCTTATGCCGCAGCACACAATGAAGTTCATGGTACCAATATCAAAAAGGGCGTTGTACTCATGTGCGTTAAGCCAGAGCAAGACGAAAAAACATTTGAGATCATTACTTTACCGCAGTATCAAGAGTTCATTATCGAGGGTGCAGACTTCGATTACTGGACTACTCGCTGGTGGGAACGTGTTGAAGAATACTATGTTAAACACGCATAAGTAAACCTACTATGCAGTGATAAATAAGTGATATAGGAATATATCACTTATGGCCATTGTACAAATCTCCAAAATCCAAGTTAGAAGCGGTAACATTGCTGACTTGCCACAACTGGCAGTCGGTGAATTCGGCTGGGCTGTCGATGAGCAGCGTCTATTCATTGGTAATGATCCCAATACAATTGGTGCCGCACCAGATAATACTGAGATTATAACAGGCGGCAGCACTGCACGTGCAGCAGGCAATACAGGTCAAATTCAGTTCAATACTGGCGGAGCATTCGATGCTAGCTCAAATCTAACTTGGGATAATTCAAACGCTATATTCACCGTTGATGGCACATCTAACTTTAATGGCGATGTGACTATCAATGGTAACGTTGACATCAATGGTAATATCATTTATATTGATATTGAGCGATTGGCCGTTCAAGCTCCAATCATTGAACTTGGAAACGGACCCAACAATTCTCCACTAACAGCCAACAACGGCTTTGATCGTGGTCTTCTCTTACACAACTATACCACACAGCCTGTCGATGCTTTCATGGGCTGGGATACTGCGAATGGTCAATTTGAATTTGGTAGCAACGTTGCTATCTCCAACGATGTCATAACTGTTAACGAATATGGTAACGTCAAAGCTGATACCTTTCTTGGTAACTTAGTGGGAGTAGACGCTACTTTGTCTGGTAACGTTCGTGGTAAAGGAATGATTGCCATGAACGGTATATTTCTAAACTCGACAATTATCGCAGAACAGTACACTGTACCCACTGGATACAATGCCATGAGCGTTGGCCCAATAGAAGTCGTGCCCGGAGGCGGAATCATACTGACTTCTGGACGCTGGGTCGTAATGTAATGAATACATATGAAGCAAGCGTTTTTACAATTTACGCTAAATACATGAATAGAACTAATCAAGGATCACTATTATGACAACTACAGTTGACGGCATTATCGGCGTTGTTACTACAGGCAACGTTACTGCAAACAATTTTTTCGGCAACATCGACGGAAATAGCATTTCAGGCGACGTTAATGTCACGGGAAATATTACAGGTTTGAATGTCTCCGCCGCCAATCAAGTTTATGTTGGCCCACTACAACTTAGAGCAATTAACCCAACTACATTCGGTGTGTTTCAAGCTGACGGAGTAACACAAGCTAACATTGATGTTGGTAACGTTGACGCATCGCAAATCACACAGGGCACTTCAAAAGTAGCATTTGATGCAGTTAATGGCAACGCATACGTAGCAGTTGCAGGCGCAAATGTCATGAAAATGACTACCACTGGTATCGAGGTTAGTACATTTAGTAACATTGCAATCACTGAATCAATCATAACTTCAAGAGCACGAGGAACAGACTCTGGTAATCTTGTAGCAGTTCAGATAGGTGATACAATACTACAATATGATTCATATGCGTACACAGGTAACGGCGCAGCAACCATTGACGGAGAGTTGGGATATACTTACTCGGGTGGTTTAACTTTTGCGGCAGTAGCATTGCCGGCAGTTTCTGGTTATAACATTCCAACTACAGCTAATCTTACTACAATTGGTGCTGGTAATGTTAGACATAAATTTACATTTGATACTACTGGAGACTTTACAGTACCAGGAAACATGTTTGTCAATGGTAATATTACTGCTAACGGTAACATCAATATTATCTCTGGAAATGCTGGCCAGTTCTTTGGTAACTTAGTAACTGGCGCTAATGCACTGTACGCTGGTATCCCACTTGGATATTCAATTGCAAGCAATGCGATTCTGCAATTGTCGGGTAATCTAAATGGTTACATGCAACTTAACGCACAAAATATTAACTCTAACCCACAAGCATCATTTGATTATGTAATCACTGCTGATAATGGTACAGACACTACTAACTTTATCGACATGGGTATTGTTAGTAGCACATGGGACGGTACACAAACAAACTCACTTGGTAACGCACTTAATCCAGACGATGGATACATGTATGTTAACTCTGGTAACTTAGTTATCGGCGCCGAAGGTGCTGGAACCTCAATGAAAGTATTGGTTGGAGCTCCTAACGATACTGGTATCGTTGCTGTATTCAACTCTGGTAATCTAGAAATGACAGGCGATATTATCCCAACATCGGATAATCTATACAGTCTTGGCAACTCAACCAACCAGTGGAAAGATTTGTGGGTTGCTGGTAACACAATTTACGTTCAGCAAGTTCCTCTGACAATGGTCGGAGCAGGAGCAACATCTAATCTACAAGTTAACGGAGCAAACGTTCTTACACAAGCAGCCAATGGTAATACCACAATGGGGAACGTAATCGTAAGTGGAAGAATTGATGCCGATGGAAGTATAACTTCTAATAGTAATATAGCCGGGTTCAATTTCGTAACACCTGGAAACGTCAATGCTGACTCTAACGTTAACGTAGGTAATAATCTTACCGTTATTGGTAACGGAAGTTTTGGAAATCTATCATCTACTGGAACGATTGTTTCTACAAGCAATATTGTTGGTGCAAATTTTGTCACTTCTGGTGTTGTTAATGCTACTGGTAACATCACTGGCGGAAACTTATCAACACTTGGTAACGTTACTGCCTCTGGAGATATTTCAGGAAATGATTTAGCTGCATCAGGAAACGTCAATGCTATTGGTAACGTTGTTGCCACTGGTAATGTAAGTGGTACTAATATGGTTGCTAGTGGTGACATAACTGGCGCCAATATCAACACAGGCGGAAATGTAGTTGCTACTGGTAATATCACTGGACGAAATTTTGGAACAATTGGTAACGTTGTAGTCGGCGGAAATGTTCAAGCTACTGGTAACGTCTCAGGTGGTAACATTACAACGGCCGGAAACATCAGCGGCAACAATTTAAGCATTAGTAGCAACGCAACTATCACTGGAAATATTACCACTGGTGGAATCAAAACTGACAACTACTATTACGCTAACGGAGCACCGCTCGACTTTGAACAGCCAGCTGGATCAAACACTCAAGTTCAATACAACAACGCTGGTAATTTCGGAGCATCTGCTGCGTTTGTATTTGACTCTGCTGCAAATGTACTGACAGTTGGTGGTAACATTTCTGTTGGTAATGTTGCTGCATCAGGCAATCTTACTAGTGCAAGACTAACAGTTTCAGCCAATGCTGCTGTTGGTAATCTTGCAACAACAAAAATTCTTGCATCTGGTGTTGCAAATGTCAATTCACTGATTGTAGTTAACGCTGCAAACATCGGTGGTACTGCTAATGTAGTGGGCGATCTTGATGCGGGCGGAAACATTGATCTAGTAGGCAACTTAAACATCACTGGTAACATCTCTCAAGTTACTGCTCAAACTGCTAGAATCTTCGGAGATGCAGTCACGGGTATTCAAGCACTACGTGCGGGTGTTGTTACTGGATTTGCAAATCTAGCTACCTCGGTTATTCAAGCGTCAACAAATGATAATGACTACTCTCAGATCAATCAACAAAACGTAAACAACGGTGCACAAGCATCGGCTGATTATGTTATCACTGCTAATGACGGCGATGATACAAACTACTTCTTAGACTTAGGTCTTGCTGGTAGCGGATGGGACGGTACACAAACTAACTCGCTTGGCAATGCAGTTGCTCCACATGATGGCTACTTGTATATCAATCAGGGTAATCTAGTTGTTGGAACAGAAACTGCTGGAACAGCAGTTAAAATATTGGTTGGTGCTGCTGATAACACAGGTATCGTTGCAACATTCAATGACCCAGGAACTCCATCAACTGACACAAGCACTGGTGCACTAGTTCTTACTGGTGGTTTGGGTGTCAGCGGAAATCTAAATGCTGGAAACTTAGGTGTTTCAGGAGACTTCTCAACTAGTGGTAACATTACTGCTACTGGTAATCTGCGTGGCGGAAATATTGCTACTACTGGTTTTGTCAGCGCACAAGGAAATCTATCAGCGGGAAATATTACAACTGCTGGTAACGTTGTTGGTAATAACTTAAGTATTGGAAATCTTGCTAACGTTGGCGGAAACTTATCTGCACTTGGCATTCTTACAAATAACTACTACTATGCTAATGGTGCACCAGTTGACTTCCAACAACCAGGTGGATTGAACACACAACTACAGTACAACAATAACGGAGACTTTGGAGCAAATGCCAATCTGACATTCAACGATACAACCAATGTTCTAACAGTTGGTGGTAACATTGTCGCTGGAAATATTGCTGTATCAGGTACGGCAAATAGCTTTGCGCTAAACGTAACAGCAAATGCTAACGTTGGTAACATTGGAACAACTGCACTAGTTACTACTGGTCTTGCAAATGTAAATTCATTGAGTGTTGTTGGAGCAGCCGCAGTTGGTACCAATCTGAATCTTGGTGGCAACATCAACATGGGCACTGGCAATATTATTGCTGGTAACATTACACTGAGTGGAAACATTAACATTGCTGGTAACATCACACAAGTTACTGGTAACAGCGGACAGTTCTTTGGTAATGCTACAACTGGACTAGGAGCACTGTATGCTGGACTACAGTTTGGATACACAGTAGTACCAAGTGCAGTATTCCAAATGGCAACAAATCTGAATGATTACACTCAAGTTAATCAACAGAACATTAACGGCGGAGCAAAAGCAAGCGCGGATTATGTTATCACTGCCGACAATGGAACAGATACAACCTTCTTCCTAGACATTGGTCTAGCAGGATCGGGTTGGGACGGTACACAAACCAATTCACTTGGTAACGCACTAGCTCCTAACGATGGCTACGAATACGTCAAAAACGGTAACCTTGTTATCGGTGCAGCCAGTGCAGGTAAAGTTGTTAAGATCATATCAGGTGCATCAGATGCTACTGGTATCGTTGCAACATTCAATGCACCAAGTACTGGATCAACAAACACAACAAGTGGAGCATTGGTTCTAAAAGGCGGTCTAGGTGTCAGCGGTAACGTCAATGCTGGCAACGTAGCAGCTACGACATTTACTGGTAACTTAGTTGGTAATGTAACTGGTAACGTAAGCGGAAATATCAGCGCACCTGGTGCCAATACACAAGTTCTATTCAATGACGCTGGATTAGCCAATGCTACCGGTGGAATGGTATTTGACAAATCAGTAAACACATTGACTGTTAGTGGAAATGTCAGCGGCGCAAATCTAGTTACTGCTGGGGCAGTTGCTGCAACAGGTAACATTGCCGGTGGTAACATATCTACTGCTGGATTCGTAAGCGCACAGGGTAACGTGGCTGGTGGTAACTTAACTACAGGTGGCCAAGTTGCTGCAACAGGTAACATTACTGGTGGTAACTTAAATACCGCAGGACAAGTTGTTGCAAGTGCTAATGTTACTGGTGCCAACATTGTTACAGCAGGAAACGTATATGCTGCTACTGCTGTAGTTGCTAACACAATCACTGGAAACGGTGGTGCTATTACTATTAGTGCTACTGGTACAAATCAAAACGTTATTCTTGATCCAAGCGGTACTGGTGTTGTAAGCGTAAGCTCAACTAGAATCACTAACTTGGCAGCTCCAGTTGCAGACTCAGATGCTGCAACCAAAGCATACGTAGACGGTGCTGTTCAGGGTCTAAACATCAAGGCTAGCTGTCTAGTAGCAACTGCTGCAGCACTACCTTCATACTCATACAACAACGGAGCTAGTGGTGTTGGTGCAACAATCACTGCATTGGCAGTTGGTGTATTGACAGTAGATGGAACCGCAACTCAACTAGGAGATCGTGTATTAGTTAAGAACGAAGTTGGCGGACTAAGTGTTGTTAATGGTATCTATGTGGTGACCACAGAAGGTACCGCTGGTGCAGCTTATGTTCTAACTCGATCGGTAGATGATAATAGTCCTGCTCAATTTCCTGGTGCATTTACGTTTATCATTCAAGGCTCAACCAACGCAGACACTGGTTGGGTTTGTACAACTAACGCTCCAGTAACTGTTGGAACAACACCTATTGTATTCTCACAGTTCTCAGGCGCTGGCTCATATACTGCAGGCCCAGGTCTTGCACTTAACGGTGGTGTATTCTCTGCCAACGTTGACGGCATTACAACTGCGATTGTTAGTGGTAACATTGCTGTTCCTACTGGCGCAGTACTGACCAATCCTAACATTACAGCAGCAACTGGAACAAGCATTACTCTAACAGGCAATGCAAACGTTTCTAACTTGAATGCAACATCAACAGTTACAGCATCTACGCTCGTAAGCAACGTTGCTACGGGCACTGCTCCATTGACAGTTACAAGCACCACTCGTGTTGCTAACTTGAACGTAACTTACGCAAACGTAAGCGACTTTGGTGCTGTTACTACACAGTCAACTGGCGTGTTCTTCCCGACATTTGTAAGTTCAGCATCTACTGGTAACTTAGCTCTGTCATCTAACTCAGCATTGTCATTCAATGCCGCGACAGGTGCTCTTGCAGCAACACTGTTAGGTGGTACACTAACAACTGCTGCACAAACTAACGTTACTTCTGTTGGTACACTAATATCACTGGCAGTTACTGGTAATGCAAGTGCTGGAAACATTGCTACACTCGGTGCGATTTCTGCTACAGGTAATATCTCGGGTGGTAACTTAACTACCGGCGGTCTAATTCTTGCAACTGGCAACATAACTGGTGGTAACTTAACTACTAGTGGTATTGTAAGTGCAAGCGGTAACGTAACATCAGGCGGTAACGTCAGCGGTGTTAACTTTGCTGCTTCTGGTAACGCAGCTATCACAGGTAATATCTCTGCTGGAAATGCAAGCATTACTGCTAACATATCATCAGGTAATATCTCTGCTGGTGGACAAGTTACAGTTGCGGGTAATATCACATCAACAGGCGGATTCATTGTCGGTGACGGTGGATTCTTATCAAATCTAACAGTCGGTGCTGGTACAGCTATTGTCAACGGTACATCAAACGTAACTATTCCTGCATCTAGTGGTAACATTGTATTCAATGTCAACGGTGGTGCTGCTGGTAGAATCAGCGTAACATCTGTTGCTCTTGGCGTCGGCGCAGGCGCCGCAGGTGGATTCTCAACTGCAATCGGCGCAGGTGCTGGTGGTACTGGTCAAGGTTCACAGGGTGTAGCTATTGGTTACAACGCTGGATCAAGCGGTCAAGGTGCTGGAGCTGTTGCTATTGGTGCTCTTGCTGGACAAACTAGCCAAGCAGCGGGTTCTATTGCAATCAATGCAACTGGATCAGCACTAAACCCAACTGGAGCTGGATTCTTTGTAACTCCGGTTCGTGCTGACAGCGGCAACATTGGTACTCCAATGTTCTTTAACGCAAGCACAGGCGAGTTGACATACTCTACTGCAATGGCACTAACTGGTAACATTACTGCTGCTAACATCTATGCTAATGCAGGAACAATTGGTGCTACTACTCTTACTGGTACTCTAAGTACAGCGGTGCAAACTAACATTACCTCAGTTGGTACATTAGGTGCGTTAGCTGTAACTGCAAACATAACAGCGGGTAACGTATACGCAAACAGCGGAACAATTGGCGCTACTACGCTTACTGGTACTCTAAGTACAGCGGTGCAAACTAACATTACCTCAGTTGGTACATTAGGTGCATTGAACGTAACTGCAAACGTAACAGCAGGTAACGTATACGCCAATGCAGGAACTATTGGAGCAAGTACACTAACTGGTACACTAAGCACAGCAGCACAAACCAATATTACTTCGGTTGGTACACTGACAAGCTTGAACGTAACTGGTACTACAGCCGTGGGTTCATTGAACACTACTGTTCTTACTGCTGGTTCTTCGGGAACAGCAGGTACTATCACAGGTACTTGGAGTCTAGGTGCTGGTTCAACACTACAAGCAACTTACTCTGACTTGGGTGAGCGTTATTCAACTGACGTTGTATATGGGCCAGGAACTGTACTAATGATCGGCGGTACTGCTGAGACAACACTTGCTACTCTAGACGGTAAGTTCAAGCTAGCTGGTATCGTTTCTACAGAGCCAGCATATGTTCTTAACGCTGATCTAAAAGACAGTGCGATCATTGCTCTAGCTGGACGTGTACCATGTAAAGTTGTTGGTAAGATCAACAAGGGTGATATCTTGACTATCTCTGATATTCCAGGTGTTGCTACTGCTGCTCTAACTCCAGAGTACGGTACAATCATTGCTCGTGCGCTTGAATCATACGACAGCACTACAGTCGGCGTGATTGAAGTCAAAGTAGACAGAGGCTAAAGTGAGTTTGCCTCCTACACCCCCTGGTTATTCTAACTGGAATGCTTATATAGAAGAGCAGGGGGCTATAATTGCAGCAGCACAGGGTCTTACCTTTCAAGAGGGTAAGGCCAGTGTTAAGCTATTAGACGTAGCAACTCCGGGTCGTACTGATTCAGGAAGCCCAGACTATATGATATACAATGTGTTTACCACATGGGCAGATCGCACAGTTTCACCCGAGATAGGTCGTCCGTGGCGCCAATAATTTACGCTAAAAGTCAAGTTTTTTAGGCAGAATGATAAATAAGTGTAGAGGAAATGCAAACCTCATCACATCAAGGAGATTTAAAAATGGCACAATTCCCAAGAGTTAATGGTGACCTACTACCAGTTCTAAACGACGACACCGGTCAATACGTAAACAGCGGCCCAAATGCCGTTCAAGCAGGTGCTACAGTTCAGCCACAGGGTCCAGCCCTAGCATTCTTCACCGTTACTGGTGTTGGTGCATTGACAGGCACACAAGTTTCATACGCTATTCGTGCAACTGAGCAATTGGCTACTATGCACATTTATCAGTTCAACAATGCAGCTAACGATTCGCTAGCAATGGCTATTTACCCAATCGACGCATGGAACATTACTGATCTACAAGCTAACGTACGTGCAACTTTAACAGCCGCTGGTCAGCCAAACGCAGTTACAGTTACAGCTGGCGCAACATTCTCAGAAATCACATACCCACCAACAGGCCCAATCGCTCCTGCTGCTCCAGTTATTGGTACAGCAATTGCTACAGTTGCCGCTGGTACAGCAACAGTCAACTTCACACCACAGTACGACGGTGGATCGGCTATCACTGGCTTCAACGGTATTTCGATTCCTGGTGGCATCACTGCTACTGCAGGCCCAACAGCAACATCAATGGCTTTCACTGGTCTTACAACTGGTACAAGTTATGTGTTTGCCGTTACAGCAACAAACGCTGTTGGAACATCAGTTCCTTCGGATCCTTCAAACTCAATCACAGCCAACTAATCATTGGTTCGATAGTAACGAAGATAAACGGGAACTTAGGTTCCCGTTTTTTATTGCGCTTTACACAGTGCGATAAGTATGATGTATGAATCCGTTTCAACTACCCTATATAGATCGTTTACGAGAATGGCGTGATCTACGTAACTCAATCAAATCTCAAACACTAGAACAACAGTGTATAATTGTTGATCACTGGTGGCAACAAGCACCCTTAGTCAATCATCACTTTCACTGGCATGATACTAATCATTGGACAGACCCATGGGAAATGTTGTCCGAAAACACCTACTGCATCTTGACACGAGCAGTGGGTATGTGTTATACTTTGTTGATGAATGACGTTAACGATGTAGAGTTGATACATGTACAAGATCAACAGGCAGAAGATCATTACTTAGTAGTAGTGGATAAACCAAAATATATACTTAATTACTGGCCAAATACGGTGATAAGTAATACTCTCAGCAACTTCACCGTGAATAGTTCCAAATCATTGGAATCCATAAAAAATAAAATAAAGTAGAAATATGAGTCAAATCAATGTTATCAAACGCAACGGAGAGCGTGTACAATTAGACATCTCCAAAATTCAAAGACAAGTAAAATATGGTTGTCAGGGTATCGACAGTGTAAGCCCTAGCATGATTGAGTTAAAGGCTCAAATTCAATTCGCAGACGGTATGGGCACTGACACAATTGATGAACTGTTGCTTAAAGCAATGGTCGATCTAATCGATGAAGAAGAAAACCCAGAGATTAACAATGTAAACTATCAGTACGTAGCTGGTCGCCAACGTGTGTCAATGCTGCGAAAAGAAGTTTATGGCACATACACACCACCCAAGCTGTATGATATCATCAAGACAAACGTTGCAGCAGGCATGTATACCTCTGAGTTACTTGACTGGTACAATGAAGATGAATGGAACATTATTGAACTGTTTATCGATCACTCAAAAGACGAAGCTTATACGTTTGCAGCAATTGCTCAACTGTGTGAGAAGTATCTTGTTCAAAACAAAGTCACAGGCAAGATTTACGAAACACCTCAAGTACGTTATGCTATCGCAGCCGCCACAGCGTTTCACAGTGAAAACCCATTAAGAAGATTAAAATATGTTAAAGAATATTATGAGTGTGCTAGCGATGGCCACTTTACTCTGGCTACTCCTGTACTGGCCGGACTCGGAACAACTACTAAGCAGTTTTCGAGTTGCGTCCTTATCAGTAGTGATGATACTTTGGATTCGATTTTCGCCGCGGGCGAAATGATGGCAAAGTATGCCAGTAAACGTGCTGGCATAGGATTAGAAATCGGTCGCATTAGACCAGTAGGCGCACCTATCAGAAACGGCGAGATCAAACATACAGGCTTGATTCCGTTCTTGAAGAAATGGTTCGGTGATCTACGTTCGTGTTCGCAGGGCGGCATCCGCAACGCAAGTTGTACAGTCACCTTACCCATCTGGCACTATCAATTTGAAGACTTTATCGTACTCAAGAACAATCAGGGCACAGAAGAGAATCGTGTACGTCAAATGGACTACTCAGTAGTCTTAAACAAGATGTTCTGGCGTCGTTACAAGAACGATGAACAGATTACTCTGTTTGATCCACATGAAGTTCCTGATCTATACGAAGCATACTATCGTGACACCAAACTGTTTGAACACCTGTATCTCAAATACGAAAAGCGCACAGACATCAAGAAGAAGTCATTGTCGGCTGATGAAATGTTCAAGAAGGGCATTCTCAAAGAGCGTACAGATACAGGTCGTATCTACATTCTTAACATTGACAACGTAATCAATCAAGGTTCATTTGACTGTTCCGTCACGCCAGTTTATCAGTCAAATCTGTGTCAAGAGATCACACTGCCTACTATTCCATTTCAACGTCTTGAAGATGAAAAGGGTCGTATCGCACTATGTACACTAGGTTCAATCAACTGGGGCGCATTCCGCAACCCACAAGATATGCGTAAAGCTTGTCGTATACTAGTACGTTCACTGAGCAATTTGTTGAACTATCAAGATTTCTTGTCAATACAAAGTAAGCTTGCCAATCAAGAGTTTGAACCCTTGGGTGTGGGCATTACCAATCTAGCATACTGGCACGCCAAGCGCAATCTCAAGTATGGTACACCAGAAGCACTGGCAGAAGTCAAGCGTTGGATGGAACATCAAGCGTACTATTTGACAGAAATGAGCGTAGAACTGGCAGAAGAACGTGGAGCTTGTGAGCGCAGTGCGGATACATGGTACGGTAAGGGCGTATTCCCTTGGGAGCGTAGAGCCTCAGGTGTCAATGATCTAACAGACTTTACACCATCAATCGACTGGGAACCACTACGTGAGCGCATGATCAAGGCAGGCATTCGTAATGCTACGCTTATGGCTATTGCGCCAGTCGAGTCATCATCGGTTGTCTTAAACTCGACCAACGGTATTGAAATGCCTATGGAACTGATCTCTGTCAAAGAGTCGAAAGCAGGTTCATTCGTGCAAGTAGTGCCAGATTATAAGCGTTACAAGTCTCGCTATCAACTAATGTGGGAACAAAAAGACTGTATCGACTATCTCAAGACTGCGGCTGTATTGGCTGCGTATGTAGATCAAAGTATCAGTACCAACACATTCTACAACCCTGCCAACTACATTGACGCAGACCCACAGAAGAATCGCAAAGTACCAGGCACCGTAATTGCCAACAACTTAATGTTGGGCACACACTGGGGTTTAAAAAGTTTTTATTATTCACTAATCAACAAACTAGGCAGTAAAGATATCGCTGAAGCGACACCAGAAAGTAACGTAATCGCATTCACTCCCGTAGTCACGGAAGAGTTAGATGACGATTGTGAAGCATGTAAATTATAGGATAACAATGTCAATATTACAATACGATTTATCGAAGCAAACGAACTACCTTAGTAGAACAATGTTTTTAGATCCGGAAGGTCCGGTTACAGTGCAACGGTATGAAGAGGTTAAGTATCAAAAGATTCAAAAGTATGAAAAGTTAGCTCGTGGATTCTTTTGGGTCCCCGAAGAAATCTCACTGACCAAAGACAAGATCGATCACAAAGAGGCAAGTGAGGCAGTCAAACACATCTTTACATCGAACCTACTACGTCAGACAGCTCTAGACTCTATTCAGGGTCGTGCGCCAGCGCAAGTATTCGGTCCAGTGATCTCTATTCCTGAACTTGAATCTCTTGTCAGCAACTGGTCATTTTTTGAAACAAACATTCACAGCGCATCATACAGCCACATTATTCGCAACGTGTATGGCGTGCCTAAAGATGAGTTCAACAAGATTCACGATACCAAAGAGATTGTGGAGATGGCGGCAAGTGTCGGCAGATACTACAACAAGTTACACGCACTCAACTGTCGCAAAGAAGGTGGCGAAACAATCAATGAGCGTGAACACGTCAAGGCCATCTGGTTAGCACTACACGCATCATACGCACTTGAGGCATTACGTTTCATGGTATCATTCGCTACTGCGCTGGCAATGGTAGAGAACAAGATTTACATTGGCAACGGTAACATTATCTCTCTCATTCTACAAGATGAGCTTCTTCATCGGGAATGGACAGCCTGGATCATCAATCAAGTTGTCAAAGAGGACTCACGATTTTCCGCCATTGTAGAAGAATGTCGTGAAGAAGTGTACGCAATGTACATGGAAGTTATCGCAGAAGAAAAACGTTGGGCACACTATCTCTTTATCAAGGGCGTGGTCATTGGCTTGAACGCTGATATCATGTGTGACTTTATGGATTGGACAGCGTTTCAAGCTCTCAAAGAGATTGGCATCAAGTACGCAGGTACATATCCAAAATCGAACCCAATCCCTTGGTTCAACAAACACATTAACATCAACAAGAAACAGGTCGCACTACAAGAGACCGAATCTACCAACTACGTTATCGGCGTCATGAGTGACAGCGTAGACAAGATATCTCTACCAACTATCTAATCAGTTTATCCAAAATACTTGACTTACTCGTGTAGGTCAAGTATACTAATGATATTGAGGAATATTATGACTAAAATAGCACAAACTAATTACAAGCCAAAGAAAATCTCTAGAGATGCGGTACTAGAACGAATCAAAGATGGTACACACATTCCGGACCAACCAGTTTATTCTAACGACCCAACTGGCAAGGGTGATGATCGTCGTCCAGGAACTAAAGAAATAGTCGATTTGATAGACAAGTTTGAGAAAATCAACGCCAAGGACAAATGTCTGCGTGTTCGTTTCTATGACTGGTTTGCGGACTATCTGGATCGAACAGCAATCAAGATTCGTGATCGTGCGGCCAAGATAACAAACCCCTGCTCTATTACTTTGCCTTCACTGAAGTCAAAGACAGTTACGGAGACGGAACCCGCTAAGGATAGATCAAAACCAGACACCATCAGCATGAAGCTGCCAGACGAAGAAGTCAAGAAAATTGTACCTGATTTAATACCTGATGATGATAATATCATCGCTGTAAAAAATGCTACTGAAATAGCAAACGCAATGATTAAAGCAGGGAACCCACCTGAGACTTTTAAAATCACACCCGACATTCAACGAGCGATTGAGCTTGTAGCCAAGGCTGAGGTAGAATACACAAAAACACTTACACATAAGGAGAAGAAATGATTACAGTATACACAAAAGACAATTGCCCATTCTGTGATATGGCAAAAGCACTACTAGAGTCACGTGGCGTTGAATACAAGACAGTCAATGTCTCAGAGCAATCAGAGGCGCGTGACTTCTTAATTGAGAATGGATATCGATCAGTGCCACAGATTTTTCGTGGTACTACCCACATCCCAGGCGGATATCAAGGTATCGCTGGTATGTCCGAAGAAGAGTTTAACACTAAAGTAAAAGGAAACTAAATGTTAATTGATAAAGGCGTTGCAGTAAACGAAGTAATTACACTTAAACTCACCTCAGGTGAGGAACTGGTAGCAAAGTTAGTACAAGATACAGAATCATACTACAAGTTATCACATCCACAAGTTATCGGTCATGGTCCCAAGGGTCCAGGTTTAATGCCGTACTTGTTTACAGTAAACCCAGAGAAAGAAATCAAACTTCTTAAGTCAACTGTAACTGTAGCAGAAGCAACTGACAAACAGTTTGCTGATCAGTTTATTCAGGCCACTACTGGTATTAAGTTAGCCTAAATACTAGACTAGGAACAAATAACATGGCAGCAGGTGCGATCAGTAGAGTAGGCGACAGAAACAGTGCAGGTGGTAGATTACTGCGCGGATCAAATACAGTCTTTTTAGATGGACGTCCTGTTGCGCTTCATGTTAGTCCACTGACACCGCATCCACCTAACAAGGGTCGGCACGTGCATAGCTACACTGTATCAGACGGAGAGTCAACAATCTTCATTGATGGATGCCCTGTTGTTCATGTAGGTATGCAAACATCTTGTGGACATCCAATCGTCGAAGGTAGCGGGACAACGTTTATATGAGTCAATCAGGCAGTTACACCCCATTACAAATCAATACGTTGTCACAGCTACAAAGTGACAACGGCTTTGCTATCAATGCAGTTATGCTAGCATTGGTCGGCACCTATGCTCCTACAAAATATCAGCAGGGCACCGTGACTAATAATGTTGGTCTGAATAGACTAACTGCGGCACTGGCTAACATCTATGCAATGACAAGCATAGGTCAAGTTAGCGTAGCTACATATCGCAATCTGTTAGCATTGGGCAGCGGAGTATGTGAAGCTCTGGGTAACAGCAAGCCACAATCATTCAAGCCATCATACGCAGGCTATGGTAGTTGGCAGGGTGCTACTATGGTTACTGATAGCTATCCACCAAAGGGATATCCCGCAAGTGGAACATACAGCTATATCTATCAAAGCTATGGCAACTATGCTTATGTCACAGGTTGGCCAGGAGCCAACGCATGGCAGAAAACAACTGATCAGTACTATGCTGCGTATCCACCAGCTACGCCTACTACACTTGCACCTGACTATGACAAGTATTTCAGCAATGGTTTCATTGGCTGTGTAGCGCAACAAGCTTACAACGAATTGTTCTCAGGACAGTTCAATCAGTATAACAGCATTGTCAATGCACTACAACTGTACAATGGCTCAGCACAACAAAGCAACACGCAAGTCTCAAGCTATACCAATAGCAAGACTTATATGTCAGGCAACTACAGCAACATCAATGATCTGACCACCAATGATCTAAGCGGTGTCAATCAAAGTTTCAGAATATGGGGCAATGATTTGATCAATACTGGCAAGGTCATTGATTTGTCAAACATTCATAAGTTCGGTACACCAAGTATACTGTTGCTTACACTGCAAAAGTACGGTGCTCTTACACAAGCTGTAGGCTTAGCCATGCAGTATGCAGGCTTAACTACATCAGAGCTAAATCAGATTTGCACACCTACGTACATACCTACGGCAGCAGAAGAAAAGAAAATCTATCTTGGGTTCACTTACATTAGTGGTGCTGATTTGTATGGATTGAATCAGGGTATTACACTGCAACTTAATTGCAAGCTGAACAATCTACGCACACTGGCAGACTTACTTGACCCACAGTATCTATTCCCAAATAGCTATCTGGGTTTGACTATACCACAGTATCGTGCAGACACAACATCAAGCAAGACATACTACTTTATCTATACCAACGGTGGTGTGAATCCTCAAGTTAAATCTCTGAGCGAACCATTAGCATCAACACTAGCTGGTATTATACCACAGGATATTGCTACAGCTTGTGCTGCGTTTTCAATGAGTATGCAGCAAGTCAAGAACATTATGCAAGCTAACATTGAAAAGCTAGCACTAACTGTAGTAGACTTAGAGTTGACCAGTTTAGCACTGCCACAACTGAACAATGAAAATGGTACAGCAGTAAACATACCTGCAGCTAATCAGCTATTGGGTTCAGTAGCATTGGGTAGCGGTAACAGCGGAACATTTCAGCAGTCAGACTATATGGGCGCAGCATCAGGTTACCCGTATATACAATGGTTGCAAAGTGCTCAAGACATTCTATCAAAGTTACCCAAGCAAGAATTGCAATTTACATATCAAAGCTTGTATGAGTTAAGTCTGACGCCACCAGTACCGGTACCAGTTCCTACGCCAGTACCACCACCTGATCCACTTGATCCTGTATTAGACGCAGCGATACAAACACTGATTGATACAGCTAACAGTCAGATCAGTGCTATCTATGATACAAACACGGTTCAATGCGAGGCACTGAACAACTATTGGAACTATATTGGTAATCAATTGTTTGTTTCACAACGAGCAATACCTTATGCTATTCCTCAAATGACTGGAGTAACTCAATCTGCTAGTACAAATGACTTTCAAAGCTTTGTACAAAGCATTGACACCTATGCTCAACAGAACGCACCAGGAGCTATAGGTAGCGTTTTATCAGCAATCTCTGACCCAACTACACTAGGCGGTCAAAGTTTGCTAGGAGCCATGCGTGAATCACGTAATGCTGCACGTCTTGCACAAGCAGGTATACCACCAGAGAATGATGTGCCTAGCGCATTAGAACCTAGTGGAGCAAGTGCAACTGCAACACTAGACAGTGACGGTACAATTGTATCTATTACTATGACTAGCACTAGCAGCGGATATAGCTTAGCGAATCCGCCCTATGTTAACGTATATCCTTTTGGATATCAAGCAAAGCTAATACCAATCATTGAAGCAGATGGTTCAATTAGCGATTTGTTTATAGCAAAGGGTGGACTTAATATGCCATACGCAGAGATCGTTATTGATCCACCACCAACTGTACAACCACCTAATCGTGAGGGCAACAAAATCCCTCCGGCTAACGTTGCACAGCCCACTTTTCCTGGTCCGGGTCCATTCACTGGATTCAGCGGTAACCCGTACTTGCCAGGAATTCTCGTACCACTAGCACCAAGTGATGCGGCAACACCAACGATACCAGAAACAATTGACAATGTAACAAAATGCAATTGTGATTGTTGGAACCTGTAGGCATAACAGCCGTTAGAAAAAGAGTCATACTTTGCGTAGTGAATTATGATAAATTATTAACGTGCGTTATGCTCACGTATTAAGAAAGGAGAATAATATGCTTAAATCAAGCAGGCTAAAACTAATCTTATTATGCACGATCATACCAACTTTACTAGTAATAGGGTCACTGACAAACTATAATAACGATATATACAACGTAACCACTGTAACACATGAAATACCATTCAATGTGCCTGCAGTTGAAATACCAAAGATCGAAGTGAAAGTTGCAGAGACAGTTGAAATTATTCAACCAATCGCATTGCCAGACCCTCTTCCTACTTTGGTAGAAGAGAAAAAGTTAAAGGCACTTAAAGAGCAAATCAAGTGCATGGCTCATAACATTTATTACGAAGCAGGTGGCGAACCCTATATGGGTCAAGTTGCTGTTGCTAGAGTAGTGATGAATCGTGTGCGTCATGGCGGCTTTGCATCTAGTCCGTGTCTAGTCATTTATCAAACCACTAAACGAGTGGATCCAAATACAGATAAGACAAGCATTCATTGTCAATTCAGTTGGGTATGTCAGGGTAAAAAATCACCTGATGTTACTAGCGAACGATACAAGATAGCTGAAGAGATTTCTCATTTGGTTCTTACCGAAGATAAGTGGAGTGATGAATTTCAAGATAACATTTTATTCTTTCACAACCACACGGTAAAACCACAGTGGCCGTATAAGAAATCTTTTGTTATTGGACATCACATTTTTTACGCACAGAACAAATGAAGATACATGAAATCCACGATACGTCAAACACTACAGTGATTGACGTACTTAAACACGGTTTATCTCGCACAAATAACTCAGCATACGCCAAGAACTATCATCCAGACTACAGCGACAATTCAGCAAATTTGTTTTATGTACTCAACAGCGGCAGATTCAGACAGGGACACGGGAAATATTTTGTTGTCACTGACGATGCTGATAAGTATATGTGTAGTCTTGGTTGGAATGAATACGATCTTGATCCAACTGTAGCAATAGTGTTATCCAGAATGTACATTGCACTTGAGTATCGCAATCAGTTTATCATAGGCAAACACATACTGCCGCAGGTGATGACAGAAGCACAGCACTATGAACGTATTTGGATAACTGCAAATGATCATAACAAGGCCATTTACAATTACTTTGAAAGAGTTCAACGTGGACAACGTGCTACATTATTCAATGACTGGCCAGATATATATAAGCAATTCAAGCCCATAGGTAAACATACAGTGTATTATACGCCACAATGGGTAGCAGAGTACACAAAGGAAAACAAATGACAGAGCAAGACAAAATTAAATTTTTAGAAGCAGCAATCAAAACATTGTTCGATAAAGACCTTACACTGAATCTAGATGACAATCTATTAGATTTGGGTATAGACAGCTTAGACGCAGTTGAGTTGCAACTATACTATGAAGAAGAACATGATGTACAGTTGGACGATTCACGTGCAGTAATGACGGTACGAGACTTAATCGCCGTAATGTAACATGACCAATTTTACACTGAACAATCATTTAAAATATACAATCGGAGATCGACTGTATGGATACAGAGAAACTCCTATTGAAAAGTATAACGTTACTTGCGGTCAAATTGACAAAGCATATTACAAAACAAGTGATTGGCTAAACGAACAGTATCGTACTGCTGATGCAATCTATCAAGAATTTGGTAAAGACCTTATGGTGATGTTCAGCGGTGGTACTGACAGTGAAATTGTTCTTAGAGCATTCAAGCACATTGGTGTAACTCCACGAGCACTGTTTATAAAGTTCAAAGATGATTACAACATTTCTGATTTGTATATGGCAGAAAAGATTGCTCAAGATATGGACATCAAGATTGATGTTATTGAGTTTGATGTCAAAGACTTTTATCACAGTGGTCAAGCATGGGAGTTTGCATCAGAGATACAGTGTCGTCAAATGGCATACTTAACTGTGTATCATCACATTCGCAAGTTACAAACACCGGCTGTTATGGGCGGAGAAATGTTGTTCAAGCGTCATGTTGATCGTGCGGGTAGTCGTTGGTACTACTGCATACGTGAGAACGAAGATGCAAGCGCAATGCGATTCTCAAACAAGTATGAGATACCATTGGTCAATGAATGGTTCTCGTATACACCTGAAATGATGGGCTACTACTTAGAGCATCCAAAAATTCGTTGGTTATTCAGTGAACGCTACAACTACAAGCTAAGCTCAGTGTCATCAAAAAACACCATACTACATCAGTATATGCCAGACTTATTGGAAAAGCGTAAGACACATGGTTACGAAAGACTACTGGGTTTCAACGGCGAAACTTACGCAGAACTATATAAGAGTCATGTTAAACGGTTAGAGTCTAGCTTAGACGGTATATTCGTAGATGATCTACAAGCACATTTATTCGGGGAAAGTTAATGTCGATAGTAAAATTAAACGAAACTCACGTTAATCAAGTTAGAAACTTGTTTGAGAGTAAAAAGTATATGGGGCGGGAAATCGAAGATACTTACTTTAACTCGCACGTGTATAAAATATTTTGCAATAACTACTTAAGCGATTTAAAGAACTTTCACGCTTATGGTTACGTAGAAAACGATGAAGTCAAATCAATGATTTCAATCTACGAAAGCACGGAAGAGCCTGCTTGGTACATGACACTGTATCGTGCAAACAGTGCAGGTCACACGCTTAAGCGTGTATTAGATGAGATCATTTCTGTTCAAGAAGCAGCGGGACGATTAAAGTTTTACACACTAGTACAAGAGAATCATAGTAAGCTATTACGTAGATTTTTGTGGAGTAAATACAATGATGAACGCTATGGTTACTTTGATGAATATACGGTACCAGCGCAGCATAAATGCTACTATGTCAATGCTTGGGAACTATTGTACAAACGTTATCTAATCAGTGATCCATCAGTAGTGCGTTGTAACTATTTAAAGCAAGAATACAGAACTACTCTTCCAATTGGCGGAAATATATGATTGAACAGTTAAACAAATATCTAACCACTATCTCTAAGTCATTTTACTTTCAATGGGTACCAGCAGTACTCTTTGGAACACTAGCAATTGTATTGCTTGCTATGGGCGTTATACCAGTATACTATCTATGGGCTACGTTCGTCATGTGGATACTGGTATGTGGGCTTGGTATTGCTGTTGGCTATCACAGAGTATTCTCGCATAAGACGCACACTCTACCCACATGGAAAGAAAACATTATTCTTTTCTTTGCTACGTTTGCAGGTCAGGGCGGATCAATCTTCTGGGTAGCACTACATCGTGGCTATCATCACCCACACAGCGATAAAGCACAAGACTTGCACTCACCTGTGTACTATGGTAAATTCAATGCGTTTGTAGGTTGGTATCTTAAAGTCACCGAGTCTAATAACACAGTCAACTTCAAGTACGCAGTTGATTTACTACGCAAGCCAAATCATGTATGGTTTCACAAGCACTCACTGCATATTTTATGGGGTGTTCCGGCACTTGTAGCACTGTTTGATTGGAAGCTGGCATTGTGTGCATTTTGGTTAGTCACTCTGATCGGGTCTACACAAGACAACTTGGTCAATGTATATGGACATATCAAAGGTTGGTTTGGGTATCGCAACTTTGAAACCAAGGATCAGTCGCATAATAATCTTCTTTTAGGATATCTATGCTGGGGGCAGGGCTGGCACAACAATCATCATCAATCTCCCGGTAGTTATGACTTTGGAACTAGCGTATCAGGCAAATGGTGGGAGTATGATCCCAGCAAAATATTTTTACCACTACTAAAATGAAATATAAAAAACTTGGCAAACTACCACTAGAAACAATCGAGTACTTTAAGCATGAAATATTAAAACGCAAAGTACCCGATAGTGACTATCAATGGATTCATTTTGACAAAACTCTCAATGACGCATTCTTCAAGATATTTACCAATCGGGAATTAGAAGTACAATTTGATCCAGACAAGCAACGCTATATTCAAAAGGCGTTTTACAGTTCACCCGATCATGGCTATAAAATTCATAGAGACGGACTACAGTGCAACAGCGCATTGAACATTGCAATCAGTTGTAATCCTGATGATTGGGTACGTTGGTATGATCATGATCTAATCAACAGCTTAGATAATAGTATTACTAGTACCTATAATCTTGGCTATTCTAGAAATTGTAGTATTCGTGAGTACGAGCAAATTCCATTTATAGAAGAACTTCATACAGAAGTGGGGGACGTATACGCACTAGATGTAGACAACTATCATAGTTTCAAATGTAACGGTACTGAGCCTAGAATAATTATTCAAACTAAGTTCAGAAACTATCCCACACTGCCAACTATTCTAGAATCGTTAGAACGCTCTAGCTTTAGCAACATCATAAAAGATAATATATGACAATCAAAGGACTTGGTGCAGACAAACACCCGTTCAAATATCTAGACGAGTATTGCCCTACTGTAGACTGGGAAGCATTACACAACGAGACGTGCTATGGTCTATCGCAGATACCATGGATCAAACGCTATGTAAGTGCTGGTGTACACAGTGAGTGGAGCGACAAAGAGATTACCACCTATGCTCGTAACAAGATATTCACCAGTGGTGAGTTAGAGTACTATAACAAGATACCTGCTGCAAATACAGAGCAGCGCATCAAGTATACATCATTGGTGACTCCCGCACTGCATCCGTTCTGGACTGTGTTCTTACGTTTGAATCGTGTAGTAGACGCACGTAGAATGTCTAACAAGTCAATAGCAGCAGACTGCGACTGGACTCCACACTCAGTTCATTTCCCACAACTTGTCAGCTTGATCAATCAACTACCTTTTGAAGAGATTGGGCGTGTTATGTTCTTTATCACTGAGCCTAATAATGAAACAATACCACACTATGATGACTCGCTAGATGTGCCTGATAGACTCAATGACGATTTCATATGGTTCACTACCAGCAATCGTTATAAGCGTATCTATGTGCTTGATGGTGATACTAAAGAAAAGCACTATACTGATCAAAGTAAGAAGTTTGTTTGGTTCAATGAAATGGACTATCATGGAACTGATCCCGTCAATCGTTTAACATTCTCAGTTAGAATTGACGGGAAGTTTCGTGCAGATGTTAAAGATGCAGTGTTAGATTGATTAAAAATTAAAAGTTGTTCTTTTTAAAACTCTTTCGCTGTCGGCAGAGTCATTTACTACTGTTCGTCTGTGAACATTGAACCAATTATCGTACACAATTAGATCGCCATCAGTCCAGACATGTTCATACATTGTGTTAGGCTTACTTTCCATTAGTTCATATACATTGTATACAAACGTTAACGTATCCTCATACGATAATGCAACGCCATCTTTTTCTACGTGATGTATCCATGCACGATTTTTATCTGGGTCACCTAGATAACAGCAATTTACCAATGGACTTATCTTGCCGGTCTTGGGATTAGTTTTAAGAAATGGAAACTTTTCCATTCTAGTGCCAGCTAAGTACATGTCCTGCATGATCACTGTATAGCCATCGAATGAGCGTTTCTCTTCTTCAGTACACTGCGCCCAACCTAACTCTAGATTGAGCCAAGTAGTGACTCCAGACTTATCAAATGAATTCTGAAACATGTACAGTGCTCTGCCAGGATAACTATACTCATTGACGTGAACCATATCAGCATGATAATGCATTGGCTTACGTGAGAAGTAATTATTACCAGCTTTGAAATGACTAACGGGCTTCACTGCAGTAGCATTCACTGTTTTATCATTACCACGACTAATGAATGGTAATTTGTAAATCTCTTTTGTCCATACTTTACCAAATTGCTTGCTTAAATCAAACAACGCATCATCTGATAGATTCGTTGGTAACCCTCTGAACACCAGTATGTTACGTTCAAAGATTAACTTTTGCCAAAAAGGCTGGTCATGACTTAGTAATTCTTCAAGTGATAAGTCAATATAGCTGCCCCAACTACTGTATATGTTTGTAATTTTCATAAGTGTGTTTATTGTCAAAGATAAAGCGTTGAGTTGAATTTAGTGTTAATAATGCAGTTGTCGTGCTTTGATGACTTGGTAACAAAATCAGTATAGTAATTGATAGCTTGTAAGCAAGAGATATTCATGGGTGGAATCCAAGTTCTGGTAATGAATCCTGTATTGAAAATTTCACGTGACAAGTTCTTTTTGCTTGCACTGACCCAAATAGATCCATCAGTCAACACGCTATTGCTATCATGATCGTTAAAGTAATCGTTAATTAAGTCCTTGTTACGCCATACTTCAATATAGTCAATGCTGTTGCTAATTGTGTTTAGCACTTTAACACGCCATACTAAGTCTCCATTCTTGGCACCTAACTCAAATATTTTATTATGATATCGCCAGTCTCCGCCGATATGAGTAGTCATTGCACGTACGTTAACGTTTTTGGTATTACCATCTTTAAAGTAGTTGGATAAGAACTGTGTATTGTCTGTGTGTTGAATCCAAACATATCTAACTGCCCATTTACCATGATCATCAGGGTCAATCAGTGCAGTCATTGGCTGGTTCAAACTACTGTCATGATGATTGATTGCGTTAACTATCACGGATTCAACCAGTACATTAAGTCTTTATAGTCAATGATTACTTCTGCTCGTTTGTATATGTTAAGATTCTCTAAAAATAATTTGATGTCTCTATGCTCGCTGGACTGACTCATCTTAGCCATTGCACGTTCATTTCCCGTAACTTTAGAGCGAATAACACAATCGGGCCAATGACGATACAATGTATATGGCTTAATGGCCCAGTGATTCATATTAACAAACTTGTTAAACACGGCAGCCTCGTACTTGATCCAATGACTAACATCATTGTCTAGTAACCATGCTAGCATTAGTTCGGGTGTATGAAAAAAGAAGCGAGAGGACACTCCGGTGGCACCCACTTCTCGTGCGGTTTCGATTGCAGCAATAGAGACCAATTCTTCTTCGATGAATAGTCCTTCAAGTTTGTTACGGCCGTAATTACGATGACGACGTAGATTCATATCTCCGCCGCCCATAACAAGATGATGTTTGGGAAATTGTTTAATCATTTGTATGTGTAACAATGTTTCCCAGTTATTAGTTTTATAGTGTCGAGCTAAATCAGGCAACACGTTTCTGAAAAAATCAATCAGATCAACAGTTATATAGTTAACGTTAATGTCGTGATCACGACAAAAATCAACTGCGTACTTGGTATCATAGTAGTTGATATTATCTTCGTTGTCAAAGTTAAGTTTCATAATCACTACTTCAAATGGAACTTCCGCTTCTAGAAAAGATTTTACAACTATCTCGCTGCTTAGACCCCCACTAAAACAAATCATAATGGGACTCTCACTGTGCTTACCGATTAGTTCGGCTGCTCTGATACACTCTGCTCTAAATGAGATTGGTATATAAGCAGCACGACCAAATTTGGCCCAGTACTCTTCGGTCTGATCTTCAAAGTTATAAAGACCACTTCCCCATCCAAATTTGAAATGATTTTCATGCGTGATATACATTGCTTAACCTTATGTGTGCTAATATTTATAAAAGATTACAGCTAGTGATAAATATTTTTACTTGGAGACAATAAGTTGGACGTTATTTTTTGGAATTCAGACCCACAAGATTGGAACTATTTTACTAGATACATTGGTCCCTATAAACTTGCTCACTGGATTCGTAAGCACGGCTATAGTGCTCAAGTCATTGACTTTATTGTTCATATGTCCGAAGAGCAACTGTATACGTACACTAAGAAATTTATCACGAGTGACACCACAGTAATAGGTGTATCAGCTACGTTCATGGCATTCAAGATGCACAAGTGGCCTGATGGTAGATTATCTTCGTTTCCTAAGCATATCATTGATGTGGGTCTTAGAATTAAGCGAGAGTATCCCAATATAAAGTTTGTAATAGGAGGATACGGCTCTGATCACTTGTACATGGGCGGTATACCACACGCTACTGTTATGAGTTATACCAATGCGTGTGAGGATATCTTCTTAGAGTATCTAGATCATTATAAAAAAGGAACTCAACTACCACTAGGCAAGTTGCATACTAATTACTATGGGTTAAACTCAATAGAAAATCCCAAGTTCAGAATGATGTACGACACTGCTAGAAATCCCAAGTACAATATCGAACACGATGATTTCAAATGGAATGAAAGTGATGTTGTTTTGAAAAATGAACCCTTGCCATTAGATATCAGTCGTGGCTGTATCTTTGCTTGCAGATTCTGTCAGTACCCTCACTTAGGCAAGGGTAAGTTAGATTACATTCGTGGCATGGAATATATCAAAGAAGAAATGCTAGATAACTATGCCAAGTTTGGTACCAACAACTACATGATACTAGATGATACGTTCAATGACACCGAAATAAAGCTTAGAGCATTCAATGACATGGTTCAAAGTTTACCATTTAAAATTACATATAGTGCGTACTTACGTGCAGACTTGATTGACAGATTTCCAGACACTGCTTACTTGCTCAAAGACAGCGGATTGTTTGGAGCATTTCACGGTTTAGAAAGTTTACACCCATACGCTAGTAATCTAGTAGGTAAAGCATGGTCGGGAAAACATGCAAGAGAGTATATACCAAAGCTATATCATGATCTATGGGAATCTAAGATTCCAATGACATTGAGTTTCATTGTTGGTTTACCCAAAGAAACAGAGCAAGATTTGTGGAATACTCAGCGATGGGTACAAGACAATGATCTATACACAGTGGTGTTTCATAAACTGGGATTGTTCGGAAACAACAATAAAAATACCAAATACACAATACAAAGTGAGTTTGATAAGAACGCAAGTAAGTATGGTTTTTCGTTTGATGAACAAAATAGATGGAGCAACGAAACTTGGACTGAGAAACGAGCCATGGCAGTAACTCAGCAAATTTTTACACATAACAAAACAACCAATTATAGAAAGATCAGTATATGGAATTTGGGTACAATGATGTCTCTTGGTTACAGTAAAGAGTTTTTGTTAAAGACGCCAATCAAAGATATTGACTGGGTTGAACTTAAAAGTTTAAATTTGGCTAGATATACTGATTATTTTGATCAACTGGCAAAACTATGATTTATAATATTATCGAGGACTGTAGTCCATACTATATAAGATTCACTTATTCTGGTATCGAACAAGTATTTGAGCACTGTTCATCTGAACATTATGACTATCAAAAAATGATTGATGAACAACCATCAACCTATCTTGATAAAAATGGTCGCAAGTCATTTGTACATTATAAGCTAGATCAATCATCTGGACAAAAGTTACTAGAAAATGTGCCAATGCGTGACGCACTCAATGTTGATGATACACGAGTATCGTTCTTTATATCTGCGCCCAGATGTATTTACAGACCTCATAAAGATGGTTTGGCGGTCAGATGCGGCATTAACTACAGTGTACAAATCAATGATGACAAATGCGTGACTAGCTGGTATGACGATAAAGACTTGTCTATATATCCCATCGACACTATAAACGGCCGCTCTAGAGAAGCCAGAGGATTTGTCAGAGGAAAGCATGTGCCACTTAAATCAATGACTGCTAAGCAGGGTGAGTGTATACTGTTCAATACTGAAATATTTCACGATTGGAACAATAGCCAATCATCTAACATGCGAGTAATGTTAACGTTACGGTTTAAAGAACCGCACAAAATGTATTTTGCAGATGCTAAGCGTATACTATTCGGAATTTGACAATGTTTGACGGATTCTTTAAACTATCAACTGACTTTAAGTTTGACTTTGATATTGACAGTATGATATCGAAAATTGGCGGTGATCTTAGCGATCCCAATGATCCAAACAATCCTAGAGTGTATCATTCTCCTACGGGAGAATTGCATTGGCAACGTTACCTTCCATCTGACATTAGATTTGCTAGAAATGTATATATAAATCTACCAAAGGAGTGCGACTCAATTGTCAACAATCTCATACTATTGAAATATCATGTCAGACGAACAATGATCAATTCAAATAGTTTGTTAGATCGTTTTTTAAAACATAATGTCAACTCTGAAAGAATTGGTATTATTAAGCAGCAAAGAGGATGTACGGTTCTTGCTCACATAGACTCAACTCGCAGTTTAACACTGAACATTGGTCTTAAGAATTCAAATACGGGTAGAACTTGTGTCGGGGATCAATCGTACGTCATGCAAGATCATGATGTATACTTATTAAATACATCATTGACTCATTCAGTTGAGTCATTGTCTACTGAGTGTGATCGTTACATCATTTCCTATACTGTTGACTATTAGTGCTTTGAAATGTATTTGTGATTAGTAACTTTTGGGTTGTCAAATTTTGTTAGTCTTTCTTGATTATTCATAAGAGCGACGATTGACTTACTGTCTTTCATTAGCTCTTTAAGTTTTCCCGGAATCCAAAAGTCATAGCCAAGAAAATAAAATGGAACGCTACTAGTATTGACAAACGCATGACGTTCGGTTGCTGGGCTAAACTGAAATAGTGTGCCCTGTTTTACTTCAACATTCTCGTCATTGATGTTGATAGTTACTTCGCTACTATTGTTTCCACTGACAATGAATATGTTTCTAACAATGTTAAAGTGATATTTGTACGCATCTACGTGCGGCAACAGTGCTTTATTAGCTTGCAAATTCCAAGTACACATACGACCAAATGGGCCAGTATCGCCACTCAGAGTTCTACTGTAACCACAGAACTTTCTAGTCATTTCTAGATTGGGATTGTACTCATCACCCTCGCATACTGCTGCGACCATGTTACCCACATGAAAGTAATTTAGATTACGATTCATGAATATCATTTTTGCCTGCTCAAAAATCTTGTGATTAGCATCACGTGGCCAAAACCAATCACGTGGATAAGCCAGAATCTCGGCTTCAATCTTCTTAGCCCAGCCACTCAGTGAGCCATCGTTTGATATCATATGCATAAATATGCTCCGTTTTTATTATTTATACGCATACACTGTCTTGCATAAAAACAAAACTAAAATGCGCTTGATGACCTAATAGATCGATCTATTGCGGTATCATTTCTAAGATATCCTCGTATGTCGTTTCTAGAGGAAATCTAATGCTAATAAAATGTTCATCGTAACCCGTTTCATTATGATTTTCAACATTGTGCCACGAATCTACTGTTGCAATCATTGGACGATTTAACTCGTACGTTGACAACAATGTCGAGTCGCTTAGCTCTAGTACAGGAAACGATGACATATGTGATCCTAGATTCTGACCGATTGGTGCATTGGGATTTTTACTGTACCAATTCATGACCACACTACTGCACTGAGTTAATGGCAGATTAAATGATATTTTTTGAACTTGCTTAGTTTCAGTGTTCATGTCAATGTGAATTCTACTTTTATGCTTGGGTGGCATAACAAAGTACAAAATTCTATCAAAATTTTTCAGATTCAAAATCGATTCAATTTTCTTGGTAAAATCAGGTCCGCAGCTATACACGTTTTTTGCAAATTTGGGATTCAATGAAATGATTTGAGGAAGAAATTCAATGATTTTCTCACCACTGTAGTTGAAGTTTATAAAGTCGCAGTAGGCCATAAATATATTTATGTTCGCTGTGCTCTTAGCTAAATAACATTATGAAGAATCTACATCCTTATTATCAAACCCTATTCGTTGTATGGACTAATCAAATACTGTTTTGGTCAGCAACGGTACTTTTTTTTGATGTTTACACTGTATTTGTTATTATAGCTGCCAGCTACTTCTTTGGCTGTATTAGCGAGATATCGATACATCGCTATTTGTCTCATAAAACATACAAGACTACTCCAATGAAAGAAAAAGTACTACTGTTCTTTGCATTTTTGACTGGTCAAGGAGCAACGCTATCGTGGGTGGCAGTGCATCGATGCCATCACGCATACGAGGACACTGAGCAAGACCCACACAGTCCTTTGTTTATTCCTGCATGGAAGTTGATTCTTGGTTTGTTTCCTAGACAAGATTATAAAATATCAGTGATTGCTGATCTCATACGTTCCAAAAACAAAGCATACTTTATATTTGAAAACAAGTACTACTGGTTGTTGTGGACAGCACTGTGGATCACTACGTATTTTATCAGTTTCTATTTGTTTTATTTCATCGTTGCTGGAAGTGCAATGTGGTATCTGATGACTTGCGCTGTGAATATTTTTGCTCATGGTAAGGTTGGGGTGAAAACTAATGAAAACGCAGTTGGGTTGAATAGTACAGTTCTCAACGTACTCACAGGGGCTGGACATCATAATAATCATCACAGTGATCCCAAAAACTATAGTTACAAAGTTACTAATGAGACAGATATCTACGCATGGGTTATTGAAAAGGTGTTTAAGGTATGAACGAACTTATTAAAGATGTAATATATATGCCGTTGGCAGTACCAATGGTTCAATGCGACGCAGAAAAAATAAAAAAATTCATCGACAAACGAGGATCCAGAGTAGACTATCCATGGGCAGCAGACATTGATCAACCTTGGAATCACGTTGTAATCAAATCACCGCTGATACCAGAGACGCCCGGCGAAATACCCGGTAGCGGATGGAGACCAGACTTTAAGAAGATATTCCCAGAAGTGGTTCAGGCAGTAGAGAGTTTGCCATTTACATCAATGGTCTGTGTGTATTTGCTCGAACAGATCATTGATGTTAAGCCTCATACTGACTATATGGGCAAAAACTCTATAGATCATCTAGAGCCAGCTTCTTATAGAATTTCTTTGCTCAATGAAGATCACGAAACGTTTTATATGTGTAATGACGTAGAATGTACTACCTATCAGCATCCAAGATATCCAACAGACACCAATACATGGGTATTCAGCAATAGATCAAAGCCTCATGGTAGTATTATACCAAAGGAAGGAAAAAGAAAAATTATCCTTATCATAGGCGGTGGAGTACTCGACGAAGCCAGACATCTAGAGTTGTTAGATGAAAGTTATAAAAAATATAGTGACTATATTATAAAATGAGTGAAATTTCTGTCAGAAATTTAACAATGGCCGATCTAGACATCATTGAGAATTGTGTTTACAAACACGATACAATGTACGGGGTTCCGATTCAACATGACATTTATATTCAAAGATATATAAGTAATATTGAAAACTCATATGCGGTTGGGGCATTCATTGATGACGAGTGCATGGGTATATGTTCTCAGTTCTTTTGGGTCACCATGCCTGTTTGGACGTTGACCAATCTATTTTTAATGACCAGCGGCAACATGTTCTACGGTAAAAAAATGATCACCGTGACTGGCGCAATTATGGAACAATGTATTAGAAATGCAGAATCAGATGAACGATATGAATTTTATTACGTGATAAGAGATACTGAACATCTAAGTAGAAAAGGTCAGACTAAAGACATTATCTCGAAATCAAATTCGTACATCAGTGAACGCTATGATTTTATAAACGTACAGACTCTCAAGTCTCCAGACGATGTTAAATGGCCGTACATTTCAAATTTGATAGGAGATATCGGCATGAGCGCAATATCTTACCCACATAACAAAACTTTGGCTGTACGTCGAGTGACTATAAAGCCGGAATTTCGATAATTATAATTCGATAATGTTTATGGTATGGCCAGATGTATCGCAATACTCTTGTCTAACCTTCATAAACTCATCAACAGACAGTCCAAGTGCTTGACACATCAATGTGCCAAACTCATCTTTTGCGGCTGAGTTAGAAAAAATAATCGTTCTAGTACTTGTCAATTCATCAGTACTAAGATTCTTATCTAGACTAAGAATTTTTCCCTGATTGCAAAAGTCAGAATATACTGGTGAAACTTTGTAATGTGCGGTATACCAGTATATACTGTCATAGAAAAAATTGACACTAGTGTTGGGTCTGGTTATTGTAATAACGGTTGTATTGGTCATAGTAATTGCTCCTGATAGTATTTATCGCTGATAGTATTTATCACTATTATAAAAACAGTACTGAAATATGCTTATATTAAGCTACGTTTAGTACTAAAATATGCTTATATTAAGCACAATTTAGTACTAAAATGCTCTTAATACACTAAATCACGCTTAGTAGCTAAGCTACATTTAGTACTAAAACACACTTAGTAACGATAATCCTTGACAGTAAATGGCAGAACTGCTATAATATGTACTGTTCAATGAGAAAGGAAGTAACAATGCTTAAGTACGGTGTCGCAGGGCTTGATATTCGTGTCGTATCTGACACGTTGGGTGACGTGATGTTCAAAGCTGAGTACAGTACTGACTACGTAAGCTACGTGATGCAACACGCTAAGCCTTGGTTACGCAGCATCAAGCAAGTGCCAGAGGGCACGGGTAACAAGGGTGACAACTTGCAGTACGAGTGCAAGTACGAGGGCTACTGTATGACATGGTCGCAGTGGTCTGAAATGATGAGTCAGATCAATCTCTAGTCTCAAGCGTCACTACTGTGACGCACTACACTAAACACAAGGGCATCACATGACACACAATCACGCATTCACTAAGTTTGTAGACTACGTTTACAGCTTTTACAATCCCACTACGGGCATCTACCCAATGAATATCACTCGCAGTGATATCGAAGACGCTACTGAAGTGCTGTTGACTATGCCCAACATTACTGTTGAGTATGATAGCATTGACCGTGAGCGTGTACGTGATATCATGGAGTCTGAGCTTGCACGTACTGATGCACTGATTGCCGCACATGATGATCGTGCGCTGATCAATTCTGTTGGCTGTGAGTTTGACTAATCTAAGGAATATTTAATGACTTACATTGCACGTTGTTTTACTTGTTACGAGCCAGTGTCAGAGGGTGTCGCCTATTGTGTCGCCTGCAGGCAAATCGATGCTATCAATCGTCAGACAAAACAGGCGAATGATTTAGCTGAGCAAAATGCCGAGCGCATGGCTCAGCAGGCCAGCCGTCAAGAACGACTTGAAAGTGATCGTATCTGGGAACTACGTCAGCTAGAGGAATATCGTCAACGTGAGAAATTGCTTGATCTAATTCCGGGTTATCGTCAGCAACAGGCACTAGAGTTAGCCGAGCAAATGAGGCTGGAAAAAGAAGAAGAAGCCGAATACAAACGAATATCCGAAGAATGGGATCGATTTTATGCTACTCCCGAGGGACAAGCTTATAAGCATAAGCAAGATTTAGATAATGCCCGCTCACGGGTTCATGAACACTCATTTGGTGTTTTTTTGACATACGGTGTCGGACTTGTTTCTTTTTTCTTAGTATTACGATTGTTCGCTACTGGCCATCCGGTTTTTGGTACTATGGCGCTTTTTATTGCCGTATTGGGTGTTTTTGGTTTATATAATAAGTATATGGATTCTTTCCCAGCATACTCATACAACCATAAAGAAGTTAAAAGACTAGAAAATAAACCTTGACAATAAATACAGTTTCAAGTATACTACACACATACATAGGAGAATATACATGAGCGAATATAAATATATCGTTTGGGTCGGTGGAGTGCCCGTCTGGTCAGGCTATAGTCTACGTGAGGCCGAGCTTGTAGTTAAAGCATGGAATGATAGAGATTATACTGATGTTATTCTTGAAAAAGATGAATTTAGTCCCTACAATACGGTGAACTCATGATCTGGATGTACTTTGGCTTTATTGACTTAATAGTTCTAGCAGTGGGCATTGCCATTATCTGCATTAACAGTTATATGCGATGATGCAAGCTATCTCTTGGACAGTTGAACGTGATGATCACAGTGACTTTGTGTTATTGTGGTGGCCACGTGGAGACTTATATTGCCGTAGAAATTACGAAAGATTAAGCAGTAAAAATTATTATGACGCAGTACAGGAAGCTAAATACTTTCTCAATATAGAGTAAACTGTAAAAAATCGCTATTATATAGTACTTTTTTACGAAATGGATAAATAACTATACAGAAATTGAAAATAGTCCTTGACTAATATTCACTGCTGTATTATAATACTAACTTAAACATGAAAACTAAACTTTTAAACCTCTTGAGTTCCGTCTATGTAGCGTCAAACGCCACAGCGGAAGCATATTGGCCCGAGTTTAGCAAACAGGGACGCAATATGCCGACACACTCAAATGGTCGTATTGATGCGTTCAGGGTTCAGGGAAATTGTATGTAATAGTAAGCATACAAAATAAAATTCTCAGAACCCTAGACCAGAAATCTAGGGTTTTTTGTTTTTAGCAGTAAGTGAATGTAGGCAACGAGAGCCGTGTGAATCACTATAAACAAACACTAAATGGGCGGGGTTCTGGATGAATACACGGGCGGTAACCGTGTTAGTAAAAGAGACAAGTAGTGGGACAGCCACTACAATTTATTGAGTACATTGGTCTAAGCGTACCTCCCCGCTTAGGGGATTAGGGCGAGTAGTGTACTCAATAAATTGAAAATACACCCCTGTAGGTAAACGGTTATACCGGAGGCTTGATAAGCCTTTATTACAAGTTCGATTCTTGTCGGGGGTACCAAAGTTTTAATGGGGGGTTGGTGCTAACGGGAACACATGTGCTTTGCAAGCATGAGTTAAGGGTTCGATTCCCTTACCCTCCACCATAATGTATTTGTTGAGCAAGTTGTTTGAGCAGTGTTAAATGCACACGGGTTACCTTTCCTAACCGTCAGTGAACGAACGTTCGTCATCATGACGTACCCCTGCCGAATGAACTGGGCGTGGCAGTGATAGCAGCTTGCTCAACAAATACCTTGACACTAAATACTGTGTGTGTTATAGTGTCAGTATAGTAACAATTGCGGGTGAGTGTGTAGGTAAGCACGGTGGTCTCATAAGCCACAGGGGGCGGTTCGATTCCGTCACGTCGCAACCAAATTAACTTAGAGAAAATATGTTTATTAAATTAACTAACGCACGACCAGAATTTCTAAACGAGCCAATTGCAATCAATGCTGATTTAATTGTATCTATATTTAAATCAACGGTAACAAGACCCACTGGTGAGATCGTAGAAGTCACTATGGTGTTCATTCCTCCGCATGGTAACTGGGAAGTAATGGAGTCAGTTGATGCGGTTATTGCTCTTGCCAATGGCACAGAGTTACCTCACGGTGATGTCTATAGTTAAGAAGTAATTTCGGAGTGTAGCTCAGTCTGGTAGAGTGCTTGCTTTGGGAGCAAGAAGTCCAAGGTTCGAATCCTTGTACTCCGACCAATTTTTAGAGAAGATATGTATAGTATCATAGAAGATTGTAGCCCATATTATATTAGATTTACGTATCCAATGTTGACACAAATAATCAATCGCTGTCAGGATATTGCATCTAAGATAGAATTCCCATATCAGTTTGCACAACACAAATTCGACAAAGAACTGGGTCAAGAGATTCTTGATATGTCGCCGATGTCTACTCAGTTTGAATTAAATCATGAGCGTGTATCATTGTTGGTTAGTAAATCTGGCCATTATGGCAGAGTACACAAGGATGGTATAGCTACGCACATTAGTTTTAACTATCCGATAAAAATACTAGATGATAAGTGTATCACTAGTTGGTTCTCGGATGAAGATATGAAAGACTATCAAACAGACGATAATCCGCCTGGACAAACCGGCCGTAGACTTATTGGCTGCGATACTTCCAAACATTGTCCATTGAAAACAATGTGTGCTAAGCCAAATGAGGCTGTCTTGTTTAACACAGAGATATGGCACGATTTTGATAACAGACAGTCAGCAAACGAGCGTATCATTCTTACGCTAAGACCGCTGCACCCAGAGAACATTTATTTTGAAGATGCTAGAAAAATAATGTTTGGATTTTAAATTAACAACGCCCCCTTCGTTCAACGGATAGGATACTAGGCTACGAACTTAGTGATGGTGGTTCAATTCCATCAGGGGGTACCAACTAGAAAAAGAGAAAATATTGTACAAAGTATATTGGACTGCACCAGACGGTCAAGCATGTAGTGAAGAATATCTGGAAATGATTGAAGCACTAACTCAAGCTAATCATCTACGCACTATCGGTCGCTTATACGTGGCCATGGTAGGAGAAAATCCCAATCAAGTAGGTAAGATGGGAGTAGATAGTGTTGAAAACGGTCGATTGCCAAGTGGTGAAAACTATACTTGGAAAATGCGCCGATAGTAATGCCCTCGTGGACAAATTGGCAAAGTCGTTTCTCTCAAAAGGAAAAATTCTCTCGGTTCAACTCCGAGCGAGGGTACCAAAGTTTTAATCTCTGCGTGGCGTAATCTGGTAGCGTAGCTGGTCTGGAGCCAGGCGGTCCAAGTTCAAATCTTGGCGTGGAGACCAATGTCCCTTAAACTAATCTGGTGAAAGTGACAGCTTGAAAAGCTGTAAAGGTTGGATCGTAACCAACAGGGGGCACCAATTACATAATGTAGTCTTGAAATCGATCTACGATTTCTTCCCAACTAAAGTTGTATGATGTACTGCAACGTGCGCTGATACAATGGCGATCGCCTATGCTAACAGCCTGATGCGGCTCTCTTGCATTAACAAGATATGCAGCCGGCGTCATATAGTAGCTTTTAATTGGAGGAATGTCGGTTGGTTTAAACCTAACTAAATTACCTAGTTTGTTGTTTATGGTTTCATTCTCAACAACATCTTTTCTATCCCAGTAATTTAAAAGTCCATCTGCGCCGTATATCCAGTTGATTCCCCAAGCACATTTGTGTAAGAATGAATCAGTGTGGATTTGCGCTGTATATTTGGGTGGCTTAGAAAAATCAAAAATACGATCCCATTTGAAACCATTGACGATTAGAAATTCTGATCTGATTATATCAGCGGGTTTGTAATAAGAACGCACTGCATCAGTTGGAGTCACATTTATCATTGACAATGCCTCGGCAGTCAAGACCTGATCAAGTTGCGGTAGATTTAGTTTAATGACATATTCCATGTGAGTATTTATACAGGGTCGCTTACGATTTGATAAATATTCATACTATGAATACTTCTTATCCAACGAAAAATAATTTACCATGGACTAGCATTTATCAGTTTCCAAATCCAGTGAATTCTGATCTTTTTTCAGCACTACAACAGTGTTGGCAAGAAGAAGACTGGGGAGAAAACTTTCAAAATAATAAAAGAGACCCTGCTCAGGCTGCGATATATCCATGCACTAGACGAGTAGAATATGATCCAACAAGATTATTTTCTAATAAAAAATTAGAAGCGGCAATCGTCAACGTGGCTGAAGAAATCAAAACATTGTTTACAGTTTCAATGTCGTTGTTATGGGCTGAACTAACTCTATTAGTACCCAATGGTACTATAAGATGGCATCATGATAGACTGGCAAATGGAATAGTAGCAAGCAAAGTAATGATTCCGCTTACAGATAACAGTGATGTAAAAAATTATTTCTGTAGTTGGACTGCCGACACTCCGACTGATCGTGGAGACTTTAACCCAGTACCACACTTGTCAGATGATCTATATGAAGTAGAAATGAAGTCTGGATTTTACTATGTGTTCAATCATAGAATACCTCATAAAACTGTAAGTAAGTCATCAGCTCCTCGTGGAATGCTGGCCTTGGATATGATTCCAACAGAGTACACTAGTATAATTACAGAAAATCTTGGCCCAATTACTGAGTTTGAGAAAATCAAACTTCTTCCTCCGCATATTTGCTGAGATCGAGAGAAGTTTGCATACATATTATATGACAGTATGTATAACATATAAATAGTTTCGTAGTACAAATTTAATGCGGGCGTAGCTCAGATGGTAGAGCGCCACGTTGCCAACGTGATTGTCGTCGGTTCGATCCCGATCACCCGCTCCAGTTTTTGTATCCCTAATGTAATGGCAGCATATCGGTCTCCAAAACCGCTAGTCAAGGTTCGAGTCCTTGGGGGTACGCCAAATAGTAAAGAGTACAATGCCCCTGTGGTGGAATGGCAGACACGCTAGTCTTAGGAACTAGTGGAGAAATCCGTGCGAGTTCGAGTCTCGCTGGGGGCACCAACATTAGGATAATATGAAAGAGATTATAGAAATAAAAAATTTAAACAATGACATTTTTGTTCATTGGGTTATCACGAATTTCTGTAATCAGGATTGTACATATTGTCCTCCTGCGTTAAAACAAGGAAAATTCGCTAAAAGTCAAGGATTTCCAACTGATCATGATATAGATAAGTTTATTGACACGTTGATTGACACGCAGCGAACAACGCAAAAAAGATTGATGATTAACATATCAGGTGGTGAGCCGACTGCACATCCTAAGTGCGGTAATATTATTGAGCGACTACATGACTATGCCGTTATCATATTGACAACCAACGGAACTAGAGGCATTAGTTGGTGGAAATCTTTGCCACATCTGCCCAATCTAGTCATACTGTCTTTACACCCCGAGTACTATGATAGTAAAAAGATACGCATCAATGAACTTTGTGAATTTTTAAATGATAACGGGGTATCGATTAGATTTAACTTGATGTGTCACCCTCAAATGTGGGACACTGTATTGAAAATAGTCGATGATGTTGATGATCGGTTCAAACCGTTCATTGTTCCAAAAATATTACAGCATCAAAGCACAGTTAGTAGAAATCTGCATCAGTATACCGAAGAGCAGTTAAATTTCGTTAAGAACTATCCAACGAAGTTAAATATGAATTTCACGTGGGATTGTGAGTCTGTATACTCCGATAACACCACTAGACGTACATTGCCGAACACTATCATGGCAGAAGGACAACACTATTTTCAAAATTGGAGATGTTCGGCTGGTAGCGAAGGAATCGATGTGTACGCAAACGGTCAGGTCAGTGCTGGAATTTGTAAGGTAAAAATACTTGGACATATTTCAAATTTCAAGTTTCTTGACGAGTATCTAACCTGTTCTAGACCAAATTGTACATTCCCTGGAGATATACAATTAAATAAATATAATCCAGCAATAGTTAAAAAATAGTTCCATAGATTAGCGGTAAATCGTCACGTTGACATCGTGAAGACCACTGGTTCGATTCCAGTTGGAACTACCACAATCAAAAACAACGGGTAGTAATGCAGCGGGGTTGGTCCTGCGACTGGCCTTGAAAACCAGGTTCTCTGTAATGGGGATGGGGTTCGACTCCTCTGCTACCCGCCACAATTTCAATTCCGTCTTAATATTCATGGTGAGTATGCTCGGCTGTTAACCGAAGAAGGTTGGATCGTTACCAACAGACGGAGCCATGTACAATAGGTTGCAAGCTTTAATGGTGAAGCACTCGGCTCTTACCCGAAAGAACTCAGTTCGATACTGAGGCGACCTACCAATCAAGTGGGGTGTAGTTAAATGGTATAACAGCGGGCTTTGAACTCGCTATCCTAAGTTCGATTCTTAGCACCCCTTCCAATAAAAAGTGTTGTAAAAATACAACACAATACTAAGCACTGTTTAGTGCTTTTCCTTGACAGTAAATCAGTATTCAGTTATAATACGTACTTACACTGAACAAAAGGAAATACTATGGCTAAGAATGTAGCTATTGTTTCAATGAAAATGCACGGGTCGCACGGTGGAGTTGATGTCAAATTCTTTGTCACTAAGCATTCTCAGATTAACATTACTGAGTATGCACACCCAAGTCACAGACGTGACAATGAGCCCATACGCTATATTTGCGTAGATGATGGTCGTCATGGTAACGGTGGGTGGCTATTTGAAACAGATAAAATATATACTCTTAAAGATGTATTAAAAGTATTTGAAGATGCTTTTAACAGTCTGGACTAATATGCAGATTACAATTGACGTTGAGAAAATTGCTCGATTGGCGGAAAAGTATCAAGACGCTACTTATGCGTATGATACTCCGTTTATGAATGCTATGCGAGAATTGTACCCAGAGTTGTGGGCGCCAGTTGACAAAATCATGACTGAGCAAATGCGGCACAAGTACAAGTGGCAGCAAGTTGGGAATGTAATTTATATGGATTTAACGCAAAAATAGCTTGACGATAAATCGGTAATAGTGTACAATGTACACATACACTAGAGAAAAGGAAGCAATCATGGACTTAAACCCAATGGATCTAATGAATCAAATGGCGAGTGCAGAAGAAAAATTCTGCGACAAGCTAGACGCTGAAGGTCCCGTGGTTATTCACGGCATGAAGTTTGATCGTAGTTTGATTATGCGAGTAATGGCGGAAGATTATTATTCAGATGCTCTTGACGCTTATATGCGTAGTGTCGGTATTGATGTAGACGCGGCGTAATTATTAGGAGATTGCAATGACTGTAACAGTAGCTAAGATGAACGGTAAAATCGTTGAAGTTATCCGTGTCGCTGAAACAGTCAAGTTCTCACAGGATCGTGGGTGGGTTTGTGTTTGTCCTCATGTAGGAGATGTAAACTCTAACGCAGTCAAGTGGGTGCGCCTTGGTAATCAGCGTTTCGATTGGGTCAGAGAATTTAATTTTTAAATAGTGTTAAATTCTCTTGACAGTAAATCAGAATTCAGTTATAATAGTAGTATAGTAAGTAATGCAGTAAACGCTCTTTAACAATCAGTACGCAATATTGAAGTACATTCAAAGTCGCAAAGTCCCGCCGAGTGGGCCGCAGCAACGGGACCAGGCGTCGAGAGTGTATTTCAATATTGCGTAACATACATAATATTGAAACTCATTGCCCGTTACTGGCTGAGGGAGTACGTAAGTCGTGGCCTGAAGTGGCTCAGCGCAGTACTGTCTTAAATGATACGCTCAAGACGCCAAGAAAACAGAAGGTGAGCAAGCAGACGCAATACACTTAGGAAGGGGTCTGACAGTGAGTTTCAATATTGTGTATTATACACAATAAGTGCAGTACGTTGACTCTATGATACTGGGAAGTATCGGCCTGCTGGGAAGCACCCCAAGAGTCATCATTATTGAACACATAAAGGCGTAGGCCACGCTGAGTGATGGACATAGCAGCGTGTTAATTTACGGTGTAGGCGGGTTCGATTCCCGTGTAGTGTGTTCAATAATGATAAGTACTAGTTTCAAAGGAAACAATATGTACACAGTAGAATATCAAACAGAAGAAGACACAGTAAAAGAAATTCATCGTACATCACTACAATTTTTGTATGGGTTGATTGTATTTTTCACTGTGTGTTATTTTATTCGCTAATATGCCGCTGTAGCTTTCTGGTGAGGGTAACTCGTTGTCTGCGAGACTTAGGTGGGTTCGATCCCCATCAGCGGCGCCAAGTTTTCAATGCTGCATTCGACTTCTGGTGAGGTCATCACCCTTTCAAGGTGACCAGACGGGATCGTAACCCGTATGCAGTACCAAGTTTTGTAGAGATACGTATTGCCCGACTGAGATTGATATCTCCCGCCTGTATCGGCGCTATGTTAGGACATGGGCACCTGACTTACTACAGTTTTTTCAATGGTGTAGATAGCTTAATCGGTAAAGCCTCGGGTTGTGAAGCCGACTGATGCGGGTTCAAATCCCGTTCTACACCCCAAAGTATTCTTGAAAGAAGAAGGCACTGCGACCTGAGCCTCACCGGGCGGCATGCCAGTTACGAAACAGTAGGGTAAGAGTCCCTAGGAGAGGCACGAATTCAAGAACATAAGATAGCGACTAGTAAGGCACGTGACTGAAAAATCGCCGTAATGTCGAGATTGGGCAGGTAGATAATCTCGTTAAACCCCTGCCAGAAATTTAGTAAAAGTTTCGGAGATGAAGCATCAATGGTGATGCACTGGACTGTAAATCCGGCGGGCTTGCCCACGACTGGTTCGATCCCAGTAATCTCCACCACCTTTGAAGTACTCAGTACTACAAGACGTATTGTGCTACGGTTGACCACCTGCGCCTAGCAGATGTAAACGCACAATCTAGGCAATGGATTAACTACTGTTTGGCTGCAATGGTCACACGCCCTTGGTCGAACGGTAGTTGCCATATCGAAGTACATTAACGTGGAGAGAGCGGTACCGGCGGGAAGTGTCGGGTGGGGCGCAAATCACGATAGTGTATTTCAATATGGTGTTTATAATAGCGGTAAAGGTAGACGCAGACGGCGGCGGGACGCTTAAACCCTCCGATGAGATAAAACTCATCGAAACCGTTGCAAACTGTGGGTTCGAGTCCCACAATAGAAACCATATTGAAGTACATTCAGTATAAGGCAGCGTTTATTATTATAAAATATGATAAACCCGTGAGCAGCCGCAACAAGAGGCAGTGCCGATAAACTTGTTTAAAGAGTGTATTTCAATATGGTTTGAGTGTAGATCGGGAGGGAGGTCGTTGCTAGTCACACCGGACCCCAAACAGAATCGCATGAGTTCGACAATAGATGAAGGGCTGTGGCTTGACCGCCAATTGTCCGGAAACGACGATAGGACGCCATATTGAAGCACAAAACTTTATGAAAGAAGTTTTACAGTACCTGAATTAACAGGAACCTATTATGGTTGACATCTGGCAAGGGTGTATAGTCTGAAATGACAGAGTGTTTCAATATGGTAAGTAAGAATAGACGAAAAGTCACTGGTGAGACTAGATGCTTTGAACCATGGAAACAGAGCTAGGTTTATTCTTGTTGATCTTGGCCAATCGACACCATATTGAAGTACATCAGATGAACAATGGCCCCTATCGCGGCCTAAGTAGTTTGGTGTATTTCAATATGGTAATCACATAATGGTGAGGCAAGAGAAAAGGTAAGATAATTTATCACCGAGCGTATCTCTCAGTCTAGCGCAGACTGGCCAACTGAGTTCGATTCTCAGTAGTGATGACCATATTGAAGTACATTACCTTAAGACTGGAAAGGGTTCCTAGGAAAGCCCGATGACGTATCTCATTTAAGAGTGTAAATCGTGTTGCCAGAGTTGTAGTGTATTTCAATATGGTTATTAAGTTTTGGATTGGTAGTTCAATTGGTTAGAGCACCGCCCTGTCACGGCGGAAGTTGCGAGTTCGAGTCTCGTCCAGTCCGCCAATTTTTGCAGCTATCGTCTATCGGTCAGGACACCGCCCTTTCACGGCGGGAAGAGGAGTTCGATTCTCCTTAGCTGTACCAGTTATAAATAAATCATTATGATAAAATTTACAATACAACTATTTTTAGTGCTGTTCTGTTCGATTACTAGTGCAAACACAGTAACACTGATTCTGTCATCAGGACCCGGTGGTGTTGCCGATCAAACTGCCAGACACATGGAAAAGTATTTTCTTGAAAAGAAAAATATCAAGTTAGTGGTAGTTTTTAAACCGGGAGCCGATGGTCTTATTGGACTTCGTGAGCTATCACGATCTCAAAATGACGGCACTGTGATTGGTTTGAGTGGTGTATACACACTAGCTAACATTGTAAAGAACAATGATCTTAGATTTGAGTATGTTACTGCCACGTATTGGATAACTGCCGCATTGGTAGCTAGCTCTAAGACAACTATCACTAACTATGACGACTTTGTATCTAAGATCAAGTCTGGCAACAAGTACTCATTTGGGTACAATGCTCCTAGTCAGTTGTACAACATCAATCAGTTGTTACGCAATGTAACACACAATCACGATGTTATTACCGTTCCCTATAAGAGTTCTGGCGCAGTTGTCAATGACATACTGGGTGGTCAGATTGATTTTATACTGGTTCCATATCCATTGCTGGAAAAGCACATTGAAAGTGGAACCTTAAATTTAATTGCCACTGCCGATAAGATATCAGGCGTGGAAAATGTCCCCAGCTTAGACAACAAGTTTAAAGACTGGATCGACTTTACTGGCATTTGTTTTGTGTTGCCCGTGGGTACACCCAAGCATATTGTAGACGAGTGGAATAAAAATCTGCGTGACTACCACAATGACAGTGATACTAAAAAGTTCTATAAAGATCGACATGCAAACTACTATCAGTTTGGAGCAGAGAATCTCAAGAATATGATTGGAGCAATAAATGCCACACAATGACGGTTACTTTGGCACATGGACTGTAACAGGAAAGTCATTTCAAAACAAAAGAAATGCACTGCTGTATGCTAGTAACAATGGTTGCCCACCAGTAACATGGTCATGGCACGACAGTATTTGGAAGAACTTTGATCGTTCTAGATTGGGTAAGCAAACATTGACAACATTGTATCGTGAACGAGCGCAACAGCTACGAGATACATACGACTATCTGATACTGAGTTATTCAGGTGGTGCTGACAGTCACAACATATTACTGGCATTTCTTGATAACAATATCAAGTTAGATCAGATTTTTGTGCATCAGCCATTCACTTACATTAACTCGTCTTACCATAAACCAAATACCACTGACACTACATCTAGAAATATGATCAGTGAGTGGGACTACTGTATAAAGCCAACGTTAGATTACGTGGCAAAAAATCATCCTAGTATTCATATTGAATTGAGTAACTGGATGGACAATGTAAACGAGCAGTACTTTAGCAGTGAAGATACATTCTTAAACGCTGGTGGCTCAAACAATGGTATGGGCCCAATGGCTAGAAATCTAGACTTCTCAAAAGTCGGACTCACTGTACTGAACAAAGACAAAACTATAGCAACCATTTACGGTAGTGATAAACCACTGTTATGGCTAAACGATCGGCAAGTGTCAATGATTTTCACTGACGTGCCTATGTCTCATGCTACCAATACTGTGGGAACATTTGAACCATTCTACTGGTCGGAACAGTTACCCGACTTGATCTTTGAAATGGCATATCAAGTGTATCTTTACTACCGAGCAAATCCACATCTGCAACAGTATATGTGGACAAAAAGTTCTAACGTAACTGACAATGTAATTACTAAGTTCAACCATGAGATATCTAAGTTGGTTTGCTATTCGTCTACGTGGGACTTAAGAAAATTTCAATCAGACAAACCAAACTTAGGTGGATTAAGACAAGACAGAGATTTCTTTATATACGAGTACGCTGACTATCAGCGAGTAAAAGATATATGGCGGCATCATCAACAAGGGTTCTATCACGGTATCAACAAAAAGTATATCAACGATGGTGGCAATCTCAAGGTGATCAAGTCCAACACATACTATCTAGGTGACTTATAATTGTCCGAATGTGTTGACAACAAATCAGCACTAGTGTATAATTATATTTTACACTGTCACTGCGACAGTAAATAGATACTCTAAAAGGAATTAGCATGACAATCAAAAAGATTAACGAACAAATTGAAGTATGGCAAGAAGAAGATACAAAGTTTATCAGCGGCAATAGTGCCGCAGGTACACGGGCTCGTAAGGCATTGGCTGAGTTGGCGAAACTAATCAAAGTACGTCGTAACGAAATCACTGCTGAAAAGCTGGCTCGTAAAGAAGCCAAAGCTGCAAAAGCAGTAGAGTAAAAGTTTATGCGGGTATAACTCAGTGGTAGAGTGTCAGCCTTCCAAGCTGTTCGTCGCAGGTTCGAATCCTGTTACCCGCTCCAAGTTTTGTAAGTGTTAGCAAGAGAGAAAGCCTGTTCCGCAAGATAAAGGTGAGTTGGGCCTAATTAGCCTAGTAGCAAACAAGTATCTCCCTAGTAACGTACTCTCGACAGGCAGGCGCCCTTGATTAAAGCCTCAAATGGTTCCGATAGTGAGAGCGGATCTACTTACAAATTCAATAATGGTAGATAGCACTGGTGTGCGGCTGAGATTTATATCCTCGGGAGAGTGGTCAGATGGGCTGCAACGGAAAGGTTCGAATCCTTTATCTACTACCAATGGTGCTGTGGCCGAGTGACCCAAGGCAAGTGACTGCAAATCTCTACAACCGTCAGTTTGAATCTGACCGGCGCCTCCATTCAGCAGTGTTGTAAAAATACAACACATAAAGCTTGACGATAAATCACGATAGTGCTATAATATGTACATACAATAGGAGATGTAAATGAAAGCTTACGGATCCAAGCGTTGCTATCACGCTTGCCGAGTTGTTCAGGCTGGCAATGGCAAGAAAATCAAGTTTACCGTTGACGTGAAGTCACGCAAAAGCGGTCGTAAAATTAACCAAGATAAGGAGTAGTAAAATGAAGACAAAGGGTAAAACCATTGTTCCTCGTAATCGTTTTGCTAGATTAGCCGCCGCACGTTGCGCTGGCTCACATAGTAAACCGTACAAAACGGAACGCAGGAATACAAAAGTATCAGATCGTAAGGGTGCAAGTGATATGCACAATTACGACCCAATGGGGGTATAGCTCAACTGATTAGAGCAATCGGCTTTTAACCGATAGGTTCTGAGTTTAAGTCTCAGTGCCCCTACCAAGTTGTTATATTGAAGTACATTATAAGCAATGAAAGTCTAACGTGCCACGTGACCTAGACCCGTATAGCGTATAGTGTATTTCAATATAACAATGGTGATCTAGCATAGATGGTCTGTGCGTTTCCCTCATAAGGAAAAATGGGACTGGTTCGATTCCAGTGATCACTACCAAATTATTTGACTATACGATTCGTATAGAGTAGGTAGAGCCAGTAGAGGACTAAAATGGTAATCTATCATCGATAGTTCAGTTGCGGCATAGTGAAATGGTATCACACCGAATTTTGATTCCGTTATTCTTGGTTCGAATCCACTCATTACCACCAATAGAATAGAGAAAAAAATGAAAATCTTAGTAACAGGTAATCCCAATTACGGAATTGCAGAAGCAATCAAAAATACATTTGTTGATCATGAAGTTTCGTTCTACAGTAAAAATTATAACAATTTTGATCTAACTGATCCTGCAAAAATGGCAGAGTTAGTCTTGCTTAGTTTACAGTATGATGTCTTTATTAACAATGCCAGATTGTCTAGATACAGTCAAGTCAAGTTATATGAAGATATCCACACAGTGTGGTGGAAATCAAAAAAGCAAGGATCGATTATAAACATAGGCAGTACGGCAGATTCCGCTAGAGATCAGCATAGTGTATATGCTACTGAAAAGGCAGCTCTAAGAAAAATAAGTGATGCTGGAAGTTTTGCATGTAATTTTAAACATTCAGGCATTAAGGTCACTTACATTGCTTTTGGTTGGGCAGCAACGCCAGTACTAAATACTGTATTGCCACATGTTAAAAAACATGAATCAGAAGAAGTAGCTCGTTTACTAAAATGGGTCATTGAATACCCAGTTAGTTCTACTTGCATCAATGAAATTAGGATGGAACCTATACAATGATAAAATCTAGACCATTAACAAAACACATAGGTGAAATGATTGAAGACAAACACTTAACTGAATACAGTGATGAAGATATAAACGATCTTAAAAAATTATTATTTTATAGAAAAGTAGTATTTTTTGAAGATCAAAATCTCACAAAGCAACAGTTGAAAGAATTGGGAGATAGATTAAAATCCTCTCATGATGCACAGATTTACGAACAAGATATTAACAGCGCAGAAGTATATGATTATGGAGCAAGTTGGCATTCAGATCGAGACTATTTTCAAACATTGCCATTATACACAGCATTTCAAGTAAATGTATTGCCTGAGAATAAATTGACAGGAGCGACTGAGTTTGCTGACATGGCTTCTTTATATGAGTTCTCAGTGAGTCTAGTGCTTCAAGATACATTGAGAAATTTAACAGCAACTCATGAATATTTGACTTTAGAGCATGAAATGAGTCCAGGGGTTATTGGCAGAAGATTGCATCAAGCCACACACCCTGTGGTGTTAAAAACAGACTTTGAAACTGACAGCGTGTATAGTTTATTTTTAAACCCAGCGCACGTTAGAAAAATTATTGAATTGCATGAGAATGAAAGTGAAGCAATACTGAAAGTAATATATGAAAAATTATATTTGTATACTGAATTACATTACGTTCACCGTTGGAAAGAAGGCAGTTTAGCTATTTGGAATAACAGACTTTGCACTCATAGAGGCTTAAAAGATTTTCCTCGCGAGGAAATACGTATTGCTTCTAGAATAGTAATATACTAAGAAAGTGCCGCTTTCAAATACTAATCAGCTAATAATTCGGTTGGTTGACGAGTTAAGTGTATAGATAGTGACATTCTTGGCATTGTCATTTTCTTTTGAAAGATTACTTGATGCGGTATACTTGTATCAGCCACTAACGGCTGAGTCAATTCATAGGTGTCTATTATTTTTTTATCAGTGAAATCTAACTTGAAATAATTTCCGCCGTTCTTTGTGAGTTGAGTTTTTGTAACATTTTCAAGTTCATAAAAGTGAGTAAGAGCAGTATTGTGTGTGCGTAATATCGGAAGAAAAATTCTAATATCAGCCGCACCGTCCACATGAACTTGTCCCGTTGATCTATGATGTGCGTAAAAAGCACTTTTTGCAACCAAGTTATGTTGTTTCAATAATTGTTTTAACTCTGGATTGGTTTCTATCACATCCAGATTATCTAAGTATCGTTGCCCAACAAAATGTGGGAACCAATTTGATAAACTTGACACATAGTTGTAAATCTTTACACTAATCAAGTCAATGTCATCGCAGGCTAAGTATTTGAATGGTCTCATAGACATATTTATTAAAGAAAAAGAGAAAATGAAAACATGGATTACAAGTGATCTGCATTTTGGTCACAAAAATATTATGAAGTTTTGCCCTGAAACACGGGCACGATTTAAAGATGACGTTGCGTACATGACTGAGGCAATGATCAAGGAATGGAACGAACTGATCGGTGAATCAGACACGGTATACATTCTCGGAGATGTTGCGTTTTGTAACGCCAGTGATGCCGTAAAGATTATGCGTAGATTGCATGGCAGTAAGATTTTGGTTCAAGGAAATCATGATCGCAAGACTTTGCAAGACTCCGCATTCAATCGTTGCTTTGCCGAAGTTCATCACTATCTAGACGTTAACTACAATGGCACTAAGGTTGTAATGTTACACTACCCAATTGCCGAGTGGGATCAGATGCACCGTGGCTCAGTACACTTTCATGGTCATCTTCATGGCGGGAAAAGTGGACTTGAACAGTATCGCTGTCGTGACATGGGAATAGATGCTACTGGGCGCATTGCCGTACAAATGGAAGACGCTATTGCAGACGCACTAAAGGGCGAAATCAAAGCGCATCACTAAGGAAATAAAGTGAAACTAATTTTAATTCGTGGAATTCCAGGATCGGGAAAGTCTACACTGGCTAAGATGTTATTACAGGGATACACAGGAGCCCACTTTGAGGCTGATCAGTATTTTATGCAAGACACCGAATACAAGTTTGATGTCAATAAATTGTATCTAGCCCATCGTTGGTGTCAGGATCAAGCCCGATTGTGGTTAGAGGGCGCCGTGTACGGTGAGGTGGTGATTGTGTCTAACACTTTCACCACACTCAAAGAACTCAAACCGTACTTTAAGATCGCACGTGATCTAGACATCACACCACAAGTTATTACTTGTCACGGCACTTGGCAGAACGAACACAACGTTCCTGCAGATGTCTTGGCAAAGATGCAAGATCGATTTGAGTATGACATTTCACGACTATATGAGACAGATAATGGATAAGCAAGCATTAAAGGAATTCGTAGAGTCTAACCCACGCTTGGTTTCAAAGAAGCCAGCCGGAGATGGAATCTATGTATTGAAGTATCGTCGCCGTGTGTTCTACGACTCACTATGGAATGATTTCCTAGAAGAATGTCGTGGAACTATTATCGATGACAACTATGATATCGTGTCATACCCATTTACAAAAATCTACAACTACGGAATCGAAGCCAAGGCACCTGTGTTATCAGACGATACGCCGGTGACTATGTTTCGTAAAGTCAATGGATTTATGGGCGCCATTACTTGGCATAACAACGATTTGTTAATATCTACCACTGGGTCTACTGACTCAGAGTATGTTGATATGATTCGTGAGTTGATCGATGTTGAACGCTATCGCAAGGTATGCGCCACATATCCAACCAAGACTTTTATGTTTGAGTGTGTTCACAAGAACGACCCACACATTATCCCAGAAGAAGAGGGAATGTACTTGTTAGGATGGCGTGAAAAGTCTTGGAACTCGGCAATTGAAACCGATGTCGATACTATCAACGTTGATGGAGTTATGGCTGATCGATTTGGCTGTCACCCAGTACTGGGTTACCGAGTAAACTTGGAAGTAGTGTTACACATTGTTAAGCACGTCAAGCACGAGGGTTTCGTTTTCTACACAGATAACGGAGTGTCGGCAAAGATCAAATCGCCATACTACTTGATCAAGAAGTTTGTGGCACGTAACCCACGCACTGATAAGTTGATGAACCCACAAGTCAAACAAACAATTGACGAAGAGTACTATCCACTGATCGATCATATTCAAGCAAACATTGTTGAATATACTGCATTGGATGAACAGGCACGATTAGCATGGGTACGTGATTTCTTTGAACGTGAATGGCATACTTGTCCATACAAGGAAGATATTCATGGAGATTCGGAATCAATGTGTCGGTGTACTAGTGAACAAATGCAAGAGTGTGCTAACGATATTTAAGGAGTGATAGATGAAGATCAAAAGCAACTATAAAGATTACTATGATCACGTGGCACACGTATACGGAGGCGGCGATCCAAAATTTGTTTATTCGAGAGTGCCCATCGCTGCCGCTAAATGTAGCGTCAACCTCACTGATGATCAAGCACGAGACTTGAATATGTCCAGAATGTGGCAGCGTGAACTCTTAGATCACCACGCTTACGACAGTAAGTACATTGTGATTGCTGGTAGACGTTATCTAGTGGTTCGTAAATGGCGCACCAATGAAATAATGCCACTGGAATACCGACTGTTCACTGAGAAGAATTTCCCCGAAGAATACGAATACAATCAAAACTCAGCGTATCGTTGGCGTGGTCGTAGCGATCTCACTAAAGAAATTGGAGGAGAATATCCAATCTTGACCCAGATCGCCCGTGAGATTGGCGCACCTGTGTACAGTATTGATCAGATACGCCGTGGTAGTCGTGACGTTGAAGTTATCATTGATCAGAATATTCCAGTTCTGGCAAACTACGAAATCCCAACGATCATCACCGCAGAACAGTTGTATCAAGACTTATCGTACTACGTGGCAAACACCATGCACCCATCGCCTGATTTAATCGTGAACGACAATCAGTCCGATAAGGAAAAGATTTTAGGTCATGGGTTTGATGTTAAGAAATCTTTTAGACATAGGAAATAATATGGTTACATTTTACCCACGTGACATTGAGCGGTGGCGAAGTACTGATCTATTTGACTTTACTTGCCGCCCTGATGTCAGTTTGAGTATGAATCCAAAGAGTGACTCAATAACATTTTACACCCGAGCAGAGTTGATCCAATTTCTTAAAGACCACGGTGGTGTTAATTTAACTGAAGGACGTACGTTACATTTTACGGGTCCGTATGACCATCATGTATTAGGCAAAGTATACGATGTAACTCACTGGATATTACTTGGATGGATGAAGGACGATTTCAGATGAGGTTAAACAAATGAGCGATAAATACTAGATGCGAATCAAAGACGTACTATCAGAATCAGTTACTCCGCCAAAAATTGGTTATCACGTTACGAGTGACAAGAATCTATCAACAATTCTTAAGCACGGATTTAATCCTAATAGGAGAGGTCAAACTTATTTTTGGGCGGATCGTGATATGGCAGAATGGTTTTCTAATTTTCAGAATGATAGTAACGAACCTCGCACCATACTACGAGTAAATCTATCCGGAGTGACCCTTGTTCCTGATTCAGAAACAGAGGATATGTCAGACTGGTCTTCAAAATTTGAGCCTGGTACATCCGGCAATGCTTGGATAACAACGGACAGAATAGGCTCTGAGAGAATTCTTCAATAAACTTTTCTTTAGGATAAAATAATGCGCCTCTTTCTTGACACCGAGTTCACGGACTTTACGAATCCCGAAATGATTAGTATTGGAATCGTAGACGAGAACGGTCGTGAGTTTTACGCCGAGTCTACCCAATTCAGGCGTGAGGCGTGTAGTCAGTTTGTAGTTGATACCGTATTACCATTACTGGGTCAACAGCACACGTCTATAGTGGGCAACACTCAACACATTGCGTATCTGTTGGCATTCTGGTTAGAAGAGTATCAAAATACTGGTGTTACCATTTGCGTAGACTATGCGACCGACTGGCACTTATTTCTTGATCTAATGTCCTCGCTGGGTGACGATCATCGTGATCGTATGCGTATAGACGTAGAGTTGATTTGGACTGATTTAGATCAGCAACGGATTAGCGATTGGTGGGCTGAGACTAAATTACCACAACATCATGCGCTATATGACGCACGTGCGAATAGACATGGATACGACGAGAAAAATAAGTATGAACCTACGCCTGAACCGTTGACTAGTGATCTTCCATTGGAAGAACAAAGTTTAGTGTACAGACTTAGAAAACGTGCTGAGATTCGCCGTCAGATTCCTACTCGCAAGAGTGTACAAGATGGAGAGCCAGACAGATTGGCAGACCTGTTAGACGAGGCTGCTGCTGAGATTGAACGTCTGACTACATTGAACCAACGTCAACATAATCGTTAGCATCAAACGCCCAAGCACGTTCACGACATTGCCAGCAACGACCACAACGTACGGTCTTGCTTTCAGTGCAAGTGTGTGAGAGTATTTGACAGTCGATGAAACCAATCTCTGCCGCTAGTGCAACAGTCGAACGTTTGGTATAGTCAATGAATGGCTGTATGTACAGATCGTTTGTACTGCGAACACGAACGGGACCATTGGGTACTTCATCTGGGTTGGTAGTATCACCCAGTAATATTTGTTCACAGTATTCAAGTGCCGGTCTAAGACCGCTACTTACTTGCTTTGCATGTTCAAGATCAGGGTCACCCACTGCACGTATGCTTAGAGTGTATTTAAAAATATTATTCATGTAATCTACAATACGTTGAGCGTGTACAATACTATCATCGTGTCGTGGTACAGTAAACACCTGTAAGTCAGTATCGAGATTTTCTTCTTTGATAATTCTCAAACACAAGAACAATAACAGTGTACTGTCAAAGCCACCGCTGCAAAATATTCCTGTCTTGCGCCCGTTGCTTAGAATCGGTAAAAGAGTGTTGTGAATAGTTTTATAGTTCATACATTTATTTAGGGTAAATAAGTACTATGAAAATAGTTATCACAGGACATACCTCAGGTTTGGGAAAAGCAATATACGATCACTACAAACATGATCACACAGTTATAGGGCTTAGTCGTAGCAACGGTTACGATATTAGAAGCAATGATGCGATTGTAAATGTAGCAAGTACTGCCGACATCTTTTTCAACAACGCATACTGTGGTGTTGAGCAAGCTAATCTTATTGATGATTTGTTGAACAAGACCATGATTGTAACCAGTGGGTCCATGGGAGCAGACTATGCTCACATAGACAACACATACTTTAGAGACAAACACGCTATAGAGCAGCAGCACAAGCTGGCTAAGAAGATTAGTCAGTTGCCAATGCTACTACTTAAAATGGGATACTTAGAGAACTATGTGGATAAAAAGCCTGTTGCATACAGCACAGTCTTACGAGCCATAGATTTATGGATCCAAGAACCACGTATCTCAATGATTGAGTTCGACAATATAAATTACTAAGTTGTCCGAATCGCATTGACTTTAATTCAGACATCATGTATAATAGCTGTATAGTAAAGATTTAGCAGTACATACGGAGCATTGGGTGAGTGGCTTAAACCAGTTTCCTGCTAAGAAACCGTATGGGCAAAAACCCGTACCGTTGGTTCAAATCCAACATGCTCCGCCAACAATTTAAAGGAAACATTGTGGCACAACGTAATCAAAAACGAGATCCAAATAAAACAAAGACAGGCAAGACTCGCTTAGGCGGATTGACTGTCACACAACTCAACGCACTAGTTGAGAAAGAAGGTAAGAAGAAGATTCGAGCGAAAATAAAAAATCGCATTAGAATCTTAGAGGCTAAATAGTTTCGCAGTAAAAGTTTTGCCCCTATAGCTCATTTGGTAGAGCACCGCACTTGTAATGCGGGGGTGGCCAGTTCGAATCCGGCTGGGGGCACCAAATTTCAGATGGCAAGTAGCTCAGTTGGTAGTAGCAAATGACTGTTAATCATTAGGTCGCTGGTTCGAGCCCAGCCTTGCCAGCCAGTTTTGTCAGTTCTTAAACTGACCGTGTAGTGTAGGGTAGATGAGGATAGACACCATTTCGTCTTGAAAACGAAGCTTACTGTTGCGCGTTATGGCGCTCGTGTCATGTGTAGCGATACAAAAACATTGTCAATTGTCAATCGCAAATATATGAACCCATGTCAGTTGTCTATTGTCATATGTCACATAAGGGTCGAACCTCTGCCTCGGCAAGTTACCTTATTGTCAATTGTCCAGTCTTTTACTTGACCTTACCATCACGTTAAAATTTCAATCACTGTTAATTAAAGAGAAAATATATGAACATTACATTACGCAAAGCATCAGCATTACAAAACGCTATTCAAGAAACACTACGCAGTATCAAGGTCGCACCTGCAATCACTGTGTCAGAGTACGTTGATGCGTTCGACGCCATCACAGCAGCAAATCGAGAGTTTGTTGCCAACGATTACCGTCGTGTTGCGCTATCAGTTGCGTACTACAACATTCGTAGTTTGGTAGCCGCAGCCAATGTATCATCGGGTATCTCAATGCAATTGGCTACAGCCGCATTTGTGGACAAGCGTATTGCTCAAGTACAAGAAATGCTTACAGTTGGCCCACGTGACATTGATATGGTCAATAAGAAACTCGAAAAGATTCGGGCGCAAGATAACAACTCACGGTTGTACGGCCGTGAAGACTCTGTGATGACTTCAGTATTGACGCAAGAACAACTTGCTGATCTCAAGAGCGAACTACTAAAGCTCAAGAAGCAAAAGCAGTCAATCAACGACACAATTCTTGAACTCAACATCAAGACTGAAATTCCATTGGGCGATAAAACAATCGCAACACTAACAGCAGAAGACTTGATCTAGATCACTAGATAAAGTATCAGTCAGTAGTACCGAACAATAAATATCAGTATGAACGATATCTTATTCGGTACTATCGACATTCCCGTTTTAGACAAACAATCAGCAGCCAATTCGATATTGGCTATTGATGATTCTTTTTCATGGTGGGATCCTTATCGCAGTACCAAAATGATTCCACTAATGGTTAAGATGGGCGATTATCCGGGAAAACGTTTAGGAATCAACAATCACAGAAAGGGTAAAACATTTGAATGGACTGAATGGGCACCCCTATCAATCGTAGAATGGTTTGAAGAAGTAGCGTTTGATTGGCTACAAAGTCGATCACGAATTATGGCGCTGATTACTCAACCGCATTACAGCAACAACGAGCATATTGACTGTGCTCCGCATGAAGTCAACACCAGACAAAACAAATTTAGAGTAGTATTGCAGGGTAACACAGATACATTATATTTTAATACCGCTACTGGAACTGTAGCAGCACCCAATGTCACTGGCCCATTTTTAATGGACGGTGGTTGGCCACATGGTATGACTAACAATTCAGATGATATCAAAGTTACACTAGCACTGGGTAGTCCATGGCAGGGTCGTGATCACTATGACAACTTTACACTGTTGTTGAATAGAAATGACTATACTATGCCTGATGATTTAAAAAAATATTGGAAATCAGATGATCAATGACCGGTTGATAAAAGCACTTAGACCTATTGACATGGAGCCAGTAATAGCGGCATATCGTACACTTGAAGCTGGCATATGTTGGACTGATTTTGGTCACAAGGGTAAACAAGTAAGCCTACAGCATAGACTGGGTGATGATCCATGGACTAGTAGCGTGGGTAAAAGTCAGGGCAAAGAGTTTGACTATGATCAAATCAATCCTTACTTTAAGAATACTGTCTTTGAAGCCCTGATTACAGAGTTCAACATGACACGCACACGTTTCATGTGGGTAGGTCCCTATGCTTGTTATAGTATGCACCGTGACTATACACCACGTGTACACATTCCCATGATCACCAACCCTGAGGCATATTTTGTGTTCAAACATGGATTAAACCGACACTTGGAAACGGGCACAGTACATTGGGTAGATACAAGATTGTTTCATTCGTTTATGAACTGTTCAGATCAGCACAGACTGCACATGGTTGGCATAGTTCGAGAGTAAATGGAACGATTGCTTGTTGACTTTTAACATGACTTCAAGTATAATAGCTTTTATAGTAGATGCTCCTCTAGCTCATCGGTCAGAGCAGGAAACTCATAATTTCTTGGTACCGTGTTCGATTCACGGGGGGAGTACCAGATTATCTGGCGTTCGTATAGTGGAAAATACAGGGAGCTTCTACCTCCTAAACGTAGGTTCGATTCCTGCACGCCGGACCAGAATTTAGCGAGAGATATGATTATTGTAGAAGATTGGATCAAGAATAGCGACAGAGACGAAAGAACTAAACATCTTGACTTAACACAGTCGTGTGTAGAGCGAGGAGGAAATAGTACCGTTCATCGTGGAGTATTGGCTCAATATCTCAATACAAATTTTCCGAGTAAAGTGGATTTATGCCACGCTTGTAATAATGATAAGTGTTCTAATCCACTTCATTTGTATTGGGGAACTCGTAAGGAAAATGTTCAGGATTCCAAAGACTGCGGGACATGGAAAAATCCGTGGGAAATTGCCGTAAGAAAATACGGTTACGAAGAAGCATGTCGTAGAAATGGAATTGGAAGACAAGGTAACAAACATGGAAGTGGTAATAAGGGCAAGCCAAAAAGTGAAGAACATAAGAACGCAATTGCAATCGGAATGATTGGAAAAACAAATGCGAAAAAGTAAAGATTAGCGAGAGTGGTGAAATTGGCAAACACACCTGGTTTAAGCCCAGACGCCGCAAGGTTTGAGGGTTCAAGTCCCTCCTCTCGCACCAAGAAGTAAAAACGGGCGTATGGTATGAGCGGTTTAGTCGCTATCCTTACACGATAGATTACGTAGGTTCGAATCCTACTGCGCCCACCAGAATAAGAGATAGAAATGATTAGCACTAGCCCACAAAAGAATACGTTTCAAAAGCAAAACTATATTCTGCGCCATCTTGAAAGTGGCAAGTCAGTAGATGATCCACAATATGTTGCCATGATTCAATGGTACGAATCGTGGGATAAGATTGATGAACAGAATATTGATGATCCTGAATGGAGAAAAGACAATCTTGAATGGGACTTACGCACTACTAATTGGATATTAGAAAAAGTTAGAATCAACGAGGTGTACGCACAACACTTATACGCAGCACTTTGTAACAATGATTTTGCCAAACCTGATGATGTGTTCAAGATTCTAGCAGAAGATTTTTGGAGTTGTAGTTGGCGTCATGCCGGCGGTATCATATCCGATATGCGTGGTGAGGGTGATTATATTGATTGGTACAATAGTGGCATTACTGATGCGTACACAGATGGACCCGGACCCGTTGCACAGAACTATGTAAGCGAAGGTACAGTAACAGACGAGATTAGACAAGACTTGGAAAAGCTTGGTTGGATGGTAATTTTTAACAAGGATAACTTATGAGTAAAGTAGAAAACATTTATGAGCGTGTATTAGTATCAGCCGCTCGTGTACGTGAGATTAAGCAAGTACGATATAACAGTCTAGATACAGGGACATACGTGCTTAATCAGTACAAGAAAGTTGCAACGCCCAGTCAGATAGCGGATAACGAAATCGCTGTAGGCATTGTAGGCAGAGAATATTTACTCAAGGCAGTCTCCAAGACTTCTAAGCGTAACAAAGAACACAACAAACATAAAAACAGGTGATAACATGTATAAGAAGCATATCAACGTAGATGATGTGGTACAATTTTTGGAAACATGTGACACTAATACCCGAGTTTATATCGGCTGCGATAGTGAACGTTTTCAAATCGACAACGTTTGGTATGCTGACTATATTACAGCGGTAGTAGTTCACATTAACGGCAATCAAGGTTGCAAGATTTTCGGTGCAGTAGATCGTGAGCGTGACTACGAACAACACGTTAACAAGCCACGTATGCGACTAATGACTGAAGTGTATAAGATCGCTGATCTGTACTTGAAACTGAGCGAAGTTGTGGCACACGATATCGAAGTTCACTTGGATATTAACCCAAACGAGATTCATAATTCAAGCATTGTGGTTAACGAAGCTGTGGGTTATATTCGTGGAATGTGTAACGTGATTCCAATGACCAAGCCCAACGCTTGGGCAGCGTCATACGCAGCAGATAGATTCAAGTCAATGGTCGAATATCAACGACAGATGAAAGACGCTAACGCAGCTTAACTATTAAATTGAACATGAACTCACTTAGAATATACGGTGTTAACTATGCTGCACTTGGCGAAAAAGCACAGGCAGCAGAAACTTCATGGACTAAGATGTTAGCATCTAAGTTAAACATGAAACTGGTTAACAAGGCGCTTGATGGTAGCAGCACTGAGTATGCAATTAAACAACTAATGTCTGATGTTAAAGATCGTGTAATATTTCCCGGTGATGTAGTTGTGTATGTTCCTATGCACATGGGAAGATTACACTTTAAGCATCAGAATTTAGTTGCACCCAAAACTGCCGCATTATACATTCATAATACAAAGAACATCAATGAATCAGATAAGTGGTTTTGGGATAACAAATCTCACATTGAATGGTGGATCAACAACGTTGATCGTGAGTTACTAGATATAAACTTTGAAGCGTACATACAACTTGTTAGAACACTAGCTGAGGGTATGAGCGAGAATGTATTTGTAATTCTTCCAGCTTATGGATCCACAATAGATATGCCTGAGATTGCAGCTCCCAAGAACTTCTTAATGCCTAGCATAGAGTTGTTTAAAGTTAGTGAAGGTGAATTGATCGATCAATTGTTTGATTCCACGCTAATGGAGTTTGTCAGATACGATGCTCGTACCAATCACTTGGCTATTCCCAATCAAGTAATACTAAGCGACTTACTGCATGAGTCTATAGTCAATCTAGATGCACGTAATATATCCTATGACTGTTTTCATAAGCAGATCATGGAAAAGATTAGAAATAAAAGACAGTACTTAGATTACGTAGATAAGGGCTATTTGCACAGTAGATCGTGGCAATTAGAGTGGCTGCCAGACTGACCCATAGTAGTAAATGTTGCATAAAAACAACACTAAATCCCTCTTAGTCCCAGAGACTTTGAGGGCTTTTTTTTGGCCGAAAATCCTTGACATTAAATCAAAAACAGTCTATAATGTATCATAAACTGAAAAAACGGAAGAAAAGATGATTACAGCAGAAAAACTAGAGCAGTTGCAGAACATTGGCGCAGATGAAATGACCGCCCTGATGTCAGACGCAGGCTATCCCGTCGCTGACGAACCGTATCTCAACACTCATTTCGAGGGCGTTACTACTTCTACCGATAATAAAGTTAACTTTATTTACTGCGGTATGTATTACGACACTCATGTTACTTGTGCTATTCAGTACGCTCATTTGATTGTGTCGTTCGATCTTATTACTGGTAAAACTTCAGTAGACTACGCAGCTTAAAGGAAAAATTATGATCACAGTAAAAGGCTTTGAAAACAAATTCTGGACATTTCCCGGTGGAGAGCGTTCGGTAAAATTAACACCCGATGGGCAGACGCATAGTTTGCCAGTTCAAATGCGTATGGATTTTAAAAATTCAGACGATCTAGTAGATATGATGCTGGCAGTAAACGCACTGCGTCATATGTATGGGCCCAATGTTGCAATTGAACTGACCGTACCCTATTTGCCATTTAGTCGGCAAGATCGTGTAATGACAGAGGGTGAATCATTTGGTTTGCAAGCTGTGGTCGACATGATCAAAATGTGTAACTTTAGTAAAGTTACTACTTGGGATATTCACAGTGATGTAGCTGGCGCAATGTTCCCAGCCGGAGTGTTTGTCAACGTGTCACAAGCTGACTTGTGGGCTAATCGCATTCGTGAATTGGCTGATCACGATACCGTTATTGTGTCGCCTGATGCTGGTGCACTCAAGAAAATTTACAAAGTCGCAGGCGCTACTGGATTGCCCGTAGTTGAAGCCAAGAAAATTCGTGACGTTGCTACTGGTCATATTGTCAAGACTGAGATTGATGGCACTCAACTTTCCAAATTTAATCAAGTTATTATCGTTGACGATATTTGTGACGGTGGGCGTACATTCATCGAATTGGCAAAAGCAATTCGTAATAGCGGCTTTACCGGCAAATTGATTCTGTGTGTGACGCACGGTATCTTCTCAAAAGGGGTTAGTGTGTTTGCCGAGGACTTTGACGAAGTGTACACTATGAACAACATTAACAACGTTGACTTGGATTTCTTCAACGGTTCAACCAGATAAAGCTTGACAGTAATTAGGAATTTTGCTATACTATAGTTATAGAATAAAGAAAAGGAAAAAATCATGAAAATCACAGCCCTTACATCCATTGACAGTTACAAACTGGGTCACGGCGAAATGTACCCCGCTGGTACGACTAAAGTTTACTCAAACTTTACCCCTCGCTCAATGTCGCACTTTAACGTGCCTGAGCAATACAAAGCAGACAAGAAAATTGTCTGGTTCGGTTTACAAGGCTTTCTGCACGAACTGAATGCAGTTTGGCGTGAAACGTTTTTCGATTTACCCGAAGATACAGTTTGTGCCGAGTTTGTTGAATTTGTAGCACCATTTTGCGGTCCCAATGGCTTCAATATCGAGCGTGTGCGTGAATTGCATCGTATCGGCTATTTGCCACTTGAAATCAAATCTCTTCCAGAGGGCGTACGGGTACCAATTGGCGTGCCAGTCTTGACAGTCACAAACACTGTGCCATCAGCATTCTGGCTCCCAAACTTTCTTGAAACATGGCTCTCTACTGAGTTGTGGAAATCATCTACATCTGCCACAATGGCACGAGTGTATCGCAAAATTATCGATGAATACGCCGATCTTACTGGCGGAAGTAAAGAGTTCGTTACATGGCAAGGTCATGACTTTTCGATTCGTGGTATGTCAGGCATTGCTGATGCTGCAAAATCGGGTGCTGGTCACTTGCTAAGTTTCAACGGCACAGATAACCTGCCAGCAGTCAAGTATGTCAACGACTACTACAACGGAAAATCGACCTTTGTCGGTGGCTCTGTACCTGCCAGTGAACACTCTGTAATGAGTTCATCAAGCCGTGATGCTGAGTTGGATACGTATCGCTACATTCTAAGCAAATACCCAAGTGGTGTTGTTTCGCTTGTGTCAGATACATACGACTTTTTCCAAGTGATTACAACCTACGCTACGATTCTTAAAGATGATATCTTGAATCGTACGCCTGACGCACTTGGTTTGGCTAAAGTTGTGTTTCGTCCTGATTCGGGTGATCCAGTTAACATTATCGTGGGTGATCCATCAGCACCCGAGGGTTCACCAGAACGTCGTGGCGCAGTTGAGTGTTTGGCTGAAATCTTCGGCACAACTACCAACGATAAAGGTTACAAGACACTGAACCCACGTGTCGGTCTTATCTACGGTGACTCGATTACTGTAGAGCGTTGCGAGGCTATTCTCGTGGGATTGGCAGCTAAAGGTTTCGCAAGTGACAACATTGTATTCGGTATCGGTTCGTACACATACCAATACGCCACTCGTGACTCGCTTGGGTTTGCTATGAAAGCTACTCATCGTGTTACTAACGGCGAAGGTGTTGCAATCTTCAAGGATCCTAAAACTGATTCTGGTACTAAAAAGTCTGCACGTGGTTTACTGTGTGTACATCGCAGCCCAATGTCGGGTGACTATGTTCTAATTGACGGAGTGTCGGAATCGGCAGAACGTTCGGGTGAATTGAAGACTGTGTACCTCGATGGTGAAGTTCTTGTCAATGATTCATTCGAGGCAATTCGTGCGAGAGTGTCAGCAGAATGATGATTTTACTGGGATTGGTAACGGTAATTTACCTTGTGGTTGCAACAATGCTCTTTTCAGCGGCGTGCAACTGTAATAGTGCCAATGGGTCATACGCATGGTTCGCAGGCTCATTGGCATGGTTGGTTATGGTACCCGCAGCTTGTGCAGAAATAGGATTGTACATATTCAGATGAACACACTAGTCAGAACACTATTTGAACAACATACAATGCCAAATTTTGGGTGCGATACAGATCACACAAAAAATGAACGTGGCGAGTACAACAGTCCCGCACTTGAAGACCACTGGAACACCTATCAAGAGTGTGTAGAGGCTGTTATTGCGGAGTGTGTAGAACAGATTAGGCTACAAGGAACCGACTGGCTTGATTGGAAACCCAGTGAGCAGGCGATCAGACCAGAATACGTGGCGTTGGCAGAACACATTAAGAAACATTTTGGAGTAAAGTAATGAATCCAAAATGATTGACAATAATATAATATTATGATATCATTGAAGTATGGAAAAATTAACTCCTGATATCATCAATGAGCGTCTGTTGATACAAAAAAGTCATATCACCATGATTGGTGAATATGTGAACACCTCTACCAAAACATTATTTAGATGTTCATTTGGTCATGAGTGGAGTGCGTTACCTCGTGATGTTATGGGAAGAAATGGATGCCCATATTGCGGAGGTAAAGTTCCGTTGACTAAGGACATGGTCAATGATCGTTTATTGAAAAACGGAAGCAATATTGTATTGGTAGATGACCATGTAAGGCGACACACAAAGGCATTGTTCAGATGTCAAAACAATCATGAATGGATGGCAACACCTGGAAATGTTCTTTGTGGATACGGGTGTCCTGTATGTGCGACTCACGGATTTAATCCAAATAAATCAGCCGTCATTTATCTTCTCGACTTTGGAACTTATGTCAAATATGGAATCACCAATGATATCAAGCGAAGACTATCCTCACATAAGAGATCGGGACAATACAAGATTATCATGACCGTTGAGTGCTCCGGACAAGAGGCCATAAAATGGGAAAAGATGATAAAGAGTAAATTTGGCGGCCACTTCGTGAATAAATCAATCATGGTCAACGGGCATACAGAAACTCTGTCACCTGTGTACACACAGCAAATATTAGAAACTATGAGGAAATAAAATGAATATTGTAAAAGGTAATCTATTAGATTTGGCGTACGATGGAGCATTTGATGTCATCGTTCATGGGGCAAATTGCTTTAATGCAATGGGCGGCGGTATTGCTCGTGAGATCGCACAACGATTCCCATTGGCACAGGATGAGGACAACAAGACTGTACGTGGTGATTACAACAAGCTGGGCAACTACACACAAGTTGAAATCGATAACACGTTTATCATTGTCAATGCTTACACTCAATACGATGTGAGTAACGGACAAGATGTATTTGAATATACTGCTTTCAAACTGATTCTACAGAAATTGGCACAAGAATATCCAATGGCACGTTTTGGATTCCCAGCAATTGGAATGGGTCTGGCTAATGGCAACAAGACTCGCATTATGGGTATGTTGGCTGAGTTTAGTGAGACTATCTCTGAAACTGGCGGAACATTCACACTGGTAGAATTTGCGTGATCAATACAATACTCAAATGGCTAGCTACAGTACTGACTATTGCAGGAGCATTAACGATAAGTTATAGCATTGACCCACTCAATATCTACTTACTAAACATTGCTTGTGTACTGTGGATAGTGTGGGCACTAAGAATTCGTGAGTATAGCATTCTTACAGTCAACGCTGTAATGCTTGTAATCTACGGTCACGGACTGTACAACAGACTGTTTTAGACGCTCTAGAATGCTCTAGGTCAGCACTACGCAAAATAGACGCATATTATCTCACAATCAGCCCAAAAATCGCTCAAAACGCAACAAATTTGTTGCAAAAATACAACACTTTACTAAGCGTACTTTAGCGTTTTTTCTTGACTTTAATTCCATTTTCTGGTATAATATACACATACACTAGAGAAAAGGAAGCAAAAAATGAATTCAATTTTTATCGTTAGTGCCGAGAATGGCGGATGCCCAGAAAAGTTTATTATGGGTGTTTACCCAACTGAAGAACTAGCTAGAAATCGTATTGCTGTACTAGAGGACGAGAATGGCGATTTTTGTTTTGAATATGCGTGGTTTAATGAAGTCAAAGTGGGTCATAATGGCGCTGATTGTTCATTTTGCAACCGATAATCTGTTGTAAAAATACAACACTCTACTTGACAACAAATCAGATATAGGCTATAATGTATCTATGCTGACAAAAACACGAAAACGCCGTAACGACTGTACTCACTTGATCTATGTGATTCAAAACATAGTCACGGGTGAACAGTACGTGGGTATCACAGTCAAGAATGTGGGTGGTGTTCAAAAGACACTAAAGCGCCGCATTCAAAAGCACGTTCAACGTGCATTGGCAGAAGACAAGGGTTGGGCACTGTCACGTTCGATTCGTGAACATGGCTCTGCTGCATTCACTTATGGCTTGCTCGAAACAGTACGTGGTCGTGCTGCCGCCCATACTCGTGAGCGTGAGTTGATCAACGGTCAACGTCCAGCACTCAACACATTTTAAGGAAAAATTATGATTAGCGCAAAAACCGCAAGAGATATCACCGATTCTAACGTAGCGGCACTGAACGAACGCTTAGAACGAATCAGCAAAATGATTGAACATGAAGCCAAAAACGGCAAGAGTCTATTGGTACTTGACTCTGCTACTGACGTAGACGGTTCTTTTTTTAAAGTTGATAGAGAATCCTACCACAAATCCATCTATACTGCTGGGCAAATGTTGCTTAAAGATCATCTTGAGAATTCTTTTGGCTATAAAGTAGCAATCGAGGCATGGGATCGCCATGACCCATGCGCTAGATCAGCGCCACGTACAGTTTACAACATTGTAATACGGTGGTAATTGAAATGACTATTAAACTATATTGGGCTGACTTTTATGACCTGATGGTATTGAGGAACATGGAAGATGATTACGCGGGATTTGAAAAAGCTCTAGTATCTATGTTCAAAACACTGTTCAATGTCGACCGAATTGAAATTGATTGGATGGATTGAAAAATGATTAGACTAACAATTGGCGATCTGAGAAAGATCAAAGATATTGTCGCTGAACTTGGCATAGAAGAGTTTACTCTTAAACAAGAAGGTACAAGTGGTATTGGATCAACGTTAACCTTGTCGTGCGGAACATTTGTCAAAGATTATCCCGCTACAATAACGGTTGAAATCAACGGCGTAGAGGCTTGGTAATGAATCCACAAGTCGAACGACTGGCTAAACAGACACATTTGATCGATATAATTGAAGAACATCATAACGAGTTTGGGCATGGTGATATAGATTATTCTGATCTTGAAAATTTCACTATGAGAATTTTGGACGAGTGTATCTTGGCCATTAAACGTGAAAGCTTCATACAATTGGATCCAGAGTTTGGAATTATCTACGCTCGTGCTATTGCTGCACAATTGGGATATGCCGCTGAACGCCCCTTTTTAACCGTAACAAAGAAAAATCATGATTGAGAAAAAAGTCTATCTAGTCAAATTTGACAAAGGCTATTACGCCAAGAAACAGCCCAATTACCATTGGAGTTTCACTGACGATCCCTATCTTGCCACACACTATAAGACTCGCAAGATGGCAGAAGAACGTGGCGTATGGGGTACTAATCTTGGAACTCTACCTTCTGGTTCTGAATTTTCTTTCGAATCTCAAGCGTACGGCTCAACATACACAATCGAAGAGTATACAGTTAAAACCCAGTTAGAGTTAATCGACTCACAAACAAAAACAAATAAATGGAACGAAAATGACAGAACGTGAAGAAATTCAAACATACTACAGTGGCGTGGCAGAGGGCATCCATAAGTACGCATACTGGAAAGATGGTGTTCAATACGTGGGCACTACAGGCAAGACCTTGAAACAGGCTCTTGAAGAACTTAAAGCAGAACGTAAACAACAATTGGCAGGAGCATTCGATTGAAATCAGTGACATTATTTGCCATCTACGCATTGACATTGCTTAATCTATACGTGTGGATGATTTGGCCGGAATTTCTTTACACTGTGATGTGGAAATGGGACATTTTTGTATCATTGTTGTTTGCTCCACTTATCTATTCATTGAGAGAGAAAGTATGAGATACATTTCACTGTTAGTGCTGGCTGTACTCTTGACTGGCTGCGGTCAACAAGAACGGGCAAAGCAGATGGTCTATCAGTATACCGATAATTGTCATGATGATTCAATCGAATTCAACATGATACAAGAGGGTACTGTAAAAACAATTACTATTACCTGTCAGGTTAAGTACAAAAGCAAAATAACAATTGAGAAAAAATGATGGAAACATTGTGTGATGCACTAGGTAATCCAATTCAACTGGGCCAACGTTATGGCTATTCAACCGCTAGTACTGTGGTATATGGCAGCGCCGTTCGTATGACCAAGTTGAAAGTCACCATTGAAAACGAAAAGACCAGAAATTTTTTGTATGGCGAAGAAAGTGAACAACCGTGGCGCGGAAACGCAAAAACGGTATCAGTTTTCTCGTGGCACTTATTTCCAATCAAGGACTGATAATGACAGTACTGACAGTTAGATATCTAATAACTACTAATCACGTGACCGCGGATGAAGTACGTGAGTACTCACGTGATAACTTTGTGTCTATGGGTACAGCCAAACGAATTCTTGAAAATCGTACTGAACCCGTGTTACAGTGGCTACCACTATACGGCGAGTGGAAGGATGTGCCCACTGTTACAGAGTACAGAAACATACCAAAATTAAGCGAGGATAAACAATGAAAATTCTAACCACCGTATTTTACTGTGTCGCTATCGTAGTTGCGGTACTTTGCGCTCTGTATATAATCGGCATCAATGTCGAGAATATGCAAGCAGAGTGTGACGCAGTACATGGCACATTTGTCAAAGCGGCCGATCCCACGCAGAACGTGTGCATTATCCCGCCAAAAAGATAAGGAATATTATGTGGATTCAAAACGTCTCAATGGCAGATATTGTCAAGGGACATCACAACTTGCCAGACAACCGAACAGTCTTGATTCAGATTCAGGACTTTGACACATGGCAGTTTGCATTGCCCAAGTACAAGAATGATTTTGTCGCTATTCATCAATTCAGATTTGATGACATCGAAGACGATATCGGCACTGCCTGTCAAGATGAACAGGCTACTAGCCTTGTTCAGGTGTTACACAAGGCCAAGGCTGACAATCATAATGTGATCGTACATTGTCACGCTGGCATTTGTCGTAGTGGCGCGGTAGCGGAAGTTGGCGTGATGATGGGCTTTGACGAGCCTGAACGCAGTCGAATTCCAAACTTATTGGTCAAGCGCAAGATGATGCGAACACTGGGCTGGACGTATGACGAAAACGAGATACGTTCGGACGATCCTACAATGTGGGACCGGTGGGCAAATTTGCCATAGTGTTGCGTAAAAACAACACTTTTCCTTGACTTTAAATCAGAATTCTGCTATAATATGCTCATACACTGAGAAAAAGGAAGGAAAATGGCTAAATCATACACAATGTACATTTACAAAATCGACAAGCGTTACAAAGCTGGCGAACGGGCAATCAGTACAAAAGTGTACACTGATCAAACTGATAGTGGCATGAAAGCTATCGCCGATCAATTCACTGCACATTGGGCAGAACTCAAAGCTACAAAAAAGTATCGTCTTGAATATTTCCCCACAATGATGACAGTCAAGAACTTAATGACTGGCAAAGAAGTGGAAATTGATCGTGATACGCCATGGTGTTGCAACCCTGCCTCAGAATCATTCTGGAGTAACTAATGATTTGGATTGCCTTTTTTACTAGCATCATGCTACAAATTAGCGGAATGTTGATTGTAACATTTGATCTTTTACCTCAAGATGTTAACGCACTATATGGCGGATGCGCTATTTTATCCGGCATACTGCTGGGCATTTACTGTCTACTAGAAGACGAGGACGGATTGGGAAAATGAAACCATATCCAAACACTATGTCTAGAACCGTACTGACATTGGCAGTTATGCTAGTGGCAGAATCGGTATTGGTTTTTTCTTTCTTATATTATTTCGCTAAAATTTTCTAATGAATCACAGTAACGGAACGTATGTGTCGTTGGGTGTATCTTGGTATACTAGACAACTAATCGATGATTTTTCTATACGATTTTTATCGCTACAGGATCGTGTGGAGTCTAATACACTGCACACAACTGTTGTCTACTCACGCACGCCAGTGCCGTGGGCTGAGTACTTGAATCCTGAATTAAACGTTTTGGCAAATCCAGTCAGATACGAGATATTTCCCACAAAAGAGGGAACTAGTTGTTTGGTATTATTGGTAGAATCGGTCGAACTCAGTGATCTCAACAAAATGTTGACTCACTGTGGAGCTACAAGTGATTATGAACGGTATAATCCTCATATAACACTGTCATACAATTTCACGGGATCAATTGATAATTTACCATTATTTCCAAAATCAATCTTGTATGATACACTGAATGTGGAACCACTGGACGAAGAATATATTCCGCCGTCTGTATAAAAACTTGACGTTAAATCAAACTTATGTTATAATACATTTAGAGTAGAATGTTCTACTCTAAACTTTTAAGAGAATTATGAACAAACATTTTTACTTTGGCTACGGCCTTAACACAAACGTTGCCTCAATGGCAACACGATGCCCCGCTGCTGTTAGTCTTGGCGCCGCCGCACTTTACGACTGGGATTTTCGTTTTGCGTATCACGCTGACGTTGTTCCAAAACTGGGTGCAAAGACCGTGGGCGTACTATGGGAACTAACTGACACGTGTTTGGCAAGTCTAGATCGACTTGAATCTTACCCTGTATACTATGATCGCAAGATTGTGTCTGTACAGTGCAAGAACACAATTTATGCCGCATGGGTTTATTTCATGCAACCGGGAAGCCACGAGGCGCCACCGGGAGAAAGCTACTGGAACTGTTTGATCAATGGCTATCGTGATCATGACGTTTCAACTCGCCAACTACACGCAGCGCTGAATCGCAGTAAAGACGCAGAACGAGAATATTTCTCACGTGAATCCGCATTTTCAATCTAAGGAACCTGTATGAACCTCAAGAAATTTCCGCAGTTAAGCGTAACTGATTTTGAAATGATTGTTGCTGATGCCATTCGATCAGAAGATAATATTTACACAGTAGCATTTCACTTTGTCAAACGATTTGAAACTAAGAAAAAGTCGGCAAAGGGGTTCATACTAGACACGTATATTCAAGGAGACAGTCTCGGTGAATTGCATCACAAGATCAATACTCTTTATGAAATTGGATTCTTCAACGGTAGTGAACTGTCAGCACACGGCAATCTCTTAGATCATAAGGGAAAAATCGTTACTCAGATTGATTGGAATGACTTCATGGATACACTTGACGATCAGGATATCACCGCTGAGATTGCGGCGAGTGTCGGCAGAACGTTACACTAATAGGAAAAATTATGACTGAGCAAAAAAGAAATCAAGGAGCAGGCGGCGCCGGAACTAACGGAAATGGATTGCCGTTCGAGGGAAAGGAATCCATTTTAAATTTGTTTGCAGACTACACTCAACATAAATACTATGTTACTATTCCACAAAAGAAAAGCGACAAGAAAAAGTTAATATCAACAGTTATTGAATTGACAAAAAATAATGAAAAGTTTACTCACATTACTAAGGGTGGAATCAATTCTTGGTTCTTAGAAGAACACGGAATCATTGTCAGTAAAACTGGAGCCGGGAAAAAAGCAAAGAGTGACGGAATTCTTTCAAAAGGACTAGAACCCGATGAAGCAATTTTCAATCATAACTCAAAAACGCTGCATGTTTTTGAGAAAAAATATCAAAACGGAGCAGGTTCTGTAGACGAAAAACTTCAAACTTGTGATTTCAAGAAAAAACAATATGAAAAATTAGGGAATATAATTGGAGCGCAGATCACCTACTCTTTTATTTTAAGTTCGTTTTTTGAAAAAAACAAAGAGTTATATGCAGACGTTTTCAATTACATTGAATCCGTTGAATGCTCGTATTATTTCGGAGTCCCGAAAGATTACTTTACAAAATAGGATAAAAATTTTGATCACGAATACTACATCATCTAAAAAAACAACCAAATCATTTCTAAAATGGGCGGGTGGAAAATCTAAACTCGCTTCCAAAATTTCAGAAGTGATTGGAGAATGCGATAGACTAGTTGAACCATTTGCTGGTTCCGGTTCTGTTTTTTTAGGAACAAACTATAAATCATATTTACTTTGCGATACAAACGCAGACTTAATAAATCTGTTCAATCATATCAAAGATCCGATAACAAAAACAGAATTGATAATTCTGCTTGATGATTTCTTTTCTGGTAAATTTACCAATGAAACAAGTTATTACGAATTACGCAGTTTGTTCAATTCTACTTCTCAGGGAGAAATTCTAAGAAGTGCTATATTTTTATATTTGAATAAACACGCATTCAATGGACTGTGTAGATACAATAAGAGTGGAAATTTCAATGTTCCATATGCCAAGACAAAAACTATTCCATATTATCCCAAGAACGAAATCGAAAACTTTCATGCGAAATCAGTAAACGCAGAATTCAAACATATTGATTTTACAGAATGTTTCAATTTGATTCGTCCCGGAGATGCAATATATTGTGACCCTCCATATGTTCCGATGACTGACAAACAGGATGTAGTGAGCTATAGCGCAGGAACTTTTACAGATGAACATCAAAAAATGCTGGTAGAATTATGTAAACAGCATATCAACACGGTCAAAAAAATTGTCATTTCAAATCATGATACTCCATTTACAAGAGAGATTTATAAAGATTCAATTATTCATGAAATCAATGTCACTCGAAGTATAGCAAGTAAAGGAACTTCCAGAGGAAAAGTAAAAGAAGTCATGGCTGAATTTATAAATAACTGATGACAAATGTAGCCAAAGGAAGAAACAGTTTTGATGCCACACTAGGTAATACTAGTGTGGCTTTTTTCAATCGTAATGTAACACCCTATCCAACGGAATCGGGAAGTGTCAGTTTCGACCTAGTTCCCGTGACCAAGCAGAAAGACATTATGCTGAACGTTGCACGACTACACGCCGAGCAAGAGTACAACAGAATAATGGAGCTGATCGAGGTACTACAAAAGCAAGCAGCCGGCATCAAGCGTAGACTAGACTTGACTGACATGGTACACAGTGCCAAGTATGAGTTTCAAATAGCACACGGTAACACATACTGGCTAGCACAAGATCACCGCAAGAACGAACTTATACTATGCGGCATGGGACCCACAGGATGGTCAAGTGGCGTACCTGAACACTATGAGTATATTGTGGCTGTACGTTGGTTGGGCGATCACACATGGGTAGAGGTGGAATCACACTAGATATAGTAGCAGATATCCTCGTAAACACTAGCTCTAAATACTTAGTAAGATTATAATAACAACATCGACCACGAGTCGGGAGCAAGTATGAACCACAGTATTCTTCGGGGTTTGTCACTGTCGATAGTGTCATACCTCCTCTTTTCTACATCATCCGCAACACCAATTGCTGACTATCAGTTTAAGAGTCCGTCATTAAATGGCGTCGGCTACGGTGCCTTTCAAATCGCCCTAGAAAATCAACAGTATCAGCGTCAGCAAGCTATACTTCAAGCATTAGAGGCAGCCAAAGCACAAGCAAAAGCAGACGCCGCTAATAATCCAATCAATCAATTCCTGACAAATCTACAAAGTCGTATCTACGCACAAATTTCACAGAACTTGGCAACTGCCATGTTTGCAGGCGGCGAGAAAACATCGGGTAGCATGGACTTTCAAGGCAACACAATATTCTGGGCCAACAATGGCACCTCAATACAATTGCAGGTAGTAGACAATGTAGGCAACTCAACTAACATTACAGTGCCGCTTGGTTCATTCAACATCACAGGAGTGAAACCATAATGCGTGTACTTCTACTATCACTCCTACTCGTGTTAGGCGGTTGTTCCCTGTCACAACGGGCAGGACAAACTGTAGATGTTGAACACAAGCCACAAACTGCTAAGAATTCCATGCAGCAGGAACTAGATGAAGTGCCACCACCTGCACGTGGTCGTCTGACTGTTGCCGTGTACAGTTTTGCAGACAAGACAGGTCAGCGCAAACAGGTGCCAGGCATTGCATCATTCTCTACTGCTGTCACACAGGGCGCAGATGCACTGCTTATTCGTGCGCTACAGGACGTGGGTCACGGTCAATGGTTTGAAGTTGTCGAGCGTGGTAACATTGACTCTCTAACAAAAGAAAGATTGATCATTACACAAATGCGTCAAGCATACGAGGGCAAAGATGCTCAGAAGTTAATGCCACTAGCATTCGCTGGTATCATTCTAGAGGGCGGCATCATTGGCTTTGACACGGGCATGGAGTCTGGTGGCAGTGGCTACAATTTCTTGGGAATTGGTCCTACAACCCAATATAGTAAAGATGTTGTAACAGTATCCCTACGTGCGATTAGTGTAAACACCGGCAAGATTCTAGCCGCAGTAACAGTCACAAAGATTGTTTACTCAACTACTGATACTATCGCAGTATTTAAAAGCGTAGACCCACGTGGCGGCACTAGCATACTAAGTCAAGTGTTAGCAAACAACACAGGCTCAAACTCACCTACTGCTGGCATTTTCCAAGCAGAGACTGGCATGGTCATCAATGAGGCAACTACACTAGCACTCAAGAGTACAATTGAGAGCGCAGTAGTTGAACTGATCAAGGAAGGTGAACGCCGCCGTGTATGGGATTACAGAGAAAAAATAGAGGCAGCCACACCAAACCCTAAGGCTAGTGGCAATGCCAATATTCCAGTTGGCATGTCTAAGACAATCGACACGCCTGCTGATGTTGCTGCACGTACTGGCGCAGTAAAATAACGACCCATGAGGTCAAAGGCAATAAAATCATGAACAAACTAACCTATCTAACACTAGCCCTACTACTTGTTGGCGTGTCGGTACGGGCAGCAGATAACAGCATCTACTTAAATCAAAGTGGTAGTAACTCTACTATCACCATGACACAGGACGGCGCTGGTAACACTATCGAGGGTATTCAGGGTGTTGGTACATCTAACACTACTCCTGCCGTTGTCACTGGTACTGCAAACACACTTACAGTCAATCAAGTGGGTACAGGTAATACACTTGAACTAGGCATCCGCACAACTGTTGCTAGTGGTCTAACGGGTAACAACTACACCTACAACGTAACAGGTAACAACGCAACAGCGGTCATCAACAGTAACAATGCGGGTAGTGGCACTTCAGCAAGTAACAATGTCGCAGTCAATCAAACTGGTAATACTGCTAACTTGAATCTAAACATGTTGGGCACTAACAACAACTTTACTGCTACAACAGCGGGTGGTGCCTCTAACTCGGTAGTTGCTACAGTCAATGGTACTAACAACACCAGTACAATTACAATGAACGGTGGTGCTAGTAACAGCCTGACCCTGGTTCAAGGTAACTCTACCACAGCAGCACTTAATGCTACACTAACACTAGCATCAACTGGCGCTAGCAACACGTTTGACCTGACACAAACAGGCGGCACACTGGGCAATCAAATCACAGTCGGTGGTTACAATGCTACAGGCACCACCGTAAGTGGGAGTCTTACCGGGAGTGGTAACGGTGTTACAGTCTCTCAGACCGGTAGTTATGATAACACTCTTGTTCTAGGTTTAACTGGCAGCAACAATACAATCGGTGTTGTCCAGTCAGCAGTATCAGCTAACAACATCACTAACATTCAGTCGAGCGGTAGCAGCAACACTTGGTCTATTACACAGCGTAGTCACTAAGAGGAATAAATGAAGATATGGACGGCAATACTATCGGTACTCTTGCTGAGTACATCGCAGAGCAGCATCGCCGCATCAGTAGGGACAATAACAGAGCACGTGGACTCTCCTGCCCAGATACAACGCAAGAAGACGATGGTGGCGGGCAGCAAGGGAACGAGCGTGGAGATGGAGGACGAGATCAACACCCGCAGGGGTAAAGTTGGTATCGTATTCGTAGATGACACAAAGGTACAGGTCAACGAAGGCAGCAAACTCGTCATTGATGACTTTGTGTACGACCCTAACAAAAAGGTTGGCAAACTTGCTCTTAACATGGCACAAGGAACTGTACGTTATGCTAGTGGACAAATTGCAAAAACTAATCCTGCTAGTGTTGCTGTTAACACTCCCACTGCTACTGTTGCTGTGCGCGGCACGGATTTTACCGCAACTGTGGACGAATTAGGCGGCAGCACTATTATTTTATTGCCTAGTTGTCCACGAAAAAATATGCTGCCTGATGAAATCGAAAAGCAGTGTAAGACAGGTGTAATAGATGTCAAGAACGATGCAGGCACGGTTACCCTTGATGTAGCATTTCAAGCAACAAGCGTTACTAGTAGAAATATTCCGCCTACTAAGCCTGTCACTCTTAAACTCAACGAAGACGCTATCAATAATATGCTGATATTATCTCCGCCTCAAGAAATCAAACGGGCTATCCGTGATCAACGTGGCGAACGTGAAGAAGCTACAACAGCACTCTCACAAAACTTTTTAGGACCCGTTGATCTAGGCAATGTGTTAGCTGCACAAAACAGTGCTATTCTTACCAGTCAACTGGCCCGTAACTTCTTAGACAATGAGTTCTTAGCAAACATCTTACAGCTATCAAATGAAGAGTTGTCTATTACATTTGGCAACTTAATAGCGCCGCAAAAGAATGAGCAGATATTACCCGACTACAAAAAATCATCTGGCGTTGTTGCTATCATGGACACTGTAGAACTACAGTTATGTCGTCCCGATTCGTCCGCTAACAATAGCTGCATCTCTACTCCTAAAACTCAGCACAGTACAATCACTATTACACAGGGCAGTACTACTGTTATAAATCGTGTAAATCAGGGCAACAATACAACCATAGTGACCAAGCAAAACTAATGAAAAAACTTATACTCGTTCTGTTGTTAGTGTGTGAAGGTGTGTGGGCACAGTCTACTATCACTTCAGGTGGGCAAGGTGATGTCACAAACTTTGCGAGTAACTCCATATTCAATAACGGCATTTATATACGTCAGTCCGGCAACGGTGATGTTGTGGGTATCAGTCAAATAGGCGACAGAAATTTAATAGGTGGCATCAATGAACAATTTGCTAAAATACAAGACGGCAACAACTATATCAGCATCAAACAAGGCACCGGTAATGGTGGTAAGAACGAGATTGATTTAAGTGTAACAGGTGGCAGTAATAATCTGTATCTTGTCAATGGCAGTGACCCCGCTGGTGTAAGTGGCGGTAATAACTTTCAACTAGTCAACATTAACGGGTTCAACAACTCTATCACTACTAGTCAAACTAATAGCGGCGGCGGGGGTCATTTCTTAGAATTAGGAGTGACTGGAAACTCAAACACGGTTGGTATTGTACAAAACAATGATGGTCAAAAACAACTATATGCTAGTATAACAGGCAATCTCAACACACTAACTACTACACAGACAGGAACGGGTCAGCATCAACTTATAGTTAATATGTCAGGTAATGGCAATAGTGCTACAGTGAATCAGGGTGGTCCAACCGCCAACACTGCCACAATCACTCTTGTCAATGCCGGTGCTCCCGCTAGCGTTGATTTATATCAGAGTGGCGGCAAGAACTATTCAATCACTCAAACCTGTTACACGGCATGCGGGACTGTTACCGTCAGACAATAATAAATACTAAATGCTCAAACGAATATTACTATCACCATGGACTGCGTTGCTTACACTAGCACTAATCATAGGCATTCGTGTCGCCGATTATCAATTCGTAGAATCGGTTCGTCTGCGTTATTTTGATCAACTGATTACCGCACAAGCACCCAAGCCACTAAACATATTTTCTGCTAACATTGATGAAGCAACACTAGATAAGTATGGTCAGTGGCCTCTCAATCGCACGGTATATGCCGATATCATTCGTGATCTGTACAGCCGAGGCGCTGGACTCGTCGTGCTTAACGTAATGATGAGTGAAACAGATAGACAGTGCGGCGATAGTAAACTAGCAAAAACAATGGAAGAGTTTCCTGTTGTGTTAGTCAACGTGCCATCGGACCGGACAAAGAATCAACCACGCAAACCAGGCTCGGCTGTTATCAACAGTAATTATCTGGATCGTATCATCAACTATCCAGGCATTATCGCAAACGTTCCTAAACTAGAAGACAGTGCCGCCGGTATCGGAACAGTCAACACACTACCGGAAATAGACGGCGTTAATCGTAGACTTCCGCTTATCGCCTCTATTGAAGGCAATCTGTATCCTAGTTTAGCAATGGAAACCCTACGTGTTGCCGTCGGCGACTCAACATTTCAGGTAAAGTTAAATGAGAATGGCGTCGAGCGAATGCGTATCCCAAAGTTTGGACCCATCACCACTGATAATCTAGGTCGCATTTGGATTGACTGGTCACAGCAACCACAAAGTGTTAGTATACTAACATTACCCCAAAAATTAGATGGCGCCATTGTTATTGTTGGGCCAACTGCCGCTGGTATCTCTAACCCCGTTCCTACGTCATTAGGCGCACAGTTCCCACATTATGTACAAGCAACAGTTATTGGTACACTAGCAAACGGTGTAAATATTACTAGACCAGACTATGCGGATGGTTTAGAACTCGTGATACTAGCAGTTGGTGGTATCATATTACTTTTCTTAACAAGGTGGACTTATGTCGGCATTATCGGTGGTATTGTTTTTGTTGCTGGCGCTGCCGGTGGTAGTATATATTTGTTTTCTTCTTATAGTTGGCTCTTGGATAGTACTGCTATCTGCGTTGGTCTTGTTCTGGTTCTTTTCCATGCTTATGTTGTTAAGTTCGTAAGTGAGTTCTTACAAAAGCAACAGATAAAGAAACAGTTTGGTACTTACTTGTCACCTGCTATGGTTGAGAAACTACAGAAGAACCCTGAACTACTTGTACTAGGTGGTGAAAGTCGTGAACTGTCGATCATGTTTACTGACGTTCGTGGGTTCACTGCTATCAGTGAGCACTATGGCAAAGATGTGCAGAGTCTAACCAAGATCATGAACAGATACATGACTGCTATGACTGCTAAGATTATTGAGAACGAGGGCACACTAGACAAGTATATCGGTGATGCTCAGATGGCATTTTGGAATGCTCCGCTTGATGATAGCAATCATGCCAAGAACGCAGTACGTACAGCACTACAAATGATGGGAAGTTTAGATGAGTTTAACAAAGAAGTTGTCGCAGAAGGTGTACCGGCTTTTGGTATGGGTCTTGGGATCAACACTGATACCGTTGTTGTGGGTAATATGGGGAGTAGTCAGCGATTTGATTACACTTGTCTTGGTGATGGCGTCAATCTTGCTGCCAGACTTGAAGGGCAAAGCAAACCGTATGGTGTCAAAATCGTACTGGGTTCACAAACTGCTAGACAGATAATGGACGAATACTTTGTACTAGAGCTTGATTGTATAGCAGTCAAGGGAAAGAAAGTTGGTGTCAACATCTATACTGTGCTGTCTAGACTAGATGAAGCCACTAATGATTGGACACGTGGACAACAAGAACACAATGAAATGTTGGTTGCATATCGCAAGCAAGAGTTCGATCACTGTATTACACTATGTGATAACTTACAGGGCGAGTTTGACGGTAAGATGAATGATTATTATGAAGCATGGCGTGAACGCTGTGAAGAGATGAAAACTCAAGTGCTGCCCAAAGATTGGGACGGTGTATACAGAGCCACAAGCAAGTAATTAGATAAATACTAGATGAAAATTGCAGACATACTAACCGAAGAAACCCTAGAAGAACTGACTGGCATCAAGAATGTAGTCAAGGACATGCCACGCGACCCACGTAGAGTTGCTGAGTATCCCCTTGGTATGGACTGGCATAAGCTGCTTTACAACAATGGATTTAGAGCACTAGGGTCAGGATCATTTGGTACAGTATGGGACAATCCAAACTTACCCTATGTGTTAAAAGTGTTTACTGATCAAGACAAAGCATATATTGACTGGATCAATACTGCACGTCAACACAGTGATAACCCGCACATGCCACATTTTATCAGTACTAAAGCAATGCGTATTGTTCCTGGTGTTGTGGCTGTTAGAATGGAAAAACTAACTCGTATCACTAGAGAAGCATATGAACTACTGCAGCCAATCAATGCATTACTTACCAACGCAATGCGTACTAAACTTTCGCCTAGTAAAATCGTTGATCATCTGATTGCTAAAAGAAAACCCAATGATCCTGAGCCAGCAGCTAACAGCTTTTATGCTTACATTCAGAAATATCCTGATTTTGTCCCTGCACTTGACATTTTAAATCAGTTTGTTAATCAGTCGGGATATAGATTAGATATACATGACGAGAACATTATGATGCGTGGGCCAGTAATGGTCTTTACTGATCCTGTATATGACAGAACTGCGCTGGCAACAAGATGAAGATAACAGAAATCCTTAACGAACGTCGTGCGTGGAATATATTCGCAGAAGATGACGCTGAACACAGAGAAGCATTAAAGCAAACTGGTTTTTGGGGCAAGCAAGGAGCAGGATGTTTGTTCTTAGCACATGATACAGGGAAACTATGTATCGCTCACAGATCATCACAAGTAGAGCAGCCAGGAACATGGGGTACATGGGGTGGAGCAATCGACTCTAATGAATCACCTGAAAGTGCAGTCAAACGAGAAGCTATGGAAGAATCTGGGTATCATGGAAAACTTAAATTAGTACCACTGTATGTGTTTTCTCATCCAAGCGGTTTCAAGTATTACAATTATCTAGCATTGATACAAACAGAATTCAAACCTACACTAGACTGGGAAACTCAGGGCTATGTATGGTGTACACTAGATACTCTGCCCAGTCCGCTACACAATGGATTAGTTTTGTTGTTAAACGATCCCGCTAGTGTTGCTACTATCAAACGCTATTCTACGACGAGCCGCCACTAGCAGCACTGTCATTCTTGCTGTTGATCTTGTCTTCAGCCTCTACACGCTCATGTTCAATTGTCTTGCCACGTAAGTGTAACACGGTATTGACTTTTTGATTTAGTCTGATTAGATCATTGTCTAACATACGAATGCGATCAATCAGTGCAATCAACACTGTGTTTGCTTCACTGATAATAGGCTTGATCTCGGTGGTAGCCCATGTCCATACATACTTGATCATCATGCCCATACCAACCGCAGCCACGATTGGGAATCCATACTTTGAAATTAGTTCTGCTATGTTACCCATTAGTCTCTCCTTGCATCTGTTTTGCCGTCTGCACGAGCAATACGATCAACGTCAGGTTTCAAGCCCAACGCATTTGATACTACCGCATCAATACGCACTACATCATGATTCATTGTCTTAACACGATTATCAAGAGCAGTGATAATACCAGCCATACCTTTAACAGCCGATAGAACACCTGCCAACAACAACTTGATTGTCAAGAATACAAAGTATCCGCCTGCAACTGCCGCAGCAATAGGAAATCCCAGATCAGAGATCAGTTTAAATATTTCATTCATAGTAGCCCTTTCTTATTATTATTTTACACTATCGAATATTTCTTTTTGTTTGTTGTACCAGTCTATCCAACTGTCAACTTTGATACCACATTCGTTGTACTGACCGTAGTTCTTAGTGACTACTACCAATACATCGCTTAACTTCTTTGTAGCGGGTACATCTAATAACTCTGGGCACGGACGCATCAACTGCTCAGGCACAGATGGAAACTCACGCTTGACAGGAGTAACACAACCTACTAACAACAATGACATCATAATTGCTATTACTGTTTTCATTTCTTTGCTCCTGAGTGCGCTGCGCCGTTAAGTATCTGAATCGCTTCTGGATCAATTACGCAGTTCTTGTCAAGCTTACCGGCATCCTTGGCAATCTTATTGACAGTCACATACTGAATCTCTTTTACAGTTTGTACACGATCTACATACACGGTTTGAATCTTACCATTGGCATCACTGGCCGCTTTCTCCGCTGCCGCAACCTTGACTTCAAGTTCAGCCACACGTGCTTTCCATTTGGCCTCTATCGCAAGACCACCCTCGATCCAAATACAAAATATGATCAGTGATAAACTGGCAATTCTGATCACATAGGCATTCTGCATCAAGAACGGGATCATTGTTAGTAGATAACTGGCAGCAAATGCCAATGCACCCACGAACAATAAGATATGATATACAAAGTCAGGTAGTAATGAGAACAGCCACATAATTTGCCACATAATTTATCCTAAAATTTTAGCTAGAGTTAGTGGGCCAGCTACACCATCAGGCTCTAGACCATGTTCACGTTGCCAACCCATTAGCGCACGTTCAGTTCCTGGTCCAAAGTCTCCGTCAGCAGTGAGTCCTAGTTTAGCCTGTACCGCAGCAACAGTTGCTCCACGACTACCGCGACGAATCACAGCAGACATATCTGGTCCACTTTCAGTCACCGAAACAGATTCCGACACTTGCCCACCAAGCACTTGTAATGCGTGAGCGTAATGCTTCTGACGATCTTCAAGACCGATTGTGCCACCGTTGATGCGCTTGGTCAGTGTAAGAATATCACCCGCATCTGACCATTGATTGAGATTGTTAACTTCCCAGAACCAACACGCAGACTGCACTGCGCCCTCAAATGTTTGCAGATACTCAGGAATCTGATCAAGCGGAGTTTCAATTGACTCAGCGAACCAAGTGTAGTTGTCTTTGCCGGTAAGTTGAATCAAGCCCTTACCCGCATATTTCCAGCCATCGCCCGATGCTTCACTGCCATTGCCCATACGATCACAGTAGACTTTGTTGGCAATCTTTTCTGGTTGCATGGCATACTGATTTGCCACTTCCATAGACGGGAATCTAGAGGGCCATACACGCACGAGACTGGCTGCTGTATAGTTAAGATTCTCTTTGAGTAAGCGGAAGTTACCTGACTCGTGAGCACACTGAGCAACAAACGCAGCCACACGTTGTGGTGTATTGATGTTGTACTCAGGAAGAATCTGACAAAGCGCATGATACCATTGAGTAACATAAGGGTTACCTGGAATCATTTGAGCCAGTTGTTGTTCAGTAAAGTTAAATGTAAATCCTGACATTGTGTTCTCCTATTACTTCTTTGGAGGGATTTCTGTGCCCTCGAATTTTTGGTGAATACGAATAGTACGACAGTTTTGTTTTGTAGTACCATCCTTGTTTAGAACAGGCTTACCATCCTTGTCTAGCACGTCTTTACAAACTTGTTTTGTTTTTGGTGCTTGTGCTGGCTCTTCCTTCTTTGCATCTTGAGCGCAAGCGATAATGCTGAATGACGCTAGTACAATTGCTAATAGTGTTTTCATGTTTTTTCCTTATAGTGCTGGCTGCAATGGTTGTTCTGGCATTGCTTTACCAGTTGACGAGTATGTAATGCCTGACGCACTTGCTGGTGCTGGCACATAGTTGTTAGTTGGCATTGGCATAGGTGCAGGCATAGATGCCGACACTCCGCTGAAATTACTTGGAGCTATGACGTTTCCGTTATTAGCACCTGCTAGTTTTTCTTGTGTGCGTCCAAATGCAGCGATACCAAGAATAGCACCCATTGCCATGTGAAATAGACCTGCACCCTGTAGTGTGATTGGGCTCCATTGAGTGGTTACATTACCGCCGTGTAGTGCCTGAACTAAACTCCATAGAACTGGAAATGCCACAAAGTCCATAGTACATACCAACATGTACATCCAACCCATCATTGGGCGCCACTTTGAGTTCATCCAATCTTCTTTTTTCTTCTCGCTTTCGCTTTTAACTTCTTCGGACATTATTGTCTCTCCTTATTCTGTAAGTATTTATTCTTTTGGAATCATTTCAATGTGACCAAAATAGTTGACGTTATAACGTAATCAATGTATAATAAGTAGACTAGAAAAGCGAGGTGTTACTATGAGTACCGAAGAAGACAAACTCAAACATAGCAAACGGCAGCAACAGAAAGAAAATCATATCAATCGACAGATGAGCATTCGGAAAGCTCATTCGACGCCAGATTATGGTACGCCTACACTCTCAGCGAGCGAATCTCCGCATCGTTATCACAAAGTAAGTGGAATGACTTGTGGTGATAGTAACTGTGTAATGTGCGGTAACCCAAGAAAGTTCTTTGACGAGCCTACTCAACAAGAGAAACGCTTAACACAAGACCTTGATAATGTTCGTTCAAGACATAGCAATGGTCTCTTATCAACCGGAACAGATGACGAATGACAACACTGCTCAACATACTCTTAGCGACAGTTGCAGTAATCGGTATGGCACTAGGAGTTGCTGGCATTATAGCGTTTGTAATTTGGTTCTCAGTTAAATACTTAAACTTTTAAACTATGGAAAATAAAATCTTATCAGCAGAAGAAATTCTCGAACTGCTACATCAACACAACTGTGAAGTCACCTTTAGAAAGGTCGATGGAGAAATTCGTGTGATGTCATGTACTCTACGAGCAGAAGAACTTCCGCCACGAGTAGTAGTGGAGAACGCCAAGACTAAGGCACCAACACCAGGAGTTATCTCTGTATGGGCACTAGACAAAAAAGAATGGCGTAGCTTTCGCACCAACAATGTTATCTCTGTGACTCCTATTATCACAGTGTAACGTCAACAAAATTATTTTGCATCTTTTGTGACTACTAAATAATAGTCATAGAAAGATGTACAATAATTCATTATATCAATAATGATTAACCTTAAGGAGAAGTAACTTGCAATTTAATAAAACTTTAGTCGCAGCAGCAATTCTTGCAGCAAGCGCAACAGCAGCACAGGCACAAAGTTCGGTCACACTTTACGGCGTGTTAGACGGTGGCGTTCGCTACCAAAACTGGAATCTATCATCGGGTCCATTCTCTAAAGCTGACGTTTCAACCAGCAGCATTGGTGTAGTGTCAGGTACTCAGTCAACCTCACGCTTTGGCGTTCGCGGTGTTGAAGACCTCGGCTCAGGTAACCAAGCTGTCTGGAACTTGGAAGGTCAAGTCAACGTTGGTGATGGTTCACAAGGATCATACAGTCAGTGGCAACGTACATCAATCATTGGTTTGCGTAACGATGCTTGGGGCCAAGTTGATTTAGGCCGTCAATTGAACTTGGCATATAAATTTGCCGGTGCTCCAATCGACAACGCTTTCGGTGTTAACGCTCCGATCATCAATATTTCTGGCGTAATGGGCGTAACTGCTGTTCGTCAGAGCAATATGTTGATGTATCAGTCGCCTTCGATGTCAGGCTTTAAAGTCGGTGCTCAGTACTCATTCAATACTGGCTTGACTACTAATCGTCAGTTAGCAAACGGTGCCGCAACTGCCGACGCAGCAACTGGCAGCGCCTTTGAAACTGGTAACAATATGCGTAACGTATCAGGTGCAGTTAGCTATGAAAATGGTCCTATCTACGTGTCAGCCGTTTATGATCAGTTTACTCCAGCAAGTAATACTGTTGCAGGCTCAAACGGTACAAACGTGAGATCATGGATTGTTGCGGGTGCGTATGACGCTAAAGTTGCTAAAGTTGGTGTCGCATACAACCAAGTTCGTGGTGGTTTGATCAACGGTGGCAGTATGTCAACTGTGTCAAGCGAAATTGTTAACCCAATGGCTAACGGCGGTGTAGTATTCGCTGACGGCGCTGGTACAAACGCATGGAACATCAACGTGGCAGCTCCAGTTGGTGCGAACGGTACTGTAATGGCTGCCTATCAAGGTCAGTCTGCAACAGGTACTGTTGCTGATGTTGGTGGTGCTACACAAAACACATACGGTTTAGGTTATTCGTATGCGTTTACTAAGCGCACTAACGTATATGGTATTTACTCATACGTTAACAACTATCAGAACGTTGCCGGCTTGTCTGGTAATACAGCCACAGTTGGTTTGCGTCACGCATTCTAATCATAAAGGATAACAATGAAAGTAGCGAAAGTAGTTTCCGCAATCTTGTTATCCTTCGTGACTGCTCTGTGTGTTGCCCAAGGCACACAGGGTTATGTCGTGGATGGTAGCGGAAAGATCGTAAAGACTGGTACTGACTTGTGTTTACGCACAGGTTCATATACACCAGCCGACGCAGTAGAAGGATGTGACCCAGTAGCCAAGAAACCGGTTGTTGCAGTTACATTGAGTAGTGATGTGTTGTTTGCATTTGATTCAGCAGTACTGACTCCACAGGGTCGTACAGCTTTAGATGCGGCGGCCCCAAAAATCATTGGTAATGTTAAAGTTGTAGGACACGCTGATCGTATTGGCGCAAGTTCATACAATCAAACATTAAGTGAAGCACGTGCCAACGCTGTTGCACAGTATCTTAGCTCTAAGAGCAAAGCGACCTTTGCAGCTAGTGGAGTAGGTTCAACACAACCAACAGAGGGAACTAAGCTGTGTACTGGTATGAAAAACTTTGAGAAATACAAAGCCTGTTTAGCACCAGATCGCAGAGTAGTTATCTCTAACTAAAACAAACCCGCTTCGGCGGGTTTAACATAACACACAGGGAAAATTATGAGTCTAACATTAAAAAATTTAGAAGCGGCCTTAGCTGGCGAAAGTATGGCACATATCAAGTATCGTTACTTTGCGAAATTGGCACGTGCAGAAGGGTTTGAAGATGTAGCAAAGCATTTTGAACATACCGCAGATCAAGAGATTCTTCACGCTTGGGGACATCTTGAGTTGTTAGTTGGTAAGCCAACCACACGTGAGTGTTTACAAAAAGCCATTGACGGTGAGACATACGAGTTCACCACAATGTATCCAAGTTTTCGTGAAGTCGCTGTAGCCGAAGGCAATGAACTTGCCGCAGAAGAAGCAAACAATCAAATTGCGGAATCACGTGAACACGCTGAACAGTTTAAGGCAGTACTACTCAAAGCAGAAAAGCGATTCGCCGCTCTTGCTAAAGTTGAACAGCGTCACGCCGAGGCCTATCAGAAAGTATTAGGAGAACTAAAATGACCGAACGCATTTACGTTTGTGTTGTCTGTGGACACACCTTATCCGAAGAAGATTGGCTTAGTTTACCAGATGAAGTCAATTGCCCAGAATGCGGCGTTAGTAAGAACGACTACGAACTAATGGAACTTTGATCAACAACCCGCTTCGGCGGGTTTTTTGTTGTCCAAAATACTTGAACAATATCAACTGATAGAGTATAATCATACAATGAGCTACAGAAAAACATCAAACATTACAATTGACTTTGATCGATGGATCGAAGATAAAGAAAAATCGCAAGACAATGATAAGGGTGGATGGTGCAGAGATATCCCAGGACTTCGCTATCTGGATCAACGTTGTAATCTTTCTGGATTCATGACGGGACCAGTAGCAGAATATCGTGGATCATATTTTCATGCGATAACCGTGAGTATGGATTCACTTGACGATTTTATCTTACTGTGTGAAGATGCTGTGGGCGAAAGTCACATATTTCTGTACGATCTGTGGTACAATGTCGGAATGCCTCTATACTATGGCGACCCAGACCCTATGACATTTGAGCCAGTATTTCTAGACAGGCCAATCGAACACGTTTCGCAAGGCTGGAACATACGATACGGTCGTTTATAAATTGCTCAAAAAGTAAGCAAAAAGTGTTGTATTTTTACAACAAAAATAGCTTGACTTTAATTCCATTTTCGTGTAAAATATACACATACACTGAAGAAAAGGAAGAAAACATGAATTTATCAATCGGCACTAAAGTGCGTTGGGAATCAGCCGCAGGCGTCAAGCGTGGCACTATTAAAAACGTTGTTCTCAGCCCTGCTGCTAATGGCGTTATTACGCCGTGGATTGACGTTGAATCCTTAGTACAGATTTCAGATATGTATGAACTCAAAAGTGTGCGACTTTGTGCTAGTGATGGCAATCTTAAAGCAATGCGTGTCGCACTTGTTGCGTAAAAACAACACTTTTAGTTGACAACAAATCTATTTTTCTGCTACAATATACACATACACTGAAGAAAAGGAAATAAACATGAATCCAGACGTTCTCAAACTTGAGACTATGCCCGCTGTTTTTGTCGTTACTATGAAGTATACCTTAGACGGTCAAGACATTGATGACGTTGATGCTGATCAAGTTTCGGAAATGGTTCGTGGCGTTTTCGCTACTGAGCAAGCCGCCAAAGATCACGCAGCACAAAAAAATAAAGAGTACAAAGGGCAAGAGGATGTGCATTTCACCGTTCGTATGCACTTTGTTCAAAGCTAAACAGGAAAATTATGAAAGTCAAAGACTTAATTGGCAAAGAAGCCCGCATTTACCCAAATGATCACTACTCAAAACAGGGTATCATTATGGATATCAATGATAACGGGGTTTTGTTTAAAATCACGCAATCACAAAAGGCAGATATAAACAAGCTGGTTGTCGGCAGTTTGCACTTTATTTCATACAGTGCCAACTTATCCTTTTCAGTTATCGATCCCGATCTTCAAAGCGATAGTTACAGTTAGTAACAAAGGAGTTAAAAATGGCAGAAGTCTATGTTTCCCATCTTTATAAAGTTACAATGACCGAGTATGAAAGTGGCTGGGGCCAACGTCCCATGGGTACTAAATACTTTGACAACGAGGCAGAAGCCAAGCGTTTTTGCGAAGAATATGCCAGCGGTTCTTATGACTGCTACTTCCGCGCTACATACGAACGTGTAGCATAAAACCCTTGACATTAAATCAAATTCTTGCTATACTCTCTATCTACACTCAAAACACAGAGAAAAAATGATTTTAAATAACACTCCCACGCACGAAGCAGTTCTTAGTAATGTTGGCGAAATCGGGGAATTCCGTATTCGCAACAGTGCTAAGGCATTTTCAATTCTATCATCGGGCTTGTATGCCAACAAAATTCGTGCCATTGTGCGTGAGTTGTCATGTAATGCCGTAGACTCACACGCCGCTGCTGGCAAGTCTACCGTACCATTTGATGTACATCTTCCCACCAATCTAGAGCCATGGTTTGCCGTACGTGATTATGGCATTGGCTTATCTCACGATCAAGTTACCAAAATTTACACCACATACTTTGAATCGACCAAAACTGGATCGAACGACTTTATTGGTGCGCTTGGTCTTGGCTCAAAATCCCCATTCTCGTACACTGATAACTTCACAGTTGCCGCCGTTCAAAATGGTGTGCGTGGCGTTTACTCTGCGTTTATCAACGGTGACGGAGTGCCCTCAATTGCACTAATGACTACTGAAACCACCGATGAAGCCAATGGCGTTGAGATCAAGTTTTCAGTAAATGACAAGTACGATTACTCTAAGTTTCGTGACGAGGCTTGTGAAGTTTACCGTTACTTTGCACTGAAACCACAGACTAATGTTGGCTTACAAGTTCCGATAGATGAATACGCTACCCGAGATATTATTCCCGGCGTACACGAGTATGCAAGTCGCCATTCTAGTCGATCTTTTGCCGTTATGGGCAACATTGCGTACCCTATTGCAGTTCCAAACTCGGTTACAGTACTGGGCAGCTTATCTGGACTGTTAGAGTGCGGGTTGGAAATGCACTTTGGTATTGGCGAGTTGGACTTTCAGGCAAGTCGTGAGGGCTTATCATATGTGCCGCAGACTATTGATGCTATCAAGCGTAAACTTGAAGCTCTTAATACCGCACTGACCGCTAAGTTAACAGAAGATGTTGATAAGATTGAAAACTTGTGGGTACGTGCCAAGGAATTGGAACGACTGAACGGGCGCCGCTTGTGGGCTGCTGCGGTTGAAAAATACGTGACTGCTACCAAGTTCACACTGTATACTCCACGTAACGGGTACGGTTCGTTTCGTGAGATCGAACTTATCAAGACCAATTTGGCAAACACGTTTAACTTGGTTATCAAAGGATTTCAAGTTAACAATGGAAATGCAGCCAAACCAACGGTCTCGATGTTCAATGATAATGCTGCCATTAGACTCAATCCAGATGATAACAGATCACTGGCAGAGTGGGGCTATGGTATGCGGATTCAAACACGTGCCAGCCATATCTTTGCAGTCAACGACACTAAGAAAGGCGGACTGGAACGTTGTAAGCATCACTACAGACAAAATCTCAAACGTGGAGATGGTGGCGCCACCGTGTTTCTGCTTGAACCGGCAGATCGTAGCAAGCCCATGCTGACTGAGGAATTCTTCAATGACATCATGAATCCACCGAATATCGTTAAGGTCAGCACTCTTGACGAAAAGGAACGTAAGACAATGAGTCGTGATGTCACGATCATGCGATTGGAACGTCGTGATGGTGGATATCGCCGTAATAGCGATGACTTGGTATGGCGTGATGCGGGCAATAGCAGCATCTTTGACAACAACGTTTTATTTTATTACTTGCCATTGAATGGGTTCATGATGAACTCCAAGTACAAGTGGAGTCTATCTGCCAGTGATCTTGGCAATTATTTAAAATGTTTTGGTGTTGGCGCTCTAAATACTATTACAGTATATGGTGTTCGTAAGGCTGATATTGAAACCATCAAAGCCAAGAAAAACTGGGTCAATTTGGAAGATCATATTGTTGATGTACTAAAGAAGAACCAAACTGGTATTGTGGAATCGGTGTTGTCCAGATCGCTTGACAACTATCCGTTTGTCAAGTATAATAGTAGCACAACGTCTATTCTTCGTTATGTTGTTGATAAAACTGCGCCCTATGCCACTATTGTCAATAAGGTAAAAAATCTTAGACGAGACTTTGCAATTGATCAGCATTCAATGAACGTATTGATGACTGCATACAATCCTGACATGATGGCGTTGATTGAAAAGGGCAGAAAAGAATTACGTATTGAATGTGATGCTTGTTACAAGCATTACCCACTATTGGAAATGTTAGAGAATTCGATTGATCGTACTGCATTCTCTTCCGAACGGTTTGCAGAGTACATTAACCTGATTGACAGTCAGAAGAAAGTTGTTTAACCAAGGGACCATCCATTACTTTTCCCACGAGAGGCAATGATGGTTCCCATGTGGTTTTTGTTTAGATTATATTTTATTCTAAGATCAGAGCGAGTACAGATTTCTGTAATACCGCTATCGTGAATGAATGTATAAATTGTTTTATCGGCTCTAGGATTTCCATTCCCTATTCTACTTGTTTTCAAAAATTGAATATATTCATCACTATGACTCTGATTTCTAATTCGTTCTTTGGTTTCGTCAGTATGATTACCCCATTTAAATCCAATTCTTGCTTTACTCATTGAATCTTTATGCGATTCGGATTTTGGAACGCCAGTTTTAGTTTTACGCAGATGTTCTATCATTTCTGGAGTATGCTTGTAGCCGGGACATCCCGTGCCACCATCTCCGTCTTCTGGTTTTAAATTGGCCCATTCGTCGCTTTCCACAATGTTCCATAGTGTACTGTAATAAATGCCCCACTCTTTGAATTCTTCTATGGTTTCACATTCACGAACGAGTTCGGAATCAATATCTCTTCCGTGTTCTTTAATATGTCTCTTCCAGTATTTTCCAGAACCCGCATATCTATGCCAATCTTTTCTAATCGTTTTACATAGATATTGGAGTCCAGTTTTTCTGTGAGTCTTTTTTATTAAATAAATAGTCATGCTGATAGTTCCTTATAAACTGTTAGAGTGAGTGGATGTTGGTAGCATCGTGACTCACAACTATTTATCATTATAGCATTCTTGTATCAAAAATACAACAAGCAATTCATCCATTTTCTATTGACTTTATATACGCTGTCTGTTATACTATCATTCTCAACTTAAATTTTAAAGGCTTACTATGAACGCACTACCATACATTATTCAAGGTTCAAACATTGTCGTTGTCATTGATAATGAACCACATACCGTGAGTCGTACTCACATTACTTATCAAAAAGTGCTTGATGCGATTAAATCTAGTGATTGGAACACTGTTCGTGATACTATAAATCCAAAAAAAGTTGTTCTGAATTATGGCGCAGGCAACATTGAAATTCAAGGAGATGATTTGTTCTGGAAGGGACAACCACTTCATAATGCTCTGACATCCAGAATGATTGCTATGATTCAAGAAGGATTTCCAATCGAACCACTGGTGTTGTTCATGGAAAACCTGATGAGCAATCCATCAAAACGTGCAGTTGACGAGTTGTATGGCTTCTTGGAAAAGAACAACCTGCCGATCACACCTGATGGTCACTTTCTGGCTTATAAAAAAGTAAGATCGGACTACATGGACTGTCATAGCGGCACATTCAACAATTCAATTGGTATGATCTGCGAAATGGAACGTAATCAAGTTGATGATGACAAGGATCGTACTTGTTCAACCGGCTTGCACTTTTGTTCACAAGAGTACTTGAATCACTTTGGTGGCGAACACACTATGATCTTAAAGATCAATCCACGTGATGTTGTGTCTATCCCAAGTGACTACAATAACTCGAAAGGTCGTTGCTCACGCTACGAAGTGATTGGCGAGTTGGGTGTAAATCCAGAAGACGCATTCACGGCCGCAGTGCAAGATAATGCCAACACCGAGTGGGATAATTCGTTCGTTAACGATAACTACGGTCAGTAATCATGGATACGGTGATCATTGTCGCTATTGCGATCATGGTCGCCTTGTTTGTTGTTATAGGAAATAGCAATGATTGAAATTAAAGCACCTAATAGTGATCATGACATTGACCATTATCTGCCAAGAATCTTCTTGGCGGGATCGATTGAAATGGGCGTGGCGGAAAACTGGCAAACCCGTGTTGTCGGTGATCTGGCCGACTCTGATGTAGTTCTACTCAATCCACGTCGTGATGATTGGGACTCGTCTTGGCGCCAATCCATCGATGATCCACAATTCAATAAACAGGTTACATGGGAACTTGATGGAATTGATAACTCTGACATTGTAATCTTTTACTTTGATCCCAGTACAAAATCACCCATTACTCTTATGGAACTGGGCATTGCATGTAGCTCGGACACGTGGAGTGATCACGTATACGTATGTTGTCCTGACGGGTTCTGGCGCAAGGGTAATGTTGAGATAGTTTGTGATCGTTACAATATTCCGCTGTTCAACACGTACGAAGAGTTGATTGAACATCTTATTACTATCGTTAAGGATTATTGATGAACGACCGAATCAATAAACTCGCTGAACAAGCATTCTTAGAATATGAATCAGTTTATAATTACGAGGCAAATATCCCAAAAGAATTTACAGAAAAGTTCGCCGAGTTGATTATTAAGGAATGTGCCAGTGAGTATAACAAACTTATCAATGGTGAAGCAGTGGTGTTGCCAAAAGACCGTGAACACGCCGAAGCGTTAGTTCGTGTTGGTATGTTTTATTTGGAGAATAACAAGTGAACGAACGACTTAAAGAACTATTAGTCAAGCATATCGCACCGCCAGCACTTGCTGTGGCTCGTGACGAGCAGGGTCAGCATACTGCCCATGTGACTTATACAGTGAGTCAGGCAGAAATGAACACCTTGCTGGAAGCGGTGGTACAGGAATGTATCAACCTAAATGGCAAGGAACTTGCCATGCCAGGACATTCACGTATGGTAGAAGTTTATTGTGAACATTTTGGGATTAAATTCTAATGGACTGGAAAAAAGAGCCAAAACTCAAAGAATTTGCGGAAGCATTTGCTGACTACTTGAAAGAAGTTGGCTGTATGGACAATCCCGAAGGTTGGATGGGTTCGCACAAGATTGTTAGTGACATTAGGGTAGAGTGTGTTGACGAGAATGATGACACTGGGTATGAGGTATGTGGGTTACGTTTTGAGCAGCTAATGGGCTGCGGTTGCCCATCTGATATTACAATTATGATAAGGAAAGTAGATGAATCCATTTAAAGATCAGGAATGGTTTATGCGGGCGTGTGACCAAACAGTGGGCATAAACAATGAAGAGCAGTTTGCTCTATACACTAATTTAATCGGTGAAGAGGCATTTGAACTTGCGGTTGCGATTCGGGAAAATGATCGTGTTGAAACCTTAGACGCCTTGATCGATATAATCGTAGTGTCGATAGGCGCTATTCACAGCATGGGCGCTGATGCGGAAGGCGCGTGGGAAGAAGTCATGAAGACTAACGCAGCCAAGATTGATCTTGATACTGGCAAAGTACGCAAGCGTGAAGACGGAAAAGTATTGAAGCCTGAGGGTTGGGTACCGCCAAATCTTGCGCCATTTTTGAAGCGTTAAACTGTGAAGACAGTAGGTCACTTCGTGGCCATTGTATTCGGCGCACTGTACTTACTGGTAGCACTATTCATGGCCCTGTTCATTGCGCTAATGATACACGGTGGGTTTGTAATGTTTATGAAATATATTGGAGTTGAATGATGAACGAACGAATTCGAGAACTTGTTGAATGGGCCGAGCAACTTAAAAAAGATGAAGTTTCATATCGGGAAAGATTACATAATAGATATTGCACCGGTGATATGGAAGAAGAAATCTTTAGGGAAAAGTTCGCTGAGTTGATTGTAGAAGAATGTAGAAATGTTCTTGCTGATGTTTATAGACAAGTCCCACCAGAATGTTGTGGACATTTTTTATATGCGGACGAAGTACTCGCAAAACATTTTTACGGAGTTAAAGAACAGACCGAATCTCAGAAAATGGCCGCTGCCGGATATACTCGCAGACCACGTGGTTGGACAAAGGAAGGTACAGAATGAAAATAGTTGAAGACCATTACCAAGCATTTCAAGCCATGGCATTTAGTGACAGAGAAAAGTGGCATTGGTATGCCAGACCGCTCTGGTGGTATCTGCTTGCATTTGTGTGGCTACATCAAGGCATCGTACACAAAAACTGGGAAAACTTTTTTGAAGGTTTCTGGGATCCAGTCAAAAACAAGTACAAGAAGTATCAACAACGCCGCAACATGAAACGCATACTTAAAGAGAACCCTGATATTGATGATCTAAGAAAATTGTCCGGTATCAAACGGCCAGAATGAGTTCATCCAAAACGCTTGACAATTAACAACTATCAGTGTATAGTAGTTCGATAGATCAATTATGATCAAGGAGATCAAATGAAAAAACTTATGCAAGCATTAGTACTGTCATTAGCTGTTTTATCTGCCAATATCGTATTGGCCGAACCTACAGTTCAAGACATTTATAAAACCGCCCAAGTAGATAAACAACAAGCACTGACAATGGTCAATGAAGTAATCAAGCTTAGACCTAACAGCGCACGAGCACATTACGTTCAAAGTGATTTGCTATTGCAACTGGGCAAAAAAGTCGAGGCAAAGACTGCGTTTTTAAAATCTCAGTCACTTGACCCATCAATGAGTTTTGCTAAGCCTGAAAGCGTAGAACGTCTACGTACTGCACTTGGGGTTAAGAAAACCGACACTTTGAAATTTGATACTGACAAGGCTATGTTATGGGGTGGCGGTATTCTGTTAGCATTGTTGATTGTGATCATGTTATTCAAGCGCAAGAAACCCGCTCAGCAATATTCGCCATATCAGCAATATCCTGACGCACACAACACACAGTACAGACCTGTTACACCAACACCACCTGCACCCGCTGGCGCTGCTGTTAGTGCTCCTGCATCTTCTGGTAGTGGACTAATGGGTAGTTTAGCAACTGGTGCTGCAATGGGCGTGGGTGTAGCTGCCGGTGCAACATTAGCTAATCATCTACTAAACGGTAATAAAGCTACGGCTGCGCCTGTTGAACATCAACCATCCTATACTCCGTCTTATGCTCCAGAACAAAATTTCGGCATGAGCGATTCTAGTAGCGATTGGGGTGGTGATTCTAGTAGTTCTGATAGTTCAGATTGGTAATTTTATTCAAAGGAGAAGTAAATGTACGCAGTTAAATCAGCAACACAAGTAAATGATGCCATGTTACGTGTTTACAACAACATGTTTCTGGCAGTACTTACAAGTATGTTTGTTAGTTATTTTGCCAGCACCTCACCGGAATTTATGCAGTTCTTGTTTACTGGCGTTATGAAGTGGGTAGTTCTGTTTGCTCCACTTGTTGCGGTGTTTATCATTACACCGTTCTTAAGTAGCAATCCTCCAATGCCTGTGGCACTAGCGGCACTACTTGGGTTCGCAGCACTAATGGGTCTAAGTTTCGCTACTATCTTTGTAGTCTATACTAGCGCCAGTATTGTCAGTGCGTTTATGGGGGCCGCAGTACTGTTTGGAACAATGAGTTTCTATGGTTACTTTACCAAACGAAACTTAGATACACTGGGACAATACTTATTTGTCGGACTAATCGCAGTTGTTATCGCATCGATTATCAATATCTTTATCGGTAGTTCGGTGTTAGCAATGGTAGTCTCAGCGGTTGCGATCATTGTGTTCATGGGCTTGACTGCGTATGACACACAGACGATTCGTGAAATGGTATCTGAAGACGATTCCACAAGCATTGAGGTTCTTGGAGCCCTGAGTTTGTATCTCAATTTCATCAACATCTTCTTAAGTTTACTGTCACTATTTGGCGACAAAAAGGATTAAGTAAGGGGGCAATGCCCCTTTATTTTTTGTAGTCTCACATCAAGACTAAATACTTTCACTGCGCTAGACAATGCGTAGTCCTTACTGTCTTTAAACTTGGCGGCCCTGACAGTGACCGGTTCTAAAAGGAAAAGAAATGATGTACCAATCAAAGATGGCATTCGCCATAAAATCCAAAGGTAAAGTTCTGCGTGAATTCAAAGACACGGTATACATTCCGTTCGGCACAGAATATTCAATCTTACTTAAAAATCAACACACAACCAGAGCAGTAGTCAATGTGTTCATCGATGGTGTCAACCAAACTCCAGGCGGCCTTGTAGTCGATGGACTCAGTGAATGTGAATTGGAGCGTAGTCTGCTCAACGGTAGCCTAACAGCGGGTAACCGGTTCAAGTTCATTGAGCGTACTGGCGCAGTTGAACAACATCGCGGCGTTCAACTGGAGGATGGACTAGTAAAAATTGAATATCAATTTGAAAGTATCGCACAGATTCGCACACCATCTGTGTTTAGAAATGTTGGTCAGGATCACTACTACAATGGCTTGAAAGTTGGCTCGGGGTATAATTCACTTGATGTACCGGGACATTGGTTATCAGCCAGCGGCGGTCAGGTCAATGCGTACAACGCAAGTCTTGCCACTAATACTACCAACGCTAGTCTAACTACAAACAATACCGGCGTAAGCGGTGTATACAATGTAGGCGGTATCGCTCGTAGTGCTGATATGAGCAGTGGAAAGTTTACTGGCGAGGTAGCATCGGCGGCTGTCAATCAGTATCTCAGGGACAACAATATCAAACCCACATCATCAGGTGAAGTTCACGATGGCTGCGCTACCATGGACATGGGGTTCAATGATGCGGGTATTACGGTGTCCGGCAGTCGGAGTAATCAGCGATTCTCGACCACTACAATGGGAGCCATGGACAGTGAGAAGTTCTCAATGGTCATTCGACTATTGGGCGAGACACCAGACAACAAGCCTGTGATCAAGTCAGTGACAGTCAAGACTAAACCAAAGTGCGTGACTTGTGGGCGTCAGAACAAAGCCACGGCAAAGTTCTGTGTCGAGTGTGGAACAGCACTGGAAATCTTCGCTTAAACTGCTCAAAAAATGAGCAAATAATGCTCAAAAAGTAAGCAAAAAAGTGTTGTAAAAATACAACACTTTTTTTGTGGCAAAATTTGACAGTAAATCAGTTTTTTGCTATAATAACGTATAAACTGAGAAAACGGAGAAAGATATGAAAGCAAAAGTCACTGTAGTCAAGCGGGTCGCACAAGCGCACACAATGCCGCAAACTGCCGAAGCCTGTGCAGTACGTGCCGAACTCAAAGCAAAGCTGTTCACTGCAATGCTCATGACCCGTTTGCAGCGTGTTTAAACTAGACAAAAGGACAAGTATGTTAAAATTTGAGAAAATCGCCAAAGTCGGTGACGTGATTCGTGCTTATGATTTCAAGCCAATGGCTGGTCGTGAGAATTGTTATGTCGAGGGCAAAGTGCTAGAATTGACCAATGTCAACGGGTACTTGGCTTTTGAGATTCTGACTACCCGTGACGTATGGGCAGGCGAACGCTTAGAAGAAGGTCGGGATAGTCGAGTCGGCAAACTAACTCACGTGCCTGCAGAAGTATCGTTTATGGAATACGATGCCCGCATTATCAATCTTTCGGACTAAACCAATTGAAATTTACAACTAAGCAATTGCAAGATATCTTCACAGTAAACGAACGTTCGGGCCCACGAGGCGCTTACGAGTTTTTCTATGGTCAAAAGCCAGCGACAACCAACGAGGGAACAACGGCGGTTGAGGATTTCATTATCGCCTTTTACACTCAATACAATGCTTATGCCGGATATTCTGTATTTTAAGTATTGACAATAAATCCCGAATCTGCTACAATGTAGTTTCAATAGTTAAATTTACACACTTTTACACACATTAAGGAATTTTTATGACCACAGTTACCACACCCAAAGCTGCAAAACCCGTCAAAACCGTCAAAGCTGCTAAGCCCGCTAAAGCTGTTAAACCGCCTAAAGTCGCTAAGCCTGCTAAGCCCAAGAAAACCACCATTAAGCTACTGTCGTATTCTGACGCAGGGCATGGCTGGTTGCGTGTGCCGCATCGTATGCTTGCCAAGCTGGGTATCTCGGCTCATATTACGCCATTCTCTTATATGCGTACTGAGTATGCGTATCTTGAGGAAGATCAAGATATGACTACGTTTATGCTTGCCATGGAACGTGCAGGCAAGAAAGTCGAGTTTGTGCATCGCAATACTGAGCGTCAGTCACGCATTCGCAATTATGCCTCATACGTTGATCAGGCGCCGGTTGTTGTTCCCGCTGTTGTGTCTGTTGCAACAGATCAGGAGTAATCGATGGGCTTAGATATGTACTTGACCGCTGAGCGGTTCTTTGCTGAATATGTGCCAGAGGAAAAAGTACTTATCACGGCATTGAATGATGCTCTTGTCACTTCGCTTGGATCCGTTTGTCATGTTCAACTTGAATGCGGATACTGGCGAAAGGCAAATGCTATTCATTTTTGGTTCGTCAAAAATTGTCAAGACGGAGTGGACGAGTGTCAAAAAACGCTTGTCGATCTGGGACAACTGAAAGAATTGCTTGCCATTGTTGATATGGTTTTGGACGATAATTCACTGGCGCACGAGATTCTGCCTCCGTCTGTGGGATTCTTCTTTGGAAATTCCGATGTTGACGAGTGGTATATTGACAGCTTACAGCATACTAAAGAAATTTTAGAGAAAATTGTCAATAATCCTGATGCGGGAAACTGGAGATATCACTATCAGTCTAGCTGGTAGTGTTGTTTTTATACAACAAATATGTTGACTTTAATTCCGAAATCTGCTATAATATACACATACACTGAGAAAACGGATAAAGAAATGACTACATTTGAAAGCGCAGTTGCAGTAACGGAATTAGAGCAATTGGGTTGGGAATTCTCGGACTTCTATAAGTCTGTTCACGGGTTTCGCCCACGTCACATCGATACGTCTACTTGGACTGCTGAGGATTTCGACCGTGAGTTTACGGCTCTGGGTGAACAGGGTCGTATCAATGCTATTCGTCAAAAAGAAAGCGAGGCTAAAGCCGCTCACGATTTTGAACTGCGTGTTCAAAATCTGTTGATGTCGGGCGCAAAAGATCGCCGCATGGCAATTCGCTGGTTAGCTGAGGCTGAAGATGCCGTTAATGATCAGTCGTATTTTTGCTTTGTGCTGGGTCTCCCAGACAACTATTTCGCCGGCGATTTTAACTAATCGCTGCATTCTCAAAATCAAATCAAGGAATTCAATGTATACTCAATTAGAAAATCAGGCAGTGACCGAATTTGAGAATCGTATTAAGTACATTCTCGTCATGAGCAATGGCTATCATGATCGTTTGAGCGCCATTCGCTGGATCGCCAAACGTGAGGGTGCAGTCGGCAATCCCACAAAATTGTGCGACTTGCTGGGTCTCCCAGTTGACTATTTCGCTGGCGATTTTTTCTAATCATTGCGTTTCTCGCATACACTCATAAAATCAAATCAAGGAATATTTAATGGCTACTCGCTCAACTATCGCTGTGAAACATGAAGACGGAACCGTATCGCAAATCTACTGTCACTTTGATGGCTATTTGTCTGGCGTTGGCAAAATGTTGATGACACACTATAACTCACTACTTGCCGCTGAATTTTTGGTAAGCAAAGGCAGTCTGTCAGTACTGGCAGAACGTGTCACGCCCAATCCTGAAGTCGGAATTCATAACTTTAAAGTAGCGCAAAATGGCGTATGCGTGTATTATGGTCGTGATCGTGGCGACGAAGATACCGAACCAAACACGTTTACCAATACAACCGAATACTTTGACGAATTTCAAGGAGAAGAGTATAATTACTACTTCAACGGAGAATTCTGGGAAGTTACCTACGGCGAAATTGATTTTGTGTCAGTTGAAGAAGCCATGAAACTGGAAGCCGAGGACTGCTGATGACAAAATTTTTACAAGAACGTACAGAGTGGACTACTCAAACGCCTAATCATACTTACCTTGTTGTTGATAGCAAGGAAAAGATGTTGGGCTATGTTCGTTCTGGCACTACTGTACTTGAAATGTTCAAGCAACCCTTGCCGTTCGATGTTCGACGCCGCAAGTTTACAGAAGTTGCCAATACCTTCGGCTATGTCGAACCCAAATTGGTAAATACTGCTAACTCGTGGCAAATTAAATCGTCATCTGGCAGTACCTATACAATCGAACGTCACGGTCTTAAACTGTCATGTTCTTGCAGCGGATTCAAGTTCCGTGCCAAGTGTCGGCATGTTGATGAATTTGTGATGCCTGCATGACCAATCTATCCACGTATCATAGTGGTTGGACTAGGATTTCTTTTCCCGGACCCTGGCCGGTTGCTGCGTATGATTGGTGCTATGAGAAATTTGGCTTTGAACAATTGTCAACGACTAATTTTAGTGAGAATGGCAGATGGGTTTATTGTGGTCAGCGTTCGTTTGAGTTTAAACGTGAAGAAGATGCCGTACTGTTTATGTTGAGGTGGGTATGACACGAATTCAAATACAATACGGCTTCAGCAATAATACCATTGTCGATGATGCTATACTTTGGTGTGTTGATAAATTCGGCAAATTGCCGGGCAAATGGAATTATCTTGGGCATGGTGAGTTCGTATTTAAACGGGAAGAAGACGCAGTGTTCTTTGCACTGAGGTGGGTATGAAAATAACAAATTCTGATATATTAGAACATTACGAATATTGTATCTTACTAGAGCCTAATCTATATAAACAGGCCGTTGAGTGGTGCGAGAAAAAATACGGCAAAAGCCGAAGCGACATGACGTGGTCTACACGGAAATGGTATACAAGCGGTTCATGGAATGACAATTTGTATTACTACCATTTTTATTTTAAAACAAGTGAAGATGCGGTACTATTTACGCTAAGGTGGTCATGAAACGTATGACACGTGTTAACATGAAATGGGAAATGACGGACTATCCCGAAGTCGAGGTCGATAACGCCATACTCTGGTGTAAGGATAGATTCGGTTCATGTATGTACGGTAACCCAAAATGGAATTATGTTGGTATGGGCACGTTCGAGTTTCGGGACGAAGAAGAAGCGGTGTTCTTTGCTTTGAGGTGGCTATAATGGGTCCGATACAGATTGAAATGCAATACCAATTTCCGTCGATATCACGCAGGCGTGAACCGGTAGATGATGCGGTACTTTGGTGTGAGGAAAAATTTGGAGTGAGTCATTACCCAATCGATGGCAGCGGCCGGTGGGGATATATTGGTATGGGCAAGTTCTCATTTATGAATGAAGAAGACGCAGTATTATTTGCGCTGAGGTGGAAATGAAATTTAAAATAACTGATTGTCATAGATCAAATGGAACGGTATGGAGTAGAGTTGGAATACCACCAAAAATGTCTACTCAAGAGTTCAATACTATTTTAACGTGGTGTCGTGAGAAATTTGGTACAAACTCACGATATATAAACGAAGATAACGTTCGTTGGTCTATTTCAATGGACGAACGTAGCAATTTATTTTTCAAAAATTCAGAAGATGTAACTTTATTTTTAATGAGATGGGCATGATCGCTGTAATACTAAAAACTAAATTGATGGGAATCAAACAACTCACAGAATGTGCTAAATGGTGCCGAGAACAATTTGGATGGGTGGCCTTTTCACGAGAGACCGTTGATGACTCACACCCATGGTTGTGTTACTACTCAGAAGAAACCAAAGAATACTGGTGGTATTTTGCTCGTGAAGAGAACGCTTCAATGTTTGCATTGAGGTGGCTATGAAAGAATACTATTGGGTAGATGCTCCTACATGGCAGGAGCCTTCAGATATCCATGTTCCTAGTTGGTGGCGCAACATGATTTTTAACTGTCATGAAGTAAACGTTAGGGAGCGTGGTAGCGAGTACATGGACTATGAGAGACAAAACGAGATTATCAGCCGTGAACTCAAACCGTTTGGTGGTGAGTGTGTCCCAATTGTCGACCAAACCAGAGACTACAAAACAAAACTTAGATTTGATGACGAGTCGGGTTTTACATTTTTCTTATTGAAATGGGCATGAATACTGTTAACATTGTATCCGATCAGCATGACATTACATATATGGCCGAGGCTAGAGTATGGTGTCGGGAGAAATTTGGGCAGCCCAGTTTTTATCGAACGATCACTCCTGGAGGTCAGCAAATATCTCCTCTTGTTTGTTCTGTACGCTGGAGATACGTTGGTCATGGTCGATTTGACTTTGCTTATGAATATGACGCAGTACAATTTGCATTGAGGTGGGCATAATGGAAATTGATATCAATACACCAGAATTCAAATTGTGGATGGAAGAATTTCATGAACTGCACAATAGAATCGTACAAGTTCGTTGTCAACTCAATGAGATTGTTGATGTGATTGTGTGGTGCGAACAACATGATATTCAAGTCAAGCTGCGTAATCATTGGTCAGAGAGAACTGGTGGGGTTGCGGCTTTTGAATTGCGAAAAGAAACCTACACTGAAGAGAAAAAGGTATTATTCATGTTGAGGTGGTTATGACAAGAAAACTAAAAGCAGAAATATGGCCAGAAATGATAACATTGTACAACATGCAAGAGGAAAAGAAATTTCGTGAATGTATCAACTGGATGATAAAAAAATTCGGTATACATGGTGACAGATGGTACGTGGTTAATCGTACCTACTACTATTTTAAAACAGGAGAAGATGCAACAATGTTTGCATTACGATGGTTATGAACAGTCATCAAAGAAGAAAAGCAGCAAGATACTGGCGATATCACGCAGTCATCCAAGATTCAATGTCGTATGAAGATTACATGGAGGTTCGTGAATGGTGTCAACAAAAATTTGGCATTGTCGGACATCGCTGGAGTAATACTATGCACTACATTGGGTTTTCTTTTTGCGACAGTAAAGACTTTACACTATTTGCAATGAGGTGGCTATGAAAACTCTTAAGGCATCGTTTAATACATCAGGCTTTGACAATAGTGATGAGTCATTGAATGAGTTGGCTAAGGATATACAGCAAGAGATCGACTGGAGTGTTTTGTTAGATATTATGAGAAAAGTTAACCCACAGGGTAGTCAATGGACTGAAGTTAAATTCTCAGAATATGCCAGAAGTGTGAATCATGACGAAATAAAATTATGGGCAGAAGAAAAGCTTGACAACGGATTCTTTTTGTTTTATAATAGAATCATGATTGCTAAAGAAGAAGATGTAGTAAAATTTATGTTACGGTGGGCATAATGGGAATATTCGATGGTGGACTGAACGGTGATGGATTCTTCGGTGAAGAATATCGTGATGATTGGGAGGAATATCAAGACTGGGTTAGCAGCGGAAGAAGACGTGATCGAACGGGTGCATATTACTATCATTATGAACCTAAGTCAGTCAAGTGTAGAGTTTGTGGATTTGAGAATTTGCGGTGGATAGAAACTCCAAATGGTTGGAGAACAGCATACAGTACAGGGCTGTTGACGGGTAAAATACACGCTTGTGGAGGCGGACTATGACTAAGAATGAATTGAATAAGTGGTTAGAAGATCACCCAGGTCGGGAATTTCAAGAAGAACGAAATCGACTTATCGAAGAACATAGGGATTTGGCAATAGAGATTGTCAGAGATGCTATCAGAGAAATTACTGCGAACTTTCGTGAAATGATGGACAACGCAGTCGAAGAAGATATCGAACAACAGTTAGAGAATCAGACTGAGTTCCCTGAGGTACAAGCGTTACTTAAAAAGTTGTAGGAGAAGCACATGAAACACGGCGATTTCAGATTGTGGGTAGGAAATATCTGGCGTGAGAACTGTACCGAGAATTTTATTTGGGGTGATCCAGAGCTGTCACTAGAACAGTATTTTGCCAAATACAAATGGTGGCTCAAGCGTGAGTATCGTCACAGACAAAAGTGACCGAATTCATTGACAACAATAACAACATAGGGTATAATGTACATATGAAAACTTACGAAATACACTACTACGACGAGCATAATCATCTTAAAACTGCCGTTATCGTAGCCTCAACAATGCAATCGGCGCTTAATATGTTTGGGCAGATGTACGACTTTACGTATGTTGGCGCTGAAGAAAAGGAACCAGAATAATGTTTGATTTTTTTAAAAAGTCGGAGTACGTTATGCCAGAGCGGGTGACAGAGAACGTGCCAGAGAAAGAGCCTGAAGTAAACATCTATGAACCAGCGCACTATACCATTGGTCTCAATAAACACGGCATGACACAGGTGATTTTCCGAAGTGATGGCGGTCAATATACACTCAGCATGGACCCAACGGCTGTCAGGCATTTTATCAAGATGCTTGAATGCACTCTTGACGAATCATCAGAGGAAGAATAATGGAATACTTATGGGTGGGTCAATACTCACAAAAGAACTATCACATGATTTGGGGTATCTTGGCCATGCACAAGAATGGCTATGATGGCTTGAACGGTGCTGACAACTATACCTACGTCTCGTTTGAGGGACGTAGTGATAAGCCTATGCGCTTAAAGTCGTTTCAAGAAAATGAAAAGAACATGACTGGCATTATCAAACACAAGCAAGATCGTGGCTATGTGTTAATGAGCGGTGGTAGATTTGTGGAACTGTATCCCGCACATAACGATCAAATTCAAAACTATGTAGTACAGCTATTAAGGAACAAACAGTAATGTTAGAATGTATTGTATTAGGCGATAGTATCGCAGTGGGTACACAAATGTTTGCCAAAGAATGCCAACTTGTAGGCAAGGGTGGCATCAATACTTGGCAATGGAACAAGATGTATCCAACTCAAGACTTGACCGCTGGTGTGGTCATTATCTCACTGGGCACCAACGATCATAAATATGTCAAGACCGTTGAAGAGCTTGAAAAAATGCGGGCACGTGTTGTATCTAAGCGTGTGTTCTGGGTACTACCTGCTGGCAACTTAGCCGCTAGTGAAGTGCCATTGCCGAAACTTCAAGCCATGGTAACAGAAGTTGCACAAAAGAACGGTGACACCGTGTTACCGATTCGTGGGCTACAAGCAGACGGTATTCATCCAAGTTGGTCTGGATACAAAGATATCGTTGAACGTACAAAGGAACAATAATGAGTGCAGGCTGGATCAACAGACTAAACGAGTCCAACTCTAAGCTACACAAAGAGGATGTATTCACACAAGCATTAGAAATGGCACTATTAGGCGGTACCAGTGCCGATATGTTCTTGTCTCTAGTACAAGCGTGTTACAATCCCATGATTACATTTGGAGTCAAACAAGTTCCAGAAACCATTGGTATCACTGATGCTGAGAATCCATGGGCTGAATTCAACTCGTTGTTAGATGATCTGCGATTGCGTAAACTTACTGGTCATGCTGCTCGTGATGCTATTGAAGCAATGAGTACACGCTTTGACAGTGATGAATGGAATCTAATGTGTGCTGCGGTGCTGCGTAAAGATTTGCGTTGTAACGTCAGCGAAAAGACTTTCAACAAAGTCTGCAAGAAAACCAAGTATGAAGTGCCTGTGTTCTCTTGTCAGCTTGCTACTAGCTGTGAAGGACGACCAGAAATGGTGGGCGAACAACGTATTGAGCCTAAGCTTGATGGCGTTCGTGTACTTATGTTATGTGCTATTCAAGACGATGGCACTACAATGGCGGTATCATACAGTCGCAATGGTAAAGTGTTTGACAACTTTGGTCACATTGAGTCGCAAATTTGTAATCAAATGAAGGAGATGACAAGTCGTCAACCCGGATTTAAAAGTTTCTTCTTAGACGGTGAGGTAGTTGGTAAATCGTTCAATGAACTAATGCGTGTGGCTCGTAAGAAAGACGCCGATGCCAATGACAGCGTATTTCATGTGTTCGATTTTATTCCAACCGCAGACTTTAACCGTGGATACTGGAACGCACAGTTGTCGAAACGTCTACAATACTTAGACGCTATCAAACCCTGTATTGACAAGATGCCCAACGTTGAGTATCCTGATCATCTTATCGTGAACTTGGATACAAGTCAGGGTCGGAATCAAATGGAACGATATGCTCAAGACTGTGTAAAAGCGGGTTACGAGGGTATCATGATCAAGGCAATGGGCGCACCCTATGAGTGTAGACGTTCGACATTCTGGCTAAAATGGAAGCCAGTGATCACAGTTGATCTAAAAGTTGTTGATCTTCAAGAGGGCACTGGAAGAAACATAGGTCGCTTGGGCGCATTCGTGTGCGAGGGCGTTGACAATGGAAAACATATTAGTGTGAACGTTGGCAGCGGAGTGTCGGATACTGAGCGTGACGAGTACTGGACTAATCGTGATATAGTGATTGGTCGTACAGTTGAAATCATGTGCGATACCGTTAGTCAAAATCAAGACGGTACGTACTCTTTACGTTTCCCACGCTTTATGCGCTTTCGTGATACATTTACAGGAGAGAAAGAATGAGATTAGATTATAAAGAAGATTTTATTTGGTGGATACTATGCCTGATTCTAGGAACAGTCTTTGTTGCAACCATCGTTTTTGCATTCATTAGCGTTGGAGAGTTTAATACTGCGATTAAGCGAGTGGAAGCAAGTACAGGATGTGAATACGTTGGTAGTCCAAAAGGCGCCGCTCGTGTTGGCTTCTTTGACTGTAAGGGCGTAATTGAAACAAAAAGGATACCAAAATGAAAGATACATTTGAACTAGAACAAGCGATCATGAATTGCTGGCACGTGGTTGATGACATCAAGACTGTTACTAATCACGCTCAGAAATTATCACAAGATGATTTACTCAACGCTCTGATCGGACTGTCAACCGTATACCAACTAAAGTTTGAAGACTTGTTTGGTGAATTTGAACGGTACACTACTGATAAAGCAACTGTTACACTATGAGTTGCGCTTTTGATCCACACGTTGGTAGACAATTTACGTTTGAAGACAATCGTTCTATCAAGATCATTGAAACAAATCTACGTGACTTTGGCCATTCAGAGTACTGGGTCACGTACGAAATCAAATTTGCCAAAGACGGCATACCAAAAAGATTACAAATGACTGAGAAAGAGTTTATCGGCTCTTTCGGTCATTTGTTTTTCCCCACTACGAATTAAGTAGTAGTTGTTGACACAGTTCAACCAACTAAATAAATATTACCTATGAAAAACAAACTACTATTAACCAATCTAACATTCGTTACAGCACTGTGCATCAGTGCTGTTGCCATTTACTATTCAGTAGCTGGTCTTGCTGCTATCTTTGCGGCAGCGGTAATACCCATTGTTATCATGGGCGGTATACTTGAAATCGCTAAACTGGTCACTACGGTATGGCTACATAGATACTGGTCGCAAGCAGTATGGTGGTTGAAAACCTACTTGTCAATAGCAGTTATTGTGTTGATGTTTATTACGTCAATGGGTATCTTTGGCTTTCTATCAAAGGCACACATTGAACAAACCTCCGCATCACAAGAAAGTCAATCACAGGTTGAACGATACAACAACGAGATCAAGCGTCAAACTGCGCTGGTTGAACGATATGAAACACGCATCAAACAACTTGAAAGTGGTGGCGGTGGTGCAGATGCGTCAGTACAAAGTCAAATCGATGCTGAACAAAAACGTATTGACTCAGCGTACGCACGTATTCAACCACAAATTGATGAACAAAACAAAATCATTGAGGGTCAAAGCAAACTGTTCTCAGATCAAATCACCAAGATCGATGAGGAGTTAGCACAGTTACAAAAGTATGTTGACAACAAAGAAGTAGACAAAGCACAGGCTATGGTGGGTGTCAAGACTGATGGTGATTGGGGTCCGGGTACCGCTCGTGCAGTCAACACGTGGAAGGCAGCCAAGACACAAGAACGTGCTCAACTAGTTACTAAGATTCAAGACATCAATAAGGACAACTCCAACATTCAGGCCGCACGTGAAGAAGTCAAACGCTTACGTGCCACAGTAGACGTACAGGTCGCAGAGTCAAACAAGACTATCGTGCGACTACGTGAGTCACTGGGCAAGAACAAGAATGAAGACATTGACAGTCAACTCAAGGAACAAACTAATCTCTTGAAAGTTGCACAGACTGCTCTTGATGATGCCACCAAAGAAAAATACAAACTTGAGAGTGAGTATCGTAAACTTGAGGCAGAAGTTGGACCGATCAAGTACATCGCAGAGTTTGTTTACGGCGAAGAGTCTGACAAGAACATGCTTGAACGTGCGGTACGATGGGTAATCATTACGATTATCTTTGTATTCGACCCGCTTGCGGTGTTGTTACTATTAGCCAGTCAGTATTCATTTGAGTTCCACCGACGTGAACGTAAGACACTAGACGAACTACTCGCAGCGACACCGCCGGTTGACAACACAGAACAAGAAACTCAAAAAGAACTGTACGTGGAAATCATAGGTCTTAAAGGTGAAATCTCAGACTTAACTGAACGGTTACAGATATCAGAGGAAGTCAAAAACTCCTATATCAAGACGCATGACGATGAAGAACGAGATAACACAGCCCTTCATGCCAAGATTGACCAACTTGACTATTTCATTAAAGAACTAGAAGACGGACGAGTTGATGTGTTTGAGACCAACGTCAAACTCAAAACAGATTATACCAATCTCGAAGCCGAATTGTACAAGATGATAGCAGAACGTGATCGTGCGCTTAAAGATTACACTGACCTTAGAATAGACCTTACTGATCTTGAAGACGCACTGGCTCACGTGACTTTTGAACGTGATCAACTATTGAAAGAAGTAGTAGAGACAGTAGAGATCGAACCACAGCCAGAACCAACTGCCGATGCTGATATATTCATTGGTGAACCAGTTAATCCAGATGACATACAAACTGTAGGTGTAACCAAAGAGGCACAGTTATTTCATCCATCAGAATCATATGTTAATTTCAATGGCAAACGAGTAAGCATAGATGCTCTACGTACAATGCGCCCTGATCTAATACTAAAAGCTACCGATCCAGTAAATCGTATTATGTTTGGTAATATGTTCCCAGACTTTGCAAAGACTGGTGACATTTACATTCGCACTGACACTATGCCAAACATTGTATATAAGTTTAACAGCAGCAAATGGATTCGTGTTGACAAAGAACAAAACGCAAGTTACTTGCACTACACGCCCTATCTTCAGTACTTGATTCAAAAGATAGATAGTGGTGAATATGACGCTGAGTTATTGACTGATGCAGAGCGTGATGAAATAGAACATCACTTGAAGTCTAAGTAATAAAAAGCCCTCTATGAGGGCTTTTCTTTTATGTAAAATTATGTGGTCAGCATAATTTTATAAGTTACTCCATTGATCACTATTGGTATCGTTGCGGTTACTGTTGCAGTAGTATTAGCGGTTGCGCTTAGCGTTGTTTCCAATCCACCAACGTTTGCGTTACCACTGACTGTAAGTTTAGTTCCATTGAATGCCGCTGGTATAGTCAAGTTTCCGTTATTGTCAAATGTGCTAGTCAGCAGTGATCCGCTGTTGTCGATAGCATTTACATAAAAACTAGATGGAATATTTCCGCCAGAACTCGGAGCTGATACAACTCTAACCTCAGTACCACCAGCATATGCCCATCCAGTAATTCCATCTACAGTAGTGGTTCCGTTGCCACTGTATCCAAAGTAGCTTTTTCTTTCTATTGAATCACCCGCTTGAATGATTGCAATATTTCCAGAATCAGTTCCACGAGCACGACTAACAGCACCGGATGAATAATTTGAAACATTGCTGTATATGCGCTGACCGATATGTCCCGGAATAATAACATTACCATTGTCATTTAATGACATAGAGTAAACAAGACCAGTATTGCTCGTGCTGTTGAAAAAGATAGTACTTGGAACATAACTACTGTTTGACGATGCAACTCCAGTACTTAGTACCTGTATAGAGGCTGCATTGTTAAACGTATTGAATGAGGTGTACCCTTGACTTTGTATGTTTAACAGTGTATCGCCAACTTGAGCCGGTGTTGGAAGAGCGATTGTACCACGTGCTTTTTGTGATACATATCCGTACATAGCACTAGTATTGCTTGCTGATGTAATGGTTGCACCAGTTGAACTGTTAGAAGAAGACAGTTGAAGCGTTGATCCAACATATGATCCAACAATGTTTAAGTTACCTGCACTAGTGAATGTACTATTGACTACTGTGTTTCCAGTATTGACTGTCTTTATCACGTAGTTACTTGGTATAAATTGTCCGTTGCTTGTAGGTAGTGACGAAACTGAGATTTCTGAACCCCCAGAATAACTAAATCCCGCAATGTTATCAACAGTTGTTGATCCGTTTCCGGTGTATCCAAAGGTAAGATTACGTGCTAACGTATCTCCGATCTGTACTCCACTGATATTTCCCTCATCCAAACCACGAGCACGACTGGTTATGTATGTTGCTGGATTGCTTATGTTACTGAACACGTGACTGCTTATGCGACCAGGCAATACTAAATTGCCACGATCATCTAGTGTCATTGAATACTGAACATCAGTGTTACCGGTTGAGTTAATCGATACGATTGTCGGAACATAACTTGATCCGCTTGTTGCAAGTCCATTCGACACGACTTCAAATCTGCCGCCATTCTGATACTTGCTAAATTGCGTGTAAGCTTGCGATTGTAGATTGAGTAACGTATCACCGATCAAAGATGCAGTGGGCGTAATAGCGGTTCCGCGAGATTTCTTACTGACGATTCCGTAATTGTTAGCGGTTGATCCTGCTGTGCTAAGTGTAATACCCACGTTGGTGTTTGAGGCATTGATTTGTAGTTGATTACTAATAATATTACCAACGTTTGCTGCGTTTGCTGTTAGTACGTTTGTAGTTAAGTTAGCAGGAAGTTCAATATCGATGATTCCGCTGCTTACAATTGGGCTGCCCGTGACTGATAATGTATTTGATGCAACTGATACACGAGTAACGGTACCGCTACCCCCATTACCGCCACCAGTAGAGTTGATTGTAACTGCACCGTTGCTTTGATTGATTGTGATACCAGAGCCTGCCACAATGCTTGTGACACCAGTGTTAGTAACAGTAATGACTCCGCTTGTTGTAACAGGGCTACCACCAACTGCGATACCATTGCCTGCCGCAACACCTACGCTGGTAACAGTTCCACTGCTTGCACCGTTTGCAACTGTAATTATTCTACCGTATCCATCAACTGTAATGTTAGCACTGCGATATGAACCAGCCACGCCTGTTATTGGTAGCAATTCTACGTCAATATTTCCTGATGTTGTAATTGGGCTGTTGTTTACAAGTAGCGTTGAGCTAGTAACACCTACACTGTCAACAGTACCGCCACCATTACCGCCCGTTCCTGTGCTGTTGATAACAAGCGTACCATTGCTTCCGGGAGTTCCTGTTAGTGTAGTGATCGTTACGTTTCGACCAGCCACAAGACTAATAACACCAGTGTTTGTAATAGAGTAACTATTTGGTTGTGCGTTACTGATTACTAATCCCTGACCAGCAACAATCGATGTGATGGGACTGCTACGCTGAAATAACTGATCGAAGTTATTCTGTATAGTGGTAAACGCCGTGTATAGACTGTCGCTATTCACCGGACTGTTGGGTTGACCAATATTTATGTTTTGTTGACCTGAGATCGCCATTGTTTTTTCCTCTATCTATTATTTATCTGAAATAGATAGAGAACGATTGCGTCAATAGGGATTGAACGAGCTTCCGCACCCACACGTAGTCTGAGCATTGGGGTTTGAGATTGAAAAGTTGCTACCGTGTATTGATTCTACGTAGTCGATGGTTGCTCCACGTAGATATTCCATGCTTGAGCCATCGACGAGCAATTGAACATCACTACTATCAACGACAAAATCGTCATCACTTTGTTCTTCATCAAGAGTAAAGTTGTAGTTCATTCCGCTACAGCCTCCGCCCTCAATGAACACTCGCAATTTAAGCAGTGGATTCTGTTCATCAATAATAATGTCTTTAATTTTCGTAATTGCTGATTCTGTTAGTGTTATCATGTTAAGGTTTCCATTGAGCAAACATACCTACTTCTATGGCCACGTGGCCGTGATGGCTGTACAGATCAAAGTCGCTGCCCTTGATTGCATTCTTCAGTTGAAGTTTGTCAATTGTAAGCGGGAATGCAAAGAAATGATCTGTTCTTTTTCTCCCACCGATTTTACCAAGATACTCAGCGCCAATGTGCATAATTCTGTCGATAAAATCGTTGTCATTCTTCAAGTATGCATCATCAATCATGACATAACCTTGCACTACAACATTGGGTATATTGTACAAGCTGACCCAGTTTCTGCGGCCACCGGGAGTCTGACTGTTGCCAGCAATCAGTGTGTATTTTAGTATAGCCATGGCAATACCGTACAGTGCTTTTGCTAGTCCCTGACCACGATACGCCTCGTCTATTTCAATCGATGATATATGAGCAGAATTCTTTATGGGAAACTGCACATCGGTTAGTATTATCAATTCACCTATGACTTTGTTAGCGTGATCGTGATCGATAAGACGAATGGTATTGCCATTAGTATTAGCAATGACTTTGTAAAAGTATTTGCTACCTCCAGGAAGTGGTTTAGCTCCACGTAACTGTCTACGTTCTTCGGGGCTAAGAGGCTCAATTTCACCCTTAAAAGCTCTTTGAGATAGTGGTATTATTTCGTTTATGATCTCTGACTGTTTCATTTGTAAGCTTGACCCCATACTGCATTGATTTTGTTCCAATCCATAATGCGCCAAATATCAGCTAGATACTTGCTTTTGTCACTGCCGTAGTCTAGCAAGTAAGCATGTTCCCACATATCGACTAGTATCAATATGTCAGTACGCATTGCATGATTGGGTATTGTTTTGATTTCTCCGCTGCGTGATAGATAGCACCATCCGCTGCCCTGAATAGACATGGCTGATGATGTAAACTCATCACAGAAGTTAGAGAAGTTTTTGAATTTTTGTTTGATTAGATTACCAACGGGACCGTTGGGTTCATTCTTGTTTCTACCTTCACGAAACTGTGCAAAGAAGATGTTATGCAGCATTGCGCCTGCATAGTTGAACTCGGGATCGCCCTCGCCCTTGTTGAATCGTTCAGCGTAAGCGTATGCTAGTTTACCCCAATGTAGCTTGATAGTATCCTTGCTCATTGTTGGAGCAAGCGCATCCTCTTTGTACGATAGATCGACAATGCCGATATCGTCTTTTGACTTTGCTTCTAGTAGGGTAATGAGTTCACGCATAGATAGTATTTATCGTACTCTCCATCCTTTGTGATGAGATTGAAGCCCATTTATGAGTAACGACATTCCAGAATGAGATAGATAGTCATATTTTATCATCATTTCTTTTCGTGTGACATTTTCGACAGTTCCATCATTATGATAAAATTCATGAATTTTGTGATCAAAATTTACATTATTAGAACCCAATAAATTATGTGTTTTATTTTGAATTCGTAAATTTGCACTTTTTATGCCATTTAATCTATCAATTTCTTTAACTGATGACATACTATGTGATGCTTTCAACGACATCTTGTGCTTTAATTTTGTTTCTTCGTTCCAATCACTTCCGCCACCTCCAGTTTCTGGTATACGATTAGCCCAGATTTTATTTCCAAAGTCGTCTTGAGCATTGACGATGTTATATAGTTGACTGTAATATCTACCCCAATAAACAATTTCATTCCAAATTTCAGATTGAAATAATACATAAGTATCTATCTCGCTACCGTATTCTTTAAGATGTTTTCTCCAATCAATGCCAGAACCCGTATAAAGATACGGGTTCTCTTTTGTTTGACCTAGATATTTAAGTCCGGTCTGCTTGTGAGTTTTTTCATACAAAAAGTACATTATAATCTCCGGACAATTCTGCCTTTAGTCAGATCATACGGGGAAAATTCGATAGATACCTGATCACCTAATAACACCTTTATTGCGTGTTGACGAATTTTTCCAGATAAATGCCCTAGTACGAGTTTGTCGTTAGGTAATTTAATTCGGAATGTTCCAGCGGGAAGCAGTTCAGTGACAACTCCTGTTAATATAATCGGTTCTTCTTTTGCCATATAATGTATTTAGCTTATCCTCGTCTCATTTTGGAAATGTCGTGTGCTTCTTCATCACTGAACACAGGCACCGCATTACTCTTGTGCATTGTGCCAATACCCTTGATCTTGTCGCCCGTATACACAGGCACAGGTGCTTTTGCCGCAATGCCAATGCCAGAATTGAGCGAGGGTGCAGACAACAATGACCCACGCTGCGGGATCGTGGGCAGACTTTTGCCAAGAGTTCTGGAATTTTTGATGGGCTTTTTGACTGGTGGCGCACTGTAAGATTTCTTTAGTGCCTGCCAGTCTTGTTCCAATTGTTCTGCCGTACGCTTGGCTTCGGCAGAAGCATACTTAAGCTTACCTTTGCGTTTGCCAGTAGTCGTGAAGTGTGTCAAGTGCATTGTCATAGTTTGTACCGTAATAGTAGATTATAGTACATTATAGCACAAGTGGGATTTATTGTCAAGTTTTTCCCTTGAGCAAACGAATGATTTCGTCCTTTTCCCAGCACTCTTGTTCCAATTCTCTATAGCGTTTACGCAATTCGCCCAATTCTGCCCAGCGATCTGCCAGCTTTTCGTCTACTCTGAGAATGCCAAGACGCTCTTCAATGGCAGATAATCGTTCGTCAATTGTCTTGGTGATTTCTTGCCCGCCCACTGTTAGTGTGCCCCCAATCTCAGCGTCACCCTTGACAAAAAGTCCCAAAGAGGTGTCGATGCCAGATTTGTTCCATTGCGGTCCGTTGGCACTAAGTATCAGCATTTGACCGCCGATACCAGAACTACCGGCAACGCCTGCTCCTGTGTTGATTGTAAGTGGTGGAGTTGTACTCATGTTCCACCACGCTTGGTGAATACAATGCGACCCTCGGTATCGTGTCCAATGTCAAGTTCATCACCCTCTTTCCAACCCATGCGTTGCAGAAGTTCTGGTGGAATAGGAAGAATGGTGTCTCCAGTTTCAGGATCGATCTTTGTAACGACCTCGTAAGTTACGGCTTCTACGGTTGATTTTGTTTGTTCAGTCATGTATCTATTATAGCATACTCAGATGTAATGTCAATCTTTTTGGTCAAATACAATCGGCTGTGGCGTGTGTCCTACTACCTTTGCATTCCAAACATAAAAGATATCGCCTCGATATTCAACTTGATGTGGATTGGGAGAGATAACTATATTCAGTCCACGTGGCAGTAATACTTCAGCCTCATCGTAGTTCTGCGATAGTTCTGCAACGCTGGCACCTGTGGTTCCTGCTGGTACAAAAATTCTGAGTATGTCAAATTCTCGAATTCTCTTATTCTTTTTTTGTGAGTTTTTTATTTGTTTGCCCGTTGGATCTAAAACTTTATGTCCACTGCGATCAATAGGATCCCAACTAGCTTGATTGGTCGCAAACCCGGCTGCAATGTCCCATCTAGTGATGGTGCTGGTGTATGCAGGTAGATGAACAGTCAGTGGTCGATTGGTTGGCTGTTTATACAGCTTGAATGCTTCAATTGGGCTTTCTGGTAAACCAGTATAGAGAACGTAGTCTTTCTTCAGCACATTTTTTGCCAGTTCACGATCAACACCTGACACACGCTTGCCGTATTTTTCAATTGCTGCTGGTTTGGCTAGCCCACGATAGTGACGATGTAGAAAATCATTCCACTTACTGGCGCCGTTGCCGGTATAGCCCAAGATATCTTTTTGATTTTTTGAATCCCAGGGCAATTCTTCCGCACGATGTATCTCCGCCTGTTCCTTGTCACTGTAGTGTTTGATAGGTTGACGATCCCACCCTGCCTCAAAGACAGTTTGAAGCGCAGGTAACTTGTGATAGCTAGACTCTAGTAAAATTTCATTGATCTTCATTCTGTAGACCACTTCTTTTGTAAATGTTTTATCAAGTCACTTAAATCGTTCATTCGATTCTTCTGCATATAGCGAATGATATTGACTGCGTTCTCACGATCTATGCCATTGTCAGGCTTACGAGCGTTAGACATTTCATTTGCAAGTCCTTGAAGAGCGTCTTTAGAGTCTTGATTATATTTTAGACTATAGCGTAGTTTATCTGCATCTTTAGTCAGTTGTTTTTGATCAGTAGCATTGATCAACTGTAACCATGAATGTAAATACCCTTTGAGATTGTATCTAGATTGTCTGGTAACAATGTGTTGTTGACCACGCAATGCTGGGTTGTTGGAAATTGGTTGTGCTTTGCTGGTGTCTAAACGACGCCATGCAGTTTCATCATTGTACAAGTATGCTGGTATGTTTCGTCTCTTTGCATTGATCAGTACTGTTCTTGCCCAAGCACCTGCATATTCATGAGCACGTTCTGGTTTGATTAGAATATGAATGGAACTAACTCCATCAACAGGTATTGTGGGTGTTTTTGAAAACACACGATCTTCTGCTTCATGCGAACGATGATGTAATTGTGATGGATCACGATTGAGCCAGTAGTCTACTGGTTTTGATATATAGTGATTATTGAACCAGTTACCGTCTAGCACAAACATAGTAGCATCACTACCAATCATAGCGTGATATCCACCAGTTTTTGTTCGAGCAGTGCTTAAGAAGTAACGATAGCCCTTGGGTGAGTACTGTTGTTCTACGCTGCCTAGATCACTAGACAATTCAAATTGTCCAGCTTTCATGATCTTTGCCGCTTTGTCTAGTCTTGTATAATGATACGCAACACGACTCAGAGTTTCAGTTAGAAATTCTGTTGATTTCATTATGAATGGTCCGGATCATCAGTTACTCTATTAACTTCTAAGTTTGCAGGTAATGCTGACATACGCAGACCAAGATGACGTTGCGCCCAATCTAGTGCTTGTCGATAAGCATCTTCACGACCGGTGGCCGAAAACAAATTAAGTGCATTTCCCTGACTAGTATTGCGTAACTCCCAGTAATTATGTACGCCATCTTGATCTGCCGCTATTTGATCTGGTGTACGTTTTGCTAGTTGACGCTTTCTGACTACTTGTTTGACGGCGCTTACCAGTTCTGGGCGTGTCAATTGACCTGTTGTGTACTGTACAAAGTACTGCATTGCATCAGGGCTAGATTGAATTGCAGGAGCCAAGAACTTGTATAGTTTCTTGGCATACTCTTGACGTTCTGCTGTGGGATCGCTAGCAATACTCATAGCATACGCATAACGCAACAGCGTGTTTTGCACAAGATTGATGTCGCTAAAGTAGTTTGATCCACCTGCACTACGAAACTCAATGTAGTTACCACGATCATTGATTGATACGAATTTTCCCTGACCACGAGTGTTTACTGCCTTGCTTGCAAGATCAAGCAAATTTTTACGCATTGCGCTGAATGCCAAATCTAATCTAGTTGTTATATCTTCTTGAGATGACATATTTGTCAATCTATTTCTAATAATGCCTAGTGAACTTTCGCAGTATTCGTTTGCTTGTCTGCTAAAATTTGTTAGTACATGCTCATCGCCCATGAACAATGCCAGCTTTAGAAAGTCAACTGTTGCTGGCTTGTGATCAGGCATACTCAAGCTCATATGAAAGCCTGTTGACTTGTTGGCGTAGCCCTCATTTTCGTCTACCCATTGAAAGAATAAGGGAAGAATGTCATGTGTTTCTTTTAAGGGTAAGGGCGGAGATACAATCTCACATGGCATGTCATCTTCTTCATCGGGACGTAATGAACCATCAGGTTCAAAATACCAACTAACGCCATCTTTTGTTTGAGCGTGATAGCTACTTGTTACTTTTGTTTGCACTCCAAGATCATCATGTAGCGAATTAGCAAGCGCCTCTGCGCCCTCATAAGAGTATCCACTTCGATCTGAATCCTCATCTTCGATTTGAAAGGGCCAATTTATGTCATAGTCATACTGAATAGAACTCATAGAAGTATAATCATTTGCTTCTAACCAGTGTTCTTGATCATAGTCATCTTCATCGCGCCATTCATCGTAGGCTGCTTGCCATGCCTTGCCCTCAAACTCTACTTCTTCTTCTACTAGTTCGTCTAATTTTTCATCTACTGCAAAAGATGCTTTTAAGAAATTATCATAGTCCTTATCTGCTTCACGAAATTTCTGTTGTTGTTTTGAACTGTCGATTTTATCTGCATAATAATTACCTCTTCGACGTGCATCAGATACTTGTTTCTCATTAAGACCCATCTCGTCACGAAGATACTCTTCGATTTTAGCAGTCACGTCCCAGCCATAATCTTCAATCCACAGCTTTACCATTTCTTTATCTCTGTGTCTGAAATCATTTAGAGATACTTTATCACGCCACTCAGTATAATTGTTCCACAATTGGTTTCTAAGTCTGCGTATCTGATGAGAATCGTAATCATTCTGAGAAAAGAACTCAATGATAGAGTCTATATCATGAGTGCTTTCATCTTCTGACATATCATCAACGTACTGTACATTGTTATCATCGTAGATTGAATATGCAGCACCGGCAAAAATAAGTTCTGCTTCAAATCCAGCGCGCATACCCGCGGCGCGTGGCGAGTTCAAGAACTGTTGCAAATTGCTTTGCGCCATGCGTACTTCATCTAGCTGTTGGTTGAGTTCTTCAAATTTCATAGTCTAGTATTTATCTATGTTAAGACCGTCAAGAATTGCCGGCGGTTGTAGATCGGTAACTTCTTTGAGAACTTCCGATGTCTTGTCACTCCAGAATGCACGACCTAGTGGGCGTTGTTTTGATGATGGTTTGATGTCGTTTCCTAACTCACGAGCAAACTTGTACATAGCAGTGGCTATACCCTGACGACGATACTTGTTGTCAACGTTTACATCGATAGCTTCTAAGTGGTCGTTAGCAAGAGCAAAGTTGACCCATGCAATCACAGCTCCACCCTTGCGACATTCTACTCTAAACTGATCACTGCGTGTAGCACGTTTGTTGGGAACGTAGGGCAGTTCACCATGCTTGGCCACAAGAATGTATTTGTCGTATGGTTTTGTTTCTTCAAACCCACGCTGAAATATTTTCTCGTTGACAGCCTCGTTGGTGATCTCGTGCCATTTCATAGTTAGATGTTAGGGTCAAATTGATGCGAGTCTCTGATCTCAAGACCAGGAAAGTTAGTTTCAAATTCTTCCATCCACAGATCAATCTTGTTGTCAGTGTCGGTGTCGTTGATTTCTTCTTCATCGTCTGCTTTTTCTTCTGTGTCATCAATGAATAGATTCGCTTCACGTTTGATGAATCTTTCTAGATCATTGACTACCAATGAAATTCCACGAATCTCAGTTCCACCCATTCTTTTTGCTTGTCTACCCAAGTCTAATATTTCTTCATCAGAAAGTTGATCTTCTTTCTCTCTCATGATATCCATTATTTTCTTGACTTGTTTTTGAAGAATTTTTTCTCTGTGTTTCATTTTTCTAATTGCTTCTTCAAAATGACTTTTTGCTTCGCTAGGACTCATATCTTCAATATCTAAAATTTCTGAGTCATCTCTGAGAAATTCATAATCATCATTCGTGTTGATGGTGTCAATAATTTTCTGAACGCCCTTGCTAGTCACTCGATTAGGATCACTCTTTTCCGACTCAGTGCTGTAGTAATCGCCCAAGTCTTGAAGTTTTGTTGGTAGCTCTCTGATCTTACTGCTTTGAATTGTTCTGAAAAATCTGGCAGGATCACCATCAGGAACACTGCTTACCCATCTGGCAACATAGTCTCTGTCAACGGCTCCAACGCAAACATCTCCTGTTCGCACTGATACAACTCCAAGACCATCTGATGTCTTGACTGGAGTGGTAACTGTTCCAAGACCTGCATCGCCCATTCTTGCTCCGTTCTTGAGCAACTCACGAAGTCTAGCGTTAGTCCAAATGAACACATAGTCTGGGCCGACCTTATAGTAGTCACTATTCCCAGACAGATATTTTAACAACTTTGGGTCCGCAGCTTCTAATAATACGTCACTAAATTTCATGTTATTGTCCTAATAATTTTCTAATTCTATCGAGCAAATCTCGGGTTGTGTATGTAGTTCCGGTTTCCATTGATGGATTGTGACCGACCTTTCTTACGAGTTGCACAACAGGATCATAGTATGGTTGCAGTTCATCTATTGCATTTATTCTCTTGGCTCGATCAGATTGTCCCTCATATTCTTGCATAAACTTTGTATATCTAGTGTCTAGCTCTTTTAGAGTTGCGGGCCAGTTATTGTCTTTTGGTGCTGGTTTTCCGCCTCTTCCGAAAGGCAATCCCTTTGTTCCAGGAACTGTTAGACCTGAGAAATTTCCCAAACCTGCAAAACGTGGCTTGACTGTTTTCTTGCCCTTGTTGTCAATGGTCTTGTACGAGTCGAAGTCGGGACCATCTGTGGATGTTGCACTACCCATGCCACCAATTGCTAGTTTGAATGCAAGTTGATTGCCGAATGAAAACTCAATGTTGTCATACACTGCGTTAGGCCATGTAGCGGTAAAACCCTCTACAACGATACTAGAATCTTGCTCGTCATACATTGTGTTGACCTGTACAAGATTGGTAGAACTCATGACAAACTGACAGAACTCGACAAACTGTCCTCTGTCTAATTCATTCAGTGCGGCTGCAACTTTAACACCAATCGCTCGTTTTGCTGTTTGACCCTTTGCTGCTTGTAGTTGCAGCAATTGCTGACCAATTGCTTTTGCTTTACCAACTTTGGGTAAGTCAGATGAATCGCCTGTGTTGAAATATTTCAGCAAGTTACCGTACTCTGGGTGACCAGTCATTAACTCTTTGAATGCTGCTTTGACTTGCTTTGGAAGATTAGGGTTGGTAACTAAAGTAAGATACGCACTACCCAGTCCTGTAACCGCAGGAGTTGCACCGACTTTACCCTTGCTACTGACCATTAGTGTCTTGTTGTTGTACAGCAGTATACTGTCATACATAGGAGCATTAGCCGCTGCGGGATAAAACACCTTGCACTTGCTTAGATCAGTTGTACCCAAGAACGCCAATGCTGCTTCGTAAATACCGTTGTCCATGAAACCTTCATTCACTGCGCCATCAGGCTTCATAAGAATAAGCGGGTGTAGAATTTCCATAAAGTCAACTGTAACTGCATTGGTTGCAAAACCAGCTTCGTCCATTGAAATGTCATCGATAACTACAGGATAGCTAACTGTTTGATTGGCTGACTTACCAATTGTTTCGTCAGTGATCTCAATTAGTTTCTTGACTTTTTGTGGCTTCTTAGGATCAGCACAGTTAGTCTTGATAAGAGAGTATATGTCACTGAACGGACTGTTAAGAGTTCTACCCTCAATTGCAATACCCAATTCATTGACTGTGTTCAAACCAGCCATGCCGGGAGACATTCCCAGTACAGTGTTAGGTTTGATGTCACTTTGACGCTTTTCTGATTTCTTACCTGCTCCACGAAAGCCTGTTAGTTTCTCAATCAGACCAACAGTAAACTGTGGGAATACTTGCTTACCGCTGTCTGGGTTAACATCGATACCGCCAGTAGATGTGTTGAAGTATCCAAACACATAGTGTGTAATCTCTTTGTCTTTTGTATATGCAGACCAATCTTTGTCTGCGCCTGTTTGTGGGAAATCTTTTGTTGGAGTCTTTACGCAATGACTTAAAGCGAATCCAATAGCAGACGCACGATCACCTGGATTTACCCATATGATACCACCTTCGGGTCCACGCAGATTTTTGCCCTTGAATGCACTAGCAATAGCACTTTCCGCTGTTGCAACTGCTTTGTTCATGTCTCCACTTTCAAACTGAATCTTTGCCTTTCCAGCTGATGCCCAGCCCAATGTTGGGTATTGCTTTCCGTATACTTTTAGAGGATACGCATCTTTCTTAGATGTATATCCAGTCGCTTCAATATCAGCGATAACTGCGCTTTGCTTTGGATGTGGGAACTTTGCTGCCATTGCTTTAACCAAGTCTACGCCTAATCCAAAGCTAGTAGACTGATGAAAGCTGTCCATGATCATTGGAACTGTTGCGAACCCGTGAAACACTAGTGCTTCACCATCAGCATTGATAAGATATACGTTGTCGATACCATAGCGATTTGTACTTGCTTCTCTTGACTTGTTAGCAACAACTGACTTTGCATAACTTTTAGAAGGATCTTCTGGGTCTGCCGTAAAGCCTGTTGCTTTGGTTGCTTGTGCAGCATCAATGCCCTGTTGAACATTGCTCTTTGATAAGGGTTCTGCTGGCGGAGTTGCATCTGCTGGTTTTGTGATCGTTGGTTTTGCAACTGCTCTTGGTTTTGCAACTGCTCTTGGTTTTGTAACTGCAGGAGCTTGTACTGGGTCTTCTGGTTCTTGTACAGCATCGGCGGCTTGTTCACTGGCAGACAATAAATTGTTTGCACGTCTATAGTGATACAACTGTTGCATGTTTCTGAATTTGCGTGTAGAGCCGTCAGGCAATCTAACACTGAAAGTGCCGTCGGCATAACGTCTGAAAATTTCTGGTTTCCAGCCGTTAAATCTTTCTTTTAGAAAACTTTCATAGATAAATTCAAATGGTTTCATAGTTTATAAGAGTGTATAAACTATTTATCTAAACTTGTTAACGACGATTATTTGAGATTTACGTTCTTGATGTGTTGCGACGACGTGACGCAGTTGACTCTAACACTGCAAGCTTGACTTCTTGCTCATGCTGTTCTTCATGTATGCGTGTAACGATTTCTTCAACCTTGGTTGTACGATCTTCTAGATTTTCTATCTTATCGTGTATTGACTGTAGCATGGCAGATTGAGAATTATGCTCATCGCCCTCACGACTAAGAGCGGAATCAATCTTTTTGAACCAAGCTTTACCCTGCCACCAGATACCACCGATTGTAAACGCAAACATCAAGAATGCCCAATCATTTTTTATTGTTGTTAGTATTTCATTTAAGTCCATAGTGTTTCCTATCGTTCGTAACCTTTAAATCCTTGAATCGGACTTTTGTATTCAACGTCCGGCGCTTCCTGACTTTTCATTGTACTGATTAGTTTCTTATCACTAGGTTTTAAACCAATCTGTTCTAGAGCATCATCAATCCACTCTGCAATATCGGGATCAAAACTTACTACAATTTCATTTTCGCCCCAGGGAGTAGCTGGTGCAAGCCGTGTTGTACCCTGTTTTCTGTCATATGCACGACCTTTGGCCGAGGCGATTGCTACACCAAATCTATATTGATGATAGGGATCGTTGTTTTGTAATTTTGGGATTGTATAGGTGGCGGGCAGTGCACCTGCTACATCAGGCGGTAATTTTGATGTTGGCAGATTGAACATGTCATCAGATGCTTCTGTTAGAAAATCTTTTGCTCTCATCTTGCGTATCCTTTGAAGCCGGTTACTGGGCTTATTCTATGTACGTGATCTGGTTCTTTGCTGTCTCTTGAGTTAGACACGTGTTTATGATCAGTTGGAATAGTCGCCATTGCCTGATGAATCATGTTTTCTTCTTCATCGGTGTATGGGTGTAGCGTATTGTACTTTTCTGTCCAACTGGATGCATCCATATCTACAGGCTTATGACTCTTACCGTCTGCCATTGCCATTGCCATACCCATGCGATTCATGTGATATATACGATCATATCCACCTACGTCACGTGTCTTGTGAACGTTTTTCATAGTGGATTCATGATCTGGATTAAGTTTCGGAGACTTCTTGCCCTTTTCTCGTTCAGGATGAGACTCTTTCTTTGCTTCGGTAATGAATTCGCTGGCTCTCATGTTAGCAGTTCCATTTACGTAGTGCTAGTGCCTTGCGTGTTGGCTTACCGTGTTCGTCTTTCATCGGACCCTTCATACCACTCATACGAGCGCAAAATGACTTGCGACGTTTAGCTGGCTTGCTACCCGGTTTTAGTTTTGATGGCTTGGTAGTCACTGCTGTTTGTAGTTTTGATCCAGGATGTTCACGACGATATGAGTTTACACCCTTTTGATTGAGTCCACCTGACTTAGACTTGCCTGACTTCTTTTGCCATGCTGCTGACTTTTCATCTAGCTTGTTGATTTCTTCTTCAAGATTGAATGCTTCGTCTAGATCACCGTAGTTTGAGCTTTCTTTTGGCACACAGTTGGGAACTTTGCGACCATTTTTCTTCTTCATGCCTACTTGCTTGTAGTTATCCCAGCATGGGTCAGAGTCTTCCGCCACACTTTGCTCGTCCGTGCCCTGATCAGATTTTTGTCTGGCTTCAGCTTGAGTACGACTATATCCATCTCTTTCTGCTTGTTTTTCTTCACCAGGATAAACATTAAACGTGAAAAATCTACCATCTTTAAACCTATACCAACGAGTTGGTCCCACATCTAATAGATGATAATCATCATCATCGCGTCCAAAGCCTTCCGCCACACTTTGATGTCTGTTATGTTTATCTCTTTTTCGATCTCGGAGATTATTTAATTTGTGACGAAGATGATTTGCTTCTCTATCTTTACCTGCTGCCAATAACTCTCTTATTTTTTTAGCCAGTTCTTCCTGTTCTGATTCTGTGCCTTCAGCCACCCGATTGCTCTGACGAGCCTCTAACTCTCCCAGTACTTCAAATGCTTGTTTCAGCATTGCTTGATACTTGGCAACAGCTTTTTCAGATTTAACTCGCTTTAACGTTTTGTGAATGCTGATGATTTGACGCTTTAGTTGTAGAATTTCATCAGTATCAACTCTAGCCTTACGCTTGGCTGCGTACAAAGTATCCTTCAACAATGAATAAAACATATTGCCGAGACCAACTGCGGTGGCGCCGGCAGTTGCACCGCCCGCAACTCTATAAAAACTCTCAAACGCATCATTTAGTTTGACTAACTCTTCTGGACTCATTTGTGAAACAGCTTGCGCCAATTGACTGACTTGATCTATCCACATCATCTTGGTCGCCGGATCGAATTGTTCGTTCATTCCCTGACCGACATTGCGATTAGAACTGTAACCACGAGGGCTATTGTCTTGCGAATCCGGCATTCTGTTATTGATGTAATCGTTGACAGTATCAACGTCAATACTCAATTGTGCTGCGATTGCCTCGGGAGATTTTCCACTAGTGAACAGTCTTAGAATCTTGTCATCCTGATCACGACCTTCACCCAATCTTTTTTCTAAACGATTATGAGCCTTAGCAACGCCCGCAACACTACGATTTCTTTTTTCTGGACTGCGCTTTGTTGGGTCCATGTTATTTTTCATTGTATCAGCACTTACTTTTTTCTGATAGCTCGTTAGCGTCTTATTACTGACTTCAGACACCGCTTTAGGTTTCTTATGCGCCCGCTTCATGTTGACTGCAATAGCCGCTTGTTGAGCAGGATTTGCAGCTTCGCTGACTGATTGGGTGATGTGGTTGATTTTCATGATACAGTATTTATCTTTACCGTTATTTTACAGCCAACAAAAAAGGGCACTAAGCCCTATTTCCAACGTAATAGAAAGTACGTATAATCAACATCGTTATCGAATAAGAATATCCAATGATTATTAAGTGATTTTTCAAAATCAGTATGATCCATCCAGCCCCATTCACCCACGCAGTGTTCGTTGCACCATTCAAGCACAGGATCAAGCTGGCCATGAGCAAGCTGTATGACGCTGTTATGTTTGAATGGCTCTTTCTTAGGCTTTCTGAATAGTGATCCCACTTTTTTCCAAGAAGTTGATACCGTCTGTACTTCTATACTCATTCCGATAGTATACACTAAAGATACCAGCTTGATGGATCATCTTAGCACAGTCAATGCAGGGTGCGTGTGTGCAGAATAGGGTTGCGCCTTCGCTATTGATGGTACTCTTAGCGATCTTCATCAGAGCGTTTGCCTCTGAGTGCAACACTTCTGGTTTTGTTTTGAGTGACCCGTCCGATAATACTGTCTCACAGTTATTGTCCCAACCCGAGGGTGTACCATTGTAGCCATACGTGATAGTATGATCTTTGACAATGACTGTACCTACTTTGAGTTTGACTGCTGTACTCATTTGACTGACACTTTCGGCCAGGTTCATGTAAAGGTCAATGAATTTTTGTTTCATTTTTTCACCAAATAGTTTGTACGAATCCAGTGATCTGCTACTTCATGTGTCTTAAAATAATACAGCGGACTTGCGTTTGATATATGAAATCGCTCACAGAATGCTTGACCGTAGCGCCAGCCCTTGAGTGCATCTAGAATCCAGTAGTACTGAAATTCTTCGTATTGCTCTTGAGTAATGGTGTTATATAGATTCACGTCTTCTATACTAGGTGTGTGATAGTGACATTTGACATCATCATGAAATTTGTCTGATTGAATAAGCTCATAGCATTGCTCCCATGCCTCTACTTTTTCTAATGGTAAAAGTTGTGTGTATGGATTCAATGAATTCATTCTGTCTCGATCTTACCGTTGACAATGAACATGGGAATTCCAAGAGGAGACATAAAGCGTCCGATATTCTCGTCACGATTGCTAAAGTTCTTAGCTGCCTCGTCTAATGTTGCACCCTGTGCTGCGAACTCTTCGTTTTCTACATAATATAGAAAATGCTGTTCGTCAACAATCTCATAGGTTAGATCAATGATGTTGTCCATTACTAACTCGGTAAGTTCATTGATCATGTCCCGACTACAACGAACATATCCCAAGTAGAAACCACCAGCGAATACTGCTACTACTAACACTATAGCGATTACGACTTCCATGATTACTCCATATGCTCACGTGGGATTGTACTCCATTGCTGAAGCTTTTTGAATTTTCGTTGCTTGGCTGCTTGTAGTGCATCGCTAGAAACAAGCCCTTGACTGACTAAGATATCAATCATTGCTAATACATCGCCCAGTTCTTGTTCCAATCGATCACGGTTAGAACAATCTTGATATAGACCGTCTATGCCGAACCTAAAGCACTTTGAAGTGGCTTGTGTAACTTCACTGCATTCTTCTTGTAGAATAAGTAGTGCTTCTCTTGTGTGTTCTTTCATATAGTGTCTATTTAAAATTTGGGAGAGCTTTGGGACATAGTGCTCTCAAACTATTGTCGCGCTAGATGCGGGGTCCGATCAACGAGTGGAATTCTCGGAATACTAATTACTCTTGTGTAAACAAGCCCATAGCTAACGCACGATAGCCTGCTGCTACTACAGCACGTGACGCTTTACCTGTACGATATACAGTTTTGCCTGACTTTACAGTGTTAGCATAAACTGGGATACCTGAGAAACGAATATCGCTGATAGTTGCTGTTGGGTTCTTGATTGCAAAACGTGAGGCGATTTGTGCTGCTGTAAGTTGCTCACCGTTCAAGAGGGCTTCGGTCAAACGACCTTGTTTAGTAGTTACGTTCATTTTATTTCCTTTTTAAGTTTAAGTCACTAGACATATTTCTGTCGTCGTGTGTAGTTATTATAACATAATTCTTAGTTGTCGTCAATGAAAAATGGACACATACGCTAAGATATGTGTCCATTTTCTTTAGACTTCGATGATCTGTGGGAAGTACGGATCATCCTCTTGTGACTGGCGCTCGTAACCAACATACCCACGTGGATTGGCAACCACACGAGTGGATCCAATCATATAGTCAAACTCATGATGAGTATGGCCATGAACCCACACTTTGATTTGTGGACGATCCAGCATGAACTCGCTTAAGTCTGAGCTGTACGCACCATTCATGTGAACATCTTTCTCGTAGCGAGGCTTGGTGCTCAGTTTAGAGGGTGCCTGATGACCGATCACAAAGTATTTTTGTGTTGGGTCACTGTCAACTGTCTTGCGAATGTAATCAAGCGTAGCAATATGACGCTTGATTGTGTCAGTAGGCTGCAAACGCCCGTAATTACGTGACTCAACACGAATGATACGATAGTCATTCATTTTGTCCATAACAACTTGCTGTGTCAGTGGGTCACCCTTGTTCATATCAGTCCACAGTGTTCCACCAACGAATGTTACATCGTCAAGTACGAACTTTTCATTCTCCATGAAATGAACATTGGGAAACTTAGCGCATTCTTCGCGCAGTGTGATCAATGTTTGATCCCACTTACCGTTGTAGTACTCATGGTTTCCCGCCACAAACAACACGTGCGGGAACTGTTCGCTGCAACGACGCAAGAAAGCACGATATTGCTGTGCCTTTTCTGCACGAGTAGGGATAATGTTACCCCAAAGTGGGTTTATCTCATCTTCTGCAAAGTCATGCAAGTCTTGTGCAACTAAAATGTCTCCAGCCAACACCAGTACATCAGCGGTGTCTGTATTTGTCAAAGTGATATCACCAAATTCCAAATGGAGATCACTGCATAGTGCTACCTTCATTATCTTCCTTTGTATGTTCTGTACACAGTGTGCGAATCCACCCTGTGTTACTACGTTTACCCTTGTTTCCGCACTCTTCGCAAGTGCTGCCACTCATTGATTCAGCAAACCAAATCATACCGTCGATCAGTCTGTCACCGCCGCTGGTATAAAACCTGAGTGTGCCAAACTTTTCTTTGACTTGTTCTGCTACCAATTGCGGAATTGGGTTTTTTTCTGTACTGTTGTTGTCGATATAGCTTTGAATACTTTCGCAAAGCCTGTCAAGTAGATCATACCAGCCATCACCGCAACTGAATCCCCAGTACATACACGATTCTTTCATGTCTGCACCACGATTGACAAAAATCTTGGGATACTTTTGACACAGTGCGTTGTCTAGTTCTTCTCTCATGTTAACCCCACGTTCTGTGTTTTTCCGCCACGTGTTCGCTGCCATCGTACTCTTCGATTTGCCACTCTACACCATCGGGAACCTCTACGATTTCCAATGCTGCAAATTGACCGCTTGCCGCTTGTCCCAGTTCTTCGACTACTTGAACTAAGAGTGGATCATTGCGTTCAAGATCACGATCATAAAACACCTGAGATTCCCAACGACGGTTATGCGCCATGCGTTCTTCATCAGTGATTTCCCACCACTGTTCGTTGGTCATTTCCATGACACGCTCTGGTCCCGGCGGAACTAGCCAGAATTTGTCCATGCCATACTTGTCTTTCTCAAGATAGCCGGTAACGCCCTTTAACTCTAAGTAGCGTTCGACTGCCATACGTGACAGTCCGAACCCACCAAAACAACTGTTAATTACAACTTTCATTTACTTTATCCTTATCGATTACTGTGATTGTACCACGACCTTCAAGGTCTTTGACAAACGATTCGTACACACTGCTGGTGTATCCGCTCATGCCATATGTATGCTTACCGCACTCATAGATACTGCCACTGTGGTTGTGAATCTCATAGTGATGTTCGTGTTCAACAATGTTGGTGACACCCGAACTCAGTTTCCAGCGATCACTACCCCCGTATCCGCCGTACCAACTGGCCAATACTTTGCGAGTAACTTCATCGCTACCATTTTCTTTAAACTCTACAATGACCCATAGGTCTGATCTGTATATTGAACTCATATTAGTCCCACAAATTTTGATAATATTTTCCGAATAATCTGAAACCGTTGTCAATACGTGCTTGAGCCAGTTTCAGTCCCTCCCAATCGCACTCACGATTTCCATCGTTGTCCATTGAGTATACTTTTTCCATCACCCCAGTCAAGGGATTAAGATATTCTTCTTCTGATTCTGTCCAAATGGTTTTGCCCCATTCGCCAGTCCAGTATTGCTCTTCCCATGAATCATCGACTTTGCAACTGTGTGCGTGAATCATTTCATCCATGATCCAGTCCCAACGCTTAAAATGATTGCCATCAGTGTCATGTTCATCCGCTTTCGGCGGGGCGGTGGTGCTGCGTAATTCTTCTGGCACGTCTTCGTCATCAGTCCACGGTGCACCATGCTTGGATGCTTTAAGTTGAATCAGCATAGGCAGTGCGATCATTGAAAGCGTATTGTCCATAGACCAAGTATCCCAACGATCAACTTTTACATAGTCGATTTTTGGGTGAACTACGTCTAGCACACGGCGCAGTCCTTCGCACACGGGTTGTAGACGATCACTCCAGCGTTCGATCACTGGCTCGTCATAGTCGATTTTACGCCAAAAGAACACTTTCTCCAAAATCTTGTACGGAGATAGCCAATGACTTCTGTACTTGTTGATGTATATTTTCATGTTAGTGTTCCATTCAATGTGTTATTATAGCATATTGTTGATTTACTGTCAACAACTATTTTTCTAAAAATTGCTTAGCACCATCTTAGAATGAACATGGTGGCATCTTCTGATCGTTCAAATCCAAATACATCTACCCACAATTCTAGCTGTCTGTGAACATTATAGCGATTGGTTAATGTTGGAGCCACATATCGCTTGAGAATGTAAAAGTCCCAAGTGTCGCCGGGTTTGCCAAACTTCTCTAGTGCCCATGCGTAAGCGTGATTGTAGCTTAGTCTGTTTGGAGCGGGAAATTCTATTTCATGTTCATAGTTTTTATGAACAGTGAAGTTGTGTAAAGCACGATGTATTCTGTTTTGTTCTTCGCTCATTTATACTTTAAAAGAAACATAATGTACTTGCTTTCGTCTACTACATCAAAATCAGTACTCAGTCCGCTATCCAGTTGAATCAACTTGATGCCATACTTGTCTTGTAACCACACGGGAAATGTGGGATCACCTGTATGTGGATCTGATATAGTGTCTAGCCAGTCTTGACGAGCTTGTTTGATTGCGTTCCAGTGACTACTGTAACTGCCGCCAACTATTGTATTGATTCTAGCCTGTGTATTGCCATACCATTCAGCGTACGCTTTTTGATCTGCGTTAGTTTTCATAGGTATCTTAGTAAAAACATAGTTTCATCTTCCGGTGTATCGAACGCTATGCTACAGCTTATGTTATTGATACCATTCGTTGTCCATTCCATTTGATAGTTGCCGGGATATCTACTTCTAAACTCTTCGTCAAGATAATCTATCGTAGCTTGATCAACGAGTTCAAATAACAACAGTCTAGACATTTCGGTTGCAAAGTCTTTATAACTCATTTTACTTCCATTTAGACATGAACCACCAACAGCACTTGTCATCATCAAAGACAACAGATTGACGATCTTCGCTGAATTTGCAGGAGAACATTCGTTCAAACTCCACTTCAAGTTCATCGATGGTGCATAAAAACAACTCACGCTCTAGCCACGCTAAAGCACGAGCAACTCCTTTGTGTGTAATTGGTAGTGTATTCATCCCCATCTCAATAAAAATAGTACTTGCTGATCCTCGGTAACAGTGTATTCACGAAAATAAGAATACGAGTCCTCATCGGGCACTGCACCATGATCTACTAACCATGCTTCCATTTCTGCATGAGCGCCGCCGTAAAATCTAATTACTGTGATCGTGTTTTGATCTACGAGAAAATGTTTGACGTTTTTCTGCTTTGCCACTACAATGTGATGTTTCATCATTGTGTAATGCTTTTCTGGATCGTAACCCATTATTTCCACCTTAACATAAACATTGCTGCGTGTTCTTCTGAGTCAAACCAAAATGCTCCACCTGTCCAGTAGTAGTGATCTGCTCCAAACTTCTCACGACACCACTGTGCTATAATGCGAGTTTCAGTCCAGTGTTCGTGAGTTATTATAACTCTGATATATCCACCTGACCCTAGTATGTCATTCCAGCTTTTAATACCAGGGTTCTGACCATAGGGAAGATTTTGCCCACCCTCACGTTCAAAATATTCATGAACAAACTCTTTGATTGGCGTCATTAGTCGATCATTAACACAAACACAATTCCAATATAGGTCAATTGATGCAACAACTGATCTAAGCCTAACAGAACCCAAAATTCAGGATGTGTTGTTGGGCCCCAACCCATCTTAGCATTCAGTCGCATCTTAGCCCAATCAATGTGATAGTGAATCACCATATCAAGAAACCCTAACAATACTGCCATTTCTAAACTGCCGGTAAAATAACACAGTACACCAGTGGTACCTAAGCCATGTAGAAAAGCATGTAAGATGCCACCTAAATGTCCGTAAGTACCCTTGTTACTCCACTGATATTTAGTCTGTAATGGAAAGTCGATAATGAAATGTTTAAGTTGCAGTGCGATTAACAAGTAGAGTAGTGTCATGATTAAATTTCCAGTTTCCATTTGTGAGAGCACATATACTGTGTTCCCGATATCTTGCGTGTTTGAAACATTCCCGTTACCTCTAGTACAGAATCTTTGTGACTGTTGAAAATACTGTCCCAAATATATTTGAGTTGGTTGTTAGTATCGATTTTTAAAGCAACAGGATTACCAGTCTGTACATCTTTAAACCAATATCTGGTTTCTTTGAAATTACGTGTGTGATGTCGAATACAGTCTAGTGGAATTAGTTTGCGAGTATAAAAATCATCAATGACTTCAACGTGCTCGTGTTCAGCAAAGTGTTTCTCACGCAATGCAAGAATCTTCATATCCACATCATAGTACTCAGGCAATCTGTATACTAATCCGGCACTAGTTTCCTCAAGTCTTAATCGTTTGCCGCTAAGAAATACTCCCACTGCTCGTTGAAAATCACTAACTTCACCACGCAGTTGTGCCATGACCACTTGCTTGCCAAAGTGCTGAGCAATGTCCTCTGCCATATCGTGATCTTCTTGCGTGATAGTGTTGGCCATTGCTGCTAGAAATAGATCGGAAAATCTGTTGATGTTATCAGGATCATCCTTATGTGTTCTATACAAGAATGCACTGACTGCCAACAAATCAACCGTTGATTCTGATTCTTTGACGTTTTTAGCCAGCGGGTTGGCCCACGGCGGTAAGTGGACCTCAACCAACTCGGCAGAGGTCAAAAATGGCCACGAAAGTATAGGAGGAGTTACAGTGTTTATTGATTTTAAAGACTTCATTATTTCACCATTGCTAATACAATTTGATATTGTTCCCAAGCACTTTTCAGTGCTGGGTACTCTTCACGTAGTCGGTGTTCTTCACGCTCACGACGATATAGATAGTTCTCCTGCGACCTATATAAGTCTATAAGACGATCTTGTGGCATAGTGATATCTACCATATCGACATCTACAACTCCATGGTCAGGCGGGCATGTGCCCATTCCTGTTGCGTACCATTGCTTAACGTCATCAATGGTGGCACGTTTGACACGACGATATTGTCTGTATGACGGTACGATACTTGCCTCGTACTTGTCGCCAAACTCTCTGCCAAGATCACGAATGTGAGAAAGTGCGTGTAGTGACATGATTAGTCTCTACGGGTAATGATCTTATCTGCCAAGCCATAGTCAACCGACTCTTGCGCTGACATAAACTTATCACGGCTCATGTCTAGTTCAAGTTGTTGGTATGTCTTGCCTGTATTCTCGACATAGATATTGGTCAAGTACTCGTTTAACTTCAAAGTTTCTTCCAGTGCAATCTTCATATCAATAGCGGTACCACGTGTGCCACTAGATACTTGATGAATCATGTGTCTGGCTGATGGCAGAATCAGTCGCTTGCCTGCTGTGCCGCTCGACGCCAACAGTGAACCCATTGACGCTGCCTGACCCATGACGATTGTTGAAACATCACACTTGACGAATCGCATGGTGTCTAAGATTGACAAGCCGGCGATAACTGAGCCACCTGGACTATTGATGTAAAAGTGAATGTCTTTGTCTGACTCACTCTCCAGGAACAAGAGTTGGGCTACGATAACTGAGGCTGAGTGTTCGTTAACGTCATCGTGTAACATGATGATACGATCTTTAAGCAAACGGCTATAGATATCGTATGAACGTTCGCCTTTACTTGTTTGTTCTACTACCATTGGGATTAAACTCATTTTACTTCTCCTTTTAGGATTTCAATTTCACGTTCTGCAACATACAGTTTAGATTCTAACTCACGATTCTTTTCGTAGATTTTCCGGTACAGTTCTTGTTCAATCTTCAACTTCATGGTTGCAAGTTCTAAGCGATCTTGGCACTCTTTGTAGTTCTCTTGATACTGACCCCAGTACCCACCGTTGCCCTCAATGACTTCCCGCATTTCTTTGCGATCTTTGGTGAATTGCGATAGCTGTTTCATCTTGTTACGATAGTTCGATATAATTCCAATTGATTCCCTATCTTGATACATATCTATGCCTACTTCATGCCCTGCGTTTTGTGGATCCTTATAGATACGATCTATCTCGTCCATTTGATCCTTGAGGTGTTGTAGTGCGGTATTAACTACTGGTAGTTGTGCGTTAGGTTTTTTGTTCCAGAACATTATTTTCCTTTGTGTGATTTTTTCTTAGGTGTGCTTGATGGTAAATTGCAATCTTGCGAATTGGTAATACTGATAGCATCGCATAGATTAAGTTTGAGTGCGGCATCGTGATCTAGCCATACGTCTTGGGCTGGTAGTAGTTGTGATACAATGGTTTTTTCGTCTAACCCTGTACACAGTTTATAATGATCTAAGATGCGTTTGTTGGTCAATTCAAACTCACGCATAGTGGCAAATAACTCGTGTGACTTGCCCTCTGATGCTGCCGAGAATTGATGTGATAAGATAGATGTATTGGGAGTAAGTACACGGCGACCTTTGGTGCCGCTAATAAAGATCAGTAATCCACAACTGGCAATCAATCCAAGACCTACCGTTTTGATTGGAATCTGACTAGATCGCATGGTGTCGATAAGAGCAAAACAAGCAGATAAGTCCCCGCCCTCACTACAGATCATCAACAGTAATTCTTTCTTTTTATTTGGCGTGACATAGTTTTCGTATAAGATCCATTCTATCAATGGCTTAATGGTTTCGTGATTCACTTCATCCATGAATACGTAAATGCCATTTTCTCGTAATGCGTCACTTGGATTCTTATCCAAAACGTCAGTTTCTTTGGTCATGTATAGTCCTTTGTACTATAGTTATTTTCATTTTGATAGTATAACAGATAAAAAATATATTGTCAAGCGTTTCGGATATAAATAGTTGTTTAGGAGATAGAAATGGACTTTTTAGCCATCGTAGTACTCGTAGTAGCAGTTGCACTTGTATATTGGTTTTGGATCAGAAAACCGAATGTTGTAGAACCGGTCAAAGCGGAAGAACCCGTTGCACCGTACAAAGTGGAAACACCAGTAGAAGTTGTTGCAACAACTTGGCCAGCAGCAACCGAATCAGTTGAGATCAAAGTTGTAGAACCAACTGTGGTAGCCACTGCGGCTCCAGAACTTAAAGTGGTCAGCAGCCAACCCAAAAAGGCACGAGCACCACGTCCAAGAGCCAGAAAGCCAGCGGCAAAACCTAGTACACCAGCAGCAACACCAAAGAAGCCACGTCAACCAAAGCAATAACATGATTGACAATTTTTGCGTTGATTTAATCAGTGACTTAAATCTCTCAGAGACCGACAATTTTGACTGGGAAGGTAAAGCAACCAGTCTTTTTTGTGTTGTCGCTGGAAATGTAAGCGATGATTTAGATGTACTTCGCAAGACCTTAGAGCATCTTAGTAGTAACTACCGTGGAGTTTTCTTTATCGACGGTAGCCTTGAACACGTTGAATTGCAAAACTACGAAAGTCGTATTGAACTAATAAAACAAATTTGCAACTCAATTGAAAACGTAGTGTACTTACACAATCACGTTGTCATTCTAAATAACGTTGCGTTTATCGGTGTTAATGGTTGGCACAACAATCGAAAAAACATTCAAGAGGTAGAAGACTTAGACTACATTGCACAGTATAAAAACGATGATCTAAGTTATCTATCTAACACCATGAAGCAACTACAAGCTCACATAGACGTTAAGAAAATCGTTGTCATATCTAATAGTATGCCAAGCGACTACTTGAATTTCAATAGTCCCGATGCCGAGTCTAAGACAGAATCAAACTTAGCATTAAGCTTGCTGTTTGATTACGGTGTCAAGACAAAAGTGTGGTTGTTTGGTACTGATGATATTGCAGTTGATGTTGAGGTTGGATCCAGAAGATTTGTTAACAACCCCGTAACATCGGGATTGTTATACTGGCCAAAAAGAATAGTGATTTAAGCTTCTACTTCGATATCACATTTTAGTGGGAAACCCTGACTACGAGCATCAATGGTAACTTCGGTTACCTTTTGCTCGGCTACTTCATAGGGTAACACAGCCACAACTGCTCGACCATTGGTATGAATATCAGTTGTAAGACTTACCGCACTGTCCACGTCATGATGAAAATAGTCCATTAGTGACTGAACAACAAAGTTCATTGATGTTACGTCATCGTTAAGATAAAACACTTTATAGAACGATGGTTCTGAAATCTTCAGATTTGGTTTAATTTTGGTTGCGACTTCAGTTTTTGACATATTGTTTCCTTAGAAGATGACGAGAGTGGCTGATGCCACTCTCATTAGTATTTATTATACTACGTTAAATACTTGATGTCAATAGATTTAGGCTTCAATGCTTCCGGAATATGTTGTTCTAGAAACACGGTAAGAATGCCGTTCTTTTGTTGAGCATCAACCACCTCAATATGTTCACCTAGTTTGAATGAACGTTCAAAGCTACGATTAGAAATACCACGATGTAGGTACTCTACTTCGCTACCGTCTTGTTTTTCACCAGTAATGCTAAGCAATTGGTTTTCAAGCTTGATAGTGATTTCACCCTGATTGAATCCTGCAACAGCCACTTCCACATAGAAACTGGTTTCTGTTTGCTTGACGATATTGTAGGGCGGGTAGTTGGTGGTTTGTTGTTCGGTTAGTTGCATCAATTCTTGAAAAGATTTGTCGAAACCAATACCGAATTTGGCGATGGACGGAATGTCCAGACTTCTGAGAGTTAAAGTACGTGTCATTTGTTTTCTCCTTTGTTAAGCAAGATGACTATTGAGACCCGACTATCGGCATCTCAATAATACTTATTATACACTATTTCGCAAAATAGTCAACTATTTTGGACAACTAGATTGTAAATGATTCGCCACATCCGCAACGTGCGGATTCTTTTGGATTGATAAAGTCAAAACCTTCGTTCAAGCCCTTGCGTACATAGTCAATGGTAAGACCATCGATGTATGCTAAATCTTTTTGATTTACCCATACTTTTGCACCATTCTTCTCGTACTCAGTCCAATCCCAAGTACAGGGTGCTTCGTCTAGATACTCTAATACATATGCCAAACCACTACAGCCTGTGGTCTTGACACCGACTTTGATGCCCTGTCCACGACCACGCTTAGCAAGATTACTTGTGATTTTGTCTGCTGCTCGTTCTGTTAGTGTAATCATGTTAGACCCATTTGTTTGCGAATGTCGGTACCGGAAATCTTGGTGATCTCGTCCTCAAACGTTTCTTCACCCGATGTATAACCAACACCACGACCCCAGCCAATGTGAACAATGTTGGGTACAATTTGAATCTCATACTGACCCTGATACAGTGGGTCTAAGTCATGGCGAATACGGTTCTTGACTTCTTCTAGTCCAAATGGATTTGAACCCTGCCAGCCTTGAACATCACGAATCTGAATCACGACTTGTCCAGTGCGCTCAAGTAAGCGTTCAAACAGGGCGCGGTGTCCAGGATGCCATGGCTGCCAACGACCCAACATCTGTACTGTTTCTTTACGCCAGTCAAAGCGGGGTCTGCGTTGTTCGTTTAATATTCCGTCCGCTACGAACACGGCCCACTTTTGGGCGTTCTGTTCTGTGATTCTAAAATCATAGACTTCAGGCGGAATGAATGCCTTGTTTGTGTTCTCGAATCTTCCCGCATCAATGGTATCCATCCAGATAGTCCAGTCCGCTTTGAAGTTGTTACGCATCTCTACTAGTGGAGCCACAAAGTCACAGATAACATAGTCAGCCCGTGACTGTTCTGCCAATTCAGCCATACGCAGGCTTTGTCTGATACGCCCAGTCTCTGAAAAGTCCCAGTCGTTGAACTTCTTACGAATCTCGTCGGCGTTGAACCAGTCAACTGCGATACCATGTCCTTCATACTTGATGTCTTCAAGGTGATTCTTTAAGTGAGTCGCTAGTGTTGTCTTGCCTGCTCCAGGTAATCCCATAATCAATATTTTAATTGCCATTTTTCTTTGCCCGTTTCAATGCCATGTTGTATTTAAGTTCGCTGACGTACTCTTTGAACGTCTTTCCGTCAAGGTGATCGATTTCATGTAGTACACATTTGGCGTCAATGTCTTCAAAATGTCTGGTATGAAATATGCCCGTCTGATCTTGAAACTTGACTTCTACCATTGCCGGTCTTCCAATGGTCAATTCGACACTTGGAAAACTTAGACAACCTTCACGTTCAACCCATTGATGTTCACTCTTGTGCGTGATTTCAGGATTGAACAGTGCCAAGAACTCGCCAGTACGCTGTACTTGCATAGTTATAATACGATAGGGCAAACCAACTTGATTGGCGGCCAGACCGATACCACGATTTATGGCCATAGTCTTGATCATTTCGGGAACTAAGAAAGCTGCCATGTACTCAGGAGGATTCTCAAAGTCCCACGGCTTACAAGGAGTCATAAGAATAGGATCGGGCCAACGCACGATCTCAAGTTCAAACTGATCTTTATGGCGTATCATGTTTTTTCCTGTAGTCTGCTACTGCCGCCTTGATTGCGTCTTCTGCAAGGATAGAGCAATGTATCTTAACTGGCGGGAGTGCGAGTTCTTGAGCGATCTCAGTATTTCTAATCTGGGCCGCGCTGTCAAGGGTTCGCCCTTTAAGCCACTCTGTTGCAAGCGATGACGAAGCGATAGCCGAGCCGCAGCCGTATGTTTTGAACCGTGCGTCTGTGATGATCCCATCATCATTTACCTTTATTTGTAGTTTCATAACATCGCCACACGCTGGCGCGCCGACCATGCCTGTTCCCACATCAGTATCGCTCTTGTCGAACGACCCAACGTTGCGCGGGTTCTCGTAGTGATCTAGTACTGCATCTGAATATGCCATTATTTTGCCTGACTTGTATCGTATGTTTGGGCGAAGATGTCTTTCTTTACAGCGCCATAATCACCTGTATTGTGACGTACAATGTAATCATTGCCTGCTGTATAATTCAAATCACCCCATGATGTATGTAACACACCATCATGATCGGCCAATTTAGCCACTTTCATAATTTTCTTTGGTGTTGCTGTGCCATCGCCGTTGTCATCGTACAGTGTTTTGAATTTCTCAGGCGCAATAGGATAGTTCTCACCCTTGGGTCCGGTCATAATGTAATGACCGGGTCCATATCTTACTGGTCCCTCTAATGTATCAACTGTACCCCGATCTTGTGCTACTTCGTACTTGACTGGCGCAGCACGTTTAAAGGTCTTGAATGCACCGTCTGCAAACCAATTGTCATCAATTGGTCTTTGTTCTGCTTCTGTAATCATGTCTACGTATTTTCTAAAAAGGTCTGTGCTCATGTTGTTATCCGTTTTTGCAACAGCGATCATTGAAATCGCAAATGTGTGGTCGATCACACGCACAAGGCTGAACGTTGTTCAGTGATTTGCGTAGATTGGCTATGGTCTCATTGAGTTTGTAAACGGCCGGCATTCCACCCGTGACAAATACATGCTCACCTAGTCTGTCTAAGTACTCAATTGCATCTCTTATTCCTTGATCATCTGCTCTCATTTTTTTGCCTCTTGTAATGCTCGTCTAATCAACGCTATGGTTTTCTTACTTAGTACTACTTCATAGTGATTGACATCTAACTCTTCTAGTATCATGTCCTCTCGACACTTCATGCTTTTGATAGTAACCACGCCATCATTCGGGTGAATGATCCACGGGCTTGATCCTCGTGTACTGACTATATTGATCCATGGGTGAGTTATCGGCAGTTCTCTTGCTCGTTTCATTGGCCCACTACTTGGACTAATGTCTTTGAGTAGTTTACTAAACGGCAACAAGTGCCTAGTATATTCTGCTGACTCTGCTCCTCCATAGGGTGTACTTAGTGTAATAGCACCCAGTACACGATCTCGATAGATGTTTGCCAAGTGTACTGCGTAAATACCACCTAAGCTATGACAAATAAAAAACATTTCATCATAGCTTTGTAACTGCTTAATCATTGTTTCAAGATTGCTATCGAACCCGTTTGCACTATCATACTCAAGAACTATCTCGTCATTGTGACGTAAGTTCTTGCGTATGTAATTGAAGCTATCACCAGTGGCATTAGCCCCGTGAATGTATACTATCTTCATCAACGTTCTCTACTAACAATCTTGGCTCGTCGACCAAGTCTCTAGTAATATTTATCTTGGTAATGCCCTGTTTGACATAGGTTTGAACATCGTACATATGCGGCAACAGTACACGCTCGACTTCCGAGTGTAGACCACGAGCACCAGTTTTTAATTCCAAACAGTTTTCTGCCATTCGTTCAATGGCTTCTTGTGTAAAGTCCAGTTCAATACCATCAACGTCTAGTAGATACACATACTGATCAATGTAGCTGTTCTTGACTGAGGTTAGAATTTGAATTAACTGTTCTTTGTCTAGTTCTGTGATACTAACCAGTGATGTAAATCTGCCTGTGAATTCAGGAATCATACCAAACTTTGTAAGATCATCAGGCATCAATCGCTCAAGATAGTCAATCTCTTCATCAGCGTGACTAACGTGAGCACTAAATCCAATTCCATTTCCATCAATGCGTGTGCCTACAATGTTCTTAAGTCCAACAAATGCTCCGCCCGCAATAAACAAAATGTTAGTAGTATCTACTTCAAGCATTTCTTGACTTGGGTTCTTGCGCTTGCCGCCCTGTGGAATACGACACACAGTGCCCTCTACCAATTTGAGTAAGGCTTGTTGTACGCCCTCACCTGATACATCACGTGTGATTGAGGCACCCTCAGACTTACGTGCAATCTTGTCGATTTCATCGATAAAGATAATGCCACGTTGCGCTCGTTCGATATCTCCATCTGCTGCCGCTACTAGTCGCCCAATCATTGATTCAACATCATCGCCTACATAACCTGCCTCAGTCAATGAGGTAGCATCAGCGATCACAAACGGCACATCAAGATACTTAGCCACAGTTTTAGCCAACAATGTTTTACCAGAGCCAGTTGGGCCCACGATTAGTACGTTGGATTTTTGCAGCGTGATGTTATCGCTTTTGTTGTTGATACGCTTGTAGTGATTTGAAACGGCGACACTTATGATTTTCTTGGCACGATCTTGCCCGATGATGTACTCATCTAAGAAATGTTTAATGTCATCAGGGTACAATGAGTGCGGATTGGTTTCTGTAATCGTTTCTGCATCACCATCAGAGATCAATAACTCGGTGCATAGTTCAATGCACGAATTACAAATAGCCGTGTTTTCACCTACGATAAGTTTCTTAACAACGTTTTTATGTTTTCCACAAAAGGAACAGTTTAGTATTGGAGTCATATATCTACTTATCTTTTTTCGTCAATGCAAAACAAAAAACCGCTATTCAGTCAATTCTGAACAGCGGTTCTAGGGGGTGGTTACTTACTGAGCGTCAACAACTGCGCCTAGAACGTCTGCAACAGTGGCAGGCTTCTTGGCACGTGACTTGATAGAGTCAAGTGAAATCTCAGCTTTCTTGGATTTGACTGCCCGTACTTTCTTTTCCTTTGGCACACGTGGCGCTTTGGGAGTACGTGAGTCGATCTGCTCTTGAATCATTGCCTGATCTTCTGCTGATTGAAACTCGGGTGCAGCCAATGCAAACTTCAGTGCATCAAGTCGCAGCATAGGAGTGGGCAGTGAGATATAGTCATTGCGTAGGCAATTGGTATACTCGCCCTTGATCTTAGTATAAGTTTTAGACTGTGACGATTTGACACGTTGAGCCATGTCTACACCACAACGAACCTTGTCAACGACAATGCCAGAATCGACACCTACGTTTTTAGTAATACCGACACAAGTCCAAAGAGTATCACGTTTAGCCATTTGTATTTCCTTAATATGTATTGTACCCAGTAAAATTTAGAATAGTGCGTGACACTGGGCATAGCCACCACTATGATTGAAACTTATTTTCGCACGTTTGAGATTTAAAGTCAAGTATTATCTTGATCGGGTTTATCCAATTTTGCTGCCTCCTGAGCCATTAGATTTATTTCTTCTGTGGTTAATGGCTTGCGATTGTGATCCATTGGCATAATTGACATTTCAAATTCTGCCTGATCTGCGGACGTAGGGTAACCCAGTCGTTGTTCGACTATTTCCCGATACCATTCTTTGACACGACCCATAAATTATTTCCCAAAACCTTTTTGAAATTCCAAGCACCCTGCCATTGTCTTGGCAAGACTATCGTTGTCTTTGATTTGCGAATCAGCATATGCTAGCATACCACGTGCCTCGGCTGGGTCTGACAAGAAGATACCAAGAAGATCACGCAGATTTTTGGCAGTGTCGGCAGTGTCGGCTCGCAACTGAGGATTTTTTGTCATGAGATTTGAGAATCGCTGATTAGCGACAGCACAAATTGCCACCATTGATGTGGCTTCAAATTCTTTGTCATTCATTGCTTTGAGTGTTTTTCCTGCGTGTGCCGAACCAAATGCGCTCAAAGCCAATACTGATGCTACTAAAAATTTAGATGTTTTCATTTTGAATTCCAAGTTTGATTTAAGATTAGACTACAGTTAACATTGATGCTGGAACACGGAAATTTCCCTTGCTCGTTGCTACTGTCACGTTTTTCACCATGACTTTGAGTACTTTGCCGCTGTAAGTGTACCCAATCCGATTGTCGGTAAATTCTACCGTTGAACCGACCGTTAGTGTGCGCTTGATTTGTTTGCCAAGTTGCGCTTGTGCAAACTTCATTGCATCACGAATCGTTGAAAGTTGCTCAAGCGAATACCCGCCGAACATGATTTCACGATTGATTTGCTCTAATGTAATTTTAGCCATTTGATATTTCCTTGATTATAAAACTTCGTAGGGTTTGTTCCAAGCGCCGACATTGATATCAATGTAATGCGAACGGTGAAAGTAATCGGTCATGGCATCGTCATTGTTGAAGTATTCAGGGCCCTTCATTGCGGCGATGATTTCTTTCAAGAATGATTTGGCTTTGCCCGTGAAATGTTCTTGATACCAATACTCGTTGATATCCAAAGTTTTTTTCGTACGAATGTAAGCGATCTGATCTGCGTCCATTTTTTTGGCGCAATATGATGCAGCATCGGTTTTGATGTAGTTTTCAATAAAGTCGATCTTGCCAGACTTGATATTGAGAACAAGTGATGAATGATTGCGAACTGCTAAAGTACCCTTGACGCCGTACTTTTTGAGAATTTCTTTAACTACGGGAGCAATTTTTGCTTTGTGTTCTTGTGACATATAAGCCATTTTTAGTTCCTTGTTTTTCAGTGTATGTGTGTATTGTAGCAAAAAACGGAATTACTGTCAAGCAAATTATTTGACAGCCGCAACTTCCACGTTATAAGCTGAATGATTCATATGATAAAAATGAACATAATGTTCGGCTGCCCGCTGAGTCGGGAACGTGAGAACTTCACCTTTTTTGGTGAAATCGGCTTTAGTGGCGACATAAATTAGCTTGAACATTTTTACTTCCTTTTCTCTAGTGTATGTGTATATTATAGCAGATTCGGTATTTAACGTCAACCTTCTGGACGAGCAAAACTGCGATCAATAGCCCGAAATACTTGCTCTAGCAACGCCTTGTTCTCTGGCGCCACTTCCAGACTTTCCACCAGAGCATCAACCAGACTGTTGATCTGATCTGCCGTCAACTTCAAAGTGAGTTCATGTGACATTTTTTACTTCCTTTTCTCTAGTGTATGTGTATATTATAGCAGATTCGGTATTTACCGTCAAGCTTTAGTGTTGTTTTTACGCAACATTAGTCAAAATAAACGGAAAAACGATCGGCAAATTGCTTTACGCAGTCTTGCATACGCTGAGTGCGATAGCGGCGATCCTGTGGGTTATTACGTTGACCACGATAACGTACACGAATTTTTTTGCCCTGCAACTTGAAATAAGCACGTACTTGCGGCAAATATTCAATGGGAATATTTTTATATGTGGCACGTTCATGTAAGCCTGATGGACAAGCAACTAAGATTGACTCGACAAAACGATTCACTTCTGGGCTTAAATCAACTTTCATATTTTCTGTCCTTTTCTCTAGTGTATGTGTATATTATACAGGAAAATGGAATTAAAGTCAAGGTTTTTGTTGTTTTTCTGCCAAAAATTGATCACAAATTAAGCGTTCCTTAGTAAGTCTTTGAGCGCCAGAAGTGTTGTTTTTTTGATACAAATTGATCAAAAAATGAGCAGTTTTTTCGCCAATTTGCTCTGTTTTTGCGTCACCGATTCTAAGCGTGGCTTGTTCGCTGGCAAAGTCTAGTTTCTTGTCAATCTGACTAGTATCGATAGAGCGATTTTTGCCGTATGTTATCGATACTTCTGCCAGATAAACTCCAGCGCATTTTGCGTGTACCATGCCCAGACTTTGCTCATATGTCAGAGCATTTGCCGTGCCGATTCCAAGCATTAGAGTTGCTAAAAGAATCTTAGATTTCATGTGTTCTCACTGTTTTGTTAGCGTATAGCCTAGTATAGCACAAAACATGATTTTTTGTCAAGCCGCTTTTTGCTGTTCTCTGTATCTACTAAGCATTTCTTTAGTAGTCAGCTCCTCATCTGTTACTGGACATTTATGCTGCTGTAGAGCAACATTATTGCGAAAGAGTACTTTACAGTCCTGACAGCGAATTTTCATTCTTGACTTCCTCTGAGTAAGGTTAATAGTAACACATACTCTATTTAGTGTCAAGCTTGAGTTATCCTTTTAGAACATTGAATAGCGCATAGCTGTCAAGTGCTGTTAGTAGCAAGTAGTTAGCCAGCATACCAAACGAGCCACGATTACAAGCTGACCATGCGTACATTGCACATCCTGCGATTGTGATTGATAGATACAGCGTGAACGGAACATTAGGAACGGTGAATGCAAATAAAACTGCTGCACCGATACTCATAGCCCACGCCAACATTTCAACTGCAAAACGAAGGGGATTACTTCTGTAATCCTCTCCGATCCATTTATAAACATTGATAGCTATTTTTTTCATATCAGTTTTTCTATTTCGGATAGTTTTTCAAGAGATAAGGTTTCTGTCCATCCATCAGGACATAACTTTTTGTTGACATATTTTCCGCCAAGAGTTTTTTTGATATTTTTCTCCCACGATATCGCATCAAATCCAGTTTTGAATAGTTTAGTTTTATGCAAAACAAAAGATCCATTGTTGGTTTTGTGTCTTGATAATCTTGATGGTAGATTCGTGGATATTCCGTATTTAATGAACGTCTCAAATATCAAAACGTATCCGTGCGTAGGTTTAGTTGGGTCGAGACCTGATTTTGCACAAGTTGGACATCCGTGTCCTCGAAGAACTAAATTTATATTGGCTATCCATTTATGATCTAGTGAACAACAAAATAATGATTTAGTGTTGACATTGATATACTCGTCAATCATTGTCAATCCTCGTGTTGAAATACGTTCGGCGACAATCTCTTTCGTTAGTGGAACTGTTCCCCCACAACACGGGCAGCCATATCCGGCCATGATATTTTTGGGAGTTGCCGTCCATTCATGTCCGTATTCACATTCAAACTTAGTTTTTATTTTTGTTCCAGAATATTCTCCTGTTAGAGTTATTCCTCTGCCAGATAGACGAGAAATAACGATCTCCAACGGGAGAATATGATTAGGCACTAAAAATTACTTCTTCGTAGTTTGTGATGCGTTAACGAAAGCGTACATTTTTTCTGCTGTTTCTAGAACTCTGTCAAGTCCTGGAAATTCTGGCATACCAACTGTGGTTACCAATTGTCCTGTTTTTGAGTCTTTGGCCGCAGTCATTTCCCAACCAGCAAACTTTGAATGATAGTCTTCGGTAACTAGACCTTTGGCCATATCCAAGATTTGTGTGCGAATTTCGTAGCCGTTCTTGTTGAATTTTACTTCTGGTAGTTTTGGTAATTCAAATGACATAATAATCTCCTGTGTAAGTGTGTATGTCTTTACTGCACAATTATTTATGCAGTAAAGCTATTGTACTATATTTTTAATATGTTGTCAAACTATTCGGTCAAGCTGCTTTTTGGTTCATGAGCGCCATGGCACCCTTGTAATCGCCACTACGAGCCATGATTCCGGCTGCTTTGGCGCGTCCAAAACTTTCAAATAATGAATAGATTGATACTGCTAGTTTTTTGATTGCTGTTGTTCTCATTGGAATATCCCCTTATCCACGCTTCTTTCAAACTGTTTTGACCAGTGCTCAACGTCTGATTGTGTCTTGACGTTCTTTGTATCTAGATATCTTTCTAGCTTTGATTGATAGGTTTGCTTTGGGAACATTTCTGCTAGTCGTTCCAACATTGCGTAAAATTTCATATTAGTCTCCTGTGTGTGATGAGAATTTGTAATTCTCAGATATGAATGAAGAATTGTGTTCTTCACTAGTACTTATTGCGTTGCACAAGAGATAATATCTGTCTATATACTCGTAAACGAGTACACGTAAACGAGTACTACCGACCTCGACCAGCTTTACGCATGACTTTTGTTGCACGTGGAACCGTTGAAAGCTTGGGTGCTTTACCAACTTGATCAACTTTATCTGTTGCGCCCGGAATGATTTCAAACTTTTTTTCTTTTGCCGCTTTAGCTTCTTGAGCCGCACGAATAAAGGGGTTTGGATTTCTTTTTGGTTCAGTCATCAGTATTCTCCTGTCGTTTTTTAAGTTTGTTCATGTACTCAAACACATCACCAGTTAGCATAATCATTGTAGCGATTCTGCTATCATAGACGTGCAAAACCCGTTTGTTATTCTTAGACGAAAAATAATACGGGCACTTTATGTACTTATCCAAGTACATTGCAGTTCCAAGATTACTCATTGAACCATGACTTATACCAATTTCAAATGTGTAGTTTTCTAGTTCCATCAATTGGAACATACAATCACCATAATAGGTAAGACCTAACCCACCAGTAGAGCGTATGTTCTTCCACCACGTTTTCATACAGTAGTCAAAGTCACTGATCTCTTCTTCGGGAATAAATGGAATTAGTGTTCGTACGATCTCTGCCTTGTCAGTCATTAGCTCTAACATAGCAACGCCTAATCTGGATAGACTTTTTGACCCTGAGTAAGAAACACTACAGAGAACTTATCGGTCTTAAATTGATTGTTTAGCTTGCGACATAAATTTCTGGCATGACCAGGATTTGAAAAACTTGTTTTCTTGTATTTAGGTACACTGGTACTATCTAAGTAGTGCTGATTTTTTAGATTGATTGGCTGATCGTTGTAGTACACGGCCCAGATACCACTAGCCTCAACGATCTGATCCACTTTGTATGTTTGCTTGTCTACTAGTTCCAGTAGTACTTTGGGTTGAGTTCTAGACACTAGAATCGTCCTCCGCCCAATTGAATCTCAATGACTTCAGGTGGAGCGTTTAGTTTATCTTCTAACTTATCTGCTAGTAGCTTGACGATTTCATCACGCAATGCACGTGCCTCAGCCACAGGCATAGTAAGATTCTTGCCTGGATTTTGATCCATTGCGGTTACTCTGTCTACAAAGCGTTTTATATTAACCATTTAAGAGTGTTCCTCTGATCGTCTCTGATAAATTCACAGATAATGTTTCTGTATATCCGTCCGGACAATCTGTTTTATCTACATATTTTCCACCAAACGTTCGCTTCACGTAGTTTTCCCAATCGAGTGCTTCTCGACCAGTGTCGAATAATTTTGTAATAATTATCTCAAAGTCACCGTTGATTTTGCGATGTTGTAGTATACGCTTTTGTAAAGATTGTGTTATTCCATATTTTATGAATAAATCAAATTTCAAAACATACCCAAATGCCGGATTTAACGGATTAAATCCATATTTTGTACAATTTGGGCAGCCATTTCCACGTAGTACGTTATCTGATGTTGATTTCCATTCATGATTACTATCGCATCTAAATCTCAACTTAGTATAACAATTGTTATACTCATCTATAAGTTTTATTCCTCGACTGAGCAATCTTTCATTAATAATCTCTTCACTGAGAGGAGCATTACTGTAACACATAGGGCAACCACTGCCATTCATGATGTGATCAGGACGAGAGTTCCATTCGTGACCTTTCGTGCATCTAAATTTAGTCTTAGTTCGTGCACCGAGATACTCACCAGTTAACGTGTTAAGTATTCCCAAATCATGTAATCGTTTATTCACGATATCTTTAGTTAGTTTTGTACCCATAGTATATGTATTTAGCTATTATCTGCCTCATCCCGAGTATTGTATGGACCGAAATACTCGTATCTCTGAACGAAAATATATTTTGGACAGAAAATGGTAGTCCAAACTCCATTCATATCGATCTTAAAGTAGCCTGCACAGTGATAGCACAAACTCTTTGGTGTTGTTGTATAGATATGCAGCTTGCGCTTGACATCATAAAAATTATTGTATGTCTTGCCCTCAGTTGGCCATTGAGCAAACGGCAATTCTACTGTGCTAGTTGTTTTCTTTGGCTTTTCAAATTCAACTTGAAAGATTTTTTCAATTGATTTTGTGTCAGCATAATGAACGGTGTCTCCTCCGATCTTGACTGCGTATCCAGTACCATCAGCCTCAACGTTGCCTACCTTATGTGTGCCGTCTGTAATGACCCACAGTTGATCTTTTACTATTGGTTTAGCTATTAGATTCATCATTATCTGCCTTGTGTTTATCTATTGCCGCTTGTAGCGCACGTTCAACAAACTCGTTGAACGTAATGTCTAGCTCATGTGCCATTTTCATATAGCGCAGGGCTTCTTCATCTGTAAGTTCAAGCTCTACTGTTTCATATTTTTTATTCATGTTTTAATTTTCCTTCGTAAATAGCATTCATCCAACGACCATAGTGTTCGACTTGATCAAGAATCTTGGTAAGCTCATATTTGCCACAAAACTTCATTAGATGCCAACCCACCTCTGACTTGGGAACTACTCGCAGTTGCTCACGAATACACTGATCTACTGCATCAATGACTTCTTGTGGCTGTGCGGTAAGATCACATAAATGAACATTACGTGCATAATCATCTAGTACACGATGTTCAACGCCGTTATGATCAACCCAACGTTGTAGCATTAAGTTGTTCCAGTTGAAACCTTTGCGTTCACGATCAGCGTATGCCTCAATCAGACCAACAGTTTTCTTAGTACTCTTAGTACGTACACCCGGATAAGCCGAGAATACGTTGTCTGAGGTATCGCCACGCATACACTTTTCAAACAGCAAGAATTGTGGGTCACCCAACTTCTTGTGTTCTTTGGTTTTCTTGTCTTTGACTTCTTTACCCTTGTCATCAAAGTAACCGTCAATAGTGATCAGATGACCTGCCATTGAGTTGTACTGCTTGACATTGGGTGCTAAGAGTTGTGCAAAGTCGCCGTCACTAGAGATAATGTAGTGTTCATCTTCTGTGTGAAGTTGCACGAAACGTGCAATAATGTCATCAGCTTCCGCCGTTGGGCAGCGTAGTACTGATACGTTGGTTCGTTCGTCTAAGAACTTGGTGAACGTGTCGTAGGTTTCCCAGAACATTTCATCTTCAGCTTGTTCTTTGACCGTTTGTGCTGCACGTTTGGCCGCACGATTGGCTTTGTAGGGTGTGTAGAAGTCTTTGCGCCATGATCTGCCCTCAAGAGCAAAGATCACATGACATGGTTCTGCACCAATGAATCTGCGAACAATGCTTTGAACGCCTGACAGCGTAAGATGTAATGCCATACCAACTTTTTCCCAATCATCGCTGCCACGACTAGCGAAGTGGCGAGATTTGAAGAACAGATTGGCCGTATCTATGAGTATATATTTCATTGTGAGATTCTATTTATCGTTAATATGCTACTATTATACGACAAATCATGATACTTGTCAATGAATATGGACAGATTGATTAGCTGATTTCGGTACGACCATCGCCCAAATCTTTGGAACGAATATGACGTAATTCTTCACGCAGAGCATCTGCTTCACGAAGTGTCGGATCCGCTATATTCTGCTCGTAGATTTCCAATGCAATGTTGCGACATACGGTTTGGAACCAACGGTCAACAATCACGTCTTCAGTTTCGCCGGGTTTTTGCATGTAGCCTGCACGTGCAAGATTGGCCGCAAACTTTGCATTCCAATCCAATTCAAATGCACCGCTGTTGATGTTATTGGGATCGATATCCACTTTGACAATAGCAACATAGGGTTCGTCTGCCAGCGTTGCCAGTTCTTTTGCCGTAAGCTTAGGTGCTTCTGCTTGTTTTGGTTTGCGTGGTTTGCGTGGTTTGCGAGGCTTCTTTTCTGGTTCTGGCTTTGAAGTCTCGACTGGGGCAGGTTCTGGTAGTTCGGTATCTCGGAAGAATTTCTTTAGTCTTTCAAACATAGTGTGTCCGTTATCTTTTAAGTAGCCAAATTATATGGCATATTTTCTCGTGCCAACGATGTTCCTCAAAGAATGTCGTATCGCAATGATGAACAGCAGTGCCACGATAGGCAAATTTCAGCCATATCAACTGGTTTGACTGTTTGCATCGATGTGGTAGCCATGCAAATTTATATTCCCATCCTATACAACGAGAGTGAAACAAATTGTCACCAAAGCTGCTATCTAATGGCATATTATATTTAGCACCTAGTTGCTCCACCGCAAGATAAACATCAGCATCGACTGTTCATCTACAAAGTCAATGCCAGACCCTGAATACTTGTAAGGATCACGAATGACAACGCCCTGATCACGCATCCAGTTTTGATATTTTTTGTAGAATTCTGGATATTTTGGGTCATTAGGTGTGATTGGATGCATTTCTATCCAGTGTGCAGTAGAATTGTATAGAAACGGATCGACCGGAAGTCTAAGCGAGTTGCTTGAGTCTGTCATAAAGTTCAAATGATGCAAGATTCTTTCCTTTACTTTCGCACATGATATCAAAGTTATCATTGAACGATAATGCCCAATAATTGACCGCTGTATTCCAATAGAAGTCACTATGAGCACGTAGTTTCTGTTTATTGCGACCTGATGCCACAAGCACATCACGATCAGGCATTGTGTTAGTGCAATGCTCTACGAGAACATCCTCACGACTGACTGAATAATGACAAGTAGGGCGCACACCACGCCAACTATCCATGATGCGAGTAATGCGTACATCGTTCGGATCGAGGTATGTACCTGAATGTATCCAGTGATGATGTATATCAAGCACAATAGGAACACAATCGCTAATAGTAAGGCAGTCATCTAATCCCCAACTATTTTCTTCGTTTTCGATTGTGATACAATTACGTGCTTCGGGCGAGAGTCTACCCAGTACGTCACGGATACCCTGCGGCCCACGTTTGCCGGAGATGTGTACGTTAATTTTGAAGTCTTGAAAACTTTTACCGTAGCCCATCCATCTAGCCATGTCTGCATGATATTCAAATTCCTTTATTGAGGCATCAACGATGTTGTCGTTAGCACTTGCCAGTACCGTAAACTGGCCCGGATGAAAAGATAACCTAACCCCAAGATCACGAGCAAGCTTACCAATATGTCCGAAATGTCTTCCGCAATACACAACAACATCACTCCTAGACCAAAAACTAGTCCAGTCAATGTGAGTATACACGGGTAAAATATCACTACTAAGCCGTACCATTCGTAAGGATTCATCTAAAGTACCTACTTTCTCCACTAATTTGCGTGTTGCCTCGATATTAGAGACCATTAAGTCCCACAGTTTTTGTTCTGCCACTGCACGTGACTGACGACTCAGCCATGCAATCGTGGTTGTTCCAGTTGTATACTGACGAGCAGTATCCTTGGGTTTGAGTCCTTCTGTTTGTTCAGGAGTATCAATCCACTTACATGCAAAGCCAAGTCGTTTATTCATAATAAGTATTTGTGTACCAGTTGTTCAGCTAAAAGATAGTAACCCCAAAATGGAACTACTACCGCAAAGAACGTTGACCAAAAACCTTTGGCAATAACGATGCCGCAAATCCAAAGGGCGCAACATATAAAACTAACAAGTGCTTTCATTATTGTGCTTGTTGATCAAAGCGACGTTGATCAGCTTCCCATTGGTCTTTAAAGTTCTTACGAGCAGTGAACTTTGAGTACTGCTGATATGCGTAGTTCCGCATATTGTACAAATAACTTTCATCAAACTTATAACCGTAGCTTATGCAGAAGTCTTTGAACTTTTCAAGATCGTCAAAAATCTGATTGACACGTGGGTTAGATTGATAGTTAGGTTTTGCCATGATAAACTCCTATAATGGCGGATTGGACTGATAAATGGTACTAAGTACCGGTTGATTAAAATTTGTCACCTCGACATGAATGTCGTGTGACGTATAATAACTAGCGATGTAGTTGTATAGTGTATCGCTAACCATTATTAGTTCCAGTATGTTAGATTGTATCACATCTTGACTAATACTGTCAAGTGATTTGGTCAAGTCTAACACGCTGAGATTTTCCACGTCTTGCTCATTCTTTACCTGCACACCAACGTTGATCATGTACTCTTTGAAATCCACTGGAATCCAAAAAAGTCTTGTTGATGCGTTGATGACTTTGACTCTTCGCTCAAAGCCGGCGTAATCGTGCTGATCCATTTTAGTCCTTGCTATAGTCTTTAGTAAGAGCAACCACCATATCTAGGTTCTCTTTGGCAGATTTTACCGCTGGGTATTCTTGAACCAGTTGTTCTAATTCTTTCTCACGTTTCATGGCCTTTCTAGCCCACTCTATTACGCTTTGAACTTCCGATGACAGTTCAATAGTTGCCATACTATTGTTAAGAGGAGTCCAACATCCGTTGTTCCACATGTGCGTAGTGCTACCAATCACACGAAGTTCACCAGGAACTCCTGGGCCTGCGCTGGTTTGTGTGGTGTTCACATACTGTGGAGGATTTTGACCTCCACCTGTGATTATGATTCCGTTTTGTGCGTAGATGCCGCTAATCATGATTAGACCTGCTGTGCTGGTAACAAGTATTCATAGTCAGCAATACCACTATCTACGGTGATCTTCATAGCACCCTGATCACTAATGTAAATCTTCTTGTCTCCTGCCAAGTCCATGATTGACAAGAACTGTTTTACTGGCCATGCCCACGCACGTGCAAGCGATCCAGAGATAGCACTTTCAAACACAAAGTTAGCACTGTGACTTGATACATCACCAAAGTGAATCTTAAGATCAGTGCCATCAGTCTTGGTCACAAATGTAGGTGACTCACTATTAGCATTGGCCTGTTTCTTCAAGCGTTGAATGTTGACGATCTTTGGTTCAAACTGTACGTTCCAAGCTGCACCTGCGAACTTGACAATCTTGACTTTTTCTTCAACGATTGCTTGTGACATCAAGCGATAGTCATTGACGAAATCTTTAGACTTGGTTTCAAAGTGAATGGCAACCGGAACATCTTGACCGTCACGTTGCTGACGAGTCATAGAGATTGTAGCGTGTTCATCGTAGTCATCAAAGCCAAGAATGGTCTTAAGCTTGTTTAAGTTTGGCATACCAAATGTTCCAATGAACTCTGCGTTTGGTCCCTTGAGTTTACCACTTATGATAACAGTACGATCTTCTGCGTTGGCTGTGATTGCAGTTTCCTTGTCAGTACCTACGATTTTCAATGTGTCAATGAAACCTAGTTGTACTGTGTGCGAAATTAAATCGTTTAATTGGTCTTTCATGTATTTCCTTTAGATATGTGTAGTATACGTTGTTTGTGTGAATGAGTCAATCATTTTGGACAGATTGACTACTCAAACGAAAAGAGAGTGTTGAATGTGCTGCCGATATCAGAGTCAGAGCAAACGTCCCAATCAAGAACGCCAATCAAGTTTTCGATTTTGTCATCGACCAATGACTTGACCATACCCTTGTCATCAAATGGTAGCTCTTTGAACCAATCCGGAAGTCTAAGCTGATCCACTGGATACGCCACAGAGGTCATGGCAAGTGGATTGTTTCGCAATTGACACACCACGATTTTCATACCATCGACAATCTTCTGTGAGTATCTATCCCCGTTCATGTGACATAGATAGTTCCAGTTGATTGCTGCACGTACATGACCCGGCATATTGGTTTTGCCGCCGTCTGCTCTACGCATCAACTCTTCATAGTGTGCAATCTTCTTGACACCCTGTGGTCTGCCCTTTGTCCATGAATCGTTCTTGGCAAGTTCGTGTTTGAAATCACGTATCTCTTTGATCACGGTTTCACGATCAGTTCCTTCTAGAACCAAATCAAGAATCTCACTTAAGAATGTTTGAACATACTTGGGAGTATCTGCACGTTTGAGATCAAGACCCATGGCTTTGATTTTGCCACGTGAGCCATTGACATCAAGACGCTTACCCTCTTTGTCATAGATGTTTACAGCATAGCGTTTCTTGGTCATAAAGATGCCACGATCTGCTACAAGTTCTCGACCTGCTGCAATGATAGCGCCATTCTTTGGTGGACAATGAAACGCTTCTTTCATGAAGTCTGGGAACGAAGCGTTGACTGCTTCACCCAGTTGATCATAGATTTCAACCGCTACATCTTTATTCCAGTTCTTTGCCGTTTCTGAATCCTTGCTCAATGTTGGCCATGCTGAAAAATAACACGAGTCAGTATCACCGTAAATGATAGCGTCACCGTTGTGATCGTATTTGCCTGTGATCTGTTGATTCAAGTACGCACTCATGTGCTTGACAATACAACGACCGTTAAGCGTGGTACTTTGTCCAAGACGTAGATCATAGAATCGACTGTGTGGATTCAACAATGCTCCGTATGCCGAGTTCAGCAGAATCTTGCGAACAAGTTGACGCTTGTCCAAGTACTCACGTTCTTCTTGCGTAGTAGCAGCTTTAAGTTCTTTTTGAATAGCCTTACGCTCACTGTACCAACGTGACAGCAATCCAGGAATGATCCCTTCTTTTTCATACGTATAGATTGTACCATTGGCACTTAACATCCACGGTTGATTACTATCGAAAATCATTTTGTGAATTTCAGCCGCACTTGCTTGCTCACTGTTGCCACGTTCCCAATCAATGGTTAAGAGCGTAGCACGTTCTTGATTCATAACGGCATTGTACTCGACTGTGCCGAACATACCGTCCCATGCCTTTGCAAAGTTTTGACCGTTTTCACGCATACGACTTTCAATCAATTCGTATGTAGCGTCTAGACGGATTTGTCCAATGATCGTTTCTGGGGCCATGTTAAGAGCACGGATAACTGACGGGTACAGCGAGTTGATGTCAACTGCACCGATCCATTCGTGGATCCCTTTTTTTGGCACAGCAACATAGGCACCTGCTGCTGTCGGTTCATCACTATCTTCATTGCGACCTCTCCTTATCTTGTCTGGAACAATCAACCCACGCTCGTGCGCTTCGTTGATAACAGCTTGATCAATCATAGCCACTGAACCCATTGCGGTTGGCAACAACACACCGTTCTGATGTGCAATGTCACAAGCTAAGTTTAAGAACTCAAGTTTGTCGTGAATCTTGAACAACAACATTGTATCTTGACGGTTGTATTCTAAGAATTTGCGCCAGTCTTTGTTGTATAGTTGATCAAGTGATCCTTCGTATTGCGTTTTATTTTCGCCCACTTCAAGTTCACCAATCGAGTCTAGCTTATAGCTATGGCGACTTTCATAGTTGTACTTCTTGTACAGTTCAAGATAGTCCATGTGAACACGACCATACAAATCGTATGTTTCCTGTTCTTGATCAAACATAACGTATGTACGTGCTTTTGGAAGTTGATTCCACAAACAGAAACGTCGTGTATCATCTTTCGACATAACACGTGTGACACGATTGACCATATAGGGTATATCGTACCCTGCTGAGTTCCAACCTGTGAGTACGTCTGCGTCTTCGATTAGATCAAAAAACGTGTTGAACATATCTGTTTCGTTGTAGAAAATAAACGTGTTGTCAAACTGTTCAATGATCTTGCTGGCTTCCTTTGAGTCCATGTGCTTAGGAGGAATACAAAGTGTGACCAATTGTTCTGCCCAATCTAAGTACAAGGAGATTGCAGTGACTGGATTGAATGGATCATTGGTAGGTGCAAAACCTTTTTTCGGATCAAAGTCCGTTTCAATGTCGAAGAAACAAGTGTGAAGTTTTGGAGATGGCTTGTTCAAGTAGTTGTCTGATAAACAACGAAAGATAGGGTTGATGTCACTCTCATAGATTTTCTTTGAGGACTGCATCTTGACTTCTTTCATGAACTCACTGCGTTTGCGACAAGTGAACTTGGTCAAGGGTTCATCGTATACTGAACGATGCTTACCCTTTGGGTCGCCGTAGTAAAACGTATAGTTGACAGGGAACTGTTCGTATCGACGAACGCCGTCTACCCGTTCTACGACATGGATAATGTCCTTATCACGGTCATGGAGTGCATCCACGTAGCTCAAAGTGTTTTTCCTACAGTTGTCAAAATGTTTTCCAGCAACTCGTGATCACGCTGAGTTTGGCCAAATTCCATTTTGTGTGCGATCTTGATTGCCTTTTTGAGAACAGTGGCTTTGATATTCATTTCTTCTGCCACAGCTTTGATAGTGTCAGATAAGCCGGCGTTCAGTGTTTCCACTTCATTCATTACCTGCATACCTTCGTTGATTAGTTGGTTGAGCTTTAGCTTTTGATCGTTGCTAAAAATGGTTACATCGTGTTCTTGATTGTCTTGTGTGTCTGACATTGTTGCTCCTTTGAGATATCTACTTATTATACTCTCATTGTGCAATAAGTCAATCCTTTTTGGATAAGTCCGCAAATATGTCGTTCAATGCGGCCACAGTGTCTTCGTAGTTTGTGTGCAAGATGGCGTGTCCACCCTTTTGCTTCCATGGCTTAACGTTGTAGGGCATGTCATCAATCAGTATGTTTGGAACTCCATGACTAGTAGCCCAGTTGTACTTGTCGGAGTTGACAATAGCTGATTTCTCATGTTGTGGGCCAAGATGATTACGCACCCATGCTTTTTTCGCACGTTCAGATGCTATTGTTCCACGACGATCACCCTGATATGGTCTCAAGGGTGCAGTCAGTATGGTGAATGGTTGTCCACGATTGACCAGCCATGCAATTAGTTTTTCACCGTCAGGTAGCATTGGAAGATTCTTGAAGAAGTCATAGATTTCTTTCTTGCCTGCACCTGCAAGTTTGTTGATGTCGTTGTCATAGTTGACGAACTCACTAGCAAAGTCAGCCAGTACGCCGTCTAGATCGATGTACAGTTTAGGAATTGTGATATCACTAATCTTCATGATCATCTAAGTCCACGTATTTGATAGGCATGTGATTGAGTGCAGCAGCCAATGCTCTGTGATTTCCGTCGATGATTCTATCGTTTGCCACGACAATGATAGAATTTGACAAGTTTGGGTTTTCTCTATAGTGATTGACAATCTCTGCTTGTTCTTCATCCATCATGTCTGTGATGTCGTCAATATGTTCTGCACGATACTGACTGAGCAATAGCATGTTCAATCTATTGGGTGATAGAGTTTGTACTTCAAGATCACGATTTAGATCAGACTGCGATACATAGTCCCAAAAGATTTCATCACGCTCTGGATAATCACCTGAGTATAGCTTATCAAGTGTGACAGAGAGGTCTATGTTTTCAGTAAGCAGCTCTTTAATCTTCATGATCATCTAAGAATGTACTTGCGATTTGCTTACACAGTTGCTCAAGCTTTTTGTTCTTGGTACACTGTAAGTGGTATGTCTTGTGTTGATTAGGCTCTTGTGTGTGATCAATGTAGCCACAGTAGACCTTGTGAACAGGACCCAAGTTGATCAGTGAGTCGCAACTATCACCCAGTCGTTCTGCTGTTGCTTCGTCAGTACAGGGCGAAAGCGTAGTGATGATAATACTTCCAGGCTGAATGTCGCCATGCATGTCACGATACTTATCCATAGCTGCACGTTCTGCGTGTATATGCTTACCTGTGCCGTACTCAACATGATTCAGTGCAGGTACAAATCGGTTTTCATTATCAAGCACACCAGCAGCAACCATACCAAAGCCCTCTGGATCGTTCTGATGTGAGCCGATAATCATTTCAATCAACTGAACCATCAATTGATCTAGCTTGTCGGTATCGTGTATTTGAAAGTCAGTTATCTTCATAGTAGTTTACTCAAATCAGGTAACATTGCTTGTACATCTAAGTTTCGTTCTGTTGCCAGTTTGCGAGTTTGACTTACAACTGATTCCCATTTAATATCAGTTGGCAAATTCAAGTATTGAATTGATATTTTAAAAAAATCTTCCGAGTTTTTAGAAAACGTTTTCAAGTCACCTACAGTTTTAGTATCAAATTCTTCAATCAATTTAATCTTTGCTTTTTCTGGCAAAGTTCGTATTGCTTGCCAGTCTGGAACAGTGACCCAAGTAAAACTCATTGCCCATTCAGAAAAATCAGTTTTCATGTAGTCAATGAAGTCAGACATTGTAAAAATATTGTATATGTTGACTACTGTGTTTGTATGTAGAAAAATATTATCCAACTCACCCCACCATTGACGATAAAGATTCATTGTGTCAATAACGGTATCAAATTTTCCTGGCCAGCGATTCCAATTATTGGCATCAGCTACTCCATCAATGCTTACTATAAATTTAACTTGTTTGCACTGTTCGATCAACACTCTTAACCGCTCATTTGGAAGATGTGTTCCATTGGTATTGACGATAAGCTCTAATTCTGATAGATTAACTTTGTCTAATAAATCACAGAATCTATCGCATTCCATAAATGGCTCTCCACCTAATATCTTAAGTGTTTTTAGTTGTGATAAATCCCAACTAGACCAATCAAATTTATTGTCTACAAGTCGCATTCCTGAACGACCTGCTTTTATATTCTCAGTAGACCACTTGGTTGAATGTAAATCGCTACATCCTACACACGCTAGATTACATAGATTACTAAATGCTAATTCAATGTACTCTAACTTATCCGAAGCAATATCTGTTGGAGTCATGTAGTGCAAACTACTTTCACGTCCGCTAGTCATGCCTACTGCTTCCATTTCATAGCAACGTTCACAACCTTTGATCGGTTTGCCCGCCAACATATCAACTTTGATTGTTGTCCACTCATGAGAGTTGCGAGGATTGGCTGATACGTTGCTGTTCTCTACTGTAAGATTACCATTACGTGATAGCCAGTAGCAGCATGGCTTGACTATACCTACTGGTGCTATACAAGCTGCTCTCCATGGGTAGGAGCATATCGATTTGTTTGTTGTATTCATAGTAGTATTTAGTGGCACTTTAGACTTGTGGTAGCGAATCACGTATCACGCCAGTTCCCGGCTGACACCTCCGTTTTACAACGGGTCCTAATGGTGTAGTTTACGCACGTTCTTTGCGGAGAATCGAACGCATCATCCACGCATGTTTTTGCATAGCTGATTGACGTTCGCTCAAGAAGTTAGCAATTCCCTGCTGATTCTCTTGTGTGGCCTCTGCAAAACACTGCATAATACAGTTCAGTAGAATCTGTGTATCCTGTAACAGTTCAGCGAACATAAGTTCAGCACGAGGAATTCTAAGTTGATCCTGTATTTGAGTTAGTTCCGCGTAACGTGTTAAGCTGCCAGGAGTGTATGAGTCTAGACTGCGAATATATTCAGCGATAACATCAATTGTACCGTAAATATCTTCGTATAGCTTACCGAGAAATTTATGATACTGCGGAAAGTCAGGTCCCTCTACACACCAATGAAACTGGTGTGCTTTAACATAATAGCTAAAGCTAGTTGCTTGTAATACTTTTAAGTTGTCTGCTAACATTATTTCTTACCTTTCTTTTTGTTGTAGATCGACCATGCAGTTGCAAATGCTTTCTCTGGGTGACCTGGATATTCTTTCTTGAGTTTACGCACCATGTCTTCCATGCCTGGTGGAGCAACTTCATCTAACTCAACGCCTACTGACTCTGCGGCTCCTCCGAATCCTTGACCTTTTTTTGGTGGTGCTTTGTCTGTACCCTTCCAGTATCCACCGAATTTGGGTCCGCTTTTTTTATGTGTGGCTGCTGCCATGCTACCTTCTTTGACTCTGGGTGTTCCTTTGGGTACATATGAACCTGTAGGCTCAGTTGCAGGTAACTGATATCCTTTTGGTAGATTCTGCAATACTTCTTGCGGTGTTAATTTTGCCTTGTTCAGAGCAATACTAACAATCTGATATGGGTTGTCAAATTCTGCTGCGTTTCTAACGTTTTGTACCCATTGATCATGTAGTGCTTTGGGATCAGATGCTTGTTGTGCTGCAAAACGTTTTTGTGCTTGTGGGTTTACTAGACTCTTGACAATAGCTGCGTTTGAACTTGCAACTGATGTAGCTTGTGGAGCTTGCGGTACCTGTGGTGCTGCATGTGCTCCACCACCTCCTAGTGCTGCTGCGCCTGCTAGTGCCGCGCCCGCTACGTTTTGTTTCCAGCCCTCATCGATTTCGTCTTCTTCAAACCATTCTTTCTTGCGTTCTTTTTTATCTTTGCTTACCAATGCACGATCATCACGCTTATCTGCACGATTGCCAAAGTAATCCTGTGACGCAGTTTTTTTACCTACTACGTCTTTTGTCTTGTACTTTTCACGAGACACAATATCATCACTGATTATTTCTGATGCTTTCATTTTTTCTTCTTTGCCTCGCCTGACCAGTAATGATTCATCATCTTTAACATATCATCTTTGATATCAGGAAGTTTGTTGGTGTTTTTCAAGCCAAGTTTCTTACTTAGTATTGCGTGTTCAGCGTTATCTTTTTCAATTTGCTCAGGACTACGAGTTTCACCGCCGCCACGTGGATCGTAATTTGGATCTTCCCATGGGTCGCCGTGTTCCGGCAACTGGGTCTTAGGGCCTGCCATTGTGTTAGTTTTGATTCGTTTCTTTGTTTGGTCGTGTCGTGATTGAAGTTCGTCCTTGGGTGTTGACTCTGAATCATCCATAAAACGGTTAAAAGCATCAATTGCACTTTGATATCTTTTAGGATTCTGTCTTGGCGAGGCCTCCGACACACCTTTTTTCTTTGGGCTAACAGTCTGATGACGTTTGACTTCTTTGCGACACTTGGTACAATGAAGTACACCGTCCATATCGTCGTGCTGACTAGTTTCTTCGTAGGTGCCTTTTTTACAGGCAGTACATTTCTTACCAGTCATATCAACTTGTTTGCCGCTATCTTCATCAACAGCACCAGGATGTCTGCGACTGTTACGTGGGTCAACAAATGTTTCCTGTGCCAGATGTAGCGAACGTTGGNCGCCAGGCATCAATGAGTTGCCTAGTTCGTCTAATTTTGTTTTGCTGCTGTGTTGTGCAAGCTTTTTGCCCAAACGTCGATAGTCATCCATTGTCCACTTTTCATCTTTGTGACGATGTGCCATTTTTGCAATTTGATCTTGTACATCGTCAAGTGCGTTGTACTCACGATCACCCTCGTAGGGTACTGCTTTTCTGCTTTCTTTTACTGCTTTTTTCTTTTTCTTTTCACGTTGTTCTTGACCGATCAACGCACTGTTCTTCCACAGTCCGAACTCACTGACTTTAGGTGCGTCCGGTGTCTTAGTACCGTCAACAGAATTACCCTCACTACTGTCGCACTTACAGGGTTCACAACCACAACTTGTGCATTTTTCGCCCTCGTAGAAGATAGAGTCTTTCTTGCGACTTTTGACACCGCCAATGGGTTGTGCTACACTAGCGACTGAGCCGCTGGTAGTTGCCATTTCTGATAGCGTATCTAGTAATTTTCTGATTGACATAGTAGTTCATCCGTGAAGTTATGATGTATTTATCATTATTCACGGATGAAGGTTACTATTAGTTACTGATCCATCGAACTGATGCTTGGCAGCCAGAAGCGCCGCCCATAAGTGTTTGTCCACTTATGGTAGTGTAAACTGTAAATGTGATATAGTCAGTTATGTTAGCCAAATAAATCATTCTAGACTGCATCATGGTTAATCCGTTAGTCTGATTATTAGTAGCCTGAGAAAAACCAACGTCAGCATCGTTTACACGAATCTGAGCATTAAGTTGGCCAGTTCCGGCAGTACCTGAAGCGTTCCAGTTTATTACGTAATCAACTTGATACCAACCTATTATGCCTGGAGTTACACGAGCAGTGCCGCCGCCAACCCACCAACTTTGAGGATCATCAACGTCATTCCAGCTAACCAGCGTGTCTGCGTTTTGTGTTGTTCCGATGGTAGTATTAGTAAATTTACCTACGAACCACCATTGTGGTACATCAACCCAACTATTGATTGTTACGTTATTGAGATTAGCACTACCAGTTGAAACAATCTCTCCGCTAGTAATCAAGTTGGCTCCTGTTACGTTGCCTGTAGTTGATATTCCCTCAACTTGTGCCGTTGTTGGATCGTATGTTGTTATTGAGGCTAGTTGACCTGTTACTATTGATTTGATGCTCATTTTATTATTCCTGTTTATCTATTAAATACTCTTCAATGCGTTAGGAGTGAACTGTACAGGTACAACACAGTTATAACCGGTGTTTGATGGATCAATTGCGGCTGTGCCGTTGTATCCAAACGCCCAAATTACGTTATCAACTGTGACTCCATAACGAGTTGTGGCGTCATTATAACCTCTAGTACCAAAGAACTTAAATACTGTACCTTTTGGCACAGCTAGTTGAACTAGTGAGGGAATAGTGCCGCTAAACCCGCTCTGAGAACCTAACTGTCCGTATCCACCCGCACCACAAGCCCACCATCCGGTTGATTTTTGAATGAACGGTGATTGTGATGCGTAACCAAAGTAGTCCCATCCTTGAACATTACCTGTCATATCAATTACACCGGTTGATAGTTTGTATGGGGTGGTAATAGATGCTCCAGCAACGCCCATTCCAACTTGTCCATATGTGTTATAGCCGTATGAGTACAGATCACCGTTGAACATTTGAACATACATTGTCATTGGTGCGTCGCCTGCTGATAATACCTTTTGAATACGTCCAGTTAGACCAGATGATGTTAGTGGGGCAACAGGAACATTAGTGTTGGTAAAATTACCTGTGCCCAATGAACCCCAGTTGTTGCTACCAGCACCTACTAAGCGACTGGTTGTGCCGTTGTCCATGAACAGAACCATGACCTGATAGTTAGAGCGGCCGCCGTTGTCGTTGTAAGGTCCACCGTAATGAATAGATTGAATCTCCAATGTTGCGTCACCGCCCTGCCATAGTGTAGCAACTGTTGCGAATGTTGGCTGTGCATATGAGTTGATACCCAGTGCTCCTGTGCCGTTCCATCCTGCTACCCATATTGAGCCGTCATTCTGTTGAACCACTACGCAACCTAAGTCGCCGCCCAAGTTCCAAACTGATAATGCGTTTGGAGAGATCCAACTAAGTTGTGTCCAAGTTGGTTTCGCATTATTAGTTCCTAGTCCAAATTGATACTGTCCGTCATGACCACAACCCCAGTAGGTGTTGTTTGTTTTCTTCATAAGAAGACGACCCCAAGAAGGACAGTTGGCTTGTGATACGTGAGTATAAACCGCTTCAACACCAGTGTTAGATAGTGTTGGGAAGAATCTATTTACATAATCACCAAGACCAAGTTGACCATAAGCGTTATAACCCCATGTGTAGAGATTGCCATTTGAGAACAGTGCATATGCCGAGTATCCGTATGTTCCAGCATCTACTATAGTTCCGGTTACTTCATTCGGGAACACGATTTCATAACAGTTATTAACGCCTGCCTGTAATGGAGAGTTTTGATTGGTGTACAGTGCGGCGGTCCATGCCCAGCCGTCTCCAGAACCTTTCAGTGCGAATAAACGACCATCTGCGATCAACAGTGTAACACCGTAAGTGTACCCTTGATCGATCTTGGTAATGTCACGCATACCTGCGCCGCTGATTGACTCCCATGTACCATAACCGGACAAGAATTGCGCCGAGCTTCCTGAGAGATTTATTGCCGCTACGTTACCGATGTTTGTTGCAACGACGTTACCAGTAGTAGTAATATTACCAGTAGCAGTTATCTTGCCGCTAGATGTGAGATTACCGGCAGTGATGTTGCCTGCAAGATTGAGTGTGCTAGTGTATGTAATCTCTTTTGACGTAGTGTTGTATGCTACAACTTGAGCAATGTTAGAGATATCGTTACGGACTGGGTTCACGAAGAATCCAGCACTATCACCAAGTAAGTTAGCACCTGATGCGTTCAGTACAATAGCCGAGGCTGATGATAGTGCGTTAGCACCGATAGCAATAGAGTTGCCGCCCTGATTGATACCGCCCGAGTAAGGACCAATGGCAATAGCGTTAGCACCCTGACTTGACGGTGCTGCGTATGCGCCGATAGCGATTGCGCTAGACTGTTGATTTGTTGTACCAGCACGACCGATGGCAATGGCGCCGGCGCCTTGAGTCGATTGTCCTGCACCGTCACCAACTGCTACAGCCTGTGAACCCTGAGTTGAGAAACCAGCGTATGCACCGATAGCAACAGCATTAGCACCCTGACCTGAGTTGGCAGATGAGTAACCAATAGCAACTGCATTACCACCCTGTGAGTTAAACCCAGCACTCAGACCAATAGCAACAGATTGTGTGCCCTGTGTATTAGCGCCTGCATCGGAACCGATTGCAATTGAGGCAACTCCTTGTACGTTGCTAGCAGCGTTGGCTCCGATAGCAATTGCTTTAGTTGCCTGTGTTGCGATACCTGCTGCGGCACCGATTGCAACAGCATTAGCTCCCTGTGCTGCACGAGCGGCCGATGATCCGATAGCAATAGCGCCAGCAGCCTGTGATTGTCCACTATTAACACCTACAGCAATTGATCCGAAGTTTTGAGTGCTGTTGCCGGCGTTTGTTCCAAGTGAGATTGTACTGACGCCGATTTTACCAGCGAGTACTCCTTCCACACTTAGAAAAACGTTGCCATTTAGGGCATCGATACTGACACTAGATGTACCGTTTGCGATTATCGACTGTACTGGCAGACCTGTTAGTTGTGAACCATTACCAATAAAGAAGTTGGCTGCTACGTTTGATGTTGTTGTGATATTTCCTGTTGTAGTAACAACAACGTTAGCGTTACTTGCCAGATATGTTGTTACTTCGCTATTACCATAGTTCGCTGGCAGACCTGTTAGTTGTGAGCCGTTACCAATAAAGTAAGGAGCAGTTACGTTGCCACTAAACGAACCTGTTGTAGCACCCGATAGTGCTCCATTAGCATTGATGCCGCCGTTAGCAAGAATAGGCAATGATGACTGCCACAGATTAGAACCTGAATTGTAAGTGAACGATGCGTATGCGCCCAATGGACCAACCGAAATACCACCGCCCTGTGCTGCGGCTGGGTTGATAGCGTTGTTTGCTGCGATCCACTGTAGATCGTTTGTTGTTGCATTAACAACGTCATTGTATGTTAGATTGCCTGTAACTTGTAGGTTACCAGCAACGATTACATTACCGTTTGGCAGACCACCACCTAATGGATCAATCGTGATAGTATCGCCAGATGTTGAGATGTTGTTGCCAGTAATCTGAATGTTACCGCTACCCAGTGATATCTTTGTTGCAGTTACGTTAGCAGTTGTAGTGACATCACCTGCTAAGTTAGCAAGTGCGCCTGTATACAGCGGTAAGTATGCCGCTACGTTACTATTACCGTAACCACTCGATACGATTGAGTTAACTGATGATGCTACTGTTGTTACTACGTCAATACCGTCACCGATTTGTAGTGGGATATTAACAGTGATCGTGTCGCCACTTAGTGTGTAGTATGTGTTTTCTAAGAGAGCACCGTTGTAGAACACTGTCATTTCCAAATTACTATTGTAACTTGCTAGAATAGTGTTCGAGAATGTTTGATTGTTTCCTGCGAATGGAGCAGTAATGTAAACAGGTGGTACTGTGTAGATTAAGTTGTCCGCCCAGGTCAGATTTCCTGTGCCATCTGTACTTAGTACTTGTCCAGTAGTACCGCCAGTGATTGCTACGTTACCAACGTTACCCAGTGCTGTAAGACCAGTGACTGTTAAGTTTCCTGCTGCAACATTGCCTGTTGTAATAATGTTTGATGTTACGGTACCGCTTGCTAGTAGTGTTGTTACATTAGCATTAGCGTAGCCTGCTGGCAGACCTGTTAGTTGTGAGCCGTCACCAATAAAGTACGGCGCTACTACGTTGCCCGCTGCGTTGATATTGCCGGCTGCTGTAAGGTTACCGTCTGTACCAAACTTCCAAGTGTAACTGTAGCCTGGTACATTAACTAGATCGAAGTTCTCAATGTAAGTACCGTCATTCTGTGTGTATACCCAATTAGTGATTGAACCTGCGGCATCGTATGGGTTATAACTTGTAACGTCTTCAACCCACTGTAGCTGTGCGTAGCCCGAACCTGGAGTTGGGCCGCCTGCTGTTAAGGAGATACCACGATCATTGATACCGTTGACTTCCATTGTTCCTGTCAACCCGCCGGTTGGAATCGAGAAGATATTCCCGCCGCTGGCAAATGTGATTTCTCCGGCTGCACCTACGTTTACGTTTGCTGCACCTACGTTAGCAGTTGTAATAATGTCCTGTGTATCAGTGCCACCAGCAAGATAGGTTGCTACGTTTGCGTTACCATATGATACTACGTTAGATAATAGGCCGCCATCGCCGATAAAGAAGTTGCCAGGCGCTGATGTAATATTTCCAGCAACGATGTTACCAACCATTGGTAGATCACCGTCATATGTTTGTAAGTATCCGAATACGTTACTGTTCGAGTAGTTTACTAAGATGTTTTGACCGTTTGCATACACGTAGTCGGTTGCAATTACGTTACCGATGAATGTAGCGTTACTTTCGTCGAATGTTGCAATGTTAGCGACACCGTTTGCGCCCATTGTAATAATGTTGGCGGTAGTGCCGTTAACGTCTACGTTGCAAGTACCATCAGAAATTTGACTACCAGCATTGATGGTAAGATTAGACATCAGACCGCCGTCGCCTAAGAAGTAGTAACCTGTATTTGCTACAATGTTACCCTCAGCGACAATGTTACCGGCAACAATGTTACCGCTAGTTGTAATGTTTGAGTTACCGTCACTGGTAACGATAGGCAATGAGTTGAATAACAGGGTATTTGCTACGCCGTTTGCTGTACCAACAGTCAGTGGGAATCCGTTGAAGTAGATAGTAGCATTGGACAGGAACAAGTGTTGAAACTGATTTGATACACTACCGAGATTAGATACGTTGTTGCCGGCAGGAATGATATCGCCTACCAGTCCGGCTGCCATGAATGCATTTGCATCTACGTTTGAGTATGTACCACTGCCGCCCGCAGACCAACTTAAGTTGCCTGCTCCGTCAGTAGTCAGTACCTCACCTACGTTACCGCCTGTGATAATAACGTTGGCATTGCTACCAAGCGTGGTATTACCAATAGGCACTAGACCAGTTATATTGCCAGTGGTCGGATCGTATGTTGTTATTGTTGATAGTTCGCCGGTGACTTTGTTACGTAAGTTCATGTTGTATTCCCGTTAGTTAAAACATTGCGTTGATACAGTATTTATCATTAAACGAAAAGACCAGCACGTGGCTGGTCTATTTTTCATCAGTTTTGATGCTTAAAATACCAAAAAGAAGTTTGATGATGACGCTACAGGCGGAACATCGGTGAATATCCAACCTGTATTGTTGCCGCCATCAATGTTGTTATTTGTTAACAGTGAATACCATTTATTTGCCGGACTTGCGTTAGAATAACTGATGCTTGTGTAATTTACATTAACAGTGCCACTGCCAGTGAATACTAAATTGTGAGTGGCGACCGGAGGAGAGCCAGTTGAATTAATATAAACAATATTACCTGCCGTTCCTGTAATCGTCCATCCACCAAAAGTATTTGTAGTACCAGCAGTAAATAGCACATTGTGTGTCACGGTTTTAGTAGATGATAGTGTTCCAGTAAATGTATTATTACCGGTGAACGTAGTGGTGACGGTCACCGTAGTTCCAGTGAGTCCGCCAATAACTAAGTTGTTATATGTTAAATTACCGCCAGCAAATGTTTTAGCATTTGCTGCGGCACTGGCCAATATAATAGTACTACCCGTACTAACAAATGTAAGATTGGTTGATGTAGCCAAGTTCCACGGAGATCCAATGGAATTTATGGTTACTGTTGAATTAGTAATATCAATAGTTCTGACATTAGTATTACTTGATGATATCGCATTTGTTGTAATGGAATAACCATTAGTAACAATGCCTCCAGCGGTAACTGTTATTGCTTTTGTTGGTGCATAAAGATTGCCATTTAACAACACTGGATTAGTAGAGTTGAAGATCAAAGCGAGGTCTAAGAACGTTTCGTTTGTAGTGATTGTCTTACTAGCGCCAGTTCCGGCAAATGTAGTGCCTGTGGCACTCGGAGTAACCGTCATGCTACCGCTTAGTGTTAGATTACCATATATAGTTCTGGCTATCGGACTTAGTGTTCCACTAAAACCAGTAAAGTCTAAGTCGTTAACATAGGTTGATAATACAACCGTATCACTACCAGCACTTACTTTAATGTTAAACGCACCGCTAGCGGTCAATCCTGTGTTTACTGTTCTTGTGCCGGTGCTTCCACTGTAACTAAGATTGATGTAACCTGTTCCTGTAACGGTCATACCACTGGCGGTAATGAAGTTGACAACTGTAGTGGCATTGCCAGTAACATTTATCACACTGTTAGTGCCCATGTTCCATGTTTTCGCTGCCACGCCCGAGTTACCAAGAGCAGGAGTATTGACCGTTTGTTCGTTGAGATTAAGTATTCCTGTATTTATACCAAATGCAGTTTTAACATTAACCGTATCCTGCAACGTCCAAGTGCCGCTGCCGTTATTAAACGCAAATCTATCAAAAAGAATATCACCAGTTGTTACTGTGTAGCTGCCAGCACCAGCAAAGTTAAATTGACCTACGATTGACCAAGTGACGTTACCACCGGCGCCGCTTCCGTCAAGATTACCGTTGACGTTGACAACAGGTGTGCCGGAAAAAGTTAAGATGCCCGATGCTGGTTTGGCAATATTTAAACTTCCTACGCTTAGTGTGCCAGTACCTGTAACGGTGTAGTTACCTGCCGCACTATTAGCATCAAAGTATACATCATCAGTGCTGGTGGGCGCCGTAGCACCACCAGCACCACCCGATGTCGCACTCCAGTTAGTTGTAGAAGCAGATGTCCAACTACCCGAACCGCCTACCCAATATCTAGCCGCCATGATTTATCCTTTACGCTTGGGTGGCAACCGACACCACGTCCCAAGTTGTGTCTTGAGCGTTGTAGATACAGCCGACATACACATACTTGTTAGCGACCGTAGTTGTTGGCAGTATAGTACCAATCACTTGATAGATTGCGTTCCAAGTTAATGTTTGTGGTGTGCCGTTGTCAAGTATTCTGATAGTCAACTTCTGACCGTCTAGTGGTGTTCCAACAGGTGCCGCTATAGTAGCACTTTCTGCTAAAGCTGTTATATTATATTGTGTGGCTCCAACAGGCGGAGCAATAGTACTAGCAGAGGCAACAAAATCAATTACAGGAGCCGGAGTTGGTAAGTTTGTCAACAGTGAGCCGTCGCCTACAAAGAACCCACTTGCTGTGATGTTACCAAGTGTACCAACTGTGGCCAGTGAACTAAAGCCTGATAAGTATGGTGCCGGAGATGCTCCTCCGCCTACGATTCCGCCAGATACAACTAGAAATCCACCGTCTGCTAGTGTTAGATTACTATCTGTGCCGAATACCCACGAGTTGCTGCCTACACTAACAGCAACGTTACCATTAGTAGTAGGAACTGTTACATTACTTGTTCCGTTAATTACTTGTACTGCATTGACATTTGTTATGTTACTACCATCACCTTTTAAATATTGTGCGCCGATGACATTAGCGTTGGCAAAAAAATCAACGTTGGTATTGATTCTACCATACTGACTTAATTCTATATTATATGTAGACCAATTGATAGAACTAACTTGTTGTGGGAAATTGATAGCGCCGTATATATCTACATTACCCGGAGTTCTTAAATTACCGTCTGTGTCAAATATCCAGTTTTTTGTACCGTTTGAGCGCAGTGTGTATCCGCCACCGTTAGTGTAGAAACCAGCGCCAGATGTATCTCTCATATCAATACTAGTAACCACGCCGTTGTCTGTGGCAAACTGTGTTGATACCGTGGCATTTAACTTTGCACCGTTGGGAAATGTTGTTGAACCGTCAACGCCCATTGTCCATTGAGCGATGTTACCGTTGTCATCATTCGCCTGAAATCCAATGTTACCTGTGTTTGCCAGTTTGACATACAATGCGTCACTACCTAAAAATAGTTCTGACTGCCATAGATTACCTGATGTCAAGTGAACATGGTCGCCATCAACTGCGGTAGGATAAATGCTGAGTATCTGAGTCGGAGTGCCACCGTAGGGCGCCAATACAATCGCTTGACCTGATATTGGGGCATTGACCTCTGTAATTGTACTGGTGTTAGGAAAAGTAATGTTTGATACCGTTACGTTTCCAAGATCGGAGTTACCGCCTACGTTGTTGATACCCGTGATGTTACCAGTTGTTGGATTGTAACTGGTAATGGAATACATTTCGCCTGTGACTTTGTTTCTGATACCCATGATGAGTTCCTATGATAGAATTGTTATCATGTATTTATCAAATTTGTCTGAACTCTACTGTGTGATTCTTACCGTAAAGTACGCTTTCATATAGTCTTGATGTGTATTGTTAGTCAGCGATACTTTGACAAACTGAGTGATGCGATACTGTTTATCAGTTATTAACTGTGCAATCTGATCGTGTGCGTGTTCTGCTACACTACGTACCCATGGATGTGTCTGATGTATGGTTGCGCTGTGGTACATAAAGTTAGTCATTGTTGTGCCGTCCCAGTCAAAACTAAGACCCATACTTTCGTTGATTGTATCAGTAGATTCACTTATTATTTCTGTGTTGACACAGTTATTATCATCAGCGAATTGTTTGAGATGTTGTTTTGGGCCACGTAATAACAAGCGAAACAATCCAGTAGCTCGTTCGGGGAACACACCCACATCTTCTATCTTGATAAAGACGGGAATTGTTGGGATCGTTGCCAGTGGCGCATTAACAATGTTTGCTAGTGATTGAAATACTGTTTGATTAAATGTTTGATCACGTGGATGTAATCGTGCAAACAGTGCCGGTAATCGACTACCACAGTCAAACTCTAATCCCATTGAAAGATGTGACGCTACTAGTGGTACTATTTTGTATTGTTCTATCAAACTCTTACTAGTATTGTCTAAAATACCACGCTCGTACATATCATCATGATAAAACGTCGAGAAGTCGATGTTGCTATCTAATCGACTGTACTCGTACATTTGTGCGCCCAGTGGGCTGATATATTTTGTGTCGTAAAAATAAGTATTCACATTACGGGTATGCTGGTTGAATGCTAGTTTGTCCGTTCGTTCCCTGAAAATCAAAGCATACGGTTTCTGATGTATAGGTTTGCGATGGTATTGCAATTATTGGAATAGTTGGCGCATCATCTGCGTAAACTATGGGACTGCCGATACCGGAGTATAGACCGCTAAACCCAAGTATTTGATTAAAATACATTTGACTTGATACAGTTGAACCTGTTGTACAACCGATAGAAACTGTACCAGATGATGCAAAGGTAAATGTTGATCCTCCGGTATCTGTAAGATTCAAGTTAGTTGCAACTGTATCTCCGTTGGCGCCTGCCCATGCTGATATTAGACCAGGACTTCCATCATACCGTTTTTGAACGCACAGAAAATTCCAAGCATTTCTTGCCCAAATATGCGGAGCATATGCTTTTTCTGTACTGCCAAATGCATATACTGATAGCCAATCAAGACCTTGTCCCGGGCGACCTATGTTTAGTTGAAATCCATCGGTATTTTCAACGGTTATGATAGATTTACATTCATTAGTGATATTTGCCGGAACATAGAACCAAATATAGTACAACGACGCTGCAGAAAAGTCGGCCATGGAAGTATCGCTAGAACTTATTCTAACATTAGTTCCTGATGCAGTAAAGTCTCCGCAACTTGTTCCATATAACGGTGTAGGTCCGGTGGTTGTTATCTTTGGTTGATTTGGGTTTGTTCCATTGTTTGTCCATGTTCCTTTTCCACTATTACCAAATGGATAAGCAGTGGGTGTAATTGATGTGTCACTTGGATATGCGTATAAAAAAGAAGAGGTGGCGGCGCTAGAACCTGACCCGTTATATGCTGTGAATTGCCAACTTGCTCCATTATAGTCCGGAACATATGTTCCATTATACACTATTTGTGAAGAGGAACTTGGATAAATTATGTATTGCGTACCAGAAACAACTGGTATGTTTGTTGATAGTGAGGGCGGAGTAATAGTAGATACATTACCGTACACACTACTACCAATAACATAGCGCATGTTTCTAAAATTACATTCTAGTGGGAAAGAATATGTCTCGTCACGATCACCGACTGGTCCAGTAAATGTCCAGAATCCATTGCCTCCTAGCGTAGCGTAGTCTAGTGTAGTAGTAACACCTGTCATTTGCGCCATCAACTGTCCCGCGGCCCATACGTTAATTGTGGAACCCGTCTTGGAGAATGCCAGATGAAACCAGGTATTCCAGTATGATGGTGCCAGTGTAGAAATTTGCGTTGATGTGGATGCAGTGAGCACGATACTAAATGCTATGATACCGGCTGCACCACCAGTAGAATCAGGACTCATACTCAAACCAAAAAGCGTACTACCGAGTGAGTTGCTGTTGTCCCAAGCAACTAAAGGAACTCGCTGATTATTCCAAGCAGATGGCTTAATCCAAGTTTCCCAACAAAAATCTTGAGTTCCTGGATACAGATTTGCATAGTTTGCATTAGAAGTGGGAATGAGAAGTCCCGCCCACTCTGGGTTGTAAACCTCAAACAACGGGGTCTGTGCTTGAGGTTGAAGATCGCCGGATATCAGTACCGACTGAGCGATACCCATTAGTAAACTCCTGTACCGTTAATGAACCAAGTATCAGCCGCAACTTGTAACAGTGTAGCAATACCATAAGGACTTACTGTACGTGTTGCGCTTGTACTGTTACCGCCAATGTAAAGTGAAACACCCGATGCCGGTGTCAGTGCTACGCTACCAGTACCCTGTAACACCACAGTAACAGTAGTTCCTACTGGGAACGCTACTGATGCGTTGGTTGGGATAGTTAGTGTTTGTGCAGTTGTCGATGTTGAGTACAAGAATGAACCTGCTTGTGCTAAAGTCATTGTTGTGTTACCACTGATCGTGTTCTTGCTCAGATACGTTGTTGATCCTGGGCCGTAAGTAACTTCTTTTGTAGTTGTGTTGTAGTACACGGCATTAGTTACGTTACCAGTGTCATTACGAACAGGCGCTACATACAATCCACTATTAGCGCCGTTAAGGTCTGACCCAGTGGCATTTATAATAATACTGTTGGCTGATTGATTAGTCTTGCCAGCGTTGGCGCCAAGAGCAATGGCGTTGTTACCTTGACCAGTACTACCAGCAAGAACACCGATAGCGATACCTTGTTGACCTTGTGTTAAATATCCGGCTTGAGTACCGATTGCAATTGCGGTAACACCCTGATTATCTCGCCCGGCTTCTGATCCCATCGCAATCGCACCAAAGCTTTGAGTTAAGCCAGCAGTATAACCAATAGCAATACTACCATTTCCCGTGGTCCCGGCGCCTACACCAAGCGCAACTGAACTCTTGAGAGGGAACTCTGATGTAATAAAGCCCGCTGCAGATCCGTTGAGATTGAATGATATGTTACCGTCAGATGTAGCAATACGTACATTACTTGTTCCGTTAGAGATGCTTGCACCGGCTGATGTTGGTCCGTAAGTAACTTCTTTGGTCGTAGTGTTGTAGTATATAACGTTAGTTGTATTGCCAGTGTCGTTACGAATTGGAGCAACGTAGAAACTATTTGCTTGTGCTGCCACACCATTCAAGTTAGCGCCTGTAGCGTTTATAATGATAGTGTTTGCCGCTTGACCACTAGCACCAGCGTTGGCTCCGATAGCAACAGAGTTAGCACCCTGACCACCACCTGCGTATGAACCGATTGCAACACCTTTGATACCTTGTCCTGCACCGCCGGCTGATTTACCAACAGCGACTGCGTTAGCACCCTGTGTGTTATCAGCGGCTAATGAACCGATGGCAACTGAGTTTTGTCCTTGACTGATTTGAGCAGAACCGTAACCAATGGCAACTGCCGATTGGCCCTGACTGGTATAGCCAGATGCTTGTCCGATTGCGATTGCTTGTGCTGACTGTGTTGTGCCACCTGAACCGTTACCGATTGATATCTGCGAACTAGTCAAGTTAAATGCGTTTGCTACACCAGCCACGCCCATTGTAACGTTGCCGCCACTTGCTGCAATGTTAACGTTTGATGTACCATTACTGATACTTGTGCCGGCGCTTGTTGGGCCGTAGGTAACTTCGTTAGTCGATGTGTTGAAGTACACAGCGTTAGTAGTATTACCCGTATCGTTACGAACAGGAGCAACGTAGAAGCCAGCGTTAGTCGCTGTAATGTTAGCACCAGTAGCGTTGATAGCGATACTGTTACCTGCTTGAGCGTTAGCAACACCGCCGATAGCGATAGCGTTTGCGCCCTGGTTGTTAGCGGTAATGTAACCAATCGCAATAGCGTTTAGACCTTGATTATTTGCTGCAACATACTGACCAATTGCAATTGCGTTGGCACTCTGTGATGTTTTACCAGCACTTACACCAATCGCAACAGACTGTGTTCCCTGACTAGCATTACCAGCGTTAAGGCCTACCGCAACCGCGGCAACACCCTGACTTGTAGCACCAGCGTTTTGACCTACTGCGGTACCACTTGCTCCTTGGTTTGTAAGACCAGCATCCCAACCAACGGCAGTAGCACTTGTGCCTTGACCTGAGTAGCCCGCATTGAAACCAACTGCGGTTGTGTAGTTACCCTGAGTGATTTGACCTGCTTGATAACCAATAGCAACAGCGTTGATGCCCTGTGTGGTTTCTGCTGAACGATAACCAATCGCAACTGCGTTGGAACCTTGTCCGCTGTAACCAGCGTTTGCACCGATAGCGATTGCTGCATTACCCTGTGCCGTATAGGCAGCAATGTTAGCGTTAGCGACCGTCTGTGATGGCGTAACCGTGTATGTGCCGGCGCCACCTGTACCTGTTCCTAGCGCAGTGATGTATGTACCAGCGGCAACTGTGCCGCCTGTTACTGCCATACCTACTACGTAGTTACCAGTGACAGTACCGCCGACCGTTAGTGTTGTGCCGCTAATGTTAGATACGTTGCCGCTTGCTACGTTACCCGTCTGTCCCGCCTGATAACCGATAGCGATAGCGTTAGCACCCTGAGCATCTTGCGCTGTTCGGGCACCTAGAGCAACTGCGCCGGTACCTTGCCAGTTAACTGCGGTGTTATAGCCCATAGCAATAGCGTTTGTAGCCTGATACGAGCGGCCGCTACCGTAACCAATTGTAACTGCTTGTGCGCCTTGATTAGTCTGACCTGCGAATGCGCCCACCGCGACCGTGTTTACTGCTTGTGTAGTGCCACCTGCAGCCTGTCCAACAGCAACGGCGGCGCTGCCTTGAGTAGTTGTTCCTGCACCGGAACCGATAGCAACAGACGCTGTCCCTTGTGTATTGTTGCCTGCGGTTGAGCCAATAGCAATTGACGAGGCACCCTGAGATGTCGTGGCTGCATTTGGACCAATAGCAATTGCCGATGCGCTCTGAGATGTCTGTGCTGCGTTTGAGCCGATTGCGACTGCTAGTGAAGCCTGAGTAGTCAATCCGGCTTGGTAGCCCATTGCGACAGAGTAGTTACCCTGTGTGTTACCGCCAGCGTTAGTGCCGATAGCGACAGCCTGTATACCTTGTGTGTTTGCGCCCGCTAGAACACCAATCGCAACTGCGTTAGCGCCCTGATTTAAGTTTGCTGTGCGCTCACCGATGGCGATACCGCTTGAACCTTGTCCTACGTTGCCAGCGATGCGTCCGATAGAGATAGCGTTGGCACCCTGACCGCTTTGACCAGTGATAGTCGTGGTTGTAACTGTCTGATTTGGAGTGATTGTATACCAGTTTGCTGCCATGGCAACAGGACCAACCGTCTGACTTGTATCCACTGTGTACAATGTACCAATCAGTGTTACTGATGATAACGTCTGACTTACGCTAACTACCCAAGTTGAGCCATCGCCTGTTCCAGAGATGTTAGACACGATGTATGTGCCGGCAGTTACTCCACCGTTAGTAATGTACATACCTACCTGGATTGGGTCGCCACTGCTTCCAGTACCAACTGTTAGTGTTGTACCAGAGATGGATGATAGAGGCATTGTTGCCAGTTGACGGGCGGTTACAATCGTATTAGCAGCAACGCCAGTTCCAGTAATTACGGCTCCCACGGAGATTGGGTATGATCCGCTAGTGCTGCCAACTACGGTCAATGTTGTTCCAGTGATCTGTGCTGATGTTAATGTCGTAGAACTTACACCAGAGATTATAGTTCCTGATGTTACGCCAGTACCGCTTAATAGCATACCTGAGGTGAATGTTCCGGTAATGCCGTACACAGTCATTGTACCAGTGGTGATGTTACCAGTACCAGTTGCTGTTAGTGAGCCTGAAGCAGCGTTTGAGCCGATAGCGATAGCATTAGCACCTTGGTTAATTGATGATGCGTTAAGACCGATAGCAACTGCGTTTGCCTGCTGTAGTGTGTTGGCTGCGTTGATACCGATAGCGACAGAGTTTGCGGCTTGTGTGTTTGCACCGGCGTTAACGCCAAAGGCTACCGAGTTAGCACCCTGTGATGTTAGACCGGCATTAGCACCGATAGCAAGTGATGTTGTTGAGTACTTACCAGTTTGAATGCCGTTTACGAACTCAGTGATGTTACCGTTTGATGTAGCGATACTTACGTTTGATGTGCCGTTAGATAGTATCTGTGCTGCTACACCAGTTAGTTGTGAGCCGTTACCCAGGAAGAAGTTACCAGTGATGTTACCAGTTGCGACGACTTGACCAGCGGTTGTTAAGTTACCAGCGGCTGCGTTGCCTGTTACTGTTACTGATGTTAGTGTACCGACACTAGTGATGTTTGGCTGTGCGTTTGTATAAACAGTGCTTGCTACTAGTGCGTTAGCGACTTGACCCGATACGTTAGCACCTGCTACACTATTGGCTGTTGTTGCAAATGCAACTGCGCCAGTTACGTTTGCTCCGGCTACACTGTTCGCTGATGCCGCTACCGTTGCCGATGCTACAGTACCCGATACGTTTGCTCCGGCTACACTGTTTGCAGTTGCTGCGAATGCGACTTCACCACTTACATTGGCGCCCGCTACTGCGTTCGCACTAGTTGCTACGGTTGCACTAGCAACTGTGCCAGTTACGTTAGCACCAGTCAATGATGTAAGTGCTGCACCGTTACCAACGATGTTAGCGCCAGACACAGTACCAGTGGTAGTTAAGTTACCGCCAGCGATATTACCGCTTGCCGTTACTGTCGCTGTGTCTAATGATGGAGCGTTGATGTTGCCGCTAACACCTAGACCGCCAATTAGAATCAGTGCGCCACTTGTGTTTGATGTTGACACTGTGCCTGGTGGGTTGAATGTCGCTGTTAAGTTAGCAGCGTTAGGGCCACCCACGTTAACCTTGAATGTCTTGCCAGGAGTTGTAGTACCAGTAACTAAGTTACCGTCTTGTACGTACAAGTAGCCGTCGTTAGGGCCTACTGCTGTGCCCAATGAGTTTGTTTGTGTGCCGTCCCAAGTTGATGACGCCATACCCATATCAATGTAGTATGATGTGTCAGTACCGTTGTCAGCCGTGATCACATACTCAGCCGATGCTGCCGCTGAACCGTTGATGTTTTGAAAGTTAATCTGTGAGTAGTCGTTAGCGTCTGCACTTGCCTGAATAACTGATGTAGGCACAACTGTTGCGCCGATACGTCCAGCGTACAGTGCGTTGAAGCCTGTTGTTGGGTCACCGTAGAATGTACCGCTATTACCAGTGATCTGTGTAACATTGCCTGACAAGTTGATGTTACCGCCAACAAAAATGTTGCCAGTAATGTTCATGTCTTTAGTACCGCTGATGTTGCCATTGACTGTCAAGTTATTTGAGATTGACGCTGATGTGACAACTGATAGTGAGTTCAGGTTGGCGGCACCCGATGCGTTGATTGCTGTTGTTGACAAGTTACCCGCACTAACATTACCACTTACCGTTGCGCCTGTTAGTAATGCGTTACCCGCTTGTAATGTACCTAACTCGTTGACTGTTACGTTGTTGTTAGAGATAGATGCGTTACTGGCAACAAGCATATTTCCGCTTGTATTGATCCAACCCATGAACGCCGTTGCTGTTGATGAGTTAGCAGTATCATAGTATTCCATAGCAGTGCCACGATCTTTACCATCGTTTGATGTCAATGGTGCGCCGTTTGGACCGGTACCAACTGTAAGTATTGGATCTTCTACTTGTAGTTCGTTGATGTTAATCTGTGTTGTGTTACCGTTAACTACTAAGTTACCCTGTACTAGCATATTGCCAGTAGAGATAACATCTGCGCCTTGAATGGTGCCGGCAGTTGTCAAGTTACCAACAGTACTATTACCAGTAACTGTTAAGTCGCCGCCTGTTGATAGATTGCCACTTGTAGTTGTGCCAGTTACTGTCAGTGAACTTAGTGTGCCAACTGATGTAATGTTAGGTTGTGCGTTTGCGGTAACTGTGATTGCTGTTACAGCCGATGTTGCTACATCAGCAAGTGCTGCGTTGGCTACTTGTCCTGTGACGTTCGCACCCGCTACAGTATTAGCACTGGATGCCACTGTCGCTGCGTTTGCATACGCTGCGTTTGCTACAAAACCATTGACGTTTGATGCCGCCACGTATGTGATACCGATACCGTTGCCGTTTAAGTACGCTGCTGATACGTTGCCAACATAGATACCATCGCCTGTAGAACTAACGTTTGAACCTATGATGTTATTAGCTACGATATCTCCGGCTGTCGTGAAACCTGCCGTGTCTGTACCACTTGCTAAGTATGTCGATACGTCTGCGTTAGAGTAACCTGCTGGAAGTCCGGTGATATTTGCGCCATCGCCGAACAATACTGTTGATGAGTTACCCAAAGTCGGCGCAACAATATTTCCTATCGCACTGATATTTGAGACATTGGTAATGTCTCCGTTGGTGTCAAGAAGTATAGTATTGACCGCAACATTACCATTAGCGTTCAAGAATATGCTTGATACGCCCGCATTCAATGATATGTTGCCGTCTGTAGCCAATCTAGTGTCGTAGTTAGTTGTGTTTCCGTCACTAGGAATCAATAGATATGCTTGTCCAGTGTTGCCACTTGGAGAAATTTGAATGATAGCCTCTGATGCAAGAGGTGATAGTTCAATTGTTGTTCCTACGATTGCGAGATTTCCTGTCTGACCTGGAATACCTGAAATGTTAGCGCCATCGCCGAATAGTACTGATGCTGCATTACCGATAACGTCACCAATAACATTAGCGCCGGTGATAGTACCGTCTGCTGTAATGTCGCTTGGTGTTGTAATGTTACCGTAAATGTCGATGTTAGCGTTTTGATTGATCGATACTTGACTGTTAGCACCGTCTACTACAATTGATGTTGAGTTGCTGCCAGCAAGACCAATGGCGTTGGCTGAGTTTACTGTTAGATCGATAAGTGTACCGACCGATGTAATGTTTGGTTGTGCGTTTGTGTATACTGTACCGGCTACTAGTGCGTTGCCTACTTGTCCACTTACGTTTGCTCCCGCTACTGAGTTTGCAGTTGCTGCGAATGCGACTTCACCACTGACGTTAGCACCAGCAACACTATTTGCGGTCGCTGCGAATGCAACTTCACCACTTACATTAGCACCTGCTACGCTATTAGCGGTAGTTGCGAATGCGACTGCTCCGGTTACGTTAGCCCCTGCAACTGAGTTTGCTGTTCCAGCCACAGTTGCGCTTGATACTGTGCCAGTCACGTTGGCTCCGGCTACGGTATTTGCTGATGCCGCAACTGTAGCACTTGCCACGGTTCCGCTGACATTAGCACCTGCTACGCTATTAGCGACTGCGGCGAATGCAACTTCTCCACTGACGTTTGCTCCCGCTACGCTGTTTGCACTTGCTGCCACTGTTGCTGATGCTACAGTACCAGTTACGTTTGCTCCAGCGATGTTAGAAATATTACCGCCTTCGCCCTTAAGTGTGTTAGCGTCTACGATATCAACGTTGCCCAAGTTACCTGTGTAGGTTGGCAAGTAGTTTGCTACGTCTGCGTTAGAGTATCCTGCTGGTAGTCCTGTGATGTTTGAGCCATCGCCATACAGATATCCGGCGATTACGTTGCCAGTCACTGAAAGATTGGTTAGCGTTCCAACAGATGTGATGTTTGGTTGTGCGTTAGTATAAACAGTACCAGCGACTAATGCGTTGGCTACTTGACCGCTTACATTAGCACCTGCTACTGCATTGGCAGTAGTTGCGAATGCGACTGCGCCACTTACGTTAGCACCCGCTACACTATTAGCACTTGCTGCGACAGTAGCCGATGCCACTGTGCCCGTTACGTTTGCTCCTGCTACTGAGTTTGCACTTGTTGCTACTGTTGCCGAAGCGACCGTACCACTGACGTTAGCACCCTGAATGTTTCCGATGTTGCCGCCTTCACCCTTAAGAGTGATAGCTATTACTGTGTTGACATTGTTTAGGTTACCGTTGTACGTTGGTAAAAATGCTTCTAAGTCTGCTAGGGTTGGCACACCGGTTAGTTGCGATCCGTTACCAATAAAGTTATTGGCAGTTATGTTTCCACTAAACGTTGCTGTGTTACCGCTGACGAAATTGTAGTTGCTTAAGTTTGACATCTATGTTCCCTAGTTATTAGTATGTGCGCCAAGTTGTTCCGTTGTAGAACAACCCGAAGTTTTGATTTTTTGTATTTACTATCATGTTGCTTGGGTCACCCATGATCGTCAGACCATTAGGCGACACTGTTAAGTTGTTAGTAGCATACGCTCCACCGGCATCAGCAAAGAAGATTGCTTGACCCACTCCCGGAGTGGCTGGTAGTGTAGCAGTGATTGCTGCACTTGTTGTATTGACTCCATATCGTGCGCCTGCTACTGCCAAGAACGATGTAGTCTGAATACTGAACGGTGCTTCCGCAACAGCTCCTGGCACGTTTGTTATGTAAGTACCATCACCAATGATGAATGAGCCTGTGCCTACTGTGATGTTACCTGTTGTAGTGATTGAGTCAACGTTGCCCAAGTTACCTGTGTATGTCGGCATGTACAGCGCAACGTCACCGTTACCATAGCCACCACCGCCACCCGAGATATTAGATAGCAATCCGCCGTCGCCGATAAAGAATCCGCCAACGCCTAGCGTGACGTTACCCGTGACGCCCAATGATGTAAGTTGTCCGACTGATGTAATGTTAGGCTGTGCGTTTGTGTACACTGTACCTGATACAAGTGCGTTACCAACTTGCCCAGTTACGTTTGCACCAGCAATGTTTGATAGTCCAACACCGTTGCCAGTGATAGTGCCTGATGCCGTAATGTTAGTTACGTTGCCCAAGTTACCTGTGTACGTAGGCATGTAAGCCGCTACGTTAGAGTTAGAGTAAACTGTGCCGGTGCTAATGTTAGATAGTAATCCACCATCACCGATAAAGAAAGCACCCGACGCAACTGTGATATTACTATTTGAGTTGACATTGCTTAGTAGAGAAATGGGACCGCCTGTACCACCACCGATAGAAATTCCTGAACCAACAACACCGAAGATGTTGACACCAGCAGTACCACCGATAGAGATAGGGCCCGATGTTGTGACACCAATACCTCCAGCGGCAGTAAAGCCAAATCCTGTTCCTGATGAGTTTGAGTAGAAGTATTGTCCGCCCGAGTTGGCAAACGCTGTATCGCCTAAGTAGATTGCATTAGCCGCTGTAAGCGTATCAACGTTACCCAAGTTACCAGTATATGTTGGTAAGTAGTTGGCTACGTTTGCGTTAGAATAGTTGCTGTTACCACCACCGCTGATGTTAGATAGCAATCCGCCATCACCGATAAAGAAGTAACCAGTGTTTGCTGTAATATTACCAGTAGCGGTTACGTTACCAACATCTAGACTACCGGTGGTAGCAATGTTGGAGTCGCCGTTGCTGATTAGCAGTGGTTCACCGGCAAATGTCAGTGTGTTAGTATTGGCCGATAGTGCTACGCCGTTAAAGTAAATCGTTGCGTTACTGACCCAAACATCTTTCCACTGATTAGTTGCGTTACCCAGTGAATAAACGGCGTTACCACTAGGAATAACGTTGCCGACCTGACCCGCTGCTAAGAACGCATTTGCTGTAACATTAGAGTAGACGCTTGCGGCATTACCAACAGCAGTCTGAATGATGTCAATGCTGTCGCCAAGGTTGATTGGGAAGTTGACTGTTAGTGTACTACCGCTTAATGTATAGCCTGTGTTCTCGATCAGCGCACCGTTGTAGAACAGTGTGATGTCAGTGTTCGCTGGGTACAGTGCTAAGTTGCCGTTGGTAAATGTTTGATTGTTGCCTGTTGCTGGTGCCGCAAAGTAAATCGCAGGAATCGAAACAACGTTTGCACTACCGCCACCATATGGTTGTCCGTTAGCGTAGTTAATACTTGGTACGATAACTGAACCTACACTATTGACAATAAGTGTGCCATTACCAGTACTACTTGGTTGAGCAACCTGAATGCTATCGCCGGGAGCATAGCCTGTTCCAGCTTGGTTAATAGTAACACTAGTAATAGGATTGTTACCACTAAGGCTGGCTATAATGTCTACTGTCATTCCAGAACCAGAACCAGTTAACGCATTAGTTGGTACGTTGGTCGCAGTAGTATATCCAACACCAGCAAAGTTAATGCTAACACTAGTAGCACCTGCGCCACCAGGTAGAGTTAAGTTACCATCAGTACCATAGACCCAGTTGTTGGTAATAGAGTTAGCAGTATCGTATGTTGATAGCGTAATGTTACTTAGCGTTGCTGCGGTCGATAGTGTAGTGTTGGCAAACGTAATGTTGCCGGTGTTTGCTGAGCCACCACTAGCATTGGCCCAAATTAGATTACCACTACCATTAGTTTGTAAGAACTGTCCGTTATTACCACCAAGAATAGATACGTTTCCTACGTCTCCTAGATTTGCTATGCCAGATAGATTAAAGTTTCCTACGTTGGCATTGGCAGTTGTAACAATGTCTGTTGCAATATTACCACTTGCTAGTAGTGTTGTTACATTACTATTACCGTATGTAGTTGGGATAGCAGGAGACCAAACTAGATTGCCTGCACCATCTGTGCTAATAACTGAACCGGGTGTTCCGCCAAGAATAGTAATGTTGGCTATATCACCAAGATTTGACGTTCCGGTTACTATTAGATTTCCAATAGTTGAGTTAGCTATATTTCCGCCACCAACAGGTAATAGGGTACCGCTAGCATCGCCCACCCAGACCGTATATGTATCCAAGTCAATGACGATTTCGCCATTTCTTGCTTGACCATTATATTGCGCCAGTGATAGGCGAGTGTACTTATTATCATCCCTACGAATTGCCATAATATTATGCCTCGTTATATTTATTTTTAAATGTTTGTTGTAACTGTTCTAACAAGGACAGCGATAGTGTTTCAGTATATCCATCGGGGCATTGTTCTCTAGAAGCAAATCGACCACCGAATCTTGATTTTATGCTATTTTCCCATAAAAGTGCGTCATGTCCGACATTATATGATTTGACATCAACAATAACATAATGCCCGTTTTGTTTATGTTCTTTTAATCGTCTCGTTAACGAATTAGTGATTCCATACTTCAAAAAATCGCCATAGTTTAGAATGTATGCATACGCAGGGTCATGTGGTTTAAACCCATTGTCAACGCAGGATGGGCACCCTCTTCCAGATAACACATGATGTACGTTGGTACTCCATCGATGGCCATTCTTGCATTCAAATAGTGCCTTTGTTTTGATATTTTTAAAATTCTGTATCAGTGTTATTTCTCTATTTTTTATTCTATTATTAACTTCTTCTTGGGTGATTGGAAATTTTCCAGAACAGTGCGGACATCCATTTCTTGTCAATACTCCCAGAACTATGGATTCCCAACGATGGCCACGAGCACACTCAAACAGAGCCTTTGTTCTGTTATTTTTGTATTCACCAATCAAACTAATATCACGACCAGACTCTTTGAGTCTTTCGTTAATAATAGCGGAGGTTAGTGGTCTTGTCATGATGGTGAGTGTTCCTTATTCTTGTATTTATCGATTTATGCTATACTTAGTCATCTGAGATTTTTTGTTCTCGTAAATTTCTTCATGTTCTCCACCGTATTCTCGCATCAATCTGCCTGCTATAGCGTTGGCTTCGTCTTCTATGTGTTGACGTTGATCTTCGTCCATGTCATCGCTAGCAGTTCCTTTTCCAAATTGCTTAAGGTGAATCAATTCATGTGCTAAAGTACGCATTGTGTCAGCCATGTTTCTATCGCCTACATACACCCAGATGTTTCCATCGCTTGAAGTGCTGCCAAACGTTCTCATTTGCTTGACTTTATCTAAATCAAATCCATAATCAACATCAGGCACTTGACAGTCAAGTTTTTCACACACCCAACGCTCAAATTCTTTAAGCTGACGTACACGTTTTTCTTTATTGTCGGAAAATTCAAATAATCTCATGATAAAGTATTTATCGTCTATCAAAAATCTACATTTTCTAATAAATAACTATATGAAAAAACTAATCGTAATACTCGTATCTATTCTCATATCATTGCCAGCATTTGCTTGGCAGCAACGTGAACCGCTGTCGCTTCAACAATGTTCTGTTCATGCGCCCTATGGTTTGCCGGGAGTATCGAGAGTTACTCCAATATGTAGACAGGGTTACTTAGTTGGGTATGATTCCTCTGCTAAGATTCCTAAATTTGTGCTATATTCATTACAGCCGCAGAATGTGCTAGGATGTGTAATTCGCTCAAACGCATTTGCTGCCGATCAAAGCGTATCCGATGGTGCTACGCCCAATGATTACGTAGGAACTGGGTATGATCAGGGACATCAGGCACCCGATGGAGATATGTCATGGGATCAACAAGTAGAGTTAGAATCGTTTTTGATGACAAACATGGCCCCACAGGCTGGTAGTTTAAATCGTGGAATTTGGAAATTACTAGAAACTAGCGTGAATGGATGGAGTACTCAAATGAATCATTCACTTGAGATTTACGTAGGAGCCGTGTATGATAGCACAGACAAAAAAATAGGCAAGGGAGTTGTTGTTCCACATGCCTTTTATAAAATCGTAATTGATGAGTCGACCGGTCAGTATGCTGCGTGGATGTTCCCACATGTTGCTCCATACCCAAATTTGGGTAATGATCTGACTAAGTATCGAGTTTCTGTTGATCAAGTACAAAAAATTAGCGGAATACGATTTACGTTTCCCGCTAACGGTGTTGAATTGCCTGTTGGCAAAGAATGGTCAGTTGATTATGGTGCACTTACCAGGGCTAAACGTGCAAAGTGCAACTAGATCGATAGTTTCTTTCGCCAATACGGGCTATGATATATCCAATCATGATACTGTTCTAGACCGTCTTTGAAGTTCCAGTACGGATCATAGTCAAAGTCTTGTCTTGCTGCGTCAATGTTCAGTGATCCACGACTTGGGAACTCTAGATCACGATCATGAATCTCGAACGATCCCTTGCCTGCTAGTTCGATAGCAGTTTGCGCTGCTTCAAGCAGTGTGATTGACCGACTGCGAGTGATGTTGTATGTCTTGTCATCGGTGTTCTCGCTTAGTGCAGCCCCTACTATGCCCTCTGCTGTGTCCTCGACGTATGTGAAGTCTAGACGTTCTTCTGGTCCGTTGACTTTTAGAACTTCGTCTCGCATAGCACCCAACAAGAACTTGCTAACCACACGATCTTCAACATCCAGTGGACCGTATACAGCACTGGGCCTAATAATAGTATAATTAAGATTTGTGCGACGAGCGTAATCTTTGACAAGTTGTTCTCCTGTGTACTTCATGATAGCATATGCGCCCTGTGGGTTACACTGAGCATCTTCTTTTACGTTGTCAGTGAAGTCACCGTACACCATGCTACTGCTGATATACACAAACTTACGAACATAATGATTGACTGATGCTTCAAGTAAGGTTAACAGACCGCCGATCATGACATCTGCGCCACGATTGGGATTACTGTTGACTATCTTTTGTCTTGGCATTGAAGCAAGATGAATCACCATCTCAGGCATGAACATCTCAAATGCCAAGCGACAGTTTAGACTTTCAATACCGACTTCATGAATCATAGTATCATATTCGAACTTTTTCTTGCGTTCGAATACAAGATATTTGAGTTCATCCTCGGGAATCATACCATGATAGTCAGTCATACTGTCAATGATTCTGACATGATGACCCTCTTGCTGTAATCGTTCAACTACATGATGACCGATGAAGCCGCAGCCACCTGTTACTAATACCCTCATGTTAACTCCATTTTAAATGAAACATGGTAGCATCTTCTTCGTACAGAAATGCTACAACTTGAACCATAGTTTCGTAGGTCGTGGAATGATAACCCTTGACCAGCTCTGGTGTACGCTGCGTACGCTTAATGACCCATTGACCTTTTTCACTTTCAATCCATTCGGTGAGCAGATAATCATCGTCACTGTGATTACCCAATTTGTTATTTACAAGTCCCCAGTAATTAGTAAGTGAATATGAATGTACTGCCAACGGTATGATCTTCTTTATATGATCATCAACAATTACATATTTTGTTTGAAACCCTTGTTCGGTTTCATTATAACGTGTGTCAAATCTAGCCATTATACCGCCATGTTCGCTTTGATTGATTCATGACTAGTGTAGCCTACAAGCTGAATGTCATCCATTGTAAACTTATCAATGTCACGTACTTCTGGGTTCAACCATAATTCTGGTAATGCTAGTGTGTCACGTCCTAGTTGTTCACGCACTTGATCTTGATGATCAAGATAGATGTGTGTATCTCCAGTTGAGATCACAAGTTCACCCACCTTGAGTGAGCATACATGCGCTATCATGTGCGTAAGTAAGGCGTACGATGCAATGTTGAATGGCAGACCCAAGAATACATCAACACTACGTTGATACATATGGCATGATAGTTGTCCATCTTTGCTGACATAAAACTGAGCCAGTACATGACAGGGTGGCAATGCCATTTGATCAAGCTCTGCTACGTTCCATGCCGTGAGAATGTGTCTGCGACTGTTGGGATTGTTTTTGATGCCATCGATTAAGACTGCGATCTGATCAACTGATACATCTTCGGACTCACTACTGCTTGTCCAACGTTTTTGATGTGTGCGCCAGTCACGCCACTGTACTCCATAGACTCGACCAAGATCACCCTCATACTTTGAGTGTGATCGCCAAGCTGATGATAGTGCGTTGGGTGTCCAGATGGTAACTTTACCCTCTGCTATACCATGTGTGATTTCTGCCAGTCTGCGTTCGTCGCCCGACCCTTCTAAGAACCATAACAGTTCTCCCTTGACTGCACGCCATGCCAGTTTCTTTGTTGTAACTGCGGGAAATCCCTGTGAGAGATCAAAACGTAACTGGCGTCCGAATACCGATATGGTACCAACGCCAGTTCTGTCGCCTCGAATTTCGCCGTTTGATAATATGTCAGATAGTAGTTCTAGATATGTTTTCATTGTGCTATTATCTCACGAATCTAGCACGTTGTCAATAGCTTACTTAGCCGATTTTAAAAGTGCATCGGTTGTGGGCTGAACGATTTCGGCAATACCTTCGATGTCGAGAATGAATTCCATACCGATCATTTCTTCATCGTAGTCTTCCAACTTACGAACGATTGCCAGTTCGATGTCCTCAGTATCCAAGCCCTGTTTGAATAAGGCTTGAATATTGATTGTGCGTTGGCGACGGCCGTTTAACTTGATAACGATCTTTTTTATAAACTCGACTGGTATCTTTGTTTTCTCAACACCATCGACTATGTGCTCCCACTTTGCTAAAAGATCAGGTGACATTGTTGAATCCTATTATCCAGTTACTGCTGTCTTGCGAGGACGTCCTGCTTTTCTTTTAGTGGTGCTCATCTCCGCTAGAATTGCTTCTGGAGAAACAATCTTCTCTGTCTTGGCTTTCTTTGGCTTGGCTGGTGCTGCTGATGCTGGAGCCAGTGATGGGTTCATTGAGTATGCTTCTTGTTCAAGACGCTGACTCTCTGCTAACAGACCACGAGCTTCTGCTGCCATGCGCTGTGCTTGCTGCAAGCGTTGATTAGCTAAATCTGAGTCACCGTATACATCAGGTGATGCTGCTGTAACTGGAGTACGATGTGGGTTATTAGCTGCATCTACTGCTGCCTTAGCTGCATCGATAGTAGGCTGTTGTTCACGCATACGACGAGCAATGTCTTTTGGGTCTTGTAAACCACGACTTGCATCCATCTCAGCCATTTTCTTAACAGCTTCTTCACCCTGTGCCATTTCGTTCAGAATCTTGTTTAATTCGTCTAAACGGACACTTTGATTTGGAGCTGGTGTCATAAGAACTTGTGAAGTTTGAACCTTTTTCATCATACCCTCATGATGAAGAACTTGCAACAGAATTTTACCGTCCCGAGTATAGTTCTTGTTCAGTGCGTCTGCTAGATTTGTAGCTGACTGTGCTGGCTCACTTTCGATACACATGATCAGTGGGTCATGAATATTTTGATTCAATGTTTCTGTATAGACAACCAGACACATCCATTCTTCACCTGGAATTTCTCTGAATACTACAGCGACCTTACGATCACCGATTTTGCCCACGTGTTTAATAAATTTCGCCATAATATTTTCCTTTGTATGTATTACTGCTGAAGTATTTACTCGTGATATCTTTAGCTGAAATATTTTTATTTACGTGGCGCATAAAAAAGTGCGTGATAAACACGCACTTGGTAGAAAAATTACAGTTAACTTACATTAGTCGAAGTAAGCATGGGTCCCGAACGGTGGCACAATGTCCTTGCTACCGTGAATGATCCAAGTAGTATCACAGAAGTCCTCATCTCCCCATGAACCGAATGGCATACCGTCAGTAAACACAATAAGACGATTGACTGGCTCACCACGTTCTTTCAGATGATCGAAAATGGCGCGGAAGTCTGTACCGCCACCGCCCTTGGGTTCGTACTGATCGATTGTGTCCATGTTATCTGAGTTGAAGTCAGCGGGTGCATAAGCATTGGTATCAAAACAGAAGATATGAATCTTGTAGCCGTCAAACATATCCATCATGGCGCCCACTTCAGTGACAAACTGATTGCCAACTTTGGTAGAAATACTGCCAGACATATCCAGTGCCACACAGATATCGATTTCTTCCCCCGGAGTCATACCCGGAAGAATAGCATCCATGTGCCATCCACGACGATTTGGCTTTGAGAATGAATAGTCATTCTTGATAGCTGATGTTACGCTGGTCTGAATCAGTTCACGCCATGGCATTGTTGGGTCAGTGATATCACCAAGCAAGCGTTGAACACCCTTTGGCAAGTCTCCTGCTTGAGAAGCCTTGGCAGCATTCAGAATGTTTTGCTTGATTTCTTGACGCAGTTGCTCACGCTCTGCCTCAGTCATTTTCTTGGGACGATTGGAATTTTTGTCGTTATCGTCTTCTTCGGCGTCCATGTGTTCATCGATCAGCATACCAAGCAAGGTTTCCAGATCAATGGTTTGAACGTTTTTCATAAGATCATCATAGATCCATTCTGATGGTTTTCCATCATACTTGGCTTCGTACAAGCAGGGAACTGAAGTGATGAATTCACCAATTTTATGACGGCGCAAATCGGCGTTGACCGCATAGTCATTGGCAACGTTGAACATACGAGCGTCACGATCACCTCGCCGACCCATGTGATCATAAACAACGTGCAGTACCTCATGCCCAAAAAGAAATTCTACTTCTTTTTGTTCAAGCAAACAGATAAAGTTGGAATTGTAATAGAAGAAACGACCGTCAGTTGCGGCAGTTCCGCACCAGTCATCGGCATTAACCATTTTAAGACCAGTAGCTAGGTTGCCAAAAAACGAATTCTTGAACAGTAAACTAACACGAGCATTGATCAGCATATCACGTGCTTTGGCATCGACTTTGGGATCGGTTACGCCAATCAATTTATCGAATTTGCTCGACTTGTTTTTACTTTTACTTTTGTTGATTACTTCGCTCATATTTTCTCCAGTCAATTACACATTATAGCATAGCATTGATTTATTGTCAACGAAAAGGGGCTAGGCCCCTTTTGTTTACTTGTTTGCGGCAATAATGTATTTGCCAAACTTCTTGTGAAACTCTGTGAAATGCTTGAGACGAGTGCCATCAAAATCCAGTTTGTAGGTCTGAATGGCAATCTTAGTTCCAAGAATACCCAATTCTGTTTCAAAATTCTTCATAACGTACGCCAAGAAGTTATCGAACATTGCATCGATTTCCTTAGGCTTCATACGCTTGTTGTCTACGATATCCTTCATTTCATAGCACATTGAAACTGTCAATGAGTACATTGCCGACACTTCTTTGACATCAAGCTCAGTGACTTTACCAGTCAGAATGTCAGTAGGGTTAGGCAGTTTTGCTGCGATACGGCGATGACCGGCAAACTTAGCGGCAAGACCTTCTCCAACAGCACCAGCAACCAACGTGAATACTGTATCTGCATCCATGTCATTTTCTTGCTTGAGCAATTGTGACACAAACACCCATGAACGTGGAGTAGCAAACGCACGTGATGACGATTTTGCATCAAAGTTGTACAAGTCATTTTTAGCGAATGACAAGTATGATACAACGTCTTTATGTACGTCATTCGATACTGCCCATGGCAACCATGTAGCGTAATCAGAGCGCATTTCAATATGCAAGAAACGATTAGCAAGCGGCATTGGCATACGATAAGTCACGCCCTTGTCCGACTCACGATTACCCGCAGCCACGATAACTACATTGTCAGGCAGTTTATATTTGCCGACTTGACCATTGAGAATAAGTTGATAACCAGCGGCTTGCACAGAGGGTGCGGCTGAGTTCATTTCGTCCAAGAATAAGACGATAATAGGATGTTTTGCTGCCAGTTCTTCGTCAGGCAGATCAATTGGGGGTGCCCAATCCATTTTGCCATTGTCACGATTGAAGAACGGAATTCCACGTAGATCAGTAGGCTCCATTTGCGCCATACGCAGATCGATCATGTGACCACCAAGTTCTTTAGTGATTTCTGCTACTACTTCAGACTTGCCAATTCCTGGCGGGCCCCACAAGAAAACAGGACGTTTTGTTTTGAAAGCGGCGAGAAGTGCTTTTCGTGCCTGTGGTGCCGTGACGGTATAATCGTCAGTCTTAACTGTTGCCATGTAATACTCCTGATGTAAGTTTGATTAGATTCTATTATAGCTGATGCTTGATTTATTGTCAAGCGTTATTGATGATATTGTCTTTGTAATTGGCTAGATCAGTAGCAGCGTATTTGCCAATTCCAAATTGCTTATTAAGTGCCGTAGCTGAGCGTTTTGCGCCAGCCAGAGTTTGATAGTTTCCCCGAAATTCTTTAGAGCTTTCAACGTGATACACGATAAACATTTTACTTCCTTATTTTCAGACAATACAGTAGTATAGCAAAAAATGTATTTAATGTCAATAGTTGATGTAAAAAGAGTGCCGTGGGATTACAACACTCTGAGAGTTTTTATTACGCAATGCTTAACGACATACTCTGACGTTTTGATACATTCTGTAATATGAGTTCCATTGTCGCTGAGTGTAGCAAACTGGAGTAACGTATACTGGGCGTGGTGCAACATACACGGGTGCTGGCGAGTAGTATACTGGCGCCGAAGATACGTATGATGGAGTGACTACACAGCCTGTGAGTCCCAGTGTTGCTGCTGATAATGCTGCAATTGATAAGATTTTTTTCATGGTTTTTCCTAAGTGACTAATGCGGGGCCACTTTGAAGATTAGTTCCATAAGTATTCTTCAAAATCTCGCCTGCAACATAAGCATTATCTGCCTGTACTGTGACCTTGATAAAAGAACCAACGCCAGTTTTAACAAACGCCCAATATGTATTCATACTATTCCTTAACGGTAAATTTACTATCGCTAACCCGCGTAACGTATTTATGCTCAATAAGCAAACGATCACGCATTTGACCGTATATTTCAACGGGATCAGTCAATACGATAGTATGCTGCACTTCCCCACCGTATTTGACACGTGAGTTTTCAACACGCCCGCATACGTCAAATTCGCCCATATAACGTGCCCAGATGATCATGCCTTCGAGATTCCAACCCATGCTGTACTCCTAATTTTTTACGATAACTAATTATAGCATATTTGGTATTTATTGTCAAGCTTTATTGTGACAATAATAGCACTAAAATCCACTTTTCCAGCTTATCTATAGCAATATTTATGTCTTTTATGCGTGGCTGTAGATACTTAGTATTCTTTAGTCTACGTGCTTCGACCTCAGCTTTACTTAGCTCTGTCAGCATAGTGTCAATATTACGCTTCATTTTGAGTAGATCGGGATTATGCTTTACTAAGCGAATCTGAGTGTGTAACTCTCGTTCAATTTCTGGCCAATCTGCTAATGTTTTTATTTCCATTTCAGTATTATACTCGATTCTCTATTTATTGTCAAGGATACGATAAATACAAATAATAAGGAATAGTTATGAAGATACACGAGATTCTGACTGAAGATCAACTAGACGAAAGCACGAAACACAAAGTCGCTGCTGCTGCAATGGCTGCACTGGGTGGGCTAAGTAGTGGTGCCGCTCACAGTCAATTTCAGTATGATCAGCCTCCAGAGAATCGTGCTCAGGCACAGATTGGTTCTGCTATCGCTGGCAATCCACCGCCAGGAATGATACTCAACAACATTCCAGAAGACTTTGTTCCAGGAATGGATCCACGTTCGATTCCTCCACAAGCTGCTATCTCGTACATGCCTCCTATGATTCCCGGATGGTCTATACCGTTCTGGTGGATCAACGGTTGGTACTATGCTCCTGTTCAACGATTCCCGTTTGTTCGTAGTTGGCAACCTAACTACTGGAGAAGCAGTCCGCAATATCGTCCCAGTTACAATCACGACTATCGCCCAAATCGCAGCGATTACTCGCATCGTCCCAAGAGCTATCCACAGGGTGGCGGTCAGCCTTCATCTTCACACAGAAGATAAATATAAATAACATTTAAGGAAATACAATGGCACAACAAACACCTCCACCATACGCCGGCATCAATGGTCTGTACGTTCAGATCGATAAACACGTTGACACCACACTGGCTCAATATAATGGCAATGCACGTCCAGGACAACTCGTAGTTGATACATCAGACTACGCACTCTATGTAGGTAACTCCAATGGAAATTTAAACCCACTTAGCGGTGGCAGCGGAGTGTCAAGCATCGTTGCTGGCACTAATATTACCATCTCTCCCGTAGGTGGCACAGGCGCAGTTACTATCAACTCTAGTGGCGGTGGCGCATCATGGGCTACGCTGGCAGACAAAAACAACGCTAGTGGCCCGTCTGAGATCGCATTAGGACAAAATGCAGGCACAGGCCAAGCAACTAATGCTATTGCAATTGGTAACGGCGCTGGTAATACCGCTCAGCTCGACTATTCAGTTGCAGTTGGTTACAATGCTGGCAATCAAAATCAAGATCAATACGCAGTTGCTATGGGCATATATGCAGGCGAAACTGATCAGGGTCTCGAAGCAGTGGCAGTCGGATCTAATTCAGGAACTTTTAATCAAGGTGATCAAGCTACAGGTGTGGGTGCTTTTGCCGGAGCCACCAATCAGGGTGCTAATGCTACTGCCGTTGGTAGTCGTGCTGGCGGTGCTGATCAGGGTGCTAATGCTGTTGCTGTAGGAAGTTATGCTGGAGCATCGAATCAAGGTATTGGTGCTGTTGCCGTTGGTGGTAATGCTGCCGCTGATACTCAAGGCGCTAACTCAATCGCTATCGGTGCGTTTGCAGGAACTTTGGATCAAGGTATTGCTGCTATCGCTATTGGGTATCAGGCAGCCGCGGCTACTCAAGGAGTGGGTGCTATTGCTATTGGTGCTGGAACTGCTGGAACAAATCAGGGTGGAAACGCCGTTGCTATTGGTTCAACTACAGCCAGTGTGAATCAGGGCGCAGACGCTATTGCTATCGGTCGTGGTGCAGGTACAAGTGATCAGGGTGCAAACGCTATCGCTATTGGTCTAGAAGCCGCTACTTCAAATCAAGCAGATGACTCAATCGTTATCAACGCTACTGGTGCACCACTGGAAAATACTATTTCAGGTTCATTTGTAGTTCAACCGGTACGAGGTTTAAGTGCAGCCGCAATAAGTGCGCTCGGCGGCGGGTTGGTATATTATATTCCAACTACCGGAGAGTTTGTGTACAATAACGGTACCTAATCGTAATGAGTAATGAGTAAAGAAAAAGGCACCCGAAGGTGCCTTTTCTGCGTTTTCTGTTGCGAGGTTCTGCTACCCCAAGCGGTGTTTAGGCCGCTAATGCGAACATTTCGTCGTTTGCATTTATTGGTTTTTGCTTGATTTACGGTCATCGCCTACCGATCCCCATATAGTTCTATTACGCCAATCGATACTATTTCGCCCCCATCATAAAAATTCTGAAGGGCATCCACCAAAATACTTATGGTGGAGGCGGTCGGCACTGCCCCGGCGTCTTGCTCGTCTTCCTTCTATATGGTTGCCATTTCTGGCAGATTCTCAACTTAAGATAATTTTGTTATTTCGTAATGCAAAATTTGAACCTTTTAGATATTTATCTCGTCTCTCTTCTTTATGTTTTCCCTCATCTAAATTTAATAACCAATTAAATTGATTATGTGCAATCAGACCGAAAATATCAATGTATTTAGATTCCAACGCAAACGCTAAGTTCTCGCTCAAGGATTCTTTTACCTTTACTATTACTATTTCTTTTCCTGTTTTCGTTATTTGTTGTTTTTTCTTAGAATATGAATCATTTCTGTTTGTTTCGTAGCATCGATTTCCGATACCTTTTCCGACATAGAATGGTTTAAATTTTAATCCAATTTGTGCAGAGAATAAATTTTTTGCGTCTTTAGTTGCGATTATTGGTGTGTTTGGATCACAATGAAAATAGACATAATGGTCGCCTGTAACTTCATGACCATAAATATCTGAGATATCCGATTCTAAAATTTTATTAAAAGACTCCAAAAGTCGTTGCTGCGACTCTAGTTTTTTAGCAATTTTAGCATTTCCCTGTGAGTCCCCGTGTAATTTATTTTTTAAATTAACAAGTTTTTTAATAACCGATTTTATCTCGTTAATATTATTTTCGTTAAATTTTATTTCCATAGATTCTTTAGAACATATCATCGCCCATGCGCTTGACATCTTCGTTGTGCTTTGACCAATCATAAGTCCATATTGCGTATATCCAATATCCCACGACTACAGGTAATATTGCAAGCAACGCAAATGCCGCTAGATCAGACATATTAGTCCATTACTTGAATATTACGAACACAGTTGCAGCTTGGGTCATACTGTTGTTCCCAATGCCAGCGAGGCTGCGGAGCGTTATATACTGGAGCAGGTGCGTAATACTGTACTGGCGGCGCTGTATATACTGGCGCTGGTGCATAGTATGGCTGTGCATACGGCTGTGCGTATGAGTTTGCAATTGCTCCGCCGATGATTGCGCCACCGATAGCTGCTGCTGCATATCCCCAACCGTTTCCGCCGTTGTATCCACCACGATATCCACCGTTATAGCCACCACGTCCACCGTATGCCAACGCCGATGTTGACGCTACAAGTGTTACTGCCAATACTGCTAATTTAAGCTTAGTATTCATACGATCTCCTTGATCGATCTTCTACTGTATGATAGCATTGTATCACACAATGTATTTAATGTCAAGAACTATTTAGCCTAAAAACTTGAACGACCACGTTTTTACGTCCATTCTGCCAGTTCTGCCTTTGCCAGACCAAATATTGTGAACATTTCTACTGACATCACGCAGTTCCCAACGTTCACTACGTTTCAATAAGTTTGACATTGACGCACTTGACAGCTTCATTTGTACGTCATAGCCCTGCGTGTTTTGCATATAGTCGCTGCATATATCAGTAAACTTGCCACCTAGACCAAAGCCACAGTAGTCTGGATGCACTACAATTCTATTGGCGTGCATAACCATTGGAATCCCCTTGTCTTTATGCTCTTGTTTCCACATTACGTAATTTGAGAATGCCATGAACCCTATCTGGTTTTCACCTGAGAACAGTCCAAACATAAACGTTTTTCCCGGTGGTAACTCTTCGCTTAGATAGTGATATCGCTTAAACGCATGCCAACTTTTTGAGTCTGTAAGCTGTCTAACCCCAAAAACAAGCTCTTCGGATCGGGTATACCCTGGACAAAGGGACCTCCGGTCAGTGTACTCTTGAGTATTACAATCGATGACCCAATCAGGGTTCAACCATTCTAATACGTCATAGTGACAACTGAGCAGTGCTATAGTCTTGCCTGTCTTACGTGCTTGCTTTTGTACTGCGTGTGCCATTGCCTTGGCTACTGTGCGATCTACTACTGATGTAAACTCGTCAATGACCGTGAACTTACCGTCTAGACGAGCCATTTGTAAAGCGCATTCGGCTCTTGCTTGCTGACCGTTTGATAGTGTCTTGGCAGGTGCAATCCAGCATGTTGGTGATGCCAAGCCTACGCCCGATAAGAATGACACACGCTCATCATAAGAGTATGATTCATCGAACTGTGAGATCACTGCCTGTTCAGGGTCAAGCAGTGTGTCAAACGCATCTGCACCCCAAATATGTTTTGCCAGTGTAGTCTTACCTGAGCCACTTGCACCAATGATTAGACCCACGTTATACTCAGTGTCAATATCAGCACGTATCTTAATGTGATGCGTTAATTTCTTTTCAATGTCTAAGTCAACCGAGTTGGCTGCCTTCATGCAATAAAAGTCAGTTGGTGCCTCGCACGTTAACTTCAATTCATAAGTTTGCACTTGTATCCCCTTGTAACAAGTTCTTCGTATATCTCTTTTAGTTTGAACTCACCCTCTTTGGTTCCCGGGAGTTCCAAGATAAGTATATTCCTAACGTCATCAACTACCTCTTTGCGTTTCTTTGGAGGAGGATGACCAGTAAAATCAAATAAATTTTCTGTGCTCATACTATGATTGTACACTAATGATTACACTGTGTCAACTGTTTTGGATAAATACTATCATGAAACCACTTGAAATACTATCCGAGTACAGCGACACTGATCCAGAAATCATTAAACATCTTGAGTCCAAGGGCTATAAGCAAATTGGTCAGGGTGTTGATCAAACTGCATTTTTAGAGCCTGGAACTGGATTGGTACTTAAGATATTTGGAACACAGGACACTGCACGTGCGCCCAATGATGAAAATCCTAAGCCTACGTTCTCCAAAGATCAGATGATGTTCTTTCGTTGGGCCAAGTACTGCAATAATCACCGGAATAATCCGTACCTACCCAAGTTTTCGGGCTTTGAAAGCTTTTACTGGAATGGGCATGTTTATATACAGATGCGTCAAGAACATTTGAAGAGTCTTGGGTACATGGGCAGAATATGCAAAGAAATGGCAGATGATGCAATTGCTGAATACAGCTTTGAAGAAATGATGGAAAGATTGTCTGCTCCGATATGGGGACATAATGATTCATTGGACAAACTTTTGAATCTATTGGGCCCTAAGGGACTCAGAGTATTTTACAAAACCATTGTCAAACTAAATGACATTGCAAATCAAATGGGATATGAACTAGATTTGCATGGGTACAACTTTATGGCACGAGCAGACGGAACTCCAGTGATCATTGACCCATGGGTAGTTTAAAGTCTGCCAACTGCCACTTCAATTACACCAATACCGTCAAAGTTCTCTAATGCTTTACCAATGATTGATCCAACTTGTGGATCATTTGACGGTCTTGCGTACCCATCACCACCACTGATCATCATATCACCCTTGCGTATTCTGCCACGCACCTTGCATGGTACACGACCCTGTAGTGCTATTGTAACTACGTGATCACCCGCACATGCTGAGTTCATAATGTATGCAGCGTTAGTGCTGACTACACCAGCTACAGCACGAGTACCGTCTTGTGCAACCGTGACTTCATAATCTCCACCAAACTCAACTACAGTTCCTGGTTCATAGTGTGCATCAGCAACGTATTTCTCACCCAAGTCAGCGTATGTTGCAGTTAGTGTTGAGCCAACACTTAGACCCCATGTACCTGTAATAGTACCAGCGGTTAGTGCTGCGCCTGTTGACAACGTAGGAGTCACTAGACCATCTAGTATTGCTGTACCTGCTCGTAGTGTACCATAGCTATTAACTGTGACAATATCACCCGGGTGCGTAACATTGTTGGCAATTGTCATGTAACCTGTGCTATTGTCCCAACCCACGAATGCTGTTTGTGGACTAGTGGTATAATAGTCAAGCAGTGTACCACGGTCTTTACCATCATTTGACGTTAGTGGAGCACCATTGGGTCCGCCACCTGCTGAGATAAGTGGGTCTTCAACTTGAAGATTGGTTATGTTAATATAAGTTGTAGTACCATTAACAGTTAAGTTACCACCAATGATAGTATCGCCTGTAGTATTGAGTGCGGCGACATTGGCGACATTGGCACTGATGTTACCCGTATATGTAGGCAAGTAACTAGCTACGTTTGCGTTGCTATAAGTACCAGCGAACGATACTGGTACGCCATTGGCATAGTAATAGTTATCGGTCTTGATACCACCTGTGCTTACATTGCCACTAACTGTTAAGTTGCTTAACGTTCCAACTGATGTAATGTTAGGTTGAGCGCCAGTACCAAGTGTACCATTGACAGTAGTTGCATTGAGTACTGTAATGTTACCAACGTTTGCTGTAACTACATTGGCGTTAACGTTAGTAGCTTCTACTGTGGTTGCATTAACGGTAGTGCTATTGATAATGGTAATGTTGCCAATGTTTGAATCTACTAAGTTAGTAATCATATCAGTAGCGTTGACTGTAGTGCCGTTTAGATCAACTGCATTGACTGTGGTAATGTTACCGGTGTCAGTAAATATATTACCAGTGTTGATATCTGAGGCGTTAACTGTAGTAGCAATAACATCAGTAGAGATAATATTGCCGCTAATATCACCAACGATAGTGCCTACTGTTAGTGTGTCACTGACACGATCATATCTGAAATTACTATTGCCAGCAAACTGACCATTGTTGTTGAACTGTACTTGACCATTAGACCCACCGATTGGCAAATCTGGGCCTACTGCGCTCCAATTCGGTGTCGAACTAACACTGTTATTGACCTTGAGAATTCCAGCGACTCTATCATACCATAATTGTCCGGGAATTGCTTTGACTGGGCCGGGAGCGGGAGAGCTTGCGAAATTTTCTAGCAAGCTAAGCTGATTTTGATCTACTGGTTGCCCGTAAAAAGCTGCGTCATAACCAGGAATAGTCAAACTAGTCTGAGTGTTCAGAGCCCCATCATTGACTATAATGGTACCTAGAGAATAATTAAGTGAATATGGCATATGTGTTTACGTCCTATTCACTTATTTATCTCGTTTTACGTGTTAGCGTACTTGGCTTTATAGTAAGTTTGAATCCATTCCCAGTCGTAACTGTTCATTAGATCATCTAGATTGCCCTCTACGCTTTCGTAGTACTCAATAGCATCGTAGGCTCCGCCAGTACTATATTGCCCATACTCTGCGTCACCAACTGATAACCATGTTTTTAGTCTGTGATTTGTTTCTCGATTATTGGTTATATCACTTGCGTATTTAAGCTTGATGACTTCTCTAAACGCAGTACGCCATGTAGTCCATTGATCAGTATTGTATATTGCAACACCACAATTCTTATTAACTACTTGATGTAAGCTACTCATGGTAAAGTCTAGACCGTCTACCTCAGTATTCAGTGTCAAGGTTCTGTTGTTAGCCACAATAGCTTGATGACCGTACTCTAAGTGATTCACTGGGTTAGTAGCAACAAAGATATAATGTTTAGGTTGTTGCAGTCTATCAGGTTGCCAGCTAAAGTCAAAGTCAGTGTTCACGCTTAGCTTACAGTTGACCAAGAAGTACCACTCAGTATTGCTGGAACGAGCAGCCGCATGTTGACTTGCTACACGCCCGACTACTCCATCTACACGTACCAATCTGTTGGGCAACTGTTTGTCGATTATAATCTGCTGTAGTCGTGCATAATTATCATTGGCGGCAGGCTCACCATTGGAAAAGAATACAATGTCAAGCGGCTGTGATTCATCTTTATTGTCTACGAATTCAATATTATGATAGTCATACACTTCATTGAATATGAATTCGGTTGTACTTACAGGCACCAAAATTCTAGTAGCTCCAGTAGAGGGCACTATAATAGGAGACTCATAGGAGTCCCACATATTGGGCACCAATGGTCTATTAGTAGTGGGTGCAGCACTACGATTGATCAATTCATAATATGGATAATCAATATTCTTGTTCTCACAAATAGCCGTAGCTTGACTGTCATGATCATGATATATCACTGGATGGTCCCATCTAGGTACTGTAACATGTTCAATATACGACACACTTTTAGAATACTCATCTAATGATTCTAAATGATAACGCTCACGATAGAACTCAGCTAAGTTCAGTAAGAACGTATCTCCAAATTTTTGTTTAGCACGTTGATACTCACTAGCGAATACATGCAATTGCTCACGCTCAAATGGATCACACGCATAGCTAAAATCAAAGTTACTGTAATCACATAAGCCGCTGCATATCCATACAAACGATTCGTTAGGAATTTCATATTCGCTCAATGAATTAACATACGATAGTAGCGTGTCTAAGTAACTACCACTGTACTTAAGTGTAATAATATTATGCGGTGTAGCTAAGCTTTGCAATTGTTCTAGTGCTGTTGATTTGCTACCATGATCTATGTACAGTATGTCATACGCACAGTCAACCAATTTAGCACGTTTAGAACGTACATGATTGATATTGTTACAGTGTTCAATGACTTTTATACCATTAGCAGTTTGCTCAAACGTGTCACGATTGACCATATAGGTATTGCCCCAGTGCGACCATTGTGTACCAAATACATGAATCATATTTGATTGCCATGATGACGGATAAAAGTCAAACTTAAAGTCAGTGTAGTCACAGTCGCTACTTAGAATCCAAACATGCTTAGTAGTGGCCTTTTTCAAGCAACGTAAAATGGTATCGACCCAACTGTTTAAGTATCGTGTCTTTTGTAGATTCGGGAATCGTTGTTTAAGTGCCGCGAATCGTGAGTCATCTCCACGATTGATATAAAACATATCAAGTTCTGTGCTAATATTAAAGCTAACATCATTGATATAGTTAACATCACGATGACCTGCTAACCAAGAGGGCGCATTAACATAATATGTACCAGTGTCTTTGCTAGTTTCGTTACCAAAAGCATTAAGATGATCATGAATTTCTCTTGGTGATCTCCATGAAAAGTCAAAATGTTCATACTTAAGTTCTTTGTTAAGTGCCCAAAATACTTCGTCTGGGTGTTGAGCAATCAAGTCTTCTAAGGTTGTTTCTACATAGTAGCGTGGGGCTGGTAGAATAGTTGCCGGATCACGATCCATGTACACTGTACCAATTGAATCTGGTACTGTATATATTGGGCCGTTATTTTCCCACCACACATACGTTTGCGGAGGAGCATATGGGTTAGGTCTCCAACTATAGTCAAACGATTCTAAGCCCAATCGTGTCCAGTTGTCGTGACACTGTGGTAACTCTGCTATAATATTGTCAACGTACTTGCACTCAGTGGCGCCCTCTACATAGTACTCAATTGTAGGTTCGATTGTCGCGTTGTTCCACTTGTTACCAAATACATGTATATAGGGTGGATCATAGGGATTAGGGCGCCATGTTCTATCCATTGTAGCCCCGACGATCAGTATCTTCCAGCGATCTTCTTCTACCAATAGTTCAACTGGTTCATTCATATACACTCTGCTTGTTCCCTCTGGTTGATGATATTCGATCATTGGATCAGTACTACAATCGTTCCACTTGTTACCCCATACATAGATATAGGGTTCACTATTCTCAGGCGGTGTCCAATTAAAATCAAATTTATCTAAGTCTACGGGACCTAATATTTTCCAAACGGTATCATCAATTGTGTTCATAGTAATATTTACTATATACTATATCTGTATAAATATTTTTATGAAAATACACATTGATGATCTAAGATATTGGTTTAACGCCATACGTAACTTACCCGACAACGAACGCACTCGTGCTTTAGATGGTATGTGGTCTGGACAGCTTGAAAGCAAAGCTTGGCTGGTTAAACAATTATCAACAGTGTTACACTACAGACCAGTGAATATATACATCTTTGGAGGTTGGATTGGTGTACTAGCGTCAATGATGTTTCAAGATGACAGTGATATTCGTGTCAAGAAGATTCGCTCAATCGACATTGATCCATGGTGTGAAAATATAGCAGACACGATAAACAAACAGTATGAAATGGATGGTTGGCGTTTCAAAGCTGTAACTGCTGATATGTGTAGCTACGACTATGACTGGGGTATGTCTAGTGATGTAGTAATCAACACTTCAAGCGAACATGTTACACAACAGCAGTACGATACTTGGTATCGTAACATTACACCAGGATCATTGGTCGTTGTGCAGGGCAATAACTTCTTTGCGTGTTTAGAACACGTTCGTTGTAGTACTGATCTTAAAGATTTTGAGATGATGAATCAAGTTCGTGGGCCAATATTCAGTGGGCAATATCATACCAATGAATACACTCGTTACATGAGCATATGGCGCAAGTAATTACAGTAAGCACTGTAGCTCTGGAATCACAGTAAACGTACTTTCATTTCTAATTTCATCTAGTGTATTGGAATATTTAATAAAATTCTTGACCATTGGTTCATTCTGTGGCTGCTTGAGATGATCAATGATATAATCAAACACAGATCCAAGATCAACATTGTAACGTTGCTTATAAGATATGCAATAGTCACTGTACTGTTTTAAAATTTCACGACGAAACTCAGTTGGCAGCACATTGATTCTTAATTGATTTGGGCCAGTTAGTACGTTAATATGAAAATTTTTATAATTGAATTCTTTAGTAATGACATTGAGAGCAATCAGTCTATCAATGATCATTGGAATTCTAAACACATTGTATATACTAACAGTAAAGCTTGGCCACAGTATAACATTGTCAAGCTTATTAACTGTTACAAGATTGTCTTCTAACTTAGACCAATTGGTACCACTGCGTACGTATTCTGCTCGTTCGTCGATCTCATCAATGCTGACAGAAATATGTAGGTTTCCTTTTTTCCAATTTTTCCAATAGTCTAAGACATTACGTTTGTTGTATGACAGCACAGATAAATTGGTATTATACAGTACACGAACATCATATCGATTGTGTTTGTCTATTAGTTCCAGTGTATCCCAATGTTCTTGCATCATAAGTGGTTCGCCACCAGCAAAGTAAATCTTTTCTACATAGTCTATGTGTTGTTCTAAGAACTCATAGTTAGGTTTATTATCTACTTGCTCAATATGCCATACCTTATCTTGCGATGACAATTTCATTTTATTGGCATCTGGCACCCATGCTGAGCTGTATCGTGGCCCACAGCTACGACACTTAAAATTACATATGTTTGAAAATCTAAAGTCCCAGTACTTGAGTTTTAGTTCGATGACTGTACCGTCACTGTTGGTAATATTAGGAATATTCTCGTACGACTTTTTAAAAAAATCATTGTTATGTGTTCTACTACTATGGCCCAATACTCGCTCTTGATCAAAACACTTGTTACAGATACGTGGTTCAATGCCATTGATCATATCTTTGCGTAGTGCAGTCATTGAGTCATTGTTCCATAACTGTTCTATAGTTTGAGTGTTAGCATCACCTACAGTGTAATTGTGAGCAGCAGTCATGCAGCATGGTATAACTCTACCATTGCTTTCTACGTTCATATGAATCCATGGTATCACGCACAGTTTATCATTGATCATTGTGTTACAGGCCTAATAGGTATAATTACTCGACCATTCTCGTCATAGTATTTCTTATTGTACTCTTCTTCGCTCTTAGGCTCATTGACTACGGTTCTTGCCAGTACATAGGGATCATCTTTGTCCATGATTGGTACCTTTGAGATTCTAATATCAGTACCACAAGCACATACAGCTTGTGTACATATCTCTGCTCGTTCTGGTAGCGGATGAGCAGCATGATCATCAATATGAAACATGTTTTGTCCTACTCCACAAGTAGCTTTACCTACCCAACCATTGTAATGTATACAAAGACTTTCGATACCTATGTTACATGCCCACCCACGAAAGTCATTTTCACCACGATTTACTAATTCATTTGGATCATCAGTCTTAATTGATCCATCATTGTACCAAAATGAAGACAATGTGTCGAACTTTTTCCACTTAGGATTCTTTTGATAATCAGCATTGCTACGATATACAGTATACTCATGATCTTTGATCCATTGCAATTGTTCAGACGTATACTCATTGCCTACATGACGATCACTAATATCAGACAGAATTATAACCGCTTCAACGGCAGTATGCTCTAGATTATTTAAGCACTCATTGTACATAGCAACAGCACGATCCCAGTGTCTGCTGTCCATCATGATACGTGTCAGTACTACTGTGTGTGGTGCACACGCACGAATCTTTTCAATCAATTGCTCTTCTGGATAACTAGGATGATAAGAGAACGTAAGAAAGCTAAGCATAGGGGCAAGTTCTTCGTAGTATCTAACTGTTCTGGCTCCGTTAGTGGTAATACCTATTGCCTGTTTACGATCATTAAACATCTTGACTAGCTCAGGCAAAAAAGGAGACAGTGTAGGTTCGCCCCCACTTAAGCTAAGATTAACACGCAGATATCGTTTAAACAATCGTTCCATAAACTCTTTGGCACGATCCCAGCTATAGTTGTGATTACTACCCTTGTGTAATACAGGTGGGCAATAGTCACAGTGATTGGTGCAAATGTTGTTCATGACCCATGTAACAGTCATTGAGTTTAAATGTGTACGTACTTGAATAAGTTTCTTTGTCATATTATTATAGTGATGTCAATCTACTGCCGTAAGCCAATGCACAGGCTCCAATACTAGAGCCACTATCGCTTGGGTCTGGCATAATCCATACATTGTCGAAAAAGTCTGAGAGATTATTGTTTGCTATACTATTTAATGCAACGCCGCCACTGTATACTAAATTGTTGCTGAAGTTAAATGATTTGGCTCGCTGCATGACACTGTAAATAAGTTGTTCGGTCACATACTGAGTACTGGCTGCCACGTCTACTACTGAGTACTGTAACAGTGAATCACTAACAGATTTATTCAAACCAATGTGTAAGTTATCATATAATGTACAGTCACGTACACTGTTTACAACTGAGCCCAGCAATATTGATGTACAATCATTATATCTATTGCCATGCTCAGAATACTTCATCAACTTGTATTCATCCTGTAATGGCGTAAGACCAATTTGTTTTGTCATTGCACTATAGAACAAACCAATACTGTCGGGATACGTTTGACTGTATAATCTTCGATACTGTGCTTGATTGTTTTTATATTCTGCACTCCATATTGTGATTGTGTCGAACTCGCCTATAGCGTCAATCACTACTACTGTGGCACGATCAAATGTGGATGTTTGAAATCCCCCAGCCGCATGTGTTAAATGATGTTTGTGTGTATGTATTGGTTTATTGTTTAACAGTTTATGATTGTGTCGCCCGATCATATAACTGGCACTGATTGTTTTAATACTAGGTCGTTCACCTGCTCGTAATTGTCGTAAGTACTTGAGTAAAGGATTCTCATAGTAATGTAGTTCATACTCATTGTCACAGTACTCTAATGCTTTAAGTACTAGTCTACTGTCTAAGTTTTTGTCATTAGGTATACCGCTAAACTCACTGCTACGTGCTGTATAGACTATCTCTCCATCTTTATTGACTACAGCCAATGACGCATTGTGAAATCCACATGATAATCCAATATAGTTCATTATAATTTTTTAAGTATTTTTCTAACGGAGATTCGATCTAATAAATGACCAGCCACGATATGACGATCATACTCCTCTACAGTATCGATTGGTCTTGTATAAATGTTTGATTCAAATTTATCCGATGTTAAATTTTCTACACTATTAGTTTGAAAAACTTCAGTTACTAAGTTTGCAAATATTCTAGAATTATTGACACTATAGTGATTTATTCTAGGATCATAGCCAGTATACTTAGTAAATTCACGATAACTAATCTTAGTCTCAGTTGCTGATATCGAATACAATGTGGTTGCTGGAATCAACAAGTTACGTGGTATACTCATTGGAAACTTAATGTTATAATGGTCCAATGACATTAGTAATACTGTGACATTTGGATTGCACTCGGCAAAGTTTCTAATAATGTGAATATATCCCTCGTGTGATAATTTTTGATTATCAGCGTCTGCGTTTCTTGCAAACCATTCTAATTGAGTGGCATTCTCTTTATACCATACATGTCTACGCATATGAGCAATTGACTTTGGCAATTCCTCATAAGTCAATGTTGCTGCGGTATCTGGAAACTCAAGTTGATGAATAAATGTCAGTCTTTCAAAGGAACTAACGCAAAATATTACTACATCGTTGGGCAGTATGTCATTGATACACTGCTGAAATTTGAATAAGCTGTATGATGTACTGGTTCCCGCACGTGCATGATTATTCTGTCGCATCTTTAGATTATCGGCAACCAAATTAGTCCAACACTGTCTACTATTAGAACTATGGACTAAATCATCCACTTCATGATTAGATGCATAACTATCACCGTAAATGTGTAACGTTCTCATATTAGTATATAAATGGATTTTTCTTACGCTGCTCTTTAAGCCGTTTACGATACTTGATCTCTCGAACGAGTCTGCGTACAGTACGCTCCATAATGATCTGATAGTATAGTTTAAGTTTGTTTATCATATGTTACTTTTTAAATTTCAACCAGTCAGGTACATAATGTAAATGGCCCTGTTCGACGTATCTTATATAGTCACTGTCAGTGCGTATTGGTTCAAATATACGTTGCACAAAGCGACTATAACTAAAGTTATCGGTTCTGCCTGTGTCAATGGATTCTTCTATCAACTCTGCCAACAGTGCGAGATTCTTGTTGCTTAGATGATTTATTCTAGTGTCATATACTGTATGTTTAAGCCAATCATTATGATCATGCTTAGGATTGACAAATTCATTCTTACTAATCATGTGCAACTCAATTGGAATCATGATACAATTTGTGGGTGATTTGGGTAACTTAGCATGATTGTTAGTAAATATATTGCTTAGTACTACTATCTTGATATTAGGGTTAGATACGGCAAAGTTAATAACAGTGTTTAGATAGCAATAATGATTCAATGACATTAAGTTAATGTCAAAGTTTCTTAGATACCAATTGATGTACTGTTTATTTTCACGATACCAAGTATGTTCTGGAAGATGAAAGTCACTGTGTGAATCTTGAGTATACAATGATGCCGTTTCAGGTCTATCACGTTGAAATAAAAAATGAAGTCTTCCCGGAGTACTGGTCTGAAATAATACAATGTCATTGTCAGTAATGTTATTATTGTCCATGTCATTGTACAACTTAGTCATTGCATTTTCTGTGCTGCCTGCGCTAACTCCTTTATTAAATAAAGAAGTATTCAAATTATTCGATAGTATCTGTGCCCATTCAGGATAAATCTTAGATTCATTGGCAATAAAACTATCTCCGTATGCGTAGATTCTTCTCATGTCACGTGTGTAAAGTGTTGGGCCACTTCTGGAAAAGTTACTCTGAAGTTTAGCTTTCTATGCTGATCATGAAATTCAATATACTCAATGAATTTTTTATACTTAATTAAATCAAACTTATTGATTATCTTGTAGATTCTACTGTCAGTTCCGTACTTGTCAGATAGTGCATGAGCAAGACCAGAGGGCACTGACTCTAAGTTCATGACGCCAATCACTGGATGTGGATTTAAAAACCATGTTGAACCAGTTATCTTAGTGTCTTTGAAGAATTCGGTTGACCATTGTGTATACTGATCAATGTAGTATAAGTTAAGTGGGCTTCCGGTAAAGCTATTGTTAAAATCAAACTTATCTGATAGCAATGCTTTATATTTCGTCAAGTTCTTTTCAACTTGACTCCATTGCAATGGCCAGCGTAAGTAGTTGAAATGCTCACCGATACCGTCTATAGATACGGTCAACTTAACATTCTTAAAGCGAGACCATAATTCTAATGTTTCTTCACACGGGAACACACTGCAATTGGATACATACACTAAGTTTGTACGCTCTGGGTGTTTGATTTGTCTTATGATTCTAAGATGTGTATCAGTGTTAAATGGTTCACCACCAAAGAAATGTATTTGTCTGACAGTATCAAAGTCAATGATTGCTTCTACCGCAGCAATACGTTCTTCTACTGTAGTCTTATGATGAATCTTAATTGGTATTATTTTAACAGTGTTCTCGTTATACTTCTTCCAAGTAGTACTGTTAAAGTCGCTACACATAATACAAGCAGCGTTACAGTCTTCATCTAACTGTAGCTCAATCTTGATACTGTCACCTAGTTCATGTGGCTGATTAAAAATATCCTCACGCAGCGACATTGTTCTAGGAGAATCGGTCCCATTTGCTTCTAACTTAAAGCAATAACTACATTCAGGAATCCAAGTATCAATTTGATTTAACCATTTAAAATCTGATTTAATCATCTTATGATTTAGTATACTAACGCTAGTGTCACTAATCCAACAGCATGGTTTGACCACGTCATAGGTAAAGTGATAGGTATTAGTGAGAAATTTGCAGAATGACATACTAATATTTATAGGGTCATGATCGATTCAATAAATAACATTATGAAAAGAGCCATATTATGCGTGAATAATCCGCAAGACTATATTCCACAATTAAATGATTATTCAATCATGATTATCAATCCTTCTGCGCCTGAGGCGCGTAATCGTTATCTACTAGAGAATTCTGATTGGAGCTTGCTTATCACTAGCGATGAAGAAAAGCATCGTGATGGCAGTGATTATCCCAACGAGCGTGTACTATGGTATACCAGTGGTACTACAGGCGATAGTAAGTTCTGCTCATTCACACAAGCACAGTTAAACAATATGGCTGCTACTATTATGCGATCATACAAGCTAACTGCCAATGATCGTTATACTAGCATTATGAGCTTATGGCACGCACATGGTCAAGGTTTCTACTGGGCTACACAGTTAGCTGGTTGTGAAGTCAAGTATATTACAATGAAAGAAATCAATACCTTTCCCAGTACCAATCCTACATTTATCACTGCTATACCAGATGTACTAAACGTTGTTGCTAAGCTTGAGCTTGATAATCTACGTTTCATACGTGGCGCCAGTGCTCCAATGTCAAATGATTTGTATACTGCACTACAGACTAAGTTCAAGATACCAATTATTGAAGCATTTGGTATGACCGAAGCTATGAGTCATTGCTTTACTAACCCACTAGAGGGTCCGCAACGTATGGGCACAGTAGGTTTACCTGATGGTATCGAGGCTAAGATTGAAAACAATCACTTGTATATCAAGGGCTTTAACGTTGCGTACAATGATTGGTATGATACAGGTGACTTGGCTGAAGTAGATGAACTGGGCTACTACAAGATATTAGGTCGCAGTCGTGATCAAATCAATGTCAAAGGGTCTAAGTTGAATCCTGTTAGTATTGAGCGTCAGCTATTAGAAGCCATACCTAATTTAGAACAAGTGGTAGTGTTTGGATCATATAGTGTTAAGTGTTTGTACGTGGGTGACTGTGACAAAGATGCCATTAAACGATTTTTGATCAGTCTAGGTAAGCATTGTAGGCCAGCAGTGCTAGAGCAGGTTGATACTATATCACTGACTAGCGGTGGTAAAATCTCTAGAGCGTTATTAGATTCTTTGTATTAAGAAACTCATATACTAGTTCTGCATATGCTGCATAAGCACGATTCGTAGGATGTTTAGATGCCGCATCCCAAGTATTGGTATTCTTGGAAAATCTATATAAACTGTTTGTATAGATATTATTAAAGTCTAGACGGTCATAATACTTATTAAACTTAGCAATTTTAAATAACTTTCTATAAAACGTAAACATATAGGGTACATTGTACTGCTTAAGAGCAGACTGTAATGATATTACCTGAGTTAGCATAGTTTGATGATGAATTTCATAATCAGGAAGCAATTTGAATCTATTCTTAAATAGATCATTCTTTGCTGCGGCTGCACCAGGAAATGTCATTGCTTCGTCTGTTGTATGTGACCATATCCAGTCACGTTGCATATGCTCTTCGTGAGTGTTACCGCCAAACATTTCCCAGTCTTCAAGCTTTACATTGTGACAAGTTCTGAACTCTACTTTGTCTGACAGATTCCAACTTACCAGTACTAAATCATAATCACGCTCAGTAACTTCAGCCAATACTGCATCGTGTATATATTGATTACCACATCCAGCACGTGAAATATTGACAACTTCGCAGCCCAGTCGTTGTTGTAAATAATGTACCCAAGATTTTGATCCATTGGGATATAATATATTAGTCATCATCACTGATGTCCCACATACTAGTATCTTCATGCGTCTGATTTTTCCTCTACAATGCGACCATAATTGCTAGCATTCCAGATACGTTCATGAAAGAAGTATAGTATGCTGTTGACTACTAGTGCGAAACCTACTACTCCAAGACCAACCCAAGGGTTACCACTAGCGATCCAACCACCAAAGAAGTTAGTAATAGTTACCGCAATGCGCCATGTAATAACCTTGAGTATGCTGCGTGGTATTCTTTCTTTTAACTTAAACATAGGGTATTCTCCTTGTGTATAACCCATTCTCCTACTGGATTGGTGCCATATAATACAACATCAGGTTGATTAAAAATATCAATAATATTGTTATAGCTAGTAGTAATCTCTGCCAGTGACTTACGTTTGATTTGAAAGTCAGTTGCAAAAATATTGCTATAATAAAACAGTGTATTACCCGCAATCTTTTTACTTAGATCCATAACTGTATCTAAATCAAATAGATCACACTGTACAAACTCTACTTGACTGTTCTTGAATCGTTGCCATAATGCAGCAAAAGTATCTTCGTTCTCAAACTCATCAAATAGCAATCTTTGATTCAAGTCAATATCACCCGAGATATACTTGTAATACTGATGCCATTCTGAAGCCTTAGACTCTAAGAATGCAGGATAATTACGCCCGTCCCATTCTTCACGCAGCATTTTGATCCATGCTATTGATATGGGCATAAAGTCATACAGTACATAGTTTACATTTTCGCTGTACTTGAGTACGTCTAAGTATTTGAACCCTGCTGCTGGTCCCATATACGTGTCAATGTTCTTTGACACTGACTTTGGAAACTGATATGATTCGCTATTATAAATCCATACTTGTTCTCTAAATTGAAACGTACGTATAAAACGTTTTTGATTAGGATTGATATTACCATCAGTGATCGCACGATTGACAATACACTCAAAGAACTTGGTACTGTCTGACTCTGGGTACAAGAACAATCTACAGTCACGCATTTGCTGCGTAAAGTTATCGATCTTGATGCCATTCTTAAGAGCACACTTGATCATGCCCCAGCCTTGCTTGGTACGTTGCTGCATTGTAGTGCCTGGTTCGCCCTTGATCCATAATGGTGTATAATGATCGTGAAAGTTTTCCTCACTACGACTGTAATTAGGCAACTCTTCAGTAGTACGTTCCCAATCACCGTAAATAGGTTTGCCCAATTCTATCCAACGTTGTTCATTGAATACAATCATTTGATGATGCAGTTCAACCCAGTCAGTACCCTGCCAGTCTAGTGTGAAACCTACATAGAAGAAATCTGGATTATTATTGATGTATTCATCTACGTATTCCAAGTATTCATTTTCTTGAATCATGTTGCCCACGCTTTGAAGTATTACAATGTCATAGTCTTGCAGTGCTTCTAATGCCATGTCAACAGTGTCATAATATACTACTGGGCTGTTAATAGTGTATGCCAGTCGTGTAGTATAGAATAAAGTTAGATCATACATCTTATCAAACAATGGCTTGTGACGTGATCGTACTTGCATTTGATCTACAATTGCAAATACTACACGCTTATTGGCAAACATATTATGATTTAAGTATACTTTGGTCATAGTTTATAAAATTCAGGTGCATGATGGCCGTGAGCAATAATGTGATATCTAACTGTATTGCTATCATTCACTACAATGTGCTCACGACCAACATCTAAGATCATTCCTGTGCCTGCTACAAATGGTACTTCTCCACCATTTTTCATAATAAATGCACAGCCTGTAGGATTGTTGATAGCAATATTTAAGGGTGAAAACGCACGTTCAAATTTATTATCCGAGTGCGGCATTATGTAACCTCCTGCCTCTAATCGCATAATGCGTACACGATCAAATAGTTTGAATGGAAGTGATTTCAAGAACAGTGTTAGATTGGGCAGACGATCACAAGCATCAGTCCAATGATAGTTAGCCTCTTCTAGTGTGTTAAATCCGTACTGTACATAATGCTCAGTCTTGTGCTTGTCAAGCCCATGCAGCGTTAATGATTTCCAACCACTGTGACCATAGCTTCCTTTCTTGTCGTTAGCTCTGTGATCAACATATAGATCATCTGCTGCTTGACATTCTTTTAACAGTAACTCAGTATCGAAATCAAATTTTATTGGATAATAGCAACACTCAGGATCATCTTTGCTTGCACGAAAGGTAACATGCACAGGTGATGTACACTGTGCGTTCATGTCACGAAAATCAATGATCTCTTGTGGAAATTGATGCATTACTCTTTCCATTTACTAATAATCACATCACTGGCACAATGACAAATGTTCTTGTTACATGTGATTGGTCCAGTAGGCCACTTAATAGTATCAGGCTCGTTAATTGAACCAATGAATCCGTCAATCAAACAATTGGCCAAGTATATCTTTCCACGCCAATCAATGAACAATGCCTTTATACCTGCATCACATTTGTAGCCATTAAAGTTTGTTTGTCCGTTGTTGATTAAGCTAACGATATTGGGAAATGATTCTACTGTATTGTCTTCAAAGTAAAAATCAGCACTTGCAACATCAGGATGAACAATATTAAGATGATCTAAATGTTTTAGATATCTAGAGGGTGGTACTGTATTCTTGAACCACTCAAGTTGTTCTTCGTTGTAAGTGTAAGTAGATGGGTTCTGTGCGCCAAAGTTCCAGTTCAATATTCTAACTGGTTCTACTAGCACTAATGGATTATTGACCCAACGATTATACTCTGCTACACTGCGTTCCCAATGACTGGTATTCATCATGATACGTACAGTGACAGGGCAATTGTTAGCAGAAGCTAAGACCTTTTCTTCAAACTTTTCGTCTATAAATTCGGCATGCCAGCTAAAGCAAATATAGTTTAGATACTTAGAGATATCAGACCAGTAACTAACAGGCTTAGCTGCGTTAGAGGTAATACCAATGGTACTGTTATTGTCTTTGAATATCTCTACGATCTCACGAAAGAACGGACTAAGTGATGGCTCACCACCAGCTACGCTACAGTGTATCTTAGAATAACGCTTGAATAAATCAATAAAGAATCTACGTGCATTTTCCCAATCATAGTTATGATTTTGACCGTTGTGTAAACCGGGTGGACAATAACTACACTGATTTGTACAGATATTGTTAATCACCCATGTTAGATTCAATGGTGCAGTTGGTCGTTGTTGTACTTTAATAATCTTTTTCATTTTTCTATTGTTCTCACGCTAATAACAGTGCTAAATTTACTCCACATATTTTGATTCCAAGCTTGCTTTTCTTCTCTTGTCATGTCTAATGATATCTTTGTAGTGACATTTTTAATTGTATAGCTATATAGTTTGGCTACTGGAATGAATCCTAATGCAAAGTCTTCTAATTTCATACTAGGATCACAGTACTCGCTGATATTATTATCCATCCACCACTTGTACAATTGCATTCTAGTATTGGTGGCACTTTGACGAATTCCAAAGATCATATAAAACTCTGCTGCAAATCTATGCTGTGGTCTAACTGCCCCACGCTTGACTACATCAATGTCGTTGTCACGATACACTGATGACCAGTGTTTGCCTAAGGTATTATATCCCAAGCACATTGTGCCCCATTCATGATCACATGTAAATAAAAAGTAATCTTCTGGCTTTAAATCTTCATGCAGACCTGCTGGTACAAAATCTGTCAAGCAAGTACACAGTGTCTTTAAGCGATTGTCCCAGTTCTTGAATAAGGCTTCAAAGTTATGTATTTGTTCGTTCAATAGTAAGAACGCTTCGTGTAATACTTTGTCATTCTCATTACGATCACCAGGCCATGGCTCTGCGTAAAAATCTGGATGAGCTTTGGGATTATTAAAGTATCTGATCTTGATCAATCTATCCAATCGATCACCGTATATTTCGTATTCTTCGTGTAGATCATTTAGTATAGTTTGATTATTCAACAAGTGATCAATGCTAACAATATCAGCTAACACTCTGTCATAGTGACTGTTAATATAATCAATGTTGTCTTTAAACTCAATGAATCTATCAAGAATATCACCATCGCTCAATATTCTTCTATAGTTGTAGCGTAGTGTGTGCTTCATTGCATTGTTCTTGTCGATCAGTGCAGTCCAACGATCAACAATGTCTAGATCATATAGTCTATAGATTAGAGTCATTGTTTCTTTGGTATCATTCTCGACCACTACCTCAATGAATTTGTTTTGTTTTATTAAATCCATTATGTGCTCTTTAGAATATTATAATATTCTGCGTATACAGTAGTGAACTTAATTGGTCTAATAGAATCCAACTTCTCGATATAGTCTAGTAAATCGGGAAATAAAACACTGTCATCTCCACTTAACATAAACTCAATTTGCGGAATGATTCTATCACGCCAGTGTTTGTTCTCGTTGAGTTGGGTAAATGATGCCCAGTGTTCTGCGATCTTGCGTTTAACGTGCTTAGGTAGTATCTTGGTGCTCATATAACGTGGCCAGTGTACTGTACCAACGTTAATCATCTTACCTGTACGAGCGCATATCTTTTTCCAATCGCTGTTTAGTATCATCATTGCAAAATCGGGTAGTGTGTATATGTTCATTGCATGTACTGATGCAAGAATATTGACTACAATGTTGTCTGGTGTGTTGTCTAGTCTGTCTAGATTCTGTTTAATAATGTCCCACTTGGCCGGATAGCGTATGTATTCATTACGTGTGCCCCAATCGTCGATAGATAGTAATAGCTCAACCTGTTCAAAGTGCGACCATAGCTCTAGAATTTCTTCATTGAGTTGTGTGGCATTGGTATGATAGCGTAATGAGATATGCTTAGAGTTACCAGTTTCTACTAAACGACGAATGAATCTATCGTGATCTTTGATCAGCAATGGTTCACCACCACCAAAGATAATGTGTCTGATATCACCAATGAACTCGTCTAGTGCTTCTTGTGTACGCAGTTGCTCGAACCAATCAAACACATTGGTATTCTGAATAGATATGGACTTGTGCTGCCAGTCTGACTTAGCGTTGGGTGATTCTAGTATAGCACCAAGCTTCTTACTGTCAGCTAACCATTTACTTGAGTCGCGTGGGCGACACATTACACATTGTAAATTGCATACGTTGCTTAGTCTTAGATCAAGAGTAAGTGGGTTATGATCTACTGCGCCATCACTGTGAGTCTTGGCAATTAAGTCTTCTAAGAATTCTTCTCCCAGCTTCTTAGACCACATGTAATTCTCAATGATTCTATGTGACTTGATGCCACTAGCTTCTTCTTTCCAACAGCTAGCACACTGCGGTAATTTCTCTCCTGCAATGAATTTCAATCTAGCTGCTCTGAATTGCTCACTGTTCCATATTTCAACAGGTGTTTGTTTGTTAAGATTCAGACCCTGCTCTGGACTTGCAATACAGCATAGCGGAACTGCTCCATCATTCCAACTTGCAAGATGAATGAATGGCTGTATGCAAAAGTTCTTCTTGTCATTTAGTGACATAGTGCCGCCAGTCGTGAATCAATATCAGCAATAGACTGGCCACGTTCCGCATCTAGTGCATTGGTATACACTTTGAATCTGTTGAGTTGCTCTGCCCAATCATTGACTCGTGACTGCTGTAGCAGACCAATGATACCTTTGAGCGAATTTCTAGTGTCATGAGTATGCTTGCTTTCATCTTTATAGTTCATGATCATGTCTAGTGCAGTCTTACGCAACTCATCGTCTAAGATTCTAACAGCTAGATGATGCGGATGATGATTGACCAAGAAGTCAACAAAGATTTTCTTGTTGTACTTAGTGTTCAGTGCATCTACCCACTCTAACATGTTCACAATGTCAAACACGTTGTACACTTGAATGGTAGGTGTCACACCAAGATTGACATTTGGCATTTGTGCCAGCTTTTCAATGTTCTCTGATATCAGCTTCCAATCACTTGGTGCACGAATATATTCATTGATAATACCAATACCATCCATTGATGCATTGATGTTGACTTGCTTGAATTGTGAAATCAAGTTCAAGAATTGTTTGTTGATGTTGGTACAGTTGGTATTAAAGAACATAACAATGTCAGTGCGCCCCTGATCAATACACGCTTGCATAAACTTAAAGTTGTTCTTGATCAGCGTGGGTTCGCCGCCTGTCATGTATACCTTTTTGAGTTTGGGTATCAGCGAGATCACTTGATCCCACATGATATCATGATCAAACCATTGCTGATCATCCATAACTGTGATAGGGAACTTACCAAATGTCTTGCGCCATACTTCGCTGTACTCTGGGTTTTGTGCTAAGCTTTCGTGCTCTTTGACAATCTGACTCGAATTCCACGGGTTGCACATGCGACATTTAAGATTGCACAAGTTGCCCAAGCGTAAGTCTAAGTATACTGGTTCACTTTCTACGTGACCGTTGTTATCAACTGCTTCTGCTACTAACTTGTTTAGACCTTCATTGCCAAGACGCCACGACCACTCTTGTATTGAGTGCTGTCTGTTGCTTGTGCGACCGTTCGCTTCTTGCTCATAGCACACACTACAACCTTCGATCTTTTTACCATCGATCATTGCCAATCTGATGTCTTTCATGTCTTGCGAGTTCCAAGCTTCTTTGATAAAGTCATCTTTGCAAGTGTAGAATGTGCCGTCAGGCTTCTTGATCTTATTGTGTGCGCCCTTGACCATACAGCAGTATCTTACCGTTGTATCGGAGTTAATCATTGTGCTTACAAATGGTACAGCACAAAAGCTTTTGTTATTTTTATCTATCATTACCAAGTCACCTGTTGTGGTGGGCCATATGTTTCTCGTATCATTGGCCCCGTGTTCTTCCAATTCTTACTGATATAGTCTTTGAAGAATTTGCTTTGTTTACTATCGAACTCTACTATGTTTGTTCCAAGATGTCGATTGAGTTCTGTGGCGATTTTTTGCGAGTACGCATCAGTGTCATTCTTATGATCTTCCCACAGTAGGTCTAACTTCTTGAAGTCACGCACATCAGTATGATCCCAGTTATCGTTCAGCATCAAGTAGTGTGTACCGCAACGTGCGCCGTGTAATGCCCAGAAACCGTTCTCAACATCTCTTCCTATTGTATGCCATATTGATAGGTTTGTCAAGTTAGATGGCCAAACCCAACGCATAAAATCTTGTGGAGTTGCTGGAGGTGTTCCATTTCTGGTGCACATCTTGACACCCTCACGAAAGCCTGCACGCCATGCCTGTTTGGCAGATTGATTGATGTATGTGGTTGAATAGCAGTCGTGCATTGCCCAGTACTGTGGGTCAAAGCAAAACTCAATATTGGTAGTGTCACTGCCATCTGTGTTCTCGTGTGTACGCATATTGTTGACGAATGTGCGTGTCCAACAACTCATGCCACCGTTGCCGTAGAACAGACCGTTCACGTGATTGTACGCACGCCAGCGAAACTGTGCATTCTTATTGCCCTCGTGTAAGTGCAGCGTCATGTCAAAGAACTTTGATGAGGGCATGTTGTCACCGTCAATCAGTATGAAACGCTCAGTTTCACTCATTGCTGCCGCTGCCTTGTGCGCGGCATCCGAACCATCAACGTTATCTACACGTTTGGCCCACGGAATCATGTTCTTGATTTTGACCCAGAATTCTTCCTTTTTGGGCTCGTCATAGGAGAGATAGATGGTATCTAAGTCTGCTACATCTACATATTCATCTGTGCTTATATATTCACTCATGTGAATATTTATATGCTAGCTGTGTAGTCCCATAAAATATAGCTATCTGTTTGGCCAACTACAAGTAAGATATCGGTAGGATCGGTTCGTATTGTGGTTGAGGTTTCTTGATCAGTTCTATGATATCGTGATATCATGCCCTCGCTCAATGATTTTATCACACCCTTGATTACTGTAATATCATAACGGCAGTTTTGGAATGTTTGCTGATCTACGTATATGAATGTACCCTCTAGCTCTTCCATGCTATAGTACTTGGGCGTTCCATCTGAGTTATAATACAGTCTATACTTGCTTATCATAATACGCTTCTAGTTCTTTTGCCAATGATTTGATATGATAGTGTACTGGATACAATTGCGAAATGGTATTGATTCTAAAGTCAGTATCAACCAATTCATATACCAATTCACGAGTCCAGTCTTCTGCTAATGTACCATTTATCTTTTGCTTCATGTGTACAAACTGAATCATATCATTAGGCATTGTACAATGTTCGATTCCACGTGCTTGAGCGGCAATTGCATACACGGTATCAGTGTCTCCGTATGGTTGCATTGATGGATGTGCTAAGCTTGCATTGATCTTTGTCCAATGTTTGAATATCTTTCGTACTGTGTGAAAGAATGTTTCTGCATTCAGTGACTTTGTAAAGTATGTGATACCGTTGTACAGATCAGGCAAGTTGTTCTGATCATTGTTATAGCGATAGTGTCTAGACGTGGCCATACGCTGCTTATAGTCTCTGCAACCTTGTGCGATATGTAGTTCACGATGTTTAAGCAGGGTCCACCAACTGTCTAGAGGTCGTGTGACAATCATATCAGCTTCAAGCTTGAACGTTCTATCATAGGGTGAACGATAGAATACTTGCCAATCATCGGCATAGGGTCCGTGTGTCAGATTGCTGACTGAATCCCACAGCAGTGTTTTGCGAGTAAGAATCGTAACGGGTCTAGTATCGCCTACTGCTTTGAGAGATTTGGCCAATACACTGGCGCAGCATTCATAGTCTACGTCTGCTGTGTTGAGTGCATAAATGACATATCCTTCGGTCATGTATCGTTCTCAATGATGGTGAATAATGCGTCTTTGTTCAAGATGTGTAAGTCTTGTCTGTAAGTTGTGATCTTAAATTTCTTCTTGTCTTGATCAATCACACGCTCAAAGTTTAATTCATATGAGTCTTGATTTAGTTTCTTGACATCAGTGGTAAACTCTACGTTCATAAGTGGCCATGGTATCTCAACCTCAGGCGTCATGATATGTCCATATACCGCATTGATGGCAATTGAAATTGCAAAGTCATTTCTGAATGTACTGGTACTGAATCTGTATATTTTTGAATAATGATCATAGTTCTCTTGAATCATCTGCATCATATTGAATATAGATTCAGCCTCAGATGATCGTTTGAAATATACTACAGTTGCCCAATACATATCATTGTCACGCCCAAATGATTCAATCTCAGAAAATTTCTCTTTGCCCAAATATATTCTGCGTTTGTGACACATGAACGGTTGATTCATATCAAACAAATGTAACAGTCTTGTTGAGTTGACTATATAGTCGGTATCCATTAAGATTGTTTCAGTATATGGAGATAAGTTGTATGCTTGATAGCGATTGAAGTTGCGCCAACGTTCGACTTGCGTGAGTTCAGACATCTTGCGATTTTGTGACTGTGTTTCTGATGATACTCGTATAACATGATCGTAAATTGCTTCGTCAACTACGGCATCAATGTCAGTTACCAATGCTACTGGAAGTTTAAGATATTGGTTGACTCGCTTAGCACAGTAAGCAGCCATATTGGTGTACGAGCGTGTTTCGGTATCTCGTGCGAATAGTAGTACGCCTTTACTCATCGTTTACTGTTGATCTCGTTAGTTGCATCAAGCCATGACTGCATGACCAGATTGTACAGATCGATACACATATGCAGCATACAAACACGATCAACTTGAATGGGATTATCAAAGATATCTAAGATTATTGTCTTAACGCCTAGATGTTCGACTGCAAGAAATGAAATCAGTTCTGGAGTGACCTTGAATGTGCCACCGTATTGAGTCAGTAATAACTGAGCCTCATGATTTTCTTTTGCTGAGAGTTTGGCCAAAGAGTGTAGATATTTTGCTCTGCTGGTCTTCTTGATGGTATCGATATTCATACTGATACTTAGCGTATCAGTATGAGTGCAAAGAATTTTATGCTGGAGCTGTTACGTTTACAGAAGGAGTGCCCCAACTGTTTGAAATATTGGTTGATTCTGGCTGACGTGCTACAGCAGTTACTTGCAAATTGCCGTTTACTGTGTTAGCAAAGAATGTGCTAGTATCGACAAACTGCATTGTGATAGTTACTGTTCCTGTTCCATTATATGCGTAAGCAATATTGATGTAATCGTTTGTGTATACTGAGTAGTTTGAGTACTGACGAAACAATGTAGTTGATGCGCCTAAGTTGTAGAAACCACTACGTGTGTATGTAATAGGAGCAGTACCGCCACCACCAAATTTTGTCAGACCTTGATAAGATGCAGCGGCTAGAGTTTGAGCAGTGTTGACAGCTGGGAGTCCTATTGTACCAATATCTGTACATAGATTGTTCCAAGCAATATCTTCTCCACCAGTGCCACCACTATTAGAAGCACTTACTAAAATAGATCCGCCTGCGTTAAAGAAATATCTAGCGGTTGCATCGCTAGAAAATACAACAGTAATTGTTGAAGTAACTGTAGGAATACTTTGACCGCTACCCCATGGAGCAACACGAGTTGCGCTGTTAGTGATATCAGTGCCAACTGATGCACAATTTAGTCTGTTTGTATTCAGTGTAGTCATGTTGGTAGCAATTGCTGCCAAATAAGCAATATTATTGCCTGCTACAGGAGGCGTAAGTGCTGTGATCGTTGAACCTTGATGAGTGGCAGATTTTGCCATGTTGGTGATAAGAGAATTCCAAGCTGATGCAGCGACTGGAGCAGCGGCGGATACTGTTCCAATAGCAGTTTGACCGTAGCCACTTGATCCTGCACCAGTAGACCAAATGCTGTTAAAGTTTGGCGAATTGCTGTTCAGAATGGCATTAAAGTCTGCCGCTTGTATTAAACCACCTGCACTGTATGTCATCTATATCTCCGAATATCTATTTATTATGCTGGCGCCGTTACTGAAATAGTTGGCGTACCCCATGTATTTGTTATGTGTGTTGACTCAGGCGGTCTTACAATACCAGTAACTGACAATGAACCCGTAATAGGAACTGGATAAGAGTGAGTATTGTCATTAAAAGTAACTTCAATCGTTACTGTAGAACCACTAATAGCGTATCTCATAGCAATGTGATCTGCATAATACGCATATGAATAGGGTGATCCTAAGAATTGTCTGAACAATACTTGAGGTGTCGAAGTTAGATCGTAATAACCTAGTCTGTTGTATACTGTATTAGTTCCGCCGCCGCCAAACTGAGTTAGCCCTTGATAAGCTGCCCCAGCAATATTTTGTTCAGTGCTAACCGCAGGTAATCCAAGAGTTCCTACGTCTGCACATAATATTGACCATTGAAGATCACTTCCTGTTCCTGCACCGCCCGTGCGTGAGCAAGTCAGTAATATTGTGCCGCCTGCATTAAAAAAATAACGTGCTTGATTAGCACTGGCAAAATCAACTGTAATAACTGAAGTAATTATAGGGATTGATAATTGTGCTCCCCAGTCTGCAGTTCTTGTACCAGTAGCAGTGATGTCTGTACCAACTGCTGAGCAATTTAATCTTCCTGCGTATGTTGCAGCTAATGCTGATTGTAACGTGCTTACGTATGTGATAAGACCATCTACTGATGGCAGTGGTAATGGCGTTATGGAAGTACCCTGATGCAGCGCAGAATTATTGATCCCGCCCATCAATTGATCCCATTGTGCGGCGGTAATAAACGCCGAGGCGCCCGCAACTACCGTTGGTAATGTTGGTTGTCCATAACCGCTTGAGCCGCTACCAGTGGACCAGAACTGATTCAAGTTCGGCGAACCTGTAGTTGCGAACCTGTTATAGTCTGATGCTTCTATCAATCCACCTTGTGCGTATGTCATATTATTGCTCCAGGTTGATTATTATAGTTTTGCGCTGACTGCTGCCAATACTTTGCCTTCGCCATCGGTTAGTTTGTCTTCTAGACTGCGACCCACAGTGTTGAATGATGTTGCTTCGCCTTTTGCAGCAGCACGAGCATAGCCCTGACCTGCTGATACTAAACGATCACCCTTCTTGACAACTCCACGTACTTTGACTGGTACACGGCCTGCCATTGCGATCTTTGGATGAGTTTCATCTGTTCCTGCGGCTGCGTTCATTGTGTAGCCGGCTGTCTTAGAGACCACACCGAAAACTACTTCAGACATATCTTCACGAACGGCCGTGATTTCTTTGTCTCCACCCAGTTCTACGACTGTACCCTGATCATATTCCATGTCTGCTTCAAAACGCTCGGCCAAGTCAGCGTATGTAGCATTGAATGTTGAACCTGCACCCAGAGTCCATGCACCTACCATTTCACCCGGGATCGTTGGACCGCCTGTTGTGATAAAGTTAGTGATCAACGAACCGTTTGATGTGTTGAATGAACTACCCGCTGTCAGTGCCCATGCACCTGTCATTGATCCAGGAATTGTTGGTCCGCCAGTGGTAATGTTGTTGGTCTTGAGATTTCCCGTGATGAATACGTTTGCAAGCGTAATATCGTCAATTGAACCGTTAGTAATTAGCGTTGCCCAGTTTGCGGTTGATGTGTTGCTGATATTAACATTAAAGTGTTTAGTACCAGTATCAAACCATGTTTGTCCAGGAATTGGATTTGATGGGCCAACTGTTGGGAAACTAGCAAAGTTTTCTAAGATCGACAGTTGATTTTGATCAACAGGCGAACCGTAGCCAGCATAGTTTCTTCCTGGTAAGTTTAGACTTGTTTGATTGTTAAGTGTGGTATCTACTACTGTAATAGTACCAAGCGAGTATTGTAGTGTATAGGCCATGATTTGGAATAATCTCCGTTATGTATTTATTTATCTTAAATTGTAACCAAGTTCGTGAGAGCTTGAATTCTAACAGTGTAATCAATTTGAATTTGTCTGTTAAGTGCTTTTTGAACTGGAGCAAAAACAACATGAGTAAGTAATCGTGTTTGAATATTGCCCTCTCCGTCTAAGCCATAGTTTGCAAGTAATCCTAGTTCGTCAAACGTATATGTACTGTCAAAATTTGTACCGTTATCAAATGCCATTTGACCCTGTGGCTCACCGTATCCCAGCAAACACTGAACCAAGATGTCAGTGTATAAGTTACCAACCACGTGATTGACTGTCATGTTGTTACGCAGTGGATCGTTGTTTGAAATTAAGGTATCATCAACGATTTTAGCGTAGGTTTGATTGTATAGTGTGGCGTTTTGACCTGTAGTATTAGGTGGCAAATATGTGATCAATCCAGTAGCATCAATACTTGCAGCACCGTTACCAAATGCCATTTGGTAGATGTATCCGTATCCTTTGTCTGCCAATGTCAGTGCCATTGACTCGCTCATGTTCTCATAGTTGATTGCGTTGTTCTTGTCAACAAACACTTCTCCTGAATCAGGATCATATATCTTGAGAAAGCCTCGCACATCTAGAGTAATAGTTGTTTTCATAATGGTTATCCGTTAACTGCATCTCAACTGAACAAGAATTTTGCCGCTATCTGGATCTTTAATAGTCACACCGCTACTAAAACTAAAGCCCACTCGTTCGTTTGGCTTTTTTGTACCCTGTGATTGCACAGGGGGTTGACTGGGTTTAGGCAAATTCTGATTCATAATATACTATTTAGTCTTTACGGTGCAGTGCGTTTGAGGAATATCGCCGCATCGGTGGTGCTTTGTTCAAGCGTCTGATATTGGAATCCATTGTCATAGCCATACGAATCCCATGGATAGAAAGACCATCCTGCCAGATTGTACCACCATTGATTGTAGAATTGTTGTGGCAATCTGTCACGTTGCAACACGCTTTGTACAACAGTTCCACTTTCTACAAACGTATTGGTGATTGTACCCTTACGCCCGCGCAATAGTCCAGTCACGCAGTTCAGTGCAAGATCGAACGCAGTAAACTTGATAAACTCACTGTTGATCAGCAATTCGCTACCCTCAGTAGTAGTCACCGCTACTAACGTAGGTGAAGAAATGCCCTGAATAATAAGTTCAATCAATGCATCTGATATTTGAGTAGCAGAAAATGCATTTGGAATATCAAGCGTGATCGGTACTGTCATTGATTTGAGTACGCCTGTAATGACCACAACACCAGAACTATTTGTAGTTACATTTTGTGTGTTAATTGACACTAATTTTGTAACGTCGTCTACGTAAATTACATCACTGATTGTTCCCGTTGATACAAAGTCTTGTGCAAGTACAGTTTGAGTAAACGGATTAACGTTGTATATTGCGCCTGCTCCAAATTTATCAACTTGAATACGGAAATCAATGTATTGTCCAGCAGGTAATGTTGCAGGATCAGTAATGACAGTGAACTCAAGCGTGTCTGTGACAAGTCCAGGCACCATTTCTTCTGGGCCGTAACCCTGTTGAAATACTCCACCCTGTACATCATACACGGTTGGGTTGGTCAACAGATCAGCATTGAATGCTGGGCTGGTCAAGTTGGTATCAATATCAAAAACAACATCTTGATCATACAAGTTGTTATCGTATGGAGTCATGTCGTAATTCTGATTGCTGTACGAGAACGGTGTGCCCAAGAATGTTGCATCGGGATACTCAATTCCACTCATCAATTGACGTAGATCACGACCAGTCATGTTCACTGTTGGTGCATAAAACGCTGCAATACGATCTGCCGCGGTCAATGAACGATCATCAGAGAAAATTTGTTCCCAATCGTCATAGTTGAATGTGTTTTGTGGATTGCGATTGCTGACTACACACTTCCATAGTTTGCCAGCATAGGTGACCATGCTGCGTTGGAATGTAAACGGTTCTGGCAAGAATACTGTGTCGCCTGAGCCATACGGAAAGTCTGCCAGTTGCACAGGGTGATTAAAGTTTGCGTCATAATACAGCGCAATTTCAGTTGAACTTCTGACCTGAACGTAAAACTCTCTCATGTCTTTCCAACCTAGCAGACCACGATCTTTTTGTGACCAGCGATTAGTTGACCAACGTGGTCTACCGTATGATGCGTATGTAAAGTCATTTGCCCACACTTCAACTTTTTGTCCATTCAATTGTCCCGGACAAACAACAGTTTCTCCATAATTGATATTCATTGTCACGACACCAGTACCTGTTTGATAGTTGTCGATTGACGTGATTGGGAATCGTGCGCCCTGTGCGCTTGCCAACATTACTGGTGAGTATGGAGTTGCGTCCCATGCCAAGTAATCCCACGGTAAGGTTGAGTCAACCAGCAAGGTTGATGATGATTCTGTGCCAATATCAACCAATAGTCCAGCATAGAATCCTGCTGGTGACCACTCAGTGATCTTGCTGCCATAAGATATACGATCAAACTTGATTGTAGTTGTGATCTCACGTACAGGCTTGCTTGTTGTTGCAAACGTTGCCACAGCGGTAACGCTCAAGAAGTTGTTGACACCAAATCCTTGATCTACCAAGACAATACGATTTAAGTCCAAGAACTCTGACTTGTTAGAATTGAACGCCGATGCTTTTGAATCATACAGCGCAATTGTGTTGACATCGATTGAGCGAACATAGTAGTAAGTTGCTTGTGTCAACCCTTTTGGAGGTTGCGTAATTCCGCCGCTTGAGTACACTACTGGATCACCAGTCTCAAATGGATGAGCAGTGATTGTAATTGTGTTGAATACAGTATTGACATCTTCAGCGGCAAACTGTCCAACGATTGATGACGGTTGAATTGTCATTGTTGGTTCTGTTGCGTATCCATTTCCGGGATTTGCAACTGTGATTGAACTGAGTGCATCGCCCAGCAATACTGAGTTCAGTACTGCCGCCACTCGTGGAGCAGGGAAAACTGATGTGTCAATCGATATTGTGACTATCGGAGCCGTCAAGTATCCACGAGCACCGTCTATCACTGTTACCGCTGGTATGTTGGCATCTAAATCATCAATGATTGACAAACCGTAGTGATTGAACCACTCAGTATACTCAGGTTGTTTCCAAATTGAAGCAGTAGGCAAGTACTCGTTGGGATTGACATACAGCGGGTTGTACACAAGTTGAGGAGACTCAAACTGAGAGGTAGCTGTGTTGTATGTTGCTGGCACATCAAAGTCAGTTGGGTCAGCAAGATACTCGTCGAACGCACTGTATGTGAACAAGAAGTCGTTGATCTTGACGTGGAATGGCTTGATCTCGTTCAAGTATCCTGACAAGAATTCTTGATTGTCTTGTTGGAATTTCTTGTATGGTAACAGATCACGAACCTTGTGTGTGACGTTGATCAATGATGTCTTGTTGAGCCATGGCAAGTAGTTTTGTTGCTGTAGTGCTTCGCTTGCAATATAGTCAAACATCAAGATTAGTGAGTTGTTGCGCTCAATTTGCAGATCATTGATATAGCATTCTTCATTCAACCAACGAATGATCCAGTATGTTTCTTCTGCAAGAGATTGATCCCAGTCCAAGATGTCCCAGTTTTGCTCGTCCCAACCAGTAAGTTCAGTATAAATGGTAGACAGTAGTTGAACGGTACCGTTTTGCAATGCAATGCGAGTCCAACCCAGTGCTGAAGAGTATACATAATCTTCCCATAGTCCGTTGGCATTACCTGTCACACGAGCAATCATGCCCTCTTGCAGACCAATGTGTAATGACTCTGTGTTTGGAATGATTTCGTTTGGTTGTATTTTTTTCAAATCATTGTAGTACTGCACTTCAAACAATACTTTGTTCTTTGAGCTGTATTCAGGAGCATACCAGTCAACCAACGTGTAGAAGTTGGCTGTGTCCCAACCCGGACCGCTTTTGTTCAAGAAGTATAGTGAGCGTGACTCTGCTATTGGGAACTTGATCAAGATATTGTTTGCGTACTCAATATAGTTTTGCAATGCAACAGCTCGATTGACGAACATTGTTTGATACTGATCGGTACCATAGCGATTTAGAACGGGCAAACGTTGATTTGGCAATGTTAACCCTTGACGTGTTTGTCCTGCAAATGAGTCCAAGAACTTGGCATACAAGTCAGTAGGCTGTTGATTTGTTGCTGATGGCAATCCAGGCAAGAATTCATTCTTGTTGTTGTCTTCAATCAATGTCCATGATGTGTGCTTTTGATCGGTAGATACACCAAGTGCGTATCCAAGATGCAGCGCAGAACTGTTGTTCTGAATTGATGTGTTGTTGTTCATCAACGCAATAGCATTGGTAGTCAGTGCTGCCAAGAATGGTATGCCGCTGTTGATTGGGTTTAGAATGTACTGACTCAATGCTTGTGGAGATAGTGTTTTGCCAGGCGGTATTGTGTTCAGAGTCTTGACCCAGAAGTAATAGTTGGTGACCATTGCATTGGTTGAACGATCATAGCTGCGAGTGATAGTATACTTGTTGAAGTCAACAATGATACCGTTGCCCTGATATTCAACTGGTTGTAGCGGGCTTTCGACCCACGTGTAAATGTCTGCCAATGAACCCGGGAATGCTTTGCCCCAATTTGATGCGTTGTATACCAAGTCAGGCTGATTGTAGTTCAGCATACGCAAGTTGGTTGTGTCAAGCCATGTTTGACCCACATGATCTGCTGTCCATACAACACCGCTGTTGTATACTGCTGGGTCAGTGGCTGAAATGTAGTCTAAGTTTGTAGTGACTGCACCCAGCAATTTGCCCTGCACTGGATCAATGTAATCAAGATACGCAAGCGTAGTATTGTTGATGGTGTCGTAAATTGAAATGTTGTTCAAGTTGTTGACTGATACCATTGGCAATGGAGCTTTGTCAACCCACCATGAGGTTGCTTGACTGTAGGGAACATATGTCACAACAAGACCATCAGTGTTGTTGAACCAGTCTTTTGCACCTACAACAATCACTCCATCATTGTTTGCAATTGAAATGCCAAAGCTTGGTTGCAATGATATCGAGTCTGTGTCGATCCAGTCAATGTACTGTCCAAACACATACTGACCTGGGTTCATGATGTTTTCATTTGCCGCTGGTAGATAGTTGAACTCATAGACCACGCCTATGTTTTGGAATCCATCGATGAATGTTGTTGCGCCATTGTCAAATAGTGTGTCTGTGTCAATGCTGGTTGATGATGCATAGAATTGATAGTTGTCATCACCCCAAGCGTTGATGTCCCAGTTGGTTGTGGCCCATCCATTGTATGTGTTGACATTGATTTTGTCAAACGTTGTTTCTGAATAGGGTGTGCCCTCTGGGTTGCTTACGATCAATGAACTGTCAGTACCCATTGCAACAATGTATCCAAAGTTGCCATCACGATCATAAGTTGGTGACGTAATGATTTGTGTTTGAGTGTACAGTGTCAAACCAAGATTTTTTAGCGTGGTTGTGTCAGCAGTTACGTCAACAATGTTGTTGATCTCTTCAACACTTGCATTGTACACCGAGATTGTCAGTGCTGTACCCTGTGCAACCGCAAGAATGTTGTATGGAGTCTGAGTGTTGATTTGCTGTGCAATTGCGGCAGCAGAACCGTTGAAGTTGACTTTGAAACCGTCAATGAACAACACACCCACTGCTGGCTTCTTGACTATGCCAGTGATTGAGCCGTACTGTTGGCCGCTATTGGTATACTTGTACACAGCACCCTGTACGTTTGCAATGTTGTTGGCAGTTGCCAGTTCGTTCGGGCAACCCACAACAAACTGTGCGCCGAATTTGTTGGTCGATACTGACTGACCGAAATTGCCGCCGTTGATTGGGAACTGTGATGTGATACGTTGTTGCAGTGTGAATGCTCCGTATGACACCTCAATAATGTCATCAAATGCAGGAGCGGTAGTCATGAATCTTACTGTGCTTGCGCCTGTGATTTGCACTTGTGTGTCAAGCACATCATTGACATATACTCGTGCATATCCTGATGGTATTGTTTGCGAGACTTGATAGACGTATGATGTGCCGTTTGCTGTGAAACGTTCAACACTGCGATTGTACACGTATGCTGCACCGCAGTTGTCGATAGGAGTGCCTACGGTTGGAGTGATTGTCTCCAAAGGTGCTCCGACAATAAGCTTTGCGCCTGTTGTATCTGTTGCAAGTGATGTTCCGAATCCTTCTGCTGTTGTTGGGCCCACAAGTGTGTTGACCAATGAGTACACACCTGTTGCGATTTGTCCGTATACTTTTACCGATTGTGTTAATGCGTCACCAATATACAGCCAGTTCAGATCATTTGACACAGCAAGTGCGCCAGTGTTTTGCTGTGATATCACTGATACTTGATACATGTAGTTGAACGTTGGGTCAACATGAAACACGTATACTTTGCCATGCACTGAATCACTTGCAAACAGCCAGCTGCCTTTGGCAACCAATTGTTGTCCAATTGCTGTTCCTGGCAGCGTGATTGTTTGTGTGAGCACTCCGCCGTTTGTATCAGTTGGATCAGGATACTGTCTGACCAGTTTACCATTCAGCGGGTCAGACGTCACTGTGCCAATGACTGTTGAGTACGCTACTGCTGCACCAATGTTGTTGACAGCGGTAGTTTGTGTGAGTGAAAATAGAATCGGAGTATAGATAGGTGCTGCTTGCCATACTGCCCATTGATTCTTGTCGTTCTCATCGACCCAAGCATTACGTGCATAGAACGAACTGTACGGTACTGTGCTGTATACCATATCACTTGCTTGCTTAAAGCGACGTGACACAAGCTTAAAGCACAAGCCTTGAGCAGTGATCTTAAGCGTTGCTGCTGACAAGTTGAGTGTGATTACAATCTGCGTTGATGATGGAACATCTTGAACTTCATAGTATCCGTTGATTCGATCATCAAAGTTGAAGATCATAACTGGATCATTTTTCGCAAGATTGTGTGCTTGTGCAAATGTAATTGTCACTGTGCCATTCAAGTTGTTGATGCACTCTGTGATCTGTGTTTGCACTGATGTTGGTGTGAATACGTTCCACGAACCGCGGTATGATGCGATCCAAATACAGTCTGAACGATACAGTGTTTCAACGTTTGACTTGATTTGATTCAGATCAGCCAGTTCGTATGCTGTGAACTTGACATCATTGAGATTGACGTAACCAGCGGTAGGTAGACCACGTTCGTCATTGTATACCAATGGGTAGGGTGGCAAGAAGTTTGCCGTTTTTGGTGGCATTTCCCAATTGATCAGATCAGTTGCAATGTTGATGTTCTGTTCAACACTCACGACATTTGCACTATTGTCAGTGAATCCAATCAAGGTTGGGTTGCCAGTCAGCAATGTTTCGTCAAGACGAAACTCGACAAAGTTTGAGTTGTTGACTGAACCGAATGTTGCTGTCTTGATTGACCAGTTCTCTTTGAGATCATAGTCGATTTGACCCTGCAACAAGTCTGCCTTTTTGAATGCGTTGGCAATCAAGTTTGTACCCTTGTACTGAATCAACTGTTGATAGATACCGACCTGAGTTGTCACTGACAAATCAGCGTCTGCCAAGTATTGACGTGGACGATAACCGATCAGTGAGTACGATGACAAGTCTTCGTCTGTGTACAATGATGGGTGTGATGTGTCATAGTAGTACAGCGACTCGTATGCGTTTGTCGATGGGTTGGGCAACAGACCTGTTTGAATCTTGTCGTATGTTGTTGGGTACCATTGTTCTTTGTTGAACTCAGCTTGCGGTTCAATCAAACGATTTGCAACCCAGTATTGTCCCTTGTACGTGATGATCACGCCTGATGGATACTTGACGTTTGGAACCCATTCTTTGATGTTGTCTTCGTTGATCAAGAAGCCCTGTGCATTCATGTATCCTGACCATTCTGCCGATTTGTTGCCCTGAAACAACAAGCGTTCTTGGCGCAGACCGGTCACAAGATCATAGATTGTATCGTTGAACACTGTGGTGTTGTCAAACACAACTGCATGTTCAATTGACGCAAGATTGTAGTTGGTGAAAGCAATTGTATCGCCCTCACTCAGCACTTGAACTGTGAATGTTTCTTGTTCACGAATGACGTTTTGATTTTGCGTTTGTAAGGGTACCAAGTTTTGATTCAGCACAAAGTTCTGCTGTTGCAGCGTCAATGGTTGAACAATCAATCCTGGTCTGTACACAGTGTTGAGCTTTGCTGACGGGTTCAGTGCAATGGTTGAACCAACTTGCCAGTCTTGTTGAACCCATGCAAGATACTCACGTATCATTTGAGTCCAGTCAAATGTCTTTGTGTCAACGCTGTAGTTGAATATCATACCCTGCTGAACAAGATACACACCATAGCTGCGAATAAATTCAGAGACACCCTGTATTGTATAGAATACTTGACCGTAAGGAATTGAAACAGTCTTATTGTCATAGAACTCATTTGATACCGTGACTGTGGCATTTCCCTGTGATATTTGCTCGACAACTCCGCCTTTTGGAACTGCCAGTGTAAAATATGGATTCAACTTTGAGTTGCCCCATACTGTCCAGCCGTCTTTGACACGCTGAACAATCACTGACGAGTATATGATCTTGTCTTCAGGAGGGTTGTCATACAGCAGCACAGAATAGCTGTTGTCTGGAATCATCAGCGTACTATTTTGACTGTTGGGCGTTGATTTTTCAATCAAGAAGTGCAAGTATTGTTTTGACGAGAAGCCTGCAAGATTGTATGTCAAGCGTACGTCAATGTTTTGCAACACTGTGGTCACATAGTCAGTACCGTTGACTCCACGCTGATTGATGAAATCTACCACCCAGTTGATGTACGATGCTTTTGAAACTCCGTTGCCGTATACAACAACTTGACGTGGATCAAGATGATAGCGATCATTGTATAGGTACTGATCAAACGTTGTGTTGTATCTATATAAGTCACGATCAACGTTCAAGTTGAAAAACTGTGCTGGTTTTGTCAGCGCAAGTATTCGCATCAAATCAAACGGCCATGATGACGAGCGTAAGTATGATGTTTCTGCTGGACCCTGATCGCCTACGATCCAGTCACGTTGAAACGTCAATGAGTTATAGTTGCCTACCACGTTGACAAGCGGAGACAGCAGTGTACCGGCAGCGTTGACTGGCAGTGCATCAAGAAGTTGCGGTCTGATCTTTAGCGGATTGACATAGGGTGCGCCGTCATTCCAAATGTATCCAGCGGCAATTTCTTCCCACATGAATGTGTTGTCACTTGTATAGGGGCCGGCGCCGTATCGTTGTGTCCACCAAGTGGGTTCGTCTGTGAGACCAAGCATTTCCCATGGAGCGTTTGCTGGGTTCGATGTGTCATAGAACCAGTTGTACACGCCGCGCCAGTATCCCTGCTTGATCAGTGTGGCAGGTGATTCTCCGTCCAGTGCAATTGTTGCTTGATTGTAATTGTATGTAAATTGATTTGCCTTGCTGTACACTTGTGACTTATAGTCAATGCGATTTGCTCCAACCCATTTCAAGAAGTTTGTTTGGTAAATTTCCAAAACTTCTTCCCAAAGATAATCAGTTGTGCGAAATTGTCCAGGAATAACTTTGTCGCCTGTCAGTGGAACAGGTGAGCTAATCTTCAAGTTGTTGTATACACGACTTTCAAATTCAAGCAGCACTTTGTCACGAAAATCTGAAAGCACGCCATCGGTATATGTACCGTATAGTTTGTTGTAGCTGCCATCGTGTCCAATCAAAAAGTAAGTTGGTACAGTATATGTGTTGTCAAGATAAATTTGCGGAATAAATGACTGATACAGTCCAAGTTTTGTTGGAGTGTTGGGACAATATGTTCCGTATGTTTGATTGTATTCTTTGATCGTGATTGAATCACCAGCTTGAATTGCATAGTTGATTGTCACTGATGGAGAAATATCAGAGATCACATATTCTGTGCCGCTGATCAATTGAAACTGTTGTTTTTGCCCACTAACTGTTGTGTTCAAGTATACCAATACACCGTTGAAATTTGCCGATGCAAAGTTGTATGTTGTGCTCAACGGGTAAGTCACTGTTGTCAGCGGAATTAGTGTTGAGTATGTGTTGATAACATATGGGCTACCGCTTGGTAGCATATCGCTCCAGAAGAACGAGTCAGTGCTGTTCTTGACTGTGGTGATTTGATACAACACTGTGTCCAACATTTGTGATGGTGTTGTATAAATTGAAAAGTCATTTTGATCTGTCAATGATACCAGCAAAGTTTTGTAGTCAATATACTGATCACTGTTGTATTGCAGTGCTTCAAACACATTGAGTTGTGGGTCACGCAAGAATACGCCAGGCAATACCAGTGATGCCGAGTTCTGAATGATTGCTGTGCCATACTTGTTGAGATTGCCCAAGTTGTACACGTTGTTTGGTCCAAATACTGGCCCTGTTGTGTCAGGAGAGTTGTTGAACATTGTTATGTATTGATTCTTCAAGTCACCTACGTTTACAATTGTAATGTTGGTGTTGAATGGGTTGTTCTGCAAGTTTGTTGGTATCTCGTAGTACCCTGTTGATGATGCAACATCAGAGATAATCAAGATTGTAATTTTATCATTGACAGTTGTAGGAGTTGCAAGCACAATGGTAGTTGTGTTAGCTGCACTGTCAATAGTTGCCGTGTATTTTGATGGGTCAAGTATGTCAGAGTTGTAGTACACTACAATGTTTTTCCACACTGTATCAATGTTTGCAGGAACATCACAGATATACAGTTGTGTACCAGCAGTAGTGACATCAAACTCAAACACTTGAGTTTGAACTGAGGGCGCAGCAGCGTCTACCCATCCAGTTCGTTGAATAGGTTGATCAACTATTGGATAGTAGTACACGTATCCCATTGATACCAAATCAGTGATCAACTTGAGATTTTGCTGATAGGTGAATGTGTCACTGTTCAAATTGACTGTGAACTCAATGTCTCCGATAGAGGCAGCACTTGAGTATGCGATTGGGAAGCCCAACACAGGATCGGTTGCGCCTGTTCCCAAAGTGTACGAGAACAAATAGCAACCTTGAAAGGTTGATGATGGGTACATTGCCTGATTTGACAGTGAAAAGCCGTTCTCGTCGTATATGTCAAACAACGGAGCTTGATTTGTTGATGTCTTTTGCTGTGCGTATACCCAGCTGCCGTCTTGAGGATCGTCAGTCAGTAGTCTTGAGAATCTCCAAGCAGTGCCAGCATATGTTTGTCCAGATGCAATATAAATTTGATCGTTGTTGACCGCATTGATCTCAAGACTTGCATCAAGTGTTGAGTTTGCAGTCTCAAGCCACCAGCGAATGCGAGGTGTTGGAGTCAGTGTCAAGACAAGCGAGTCATTAGGACCCACAGGTGCAAAACCAATGGTATATACAGACTGACGAACGCCCTCATTGGTGTCGGCATTGAATACAACTGTTTGCCCTGTTTGAAGAACTACTCCGTCAATTGTGTAGGTAGTCTGACCCACAACTTGCAAAAAAGCATCAGTGGTCACATTGTCAAATAGATCCACAAAGCCCAATGACTTTGTGCCGTAATTGTACAAACCTAAATTGCCATCAAATTGAATGATAGGGCGAACAGCACGAGTAGCAATATTGTCAAGTAATGTTGATAGTTGTCCGTTGTATTTGATTGTTGCATCAATGACTTGAGTATTGAACCAACGATTTCCACGACTCCATGCGTTGCGATCACGACTGTCACGATTGATAACAATGTAGTCTTGCTGAAGCGGAAGATATAGCGGAGGAGTTTTTGTTTCAACTGCCAGCATATCAGATACAGGAATCAAATCAATTGCTGATCCTACGCCTTCAACATAGTATTCATTGCCGCTGTACAGTTCTGGAATTGTTGGAGAGTTGAATACAATCTTAAGACCGTTGATCAAGTCAACTCCGTTTGGAGAAATATAACTTGAGTGACCCAATATTTCGTCAAGATTGATTGCGTTTGTATCGTTGCTATCAACAATATTGATAATGCCGTACGCACGTGCGTTGCTGCCATCTTGATAATACAGTCTGTCTAATATGCTAGACAGATATGGAACAATGTTGATCAGACCGGTATCATCACGGTAAAACTGACGGCCAACCCAAGTTGTTCCGCTGGTTGCTACAATGCGTTCGTTGTTGATGATTGTTGCAACAGGAGTCAATGTGATAATGTTGGTGATAGAATTAACACTAATAGCATAGTAGTATATCTGTGTGGTCAAATCACCGTTGTTGTAGAACATTAGTGTCTTGCCGTCAAGCTGTGTCACGCCGTCAATGTTTCCAACTGTGGTTGTAGTTTGACCATCAATGTCAGAGAACTGTAGTGTTGTCACAATGTCGGTGGAATAGTTACCAGACAGATTGTATTGTTGCTGAGCGTCTTTTTGTGGAACAGTGAATGTGATTGTTCCTGCGGTTGCGCCGTTGTTGTCAACACCAAGCACTTCACGAGTGGAAATGTTTTGATTGATGCCATAGCCTGTTAATCCAGGAACACCTTGAATCCAAAATTGTGATGTTTGATCAACTTCAAATGTGTATGTACCACCACGAAGCAATGTGATTGTTGGGTTTGTTTGTGTGAAGCCGGTCAGCGAGTATGAGTTGCCATTGTCTGCGACTTTGTAGTTTTGTGTGTTGTATATGGTTGCTGTAGTCACGCTAACAGCATCGGGACCGTTTGGAATCCAGTAGTACTGTGAGTAGTTGACGATCATATCTAGATCGACAAACGAATCCCAAGAGTAAAACTCATTTTCAAACAATCGATTGTTATTTTTGGTAACAGCACCCTGTTGCTTTAGTGCGTTTACCATGCCGGGATAGTTTATAAAGTCTTTAGCTTTTTGAGTTTCAGGTTTCAAGAACACAACTGACGGGTCAAGTTGATAGTCAGAGCGTGTTTGTGTAGGTTCTACGACATAGCGATCATTTTTTTCAACAGCGTAACCATATTTTTGACCAATAAAGCCCTCTACACGATTCATCTTGGGCTGTGCTACTAGTTGATCTAGTGTCGCAGCCAAAAATTGTGCGTTAGTCTCTGTTTGAAAGACTTCTGGAAGGAAATCAAGTGTTCTTATCTGGTTAGTCGCCATGTTCTCATTGTACCTATGATACTAGTATTTAGTCTCACTAAAAAGCAAGCTTTTTAGATTCCGCGTTGTAAGTTTGCTGGAGTTAGAGCACTAATCACGATAATATCATTAGCGTTGGCGCCATTGACAAAAATTTCATTGGGCTGTGACAGCACTTCATACAAATCACCAAATGTCTGATTAGGATTGTTAGGCACAAGCACAACAGAACTAATCAATGTACCTAACTGCATGTGTAAGTAAGCAGTTAGTTCTGAGAAGTAGAACGTTGATCCAAAATCCCATACGTCAATTGTAAAATATTGATTCAGAGCACTTAATACTGCACTGACAATTTGACTATCGCTTACAACTACACTAGGATTTTTAATAACTTTGATCTTACCCTGTAGCGCAGGTGCCGCTTTTTCTCCAAACAATGGCTTGAAAGTCACCGAATTCAAGATCACTGAGTCAGAGATCATCTTATAGCTGTCTAAATCACCGTATGCTTGCTGTAATTCATCAATCGTAGGCTGCGATGGTAGTGGTACTGTGCCAGTAGTATCATTCAACCAGTTTTGATACTGAGTGTAGTACGCTTGAGTCACAATGTACAGATCAATAATGTTTGTTGTTGCTGGATCGATACGAGTGGTGTTGTCACTGTTATGACGATACTGAAAGTTCAATGCTCCACGACCCTTGGTCACAAGATACTGCGTGGTCACATCATTCAATTGTAGAATTGGTGGATTGGTCGCAGGTACAATGGCAGATTGATAGAATACCGGTAGACCTGATGTGCTTGTTTGCGCTGAGCAATAAAACACTGTGCCCGCTGGGTATTCATACACTACGTTTTGCACTGCTGCCAGTGTTGTATAAGCATACTTGACAAGATTGGCTGGCAATACTTGTGTGCGATACAAATCATTCAAGTCTTTGTAAACACCAAAGAATACATAAGCAGTTGGACTTGTTCCTACAATCTCAGCAAAGAAATCTGGATCAAATGAGAATCCTGTGGTCAAGTTGACACTGCTTACTTGTACTTGATAGTCATCTGGATAGCCATCACTTTGAATGGCTTGTCCTGTGACATTTAGAATATAGTCCAGACCTAATGTTCCAGTATTTTGCGGGTTTGAGTTGTTCTTAAAGACATTTACAAAGTCAGAGAATACTTGACCACTTGCTTGATCATATACTTTTTGTGTTCCGGAGAACATAAAGCGAACTTCGCTGACACTACCAAAATAGTATACAGTGTTCTTGATAGATACAATGTAGTTGCCGCTTGCGGTGTCTGCAATAAACTTTACAAAGTATGTAGTTGGAGTTACTGTTGTTGGAATTGGCTGTACAAGTGACCAGCGATCAACAGTAAGCAACTTGCTGTTGTCAAATGCAAGAGCAAAGTCTTGTTGCAAATTGATCTTGTCAAGTATCTTGCTGACCAATGTCTGACTGAACGTGTTGCTGAAGTCGGGAATAATTGCCGTTGGGGTGATTTGATTGTCATCAAGCGATGCTCCGCTTGGAACATAAGCATTCAATGTGATTGGGCCAAGTCCATCGAGCAGTGCACCACTGCCACCGTTGTATCCATCGCCAACAACTGAGACAACACCGACCCAAATGAAATATTTTTGTCCTAGATTTGGATTGGCAATACCCTGTTGTAGTCTATTGTTAGAATCAAAATAGAAACCAGCGGGTGCTACAAACTTAAGTTGTGCGCCCTGTGTGATATAGCGCATGTTGTAAGTCGAGTATGTGCCTACAGGTACCGGAATCTTTTGTCCAGTGTGATCGATAATGTAAAAGTATCCAGTGACAGCAGCACTGTCAATAGTAACTTGCTGCCAGTATGTTTGCTGATCAACTGATACTGTGCTTGGATAATCACCGCTGTATCTTGGATAGTTTTGCTGATAGTATTGTACTGCTCCTGGACTTGACAGCAAGATTGGCAATTCTACCGACAAAAATTCAACCGCAAAGTTGATGCTTTGTGTCGAGAACGTGACTGTCTTGTCAAGTGCAGATACATACAGTGCTCCGTCATCTGCGAAGACGTTGGTTGAACTGTACACGCCTGTGGGATCAAGAAGATCAAGACCACGTGATACTCCAATTGAACTACGATTGACCGCCGATGACTTGACAATTGAGTTGTACAGTGTGAATGGGAAGTTTGTATAATCTTCGCCGTTGACCATACGATTTTGAGTGTAGTATCTGGCAGGAGCACGTTCCTTGATTGCCGCAATTGATTGACGAGCTTGAGCAGTGTTGTTGACCGTTTGTAACGAGAATGTAAATGTCAGTATTTCATTGTTTCCTGTTCTACTAATGTATGGTAAGTTGACAACAATGCCCGACATCTCACTTGGGTCTATTGAGTATGTCAGTGCGTTGCCGGAACGAACGTATGCTCTGAAATTTGAGACAGGTATTTCTCCAAATACGCCATCGCCAAACACGTATGTGACCTGATCGTTTGCTCGTGATACAACTGTAAAGATCGGTTGTGCCGAGTTGCCCTGTGCATTGCCGCTAGAGATGAATAAGTTTTCAACTTGGTCCCACAATTCTGAAATTGTCAAGTTGGCATTAAGCTTGTACAGCCATGTATCTGAGTTATTGATGCCTTCAATATCAATGTTTTGAAAATTGTTTTGAATGCGCTCGACAAAATACATATCATAGCTTTGCAAACTACCCTGCTTGAAATAAAAGAAGAAACCTGTGTTTGGGCTTGCGTATCCTAGACCGTCATTGCGATACAGCATATTGAACTGACCACTTGGAGCAGGAGGTAGCTCGTACAAGTATGTTTGATTTGCTGATGTCACGGACACCAGTTCAAAGTTGGTAAGAACACCGTTGACTTGAGTGTTGAACGGAATAACTGGAGTCTGATTTGGAACAATGTTGACTGTATACTCATCGGTTGTAACGCCAAGAACTTCTTGAGAGTTTCCTGGTCTGCCTACCCGCTGACTGTTGACAAACGCTGCGTTCAGAATGGTGTTGAATTGTGATTGCCAGTTTGGGTTTGCAGGGTCATTCCACAAAATTGTTGAGTTGCCAAGTGATGCACCGTTGATGTCAAAGATTGATTCTGATGTTGATACTGCTGTAACTTTGACAAGACCGTTTGATTCAATGTTTCGCTTGGGATTGTATGAAACAAGATTTGCAAGCTTGATTACACTATCACGACGCTCAGCAGTGTCGATAAAGTTTTCACGTGCGTTTAAGTCATCACGGAAAGCAAGAGCTTGACCCATGTATGCCATTACGTCTAGCAATGCTACAAACTCTGATGACTCAATGTAGTCGTTGTATGTTTCTGGATAGTATGTGGTCAGATAGTCAATAAACGTCTTGCGTAGTGTCTCATAATCGTATGACACAAAGTTTGCTTGACGATACGTTTCATAAATGCGTGTCCAGTCTTGCAGACCAAACAGTGCGCTTTGACGAGTTGAACTCAGCGAACTCGTTTGTGATCCAGCAAGTGAACTGGTAAGTGATCCAGAAGATGATGTGGTTGGCATTTATATATGACCTCAGTAGTCTTGTATTTATCTCTACAAAACGTGTTGATTTCTTACTTTGCCAACTGCTTGATGCTTCCGTCATATTTGTTCAAGAACAAGTCAACCGTGACTGCGTTGTTGAACGGTGAAAATGCCATTTCGACTTGTAACAATATGCCATTGTTCTGAGAATACACTCCAAGAGAGTTGAGAATGATGCGTGGGTCCAATGCCATGACACGACGAACTTCAGTTGTGATCAATTGCTGTGTGGCTTCATTCTGAGGCTCGAACACATATGACCACAGTGTTGTTCCATACTGAGGTTGCCCAACTTTGTCACCCTGCTTGATGCTCAGTGCGTTGAGCAAGTCTCTGATCACAAGTTGTTCGTCAGTGAGTACGTACTTGCGACCAAGTCTGGGCTGATATGTGGTCGATCCTGGTCCACCAAAACGACCTGCTCGGTTGATTGTATCAGGCTGATTTGCGCCTACAGTTGAGAATCCGATATATGTTGCCATTTTTATTGTCCTGTTCTTACCTTAGATATGCTGGTCCAATTCGTTCATACTTTTGCTGTGGAGTTTCGTCCCACTGAAAGTATTTACTCGTATCCGATTTATCTCCGTTCCACCATTTTGACCATGCAGACTGTGGTTGAGGAGGACTGCTTTGACCCTTGACTGTTGACGAGTAGCTTGCTTCTGCTTCTGTAAGACTCTTTTGATAGTTTGCTTTGTCTTTTTGCAATTGCTCAATGCGATATTTTTGAAGATCAGATGGGTTCTTTTCATAGAGAAGCGTTTCACGAACAATACCGTCTTGTGTGTCGGCAATAGTTTGCTTCAAGTCGCTGATTCTTCTCAATTTTTCGTTTTGCTCTTTGAGAACTTTGTCTGCCACTGATGTGTCTTGTGATTTTGAGTTGTCATCTTTGGCAACATAGGTGGCAGAGATTGGCAATGGTATGCGACTGTCATTCATCAGTTGTCCAGTGTTGCTTGTGATTGTTGTTCTGTAGAACGTCTGAGTTGCTTGTGACACAGGTTTGATCTGACCACCGTATCCAATGGCAGAAATTGACGTTTGCAGTGTGCTGACAATGCCAGAAATTGTGTTTGAGATCACGTATGTTGCTGGTATTGATCCTCCTGTCAGTGCAGTCACGGTGTTCACAGCATTGAACGCTGGCGCTGCATACTTGTACACGTATGCGTTTGCAGCAGAGATCGTACCCTGCACAAGATTGCCTGCATAGATTGCTGGGTTCAAGAACTGTGTAGCACTCATACCAAGCGGCAACCCTGCGCTGTTCAATGCGTTTTGTGCAGCACTGCTGTAGTTGAGCAGTGATAGAATTGACTGTCCACTTGGCGTGACTTGATTGACGATTGCTCCAGCACCGCCTGGCAGTGCGTTCATGCCGCTGTTTGCCGTGGTCACAGGTTGAGGGACTTGTTCGCCCAACTGTTGAACGTCGTTGTTGGTGTTTTGAACAGCACTGCCCGTCAAGAATGACAAGCTTGCTTTCGCTGCATCTTTGCGACTGTTGACAAGTGCTGCTTCAGCAGTTTGCAGTGCTTGTGCATTTTCATCTGACGCATCGTTTCTGTATGCTGAACGTGCTGAGTCGTATATGATCTGATTGATTTCGATTTCACGTTGAGCACTGTCGTATTTTGCCGATGCTGCCTCAAGATTGGTCGAGATTGTTGCCACAACTCCGCCCAAATAATTTGGCACGTCTTCGGTGAGAACTTTGTATGATGCCTCAACAGCTTTGAATGCTGATCGCAGTGTGCCCTCAAGTGCGTTGGCAATGTTGCTCAGTGTTGAACCGATTGCGTTCAGCGTGTTCTGAACTGCGTCTCCGATTGAGTTTGCAAGACCCTCGACACCGTTTGAAATTGCGTCTGACAAGTTGCCGGCAAAGTTTCCAGCGGCAACCATGTCGTATACTTTCCCTGTGAGATCGTATGTTATACCGGCAAGTTGTGCGCCTGTTGCAATCACGCCTGCAGTGGAGTATCCCTGTCCGTTGATATATGTGACTTGCGGAATCAGACCAAAGTTTGATGCAGCCATGACAAGACCGCCTGCTTGTGCTGCACTTTCTTGTCCTGTGAAGTATCCTTGATCGTACAAGCTTTGCGACACAGTGTTCATTGCGAACCCTACCGCTGCAAGTTGCACACTATTGTTTTGCAGCACTTGCAATGGGTTCACAGCTCCATAGTTTCCAGTGACAAGACCCTGCAGTGCATACTGATAGGGCATACCCTGTGCAAGACGTGCTTGCAGCAAGGGTTGACATCCTGGTTTCAAAATTGAACCTGGAAGTGTTGCTTGATAGATTGTGACACCTGCGTTGCCGTCGATGATACCAATGCCACGCTTGCTGTCTGGCTCAATGCCAAGCTGAAGACCTGCGATTGCGTCGCCCAGCGGATCCTGTGGTGTGTTTTCTCCCAAGGGCGTGACATCTCCAAGCATGAACGTTGAGATTTGAGGTGCAGTGGGTGTGCCTGCTGACTTTGCCGCACGAACTGTTGAGCCTGCGATTGCCTTGGCAGGTGGAAGCCCGCTTGGCATTGTCGAGTTGATTGCCGCTTGTTGTCCTGCAAGTGCTGTCACTGCTGCTGAGTTCATGTTTGGCAATGGGTTTGACGCTTTGACCGGAGGAACTGTGCCTGTGATTGTGGGCGTGGTTGGGTTGTTGGGCACGTTTGGAGTTGCAGCGTTGATTTCATCAACTTTCTTTGTGGTCACTGGCACTGAACTGTCAACTTGATTTTTGACTTTGATGTCAACGCCCTTGCCGGCACCGATATAGGGTTGATGTGTTGGAGCACGACTTGTCACTGACAGCAGTGCGTCAGGTGACGGATACATCCAGCCCTTTGAGGTCGAGTATGTTGTGTCAGGGTGATTTGACTTTGTGATCACCTTGACTTCCTCAGGAGTCGTCGATGCGCTGCCTGTGTTGAGATTGATTTTTGTGCCGTTGAGGTATGTTGTGCCCGATGATGCAAGCGATGCTTCGCCCTTGCTTGCCAACGCCATTGCTCCGTCAACTTTCAGCGTGTGTTTGCCCACGGTATACTGCGAGTAGTCGGCACCGGTTCTGACGTTCATGTTTGTGTCTGCTTCGACATTGAAGTTGTCAGCGTACACAGTGAAGTCTTTTGCGGCATGCATGTTGATGTCACGATCTGCGTGAAAGTTCAGATCACCTTCCGAGCGAATGTTCACAGAGTTGGTCGAATACAGGTCGATTGTGCCCTCAGCACCCATCTCGACCCATGTTTGACCGTTGGCGTGAATCATGAACATTGATTGTGCTGAGTCATTCATCAGGATCATGTGACCCGCTGATGATCTGAGACGCATAAGTTGATTTTGACCCTCAAGATCGCCGTCATCCATTGTGAACGAGTGACCGCCTGTGCGACCGACTTGTGCCAGCTTTGCATCAGGAGTTGCAGGGTCAACGGCAGCTTGACCGATTGTTGCGTTTGTATATCCGCCCTCGTATATTGGGCCGCCTGGTGTTGACATGCCGAACACTCGTGAGGGTGATTCACGACTTGCTGATGATGATATTGTTCCACGATCATTGTCACGCAACAAGCCCTGTTGTTGCAAAATGGCAGCTTGATATGATTGTACAGGTTTGGGATCAGTGTTGATTGAGCCACTATTGTCAATCGTTGGGTTGTTGGAGTTGGCTTCGCCCGTTGGCAGTCTGTCTGCTCCGCCGTATGCTTTTGCTTCAGCACTGTTGGGCACAACTGCTGACGTGCTGCCCAATGATGGAGTCATGCTTAGCACACCTGCTTTTGGTATGCAACCAATATAATATCCCTGCTGTGGGTCACCGTTGGCAAATATACACAGCACTTCACTGCCAATGTCAGGAGCACTTGCCCAGAACCCATAACTTTGCGGGTTGCCTACATACTTGCCGTATCCATCGGTTGTGGCAGAAGGACTTGGATTGTTATTGTTTCCAGAGCTTCCGTGAAAGGGTGACATATACGAAACTGTGACCCAATTGGCACTGTCGTTAGGATCAGGAAATTGAAACTGTGAAAGATACACTTGAATGCGACCACTGTGCGTAGGGTCGATATTGTTTTTGACCACGCCAATGATTGGCATGTTCATAAGCGTTGCCGCTCCACGATCAGCTTTATAGTTGTTGGGTGTTCCTACAATTCGTGTGGTATTCTCTGCCATGTTGTATCTCGTTTAGTTTGGTTGTCTCGTGTTTGAAGCGTTAGGTCTGTTTACTTCTCGTCCTTCATTAGTCGTATTAGTTGAATTATTTTGTTGTCGAGCTTTATCGTCATCTGCATATGCCGCATTAGCTTGCGTTTGTTGACGATCAGCATCTTGAAAATCTCCAGAAAATTCTTGACGAGCTTTATTTGCGACGTCTGCTTGTCTGTCAGCATCAATCAAACCTCCGGTTGATGTATCAACTGGTTTTCTAACATCACTTCCATTAGAAGAATTCTCTCTAGACTCAGAATCTGAGTTTTGATTCGTTCTCAACAGAGGATCTGGAATAAAAATCAGTTTGAATGTTTGAGTGAATTGTCCTCTACTAAAACTACTATAAACTTCAGCTACTTGATAAACAAATCCTTGAATTCCACTTTTAATCACGTCTAAATCATCATAGAATAGAATATCGTTGCCAACATCTAATAGTCCATTATCTTGATAGTCGGTTGCGATTCCAAATATTATTTGAATGAATGTTTGCCCGCCGTACGGATTTATAGCATATCCAGTACCATATAACTGTTTTACAATTCCTTCTGCAAGTATTGTGCTTTTAGAGCCCACATCTACATTGTTTTGTGCTGAGATTTTTTGATCGACGCCAATCGAAGTCATGATCCAGTCTGGATCGCCCAAAATCTTTATTGTTGCCGTTTTTTGATCACTTTGATTATATAATTGTGCTCGAACGTTTTCATTTATTCTACTTCCGCCATTGAGTTTTCCTCCAATTGAACTACTATTAGTAGATGAGGCCAAAGCAAGCGGTACATTTCCTAATTTTTTTCTAAGATCAGTGGCGCTGGTGTTTTTTGTATACGCACTTTCTTGAGCAGTAATCGCAGAAATAGATTGATATAAATTATTATATGTTTGCTCAAAATCAAGCACTTCAGAATTTTCTCCCGTGTATATGTAGTTGTACACTTTGAATGGCCCAGGATATTTTGATCTGGTGTCTGCGTATTGTGTACGAATATAAGGAATTTTATATACTCCTATTTGAAACTTGATTCTATACGCCCAGTCTGCTAGTATATCGTCACGACCGAGTAACTCTACAACTGGGTTGATGTAGTACCAGTTCAGCTCTTTAATACTAGAGCTTTCGGAATTTTTTGTTTCTGTTGCTGCATCATTGATGCTGTTTAGCGAGTCTGATATATAACTACTTTTTACAATGATATTGTCAATTATTTCAGTTATCGAAGTTCCTGCTTGAAATTGAAATTCATGCTTGGATGGATTGTAAGTTCTAGATTTCAGAGAACCAGCTATGGTTGTCTGACTCGTAGTAGCAGCATCAAACATTGGAGTAATTGATTTTTCAACTTTTGTATCGTCAATAATCAACGACTTGGCAATGGGATTGTCATCTCCTCCAATCCATTCAATATCATATTCTGTCGGAAATTTAGCTTTTTTCATATCAACTAAAAGCATTGATTTATTGTTCATCAATGACATTAGCCCACCATTACCGTTTATGCCGCGCAGAGCCCCGTCAACAGTTGTGCCACTAACTCTAATAGGATATGGAACTGTATTAAACTTCTCAGCGACTGCTGCGTTTGAAAAAGATTGCCCTGTGAATGAATAAATTGTAGCTTTATCATCTATCTTAAATGACATATCACTAACACGAAATGAAAAAAATCTTTCAGTTATGCTCTTATCGTCGGTTTTAGTATTTGGAATACTTCCAACGTAAGAATTTGTTCCCGGATTGACTACTTTTCCATCAACATCATAACCGTAAAATCTTATTCCTATGATATATCCCTGCTGCATTGAATTAGGAGGAGCGTCTGTCGCTCTTACTAATGGGCTTTTTCCATTTATTCTGGTGCTAGCAATGGCTAAACTTTGCAAAAAACTAAAACCAATGGGTTCTACGATTTTGAAAGCTATAGCAGGCATAAATGTTGTTAGTCCAGTAGGACTTGGCTGTATGGTAGTGGTAATGGTCAAATCTTCAATATAATAGTCTAGACCTTCTTCACCACGACCTAAATTTCTACTCTTGGTCAAAAGTCTTTGATCAAATGAGTTATTGATGCCGCCGCTTTGAGCAATAAGAAATATGCCATCTGAATCAGTTGGAAGTGTTGCCGGTGGACTGTTGACCGAAAACTTGTTCATGAACTCAGCAGTGACCATGTATAGACTAATGGAATAAGTAGAACTACTGTATTCACTCAGTGGGTTTTTCTTTCTTGCTCCAGGAAATTGATCGTCGATCTGTGCAGTATTACTTTTTTGCCCAGTGGTTTGCGAAGTACCATTGGTGCCTGAGATATTGACTACGTACCCGCCGTCAGCTTGATAGCCATCCGCCCTACCTGCTTGTGGATTGTCATCGTTTGTTACCGTGGGTGTTTGACCTGCTAGACGGGCGGCTTCTCTGAGATTTCCCCACGCAGCGTATGCACGTGCGTACTCATATTCATTCGGGTAATCTGATGGTTTTGGTTCCGTATTTGATAAAGTTGTTGCCATTGTTTATATTCCCAATGCCGCTGATAGTGCATTTTGTTTTGGTACGTAAATGTAAATGCCTTGAACAAAGTCAAACAGTGGATCCTTAAGTTTGTTTGGGTTGCGCTGTGCAAATACCCACCACAACTTGCTGTCGTTATACAGGTCATAGGCCAGCAAATCAGGTCTAAGATCGTATGTCGGAGTAATTTGCCAGTATACATCAGTTGGATCAGCAGGTACAGGACGATTGATCATAACGTCTAAAAATGTTTGATTAACAATGTTGGTTAAATAATATGGACTGCTATTTGGGTATTGCATTACCAAATTCCTCCGCCTGTTCCTGCATTAACGCTACCTTTCATTAGTTGTCCAGTTGCGTACTCTCTTAAACTAAACTTGTTACTAATAGCATTTCTTGTGACAATTGGTAGACAAGTTAACTGAATTGTAACTTTGGTTGGTACACGAGTTGACTCATTTATGTTTTGTGTACTAAGAAAATCGGGGGCAGGTGGTAGACCACCAGGTTGTAGTTGACTAGATATGGCACGTAGTCTCCCGATATTAGAATACACGTCTGATTTGATGCGCTCATAGGGCGACAAGTTTTGTGCTCCAAAAGAAATACCGTTGTTGGTTGGGTATGCGTCAACAAAGTCTACATCTTGTGGGAATGTATGCGTGAAACTTGAGATCACAGCTGGATGCCAGTCAAATTGATACTGTCCAAACCCTCTGAGATAGACCAATGGAGGAGGAACTCCACGACTTGGGTTTTGATCTTGACCATAAAACATCTTTGTCACTGACTTGAAAAAGTGAATTACTGCTAGCAAGTAGTTTGCCTCAACCGAGTCTTGCGCTGTAAAGTCAGCAGCAATTGTAATGGCTTCAACTGCGCTGTTCTTATAAGTGTATATCTTATAGTTACTATGCGTAATGTCTTGTGCGTTATATCCAGCACTGTATACAATGTTGATTGATGGAGTGTAGGGAAAAAGAACACCATCAGTTGAAATCAACGGGGCAAGTATTCCTGGGTTGTGTGCTTTGTACAAATAATCTGCACTGGGTGCAAGAGACATTCTAAAACGCCAGTCAAGTGCTTGCGAGCCGATTGCGCTCTCCTGAAGAGGGTCAATAGGTGTTGGGCCGCCGTCTACTTCTGCTGCTTGCTCTTCTGCTGCTTGAGGTATAACTATTTTAGACTCGGTATGTGCAACACCATTGGCATCAATAGTTGTTACAATTTCTTCGCCAGTTTGCGGATTATAGTAGATGCTACTACCATCATCGAAGTATGTTGTATAAGGACCATTTTTCTTGTCAACAGTAGGGTCAGTCTTTGGGTCAACTGTAGTATCTTGTTGTTTTTTCTTTTTGTCGGCAAACGAATCGTCAGTTGCTAGTTGTTCGCTAAGTGCGTTGATTTCATCACTTGTTTTTGCAATAACGTTTGTTTCATAAGTATTTTGTTCTTGCAATGCTTGTTGATATGCAACACCGTCTGCTTGAGCTTCTGCTTCTAGTCTACTACGATTAGGATCGTTAGCCGGCGTTTTTGCAAGTGCTATAGCAGATTGTTCATATATCCGCTTAGTGCGCTCAGTTGTATCTTGAAGATAGTTTAAACGCTCTTGCTGTTCGTCTAACAGTCGTTGTTTTTCTGCTATCTGTGCTTTGATGTCTGCTGCTGTTGCCATGTTATTCCTCTAAGTACGATGCCTTTTAGTATTTAGCTAAATAAAAAGCATGATTTTCTTTACCATTCTTCCAAAACAGTTGACTTATCTTAGCAATTAAGATATCATGAGTTATTAACCTCAAAAAGAGCCTATGACCAATATACCAGCCAAGAAAAATTATTTAAACAACAAAGACATTCTCAAAGAAATTCATTTGAGTAAAAGTACTTTCTGTTCTTTCACAGACAAGACCTTTCATCAGTATGATTTCATCGTAGACTACGAGGATAACAACAACCTAGAACGTAGTCTTGAGTATATGATGAAGCCAGAGACTATACAACGAGCAAAAGAGGGCAGAGCCTATCGTCTAAGCAATCCAGTTGCTCCAGACGGTACAAAAATCAAAGTTGATAAAGTTGACCCAGACACTATCAACGTTGAAGACATTGTGTTCAGAGTCATGACATGGGATCATATTCCAGTTGCTCCGAAACAACCTCGCAAGAATTCCAAACCAAAAACAGCAAAAGAAATCATGGATTTTGAACCTGAAGAAAACTTGTTTGAAGATTTGGAAGACACAACACTAGCCAAAGAAATGGGTCTGGACGATATGGTTCATGTCAGACTGAACTTCCCTCCATTCCAACATTACAAGATCAATCAAAATAATTCTACTTTTTGTGTTGGAAAGTCACATTGGAAGGGCGATCTGGAAAGTGGGACATTCTCAAAAGATCATGGCCAAATTACAAATAAGTTAGCTACAATGTATCTAAAGCTATGCGAGAAGTACAGCTTAAGATTCAATTGGCGCGGTTATACGTATGTGGATGAAATGCGTGGTGCTGCTATTCTACAGCTTACCTACGTAGGTCTGCGATTTAACGAGGCCAAGTCATCTAACCCATTTGCATACTATACAGCAGCTATTACCAATTCATTTTGTCGTGTACTGAATACAGAAAAGCGTGTTCAGAACATTCGTGATGACATTCTTGAGATGGCTGGCTTGAATCCATCTTTTACTCGTCAGCATAGCAATGATCTTGGAAAGGAAAAAAAGCGCACTGAGTAGTTATCCAAAAGATTTGCTTTGTCTACTCGACTCATGTATAATCGACACATGACTACACTATTTAAGAAAGCAGCATTTTTCACGGACATTCACTTTGGAATGAAGAACAACAGTCTGCAACACAACGCAGACTGTTCAAACTTCGTCGAGTGGTTTATCAAAGAGGCAAAACAAGAGGGTTGCGAAACCTGTTTCTTCTTGGGCGATTGGAATCACAATCGTGCAGCCATCAACATTCAAACACTTCAATTCGGACTGAGAGCATTGGAAAAACTCTCAGTTGCATTTGACCATGTGTATTTTATCCCGGGTAATCATGACTTGTACTATCGTGACAAGCGTGATGTTCATTCGGTCGAGTGGGGTAAGCATCTTCCCAATGTTACCATTGTCAATGACTGGTTCTCACAGGGTGATGTAACCATTTCTCCGTGGGTTATTGGAGATGAATGGAAGAAATTCTCAAAGCTGTCAAACAAATACTTGTTCGGACATCTTGAACTCCCAAACTTTTACATGAACGCTATGATTCAGATGCCTGATCACAATGAGGTCAAGGCTTCGCATTTTTCTGGATTTGAAGAAGTCTATAGCGGGCACTTTCACAAGCGACAAGTGCAGCGCAACATCTGCTATATGGGCAATGCGTTTCCGCACAACTTTTCCGATGCTGGAGATGATGCTCGTGGTATGATGATCATTGAATGGGGCAAGGATCCTGAATTCCGTTCGTGGCCCAGTGCGCCGAAATTTCGTGTGTACAATCTGTCAAGTGTGCTAGATGATCCGGAGGGATTGTTGCCGCGTGATGGCTATGTCAAGATCAATCTTGACATTGATATTTCATTCGAGGAAGCGTCATTCATTCGTGAGAAGTTGATGCCTGAACACCACTTGCGAGAACTTACCCTAATTCCGGTCAAGACTACGCTTGAGGGTGATGGTACTGATAACTCTAATACTCAGTTTGAATCCATTGACTCTATTGTACAATCACAAATCGAAGAGCTACAAGATGGAGCATTCGACAAGAAACTATTGCTAGAAATTTATAGAAATTTATGAAGCACTTTGTATATAAAATCACTCATCAGTCAGGTCTATATTATATCGGGCGGCACTCTACTATTGATGAGAACGATGGATATCTTGGCTCAGGAGCATGGGTAACTGGCATCATTGATAAATCATCGTTGACCAAAGAAATACTCATCTATGCTGATGATATCGATGAACTGCTCACTTTGGAAGAAAAATATATCATTGAACACATCGATAATGATATGAACATGAACATTCTGTTAAGTTCAGGCGGGTTTAAGCCGGGCGTTGAGAACTTCAGTGATCCCGAATTGGTAAAACAAAAGCAGCGTGAGGCTAAACTTGGAAAATCTTGGGAAGAAATATTCGGAGACGTTAGAGCGGCTGAACTGAGAATAGAACGTTCTCAGCCACGAGGACCTATGTCGAACGAAAGAAAGCAGAATATTTCAAAAGCAAAAGAGGGCAAAAATCCACATGATTGGAGCGTAGAGTTGAGAAAGAGAGTCAGCGAAACAATGACTGGAAATATAACTCGTTCGGATGAGTTCAAGGAAAATCAAAGAAAGAACGTATCAGTCACGGTGACTTGTGATTATTGCGGTACAGTTGGATCAGGAATCGCAATGAGGCGTTGGCACGGAAATAATTGTAAACACAAATTAAATGAGAACACATGATAAAGATCAAAACCTTAACTGCTAAAAATTTTCTTTCAGTCGGAGCAGTAGTTCAGTCAGTTAATCTTGATAATAAAGATTTAACGTTGGTGCTCGGAGAAAATCTCGATTTGGGCGGGGATGGGGCAAAAAACGGAACAGGTAAAACCACGATACTTCAAGCACTGTCATATGCGTTATTCGGATCGGCTATTAACAGCATTAAACGTGACAACTTGATCAACCGAACCAATGCCAAGGCCATGGTCGTGACTGTCACGTTTACTGTTGATGATGTTGAGTATCGTATTGAGCGTGGACGTAAGCCTACGTTCTTGAAGTTCTTCGTGAACAATCAAGAACTTGAGAGCGAAGAGACCAATGACTCTCAGGGTGACAGTCGTGAAACTCAGGATGCTATTGAGCGTGTGCTGATGATGAGTTCTGATATGTTTCGACACATTGTTGGACTGAACACATACAACGAACCATTCTTGGCCTTGAAAGCCAATGATCAACGTACGATCATTGAACAGTTGTTGGGCATCACGATCTTGTCGGAGAAGGCAGAAGTGATCAAAGCACTGAACAAACAAACCAAAGACGAGATTACGGTTGAACAGTTTCGTATTCGTGCGGTCGAAGAGGCCAACAAGCGTATTCAAGAACAGATTGAGGGTTTGCAGCGCAGACAACGACTGTGGGTGAGTAAGCATGATGAAGATTTGAACACTCTTGTGGCTGAGTATGATCAGTTGAACTTGATCGACATTGCAGCAGAATTGCAGGCTCACAAAGACCATTCCATTTATCTTGCTTGTCTTGCGAAAAAAAATAATTACGACAACTTAGTTAAAAAACAATCGGTATGGAAGCAAACACGCTTTGATGATATCAAGGCACTGGGTGAACGTCTTGCTAAGCTAAACGCAATCGATATTGAGGCTGAATTACAGGCTCACAAAGACTTGGCTGTGTACAAACAAGAAGTAATCAAACAAGCGACTCTTGAAAAGGAGTTGAAACGTATTAACTCCGATCTTGAAAAAGAAAACAAACTCAGAATAAAACTGGGCAAAGAGATCACGACGCTTACCGAGAACAAGTGTTATGCTTGTAATCAAGATTTTCATGATGACAATCACAGTGCAGTGATGTTTGCAAAGACCGAAGCATTCGACGCATCAGTAGATCGTGAACATCAACTTGAAGCTGACAAACGTGCCGCTGAGGAGTTGACTTGGGCTGATATGATAGCCGAACCCGTGACTCATTATGCGACAGAAAGTGAGGCGATCAAGCATAGCTACACTGTCATAAACTTAAAGATAGAGATTGAGAACTTACGTCAAGCGGAAGACCCGTATGAACTACAGATTCTTGATATCTCTACGGACGAGATTGTGTGCGGCGAAGAACCAGTGACACACTACAAGACTGAAAATGAGGCTATCAAGCATTCGTCACGAGTTGAGTCACTCCTGGATCAGATTGCCAACAAGCACAGTGAGACTGATCCGTATGCCGAGCAGTTGGATGATATGACGAAGAACGCCGTTCAAGAGATTTCATGGGATCGTATCAACGAACTCACACGCATCTCCGGTCATCAAGAATACTTGATCGATTTGCTGACCAATAAGAAGTCGTTTGTTCGCAAGAAGATTATCGAACAGAACTTATCGTATCTTAATCAGCGTCTTGCACACTATTTGGATGCACTCGGACTGCCACACAATGTGCTGTTCATGAATGATTTGTCTGTTGAGATCACGGATCTCGGACGTCCGCTTGACTTTGACAATTGTAGTCGAGGTGAGCGTACACGCATTATTCTTGGACTGTCATTTGCTTTTCGTGATGTGTGGGAATCTTTATATTCCTCTGTCAATTTGTTATTCATTGACGAACTTGTAGACAATGGTCTGGATACGATTGGAGTTGAGAACTCAATCCATTTACTGAAAGACATGACACGTCGCAGAAACAAGTCAGTGTTCTTGGTCTCGCATCGTGATGAACTGACAAGCAGAGTGGGCAGTGTACTCAAGGTTGTCAAAGACGGTGGGTTTACTTCCTATGAACAAGCGGATGAGTTGGTAACATGACACGATTGCACGTTAGCGATCACGGGCGTGTACAAGTAAGTATGATCATATGGATGATCGAACACATTGGGCCATCTGACTCTGCACATTTTCACGGAGATGATTGGAACAAAATGAAAAGACACGTTGGAGATGATAAAATGTATACTCAAGCACAGGGTGATGGATGGGAAATAATGTACAGACTTAATGACGGTAGCTCGACAGATTGCAAGTATGGTATCTACGTTGATATCGAAGATGAAGAAAAGGCAGTCTTGTTTGCACTGAGTTGGCTATGAGCGACAATTTTAACATTCACATACAAGCATTGTCAAACTTGATAAGAAAAGTAACACCCAATATTATAGCGAATGATATCTGCAGCGTACAGCCTATGACTGGGCCTACTGGTAAGATTCATACACTGCGCGTACGCTATCCTGATGCCGTTAAGATGCGCGAGTTTGAACTTGTTGATGATGACAATTTCACTCAAGATGGTTGGTGCTTGATTGATGTGAGCTATACTGTTGCCGATTGGATAATAACAAATCCTGTTGGTCAATGGATTGCAGTTGAGAGTCATAGAGAACCTAGATACATTATCACTGAAGAACTATTTACTATGCTTGCATTGAGGTTTGGATAATGACAAAGATTCGCTTGAACCCAGGAGTGACTGTGAGTGAGATTGATTTTTCAGAGATTGTTCTTCCTATGCGCCCTGAACCCGATTTTAAACTGATTGATTCAAATGATACAGACTACGATGTTCCCAAAGGATATTGCGTGGTTGATACCAAACTTAAGGTATGCACTTGGATTGAGCAGTATCCGATTGATCAATGGAAACCCATTGACTCGCCTGTTAAACCAGCGTATCCATTGAATAGATCATACCCGTATCTTAGATACGTTATCAAAAACGAACTATTTACTATGCTTGCATTGAGGTTTGGATGATAGCAGCAGAGATACACACGGAAGATATGCCACACGGGGGACTTGAAGAGCGTATTGAATGGTGCATTAAACATTTTGGGCCCGAAGCATTGTACAGAGATTCAGTAGATGAGGACCGGCCGTGGATGTACCTGTATTCGGGACACACTCGTGGATTTTGGTGGTACTTTGCTCGTGAAGAGTATGCCACTATGTTTGCATTGCGTTGGATCTAATAAAATTTTTAGAATATTGAAAAGAGAGATAAGTAATAGCATGTCATCAAAAAGCAAAAACAAAGGTAGTGGGTTTGAACGTGAAGTTTCAAAGTACTTGAGTGATCTGTACGGCGAGAACTTCATGAGAGCACCCGGTTCCGGCGCCTATACAGGTGGCACGAATGCTCATCGTAAGCAGATACTTCACGAGGGACAAATCAGAAACTTCAAAGGGGACATTATTCCCGGACAAAGTTTCCCACTGTTCAACGCTGAGTGTAAGTTTTACGCGGACTTTCAGTTCCACCAGTTGTTCGACGAGTCTAAGCAATTAGAATCGTGGATTGAACAACTGATGGTAGCATCTGATCCTGACGATCTCAACATCTTAATGATGAAGTTCAATCGTAAAGGTCGGTATGTTGCTGTTCAAGCCAAGCATAAGTGGTTTGGAGGTCATAACTTTTCAGTGTATGACACCAAGGACTACGGAGTTTGGATGATCTGCACACTTGAATCGTTCTTTGCTCACAACAAAGAAAAGGTCAAACAACTTTCCTCAAATCAAAATATTACTCAACCGTGCGAACCGTCGAAGGAAGCACTACATCTTATAACACATCTCACATAAAACTCTCGTTGATACATTTAAAATACACATATGCACTGTAACAGAAAAGATATTGCTCGTTGGAAAAAGTACTCTGCGCTTAGAAAGCGTAATGAGAAACTGCAGGAAGACAAGAAGAACTGGATTAAATCCACTCAGCTTGGTCCTGATCCAACAAAACCCAAAACCATTCGAGTCATTAAGCTCGACGGTTCTGTGCAAATTATCGAAAAGAAGTAAGAAGTAAAACGTAACAAACCAGGGGCCATGACTTAGCCCTCTGATTCTCGAAAGAGAAGTCTGCTTGTATCAAAGCAGATCGACATACCCTTAGTCTACGGAATAAACGACAGGTAAGATGGTTATATTAGCGTGAGTACATTATTGCGCTGAGTGTTAACCGGGTTAATGTGATAAACACCCTAAAATTATCTTACCCCATGTAAAGAGCACTATCGGATAGTGAGTACCTACCACTATTGATTCTGGATGGAATTGAAAAACCGAACGTGATAAACAACCTTTACAGCTATTAGATTAGCAGTGGCAGGTCGATATACTATCAAGGGCAGTTCCCATGAGAACATAAGCTGGCTTGCAGAATTTTTACTCTGTAAGTTAAAGCTATGTTTGTTACTCACTTCAATATCTATCAGTACTAGTTCATATTTAGTTAGATATAAACAGGTTATCTCGCTTCGCTCAATAACCGGTCTCTGTCACAGTTCGCTGCGCTCACTAGGTGACCAGAGACAGTTTTCTCATCTAATATTTCAAGCCGACATAGAAAAATGCCTGATCACCGTTAGGTGTCAGGCGAATGAACGGAGTTCATTCCTCTTAGAAGAATGGTAATTTTGATTTCTTAGTAGTTTCCAAGTTCTCGTCAATTAGTTTATTGATTGCATCGATTTCTTTATGACTCATGTTCATGATGTCGTCATAGGTAACACCACCTCTCATATACCAAGATAACTTAATGGCATTGATCGGTATGCTCATGCGTTCTTTTTCCATATCATCTGTCAGCTTCTTGATCTCGTCATGATCAAGACTAAGAAGCCTTATTCGAAAAAATCGGTAGCGTTCATAATGATTCTTTGATCATACTTATGTTGACAATTAGGGCATGTCACGTCAATGGGTTTCAATTCGTTCTTTTCTCTTAATGCAATGCTATGATCTTTGATCAAATTTGATGTATTCTTGTCACAGTTGTTCAAAAAGTCAATGATAAAAGTCTTGTCACTGACTTTTGTTTCTGGAGTTTGAATATAGTCAATGGTCTGAGCAATGATTTCAATGACTAACTTGTTTAATCTACCAATACTTTCTGCCATAATAGTACGTTTTTGCTCTTCATCTTCTACGTTGCTGATTGCAGCCAGTGTTTTTTGAATCTCAAACTGCTTCAAGCTGTTGTCATTAGTCTCTTTGTACGTCAGAGCCTTGAACTTGATCAGCAACTCACGCACTGGCAATGGTTGTTCGTAGTCTACGTCAACGATGCTGGATAAAATAGGCAGCAAGTCAATGTCATATTTGGTATCCTCTGAGCAAGAAGGGCATATCGAATGAATCTCCATGACACCATCGCTGCTAGCAGCTTTGACTGCAATGATCACGGCATCCATATCAATACTGTTCAGCTTCCATGGATTCAAGATGTTTGGAACACAGCTTTTGATCAGATCAACGATAGCAGCACCATTGAACAGACCGTCAGGTGTACGCACTGTCATTTCGTCAATGGCAGTCATAGGGTATACTGGCAGTTCACGATTCTCTGGAATGTTGACCACGCCTGCTTCATAGTACTTTCCATCGCTGGGAAGTTTGAAGTACATGCTTGGACGACGAAAATATTGTTTGAGTGGATTATTGGCTAACATTGTTGTTCCTTTTGAACACGAAAAATAACAGACTAAATACATTAAGTGGATTAGTCTATAGTTCACTATTTAGTGAGATAAAATGACCGATAAAAATTTAGGCGAAGAAGCGTTAAATTCACAACTGTTGCGTGATTTAGAAGCAAGTGCCGGCAATGCTGCCAAGCAAGAAGGCATGTTATCGGCTGCAGAAAAAGCACTGGCTCAACGAGTAACAGAACAAACTGCTGCTCAACAACAACTTGCTGACAGTATACACTTAGCTTCAGTCAAGCTTGTATCATTTGGCACCGGTCTGGGAAACAATGCTGGAAATGATTTCAGCAGCATGAACAAAGTCATCGACGCAACTACCAAAGTAATGGGTGGTTTGATGAGTATGATCCCATATGTGGGCGGTGCTCTTGATGGAATCGCAAAAGGTGCAGGTGAAGTTGCAAAGTTCATGGTCACAACGTTTGCAAAAGCATACGGAAACTTTGAAAAACTCAGTGACACTGGGATCGTCACCACATTTCATGATTTTAAACTTAACTCTGACGCAACCGGACTAACATTTGCTGATACTACTAAAATAATGGGTCAGTATAGTAAAGAGATAGCTCGGTTTGGAGGTAGCGCACTTGCTGGAGCAAAACGTTTTCAAGTAATAGCAAATGACAGCAAAGATGTATCTATAAAATTTCAAAAAATTGGTATTTCTGCTGCGGATTTTTCTGATTTTCAGCTTAACTACATCAATCAGCAAACACTTGCTGGACGTACTCTTAGTCTATCCGACAAACAGATTGTAGATGGCACAAAATCTTACATTGAACAGCTGGATGATCTGGCTAAATTGACTGGTAAAACAAGAAAAGAACTTCAAGAAGAGTTGAATTCTAGAATGGGTAACGCTAGATATCTTGCAGGTATTACTCAACTACCAGCGCAGATAAAAAAAACAGTCGATCAAGTTCTAGTAATGGGAACTCAACTTGCTCCGGAAATCGGTGACTCGTTGTTAGAGCTTATTTCTACAAATGGTATTGGATATTCAGATGATGCAAGCAATCTAAGATTAGCATTGAGCATGGGAGGACTTAACAATCAATTCTTTGAGGACATTAAAAAAGGAAAATATACTCCAGAAGAAGCGACCAATATGATAGACACTGCATTAGGAAAATACTCAGAATCACAAACCCTAATGACCAGTGCAGTTGGAAGTGCATCAGCACAAACAAGATTTGTAGTTGAAGGACGAATGGCGGCAATACGACAATTAAAACGCTACACAGGGCAACAAAATGATATAGCAAAAGATCGTCAAAAAGTCATTGATTCGACTGATGATGCAAATGATGCGGCGGCTAAAACACGTCGCTCTATGTACGGAACTACTCGTAACATTGATGCACTTGCTACTAGTAGTGAAACAATGACAAAAATTATGAATGGTATGGCAGATGGAATCAATACCGTTACTGAAGAGTTGTACAAATTTTTAGGAGATGAAGTTCCGGAATACATCAAGCTACAACGTGAAGAAAACAAAAAGCAAACTGAAGTCAATTTGATGCGTCGAGACTTGAACAAGCAGTTAGAACTTGAAGCAAAATTAAAAACGGTTGATCAGAATTCAGAAGAAGCGTTCAAAATCAAGGATCAATTGAACACCATATGGGCTAATCATGTAGGTTTATTTTCGGGAACTCTTAAAGAACAACTTGTTGTAGCTCAAAAAGAACTAATTGATCTAAACACTCGTAGAGTATTAGCAGAAAAGAAAGAACTAGATCCCAAGTCATCTAGTGCTGCTTCTACTAGTGGAACATCAAGTGGAACTCCTACTAGTGGAACATCAAGTGGAACTCCTACTAGTGGCACATCAAGTGGAACTCCTACTAGTGGCACATCAAGTGGAACTCCTACTAGTGGTACTACGGGCACATCCGGAACTCCAGGAACGCCAGGATCATCTGAGGCGTCGCAAAGTACCACTGCATCTTCTGCGACAACGGGTGCATCCGGGCCATTGCCCACAACTGTCGGAACAGGACCAGAGGGTTGGTTACAAGTATATGCTTTAGCAAAAGCGGCGGGAGACAAATATCCAGAGGTGACAGCATCGCAATGGGCAGTAGAGTCCGGATGGGGCAAACACATGTCTGGTAAAAATAACCCGTTTGGACAAAAAGCAGGTTCACAAGAGCCGGGTACTGTAGTCTCAACGAGAGAAGTTGTTAACGGTCGCTCGGTAATGATGGATCAAAAATTTAAAGATTATTCTAGTTCTCTTGAGGCAATCTCAGAACACGTTAGACGTTGGTCTCCAAAATATTCTACTGCTAAGTCTCCCGAAGAAGCTATCTCAATGATAGCAAGACAATATGCAACTGGTCCGGACTATGCTAATTTGGTTTCTCAAATAATCAGACAACAAAAAAATGCAATTCCGACAGCATCGACAGCTTCGTCTGTTGCCGCTGCGCCCTCTGCTACACCAGTAGGAGCAAACTTAGGAACTTCAGGAGCGGTTCAAGTCAGTGGGTCTTCAACTGGATACACAGCGGCGCTGGCCGGAACTGCTATGGTAATTCCTGCAAATTCTGGATCAGAAGCTTCCGCGGTTGCACAACAAACGAGTTCTACGGCAAATCATCTAAAAATTGCTAAACTCGTGAGTAGTAGACTTGACAAAGCTATTGATATTACTCAACAACAGACCAGAGATACTAGAGCAACAGTTAATATATAAAGGAAAAAATAATGGCCGATAATGAAACATCTTCGCTGATATCCGATCTCAATAGACAATTGGGTGCATTGTCAGGCGCAGTTGGACAGGAAATAAAAACAACTGGTCTTCTCAGCGACGAATATCGTGCAGAGACAGCTCAAACCAAGGCAATGACAAAGGCTCAGAAAGAGCTAGCAGATTCAATTCAAAATGCAACAAAGAGTGTTCTTGGATTTGCCAAGACACTACAAAACGGAAATGGAAGCTTCCAGCCCTTAGAAGATGTGGTCAGCATGACAACAAAAGCACTGGGTGGTCTGCTTGGCAAGATACCGTTTGTCGGTGGTGCTCTTGAAGGCTTGACAAAAGGCGCTGGCGAAGTTGCCAACATGATGATTCAAACATACGATAAGGTGTACAGTTCGTTTGAAAAACTGAGCGATAGTGGTGTTGTCGAGTCATTTGACGCACTGAAGTTAACTGCTCGTGAAATGGGCATGTCAATTACCGGAGCTGCTGACGTACTTCAACAACGCAGCAAAGAACTTGCTTTATTTGGAGGAAGTGCCCTTCAAGGTACAAAGATGTTAAAAG